GCAACGATTTGGACCAAGAGAAGATCGCCGCTGGTTTGATCTGAACCGAAGGAACCTGATGATCAAAGACACTATCCAAATCGTTGCCGCCGTCTATCTCCTCTTCTGGGGGTTAAAGATGGAGACCGCGAATCTGCGCAGCTTCGTGACTTTCAAGTTCGCTCCGATTTTGCTCGCGGGGGCTCTGGGCCTGCTTGGCTTCGGCGGGATCATGGGGTGGCCCCTTGGTTGATCGTCCACCAATGAACGCACAGGAACTCATCGCAAAAGGCTACCGGCGCGTCTCCAGCCGCCATCGCATCGTGACACGTATCGACCGGGAGGACTGGAAGGAGCGGCTGGCTGCTGATCTGGGGCGCTCTGTCGCCGATCTTTACATCATGGGCTCGAACGGTGGCGTACCGGTCGTTGGGCGCGCCGTCGCCGGGCAATGGTGTGACTATTACCGTCGCGTCATGAGCCGGGACAAGATCGAGGGTGTTCCGGAGGACGTGTTCAAATTGATCCCGTCTTCCTGCCACGATCCCTGCGGGTACGTCCCGATCAATGAGGCAGGTGGAACTCCCATGGCGCGATGGAGTGTCACCTACTACTACCTCGCCACGGGGATGGAGGGGCATCCGGACACAGCCGACTACGGCGTTGTGCTCGCGGCGACGGCCGCCGACGCCCGGAATAAGGTCGCACAGGATCGCTTTCCGCATGACGAAAAAGCGAAGCAGTTCTTCTTCGGGTGTCTGACGGCTCGGAAGCTCGCGGAGATTGAAGGCATCTGAGGGAACGCGCCGGTCGTCACCGGCTAGTCAGGGGACCTACCCCGATGAAGAAGCGGCGTGACGCCCGCTAACAAAGGCCACGCGCTGGACGGCGCCGCGAATGGGACGCGTTACTTCCGGTGCGTGGAGGACGCCTTCGGGGTCCAGTGAAGCGCCCGGAAGCCCTTCGGCTGAATTATTTTGTCCCGCTAGTGTTGACAAAATCAAACCGCCGTAGTACACCGTCCTCGAAATTGACGGGATTGTTGCTATGCTTGCTGAGATGACCGACGAGAAGCCCTCCGCCCGCGATCTGGTTGAGGCTGCTACCTTCTGGGGCGGACGTGAGGGCGAGTTCGTCCTGATCGTCAACATCAACGGGCGCTATGAGGGGTTGGTTAACTCCAAGATCGCCGAGTTCGCCAAGATCGCCAAACGGCACAATCAGTCGTTCGGCGTCGTCAACCGCGTCGTAACGTTGCGCGAAGTTCCGCATCCGCAGTTCCCAAACCGCAAGATCACGATTGAGAACGTGCGCCTCGGCATCCAGATGCCGCCGGTGGTCGGCGAGAAGGGCCGCATCCTTGCGCACTTCGAGCGCGCCGAGGACGGCAAGACGTTCTACACCAACGTGTTCGACGACAGCCGTCGCGCCGAGGCGGAGTCGTACATTCCGAAGCTCGGCATCTGCGAGCACTGCAACACCAAGCGTTACCGCAAAGACGTGTTCGTGTGTGATACGACCGAGGGCGTCAAGGTCGTCGGTTCCGACTGCCTCAAGGACTTCATCGGGATCGACCCGATCCTGTCGGTCAAGGGCTTGGAGTTTCTGCGCTTCGCCTCGTCCAGCGAGTCCGATCTGGAGGAGCGCTTCTTCGGCGGCGGCGACAACAGCATCGATACGACCTATCTGGTGCGGGAGTGCTATAAGGTCGCCAAACATTTCGGCGGCTACTCGCGTGAGGTCTCGGACGAGATGCGCACCCATCTCGACATCATCTTGAATGGCCCGAAGGGTAACAAGGATCGCGCTGCCATCTACGCGATCTACTACAATTGGAAGAAAGAGCCGGTGTTCAATCCGGAACTCGATCTCTACAAGCTCGCCGATTACGTCGAGACCATGCAGGGCGATTTCGGCTCGAACCTCCGCATCGCATTCGGGATGCCGCGTGTCGAACTCAAGCGCATGAATATCATCCTCGCAGGCGTCGGTCTGTTCGTAGGTAAGATCGCGCGCATCGACAAGGAAGCCGAGGCTAAGGCTGCTCTGCCCCCGGCCAAGCTGGTTGACGCCGAGCCGGGCACACGCGTCGATCTCCTCGGCACAGTCCTGCGTACGACACCGTACACCTCCGACTTCGGCGGTGGCGTGGTGGTCGTAGTGCGCTGCGTCGGTGGTGAGAACCTGCTGCACTTCTACTCAGGCAATGACGAAGTGGAAGCGGGTAAGACCTACACGATCCGTGCGACCGTGAAAAAGCACGGCACAGACAAGCGCTCGGGCGAGCCCCAGACCGTCGTTAGCCGGGCTGTGTATCTACCCGAAGCGACCTACGCCATCGAGATGGCGGCGAAAGCTGCCAAGGCGGCAAAGAAAGCGGCGAGGGACGCGAAGGCGAGCGGCGATCTGCTCAACCTTGTGGAGGCGAAATGAGTCACGCACACTACGACGAGCGCGAGCACGCAATCTTTCGAGCGGGGCAGGAAGCTGCCTTACGCTTCAATGCCGGTTCGCACCTCATTCATCAAGACGTGTTCAAAGCCGAGAGCGCCAACTGGAAGCTTTATGTCAGCTACGACGACGTCGAGTTCGGCAACACCCTCACCATAACGTTCAAGGATCGCTGGGACAATGATGGCGCTCTCAAACAAGTCACGATCCAGTGCGGCACGGCGAAGAAGGGCATCGAGCGCGCTCTGAAATTCATCGCCCGGCATCCGGTCGAGGAGCCACGCTGCGACGTGGATTACTGATGTCTGATCGTGTCTCGAAGGAAGACCTCGACGTCGCGATCCTCTGGCTGGAGAGCTACGAGGCGCCGGACGGCGATGACACCGGCGAGCGCTGCCAGCGCGTCGCGGACTTTCTACGCACCGAGCAGAAGAACCGGGAACGCGAGGCTGCCGTACGGTCACTGATGAAGCAAACCGGGAAGTCGGCGAAGGAAATCCGTGCCGCGATGAAGGCGAAGGGTCTCTGATGTCCGGTTTCAAATACGAGCCCTATAAGCCGGAAGACGGGAAGCGCAGCGCTCATTACGAGCCGCTGCCGGATATCGGTGACTGGAAGTTCGAAAGCGACTTCATGGGGAACCAGTTTCGGTACACCAACCAGAAATATCCGGCCTGCATTGCATGGATACGCCGCTACGAGCGGGGCGAAGGTTATAGGCAAGAATGGCGCATTTTGCATCCGGAAAGCGGGTCGTATAGCTACGGTGCAAACGGTAAGACCCGCGAATTCAAGTCACCCGAGCGCGCGATCAAGGCGTTGGAAGCCGACTTCGATCCTATCGATCATGCGTAAAACCTTGGAGAAGGCCCCACTCCAGTACGCTGGCTGTTACACGCTTGATCTCTATTGCGACCACGTAAGCTCGCTCCACGCCTTCAACGAATTTCCACACCAGATCACCGGCGAGACCTTTTCGGAATGCACGCGGCAGGCGCGGGCTCGCGGCTGGGTATTCCATAAGAAAACGCGGACCGCGACCTGTCCGAAATGCACTGGACATCGCTGATTATTTTGTCCCGCGACTGTTGACAATACCCAGAGCGCGTGCTATCTCACCTCCATCAATACGGAGGAACCCACGCCATGCCCTGAAGACACGTCGCCAACAATCGCGCCTGAGTCACCCCAGAGCGCCCCGAGGAAAGGGGAATGTCCGCCGCCCTAGTCAGAGATAGCCGGTGGATCAGCGATAGACGGTAATGACGAGGTGACCCCTGCACCCGCTGGCGGCGGGAGACGGTGCAGGGCGTGAGAATAGTCTCCCGCCGCATCCGCAGGGAACTTTGAGTTCCCGGCGGGAACTTGCAAAATCCGCAACACAACCTTAACGAATCCAACGAGACAGTGGTGTCATGAATAAATACACAACCTACGCGACTCTCCTGCCTATTCTCGCGGTCGAATGGGTCGCTTTAGGGGTTTTGGGGTTGTGCAGTATCCTCTTGGTCTATGGGTTTGGTTTCTCCGTTGTGGGCGTCGGCGCCTACGCGCAAGGATTACCTCTTATGATCGCGGCTGCGCTTGTGCTGCGTTTCAAAGGTTGGGGCCGGATCGCGCTCGTCTCCGAATACCTCGGCGCCGCCGCACTCACGGCCGGTATCCTGATGATCTTCAATTATGCATCCTGCGCCCTTGCGTTCCCCTTGCAGGACGCATTTCTGGGCGCCACTGATCAAGCTCTCGGGTTCAACTGGCTCGCCGGATTCAACTTCGTTGACACGCATGTGCTGGTCAAGGCAGTTCTCGCGACAGCTTATCGAAGCTATAAATTTCAGATGATCTTCATTGCGCTCTATTTCGCCGCACGATCTGACCTTCACCGTCTGCGCGAAGTATTCTGGCTGACGCTGGTCGGAGCCGTCCTTACCTGCGCCATTGGTGCTCTCGTGCCTGCCATGGGTGCTTTCCGGGCCAATCATCTTGAGATCGCCGATTACTTGCCTGTGATGGCGGGTCTGCGCAGCGGCGTCCTGCACAGCGTCACCATCGTCGATGGCGTAGGTGTGATCAGCTTTCCGTCGTTCCACACGGTGATGGCACTCGTGAACACGTACGCTGTGCGACGCACTTCGGCTTTCTGGGTGATGCTCGTGCTGAACGTCCTGATGCTGCTCTCCACCCCTTTCTTTGGCGGTCACTACCTGAGCGACATGATTGCGGGCGCTGCGGTGGCGATCTGCGTCGCCTTCCTCGTCCGGGTTCCGCTCAAGTGGCGGATTTTCGTGCCCGGCTCAATGCCGCAAATGGTGCCTAATATGCCTTGACTCGCGACAGTGGTCTGACGTATGTCGTGATCCGCGACACCCGGATCACCACTGCCAGCATGACTGTCGGCGTCCTCATTCTGCTTCTCTTCCTGTTCCAGTTGAAGCATTTCCTCTGCGATTGGCTCTTCCAGACGCCGTGGATGTACCGGAACAAGGGGACCTTCGGGCACCCCGGCGGCATTGTCCACGCAGGCTGGCAGGCGCTCGCAACGGTCCTACTGCTTGCGCTCTTAACCGCCCAGCCGTGGGGTATGGTCGCGAGGTTGGCGCTCGCAGAGTTCGTCATCCACTACATGACGGACTGGTCGAAGATGAACATCACCCGCAAGACCGGCTGGACACCAAATGACTCCGAATACTGGTGGCTCACCGGCCTCGACCAATTCATCCATCAAATGACGTATATCGGGGTCATCTGGGTGGTGGTCACGTGATCATCGATCTCCGCTTCATCCGCATCTGGTTTGCCGATTGTGCGTTCCATGCGCGTCAGCGGGCCTTGCAGTACAGCATCGACCACTGGTGGTACGCTTGGCATCCGGTTTTCGAAGACGGGCACCTGATCTGGCTGCGATGGGTCAAGCGCTACTGGCGTTTCCCGCGTTTTCGCTACTGCCTCAATCCATCACCGCACGAGTGGGCTGATTACGCTCCGGCACTGCGCCTGATCTTCGGTGAAAATCCCGGTCGGCGCATCTGGCGTAACGGTCAGCGCGGCGACTTCACCGAGACCAAATTCAGCTTCAAGAAGAAAGCATCCTAATGACGCGTGTCAGTTGGATCAGCGCATCCCTGCTCATTATCGGCGCGGTGATTCTGATCCCATGCCTCCTCATCGATCAGATGGCCCTCGGGCACGCTTGGGACATGCAAGCGACGGTCGGCGCTGCGTTGGTGGTGTTGGGCGTTGCTGGGGTCGTCGGCGAACGGGTGGGCTGAGCGTGGTCCGCGTCCTCGACACAACGCCTGATCCTGCCGTCGTCAAACGCTGCTCGTGCAAAGAATGCGCGGCGCGGCTTGAATATGTCCGCAATGATGTGCGGTCGCACTACGCCACGGACTACGGCGGTGGTGGGGACACCTATTACTGGATCGTCTGCCCGAACTGCGGGAAAGACGTTTACGTGGAGAGACCATAATGCCCGCACCCGGTTCCGATGTTGGTGGCACGAAGCGTTCAGTCGCGCGTAACCGCGACTATTGGCGTGATCAATCTGGGCGGAACGCTCGGGAGGTCGTGGTTCTCCAGCAACAGCTTCAAGGCCTCCGTAACGAGATCAAGCCGACGCGCGAGAAGTTGAACGAATACCGCGATCTCTCGATCACGCAGGCGCGAAAGATCGAGGCTCTGGAAGCTCAGCTTGAGCAGGCGCAGCGTGCTTCGGCGCAGAGTCGTCGGGTCAAAGTTACCGTCAACGACGCGGTTCATTTCGATAACGAAGTGTGTGACGGCGTGTTCTATTTCCACGATGCGGAGACGCGAACCTCGATTGTAATCGAGACGTGACGTTGTTGGTAATGACAGACACTCGTCTCTACATCGTTTTCCGTGCCGATCTGCCTGAGATGACCCGGGCAAAAGGCGAGGTGCAGGCCGCGCACGCGGCTGGTTCGCTCATCTTCAAGCACGCGTTGCGCGGCGCGCGCGGAATGAACGAACTCGCCGAATGGATGGGCGGCATGTTCGCCGTCATCAAACCCAACGCCGAGATCGACAGCGCGCAGCCCAAAGTCGTTATGGAGGTCGATGATCTCCCGGCGCTGCTCAAGGTCCGCGACCGGGCGTTCAAACGCAGCGTCGTTGCCGTCGTCGTCAAAGACGCGGCGCATACAGTTTTCTCGGAGCCGACAATCACGTGTGTGGCGTTCGGTCCGTGCTCGAAGACGGACGGCAATGCGATCACGCGTGGTGCGAGGATGCGCGTATGAAACCCGACGAAATCAGGAAGCTGAGCGAGATGCTCGATCTGCGGGATCGCCACGTTCGCGCCATCGCGGAAATGGATACGACACTCGATTGGGATACCGATTCTCGGATCAAGATCGATACGGTACGGCCGACCAAGCAAAGAAATCCGAATGATTCAGGACATCAAGGCTACACCGTAACATACACCCTTACCAAGGAAGAACGCGCCCAAGTTCTCGGACTTCTCAAGGCGCTTTATCAAGCTCGGCTCACGATAATTCTTCAAGAACTGACGCAACGAGGTTGCAATCTCGATGAGGGCGAGCGCCCGGTGACAACGTCGTGATCTTCACATCCTCGTACACCGACGCCCAAGGCGTTCATTATCTCACATCCTTCTACGCCAAAAATCAGGCGGATGCCGAAGGTATTCTCAAGCTGCGTTTCATGGGCGAAGTGCTTTTCCCTCAGCCGCAGCAGACGCCGCCGGTGATGACCTCGGCGCTCATTGCGCAGTGGCGGTTCGCTGAGGCGATCCATGCAGCCTGCTGGCTCGGTATGGTGGGGTGCGCTTCGGGCCTATTCAATGGCTTCAATCTTCTCCGCGACCGTGGGCTCATTCATTCGATATCACATCTGGTGACGAAGCCCCCGAGCGCTTTTCTCAAAGAGAACCTGACCGACAAAATACGTCTCCTCGTCGCGCTCGCTTACTGGAATGCACTCCGAGTCGAGTCGGCCGTCCCCGGTTTTCAACTATGCGACGGCGATGTGCCCCCGGTGGATTGGGGAAATGCGCCGGAACCAATGATCGAAACGCTCGAAGCCGTGCGGCTCGCGTTTCCTCGCGAATACGAAGATTGGCGAACTCCCGAATGACGAAGTATCAGCAATATCTCCTTCAAGACCTCAAAGAGCGCCGGGAGCAACTCGCCCGTCTTTGGCGAATTCCAGACGGGATGACGAGAGATCAGGCGTGCGCGCTCTGGGGTACGGGCGGCACCAATTCGTCCGGCCTTCACATGCTCCACTACGGGCAATGGGAATTGCTCGGCAAACTGATCGAGGACAATTCGTGAGTTTCATTGCACCTGATCTCCCCCGCGACGTCTTGAGCGAGGGAAACATCCGTCTCGGGAAGATCGAGGCCAAGCATGACGTCCTGATCGTCTGCGCGGTCGAGAGCGGTTCGCGGGCGTGGGGTTTCCCGTCTCCGGACAGCGACAACGACGTGCGGTTCTTCTATGTGCGCCCGCTCTCGAAGTATGTCGGTCTCGACGATCCCCGCGATGTGATCGAGGAGCCCATCGACGGACTCTGGGACGTAAACGGATGGGACCTGCGCAAGGCATTACGTCTACTCGTCGGTGACAACAATGCGACCGTCGCTGAATGGCTATCGTCGCCGCTCATTTATCGCGAGCACGGTCCAGTGCCGTACAAGCTGCGCGATCTGATCAAGCGTCACGCATCATCGGCGGGATCGGCAAAGCATTACTATGGGCTGACGAGTACCTGCTACAAGAAAGACATCGACCGGCGCCCGAAACAGGTTGAGATTGACGAGGCGCTGGACACTGGTCGTAAGATCAAGGGTTTCACCGAGGTCAATCAGAAGAAGTACCTCTACGCATTGCGTGGTTCACTCGCGATCCAGTGGATCAAGCGCTATGAGGAAGTTCCGCCAATGGCACTTCCGGCACTGATGTCGCACGACATCATACCTCCCAAGGTCCGTGAGGAGATTGGTGATCTTCTCAGGCGCAAAGCGACGATGGGCGAATACATGAACGGCCCACGCATCGCCGTGCTCGATGAGTTCATCGAAGGCTCCATCGCGTGGGTCAAAGATAACGGGATGGACAAGACGCCGGTCAACAAAGCGTTCAAGGCAGAAGCGAACCAGCTTCTTCTCGATGCGCTGGGGCTTGGCTGATGAAGATCGGAGTGGAGGAGGGCGATATGTGCGGTCGAGATGGTTGCGACGGCATCATCGAATTTCCGCCAGTCGAGAACTGCACCTGTTTTCAAGTCGCTCCTTGCTGGCGTTGCGTGAGTAACAGGCCGGAATGTAACAAGTGTTTGGAGTACGTCGATGAGTAAACTGGATTTGAGACGTGGTGGGGTCGTCAAACCACCGACATCGCTTCATGACATCCAATACGATTCTAAAACGCCGAGCGTTTTTCTGGGTGGCTCCATCGAAATGGGGAAGGCCACCGACTGGCAGACGATAGCCCAAGTTCGTTTCGTCAACGCTGGCTTCGTGGTTTTCAATCCGCGCCGGGATGCTTGGGACTCGTCGTGGGAGCAGTCTATCGATAACCCCCACTTCCGTGAGCAGGTCGAGTGGGAATGGTTTGCTCTTCAAATTTCCGCAGCCAAACTCTTCTATTTCGAGCCGAAGACACTCTCACCAATCTCGCTGATGGAGTTCGGGAGACACTGCACGAACGGCGGCACGCACGTCGTCTGTCCTGATGGCTACTGGCGGAAAGGTAACATCGACGTCGTGTGTGCCTACGAATGTGTCGAGCAAAATGCGACCCTCGACGAAGCCATCGAACGCATCATCTTCCGGTTCGGCCGTCGTGGATAAGCCTAACATCCCCGGCTCATATCTTCCCGCCGACTGGCCTCTGAGAGTGGCGCACAAACAAGTCATCGAAGGCCTGTTCTCCAAAACTGCTGCGCGTCGAGATTCACTGCCCCCATCGAACGTCTCTTCTCTCCCGTATCTGCGTGCAATGCTCCAGCACGCTCTCGACAACTATACCATCTGGCCCGCCGACAAGACTTCCCGCTGGATCGGCTATGTGCAAGGCGTACTCACCGCTCGCGGCTTGTTGGACGTGACATCCGAGCGCGAGCGCACGCGGAAGTTTTTCCACGAAGCCTATCAGGAGATGGGTCTGGATATCCCTCCGTCCGTGAACCTGAACTCCTGACCAAACATTTGATAGTTCCTGCGGGTGAGTCTTCCACCAGAATTAACGCTGATCGCGCAAAATACCTTGCAACCCTAGGTCAGCTATGCGCGTAATGGTGGCCTTCTAGGGAGAACCACCATGACACGAAGAGTTGCCGTTGAAGAAGGGCCACATCCATTGGACATCGCGCTGGGGCAGCGCATCCGATTGGCGCGGAAGCAAATGAAATTGTCGCAAGACAATCTGGGGAGAGCCATCGGCGTCACGTTCCAGCAGATGCAGAAATACGAGCATGGAACCAACCGCGTCAGCTTCTCGCGCCTTGTCGCGATCTCGCATGCCCTCAAGACGAGTGTCCCTGATCTGATTGGCACTCTCGGCAACGCACAGGGCTCAGGACACGTCACGAAACAATTCGCGAAACAGACAGACCTCCTGAAGCAGCCGGGCGCCGTGGACCTTCTGGAGGCCTACAACAACCTTCCGAGCCAGAAGCAACGCCGGTCGGTCCTGACTCTCGCCCGGAACCTGAAAGAGCACTAACCGGTCGGACGCGGTATCCACGTAGGCTTCGGTCTGGGTTGCACCAGTACCGCGTCCCGTTCCTCGCACACCAGACAGAGCGCCAGCACCTCGAAGCGCTCGTAGCTGCCTGCATCGCGGAGCACCTCGTCGGAATGGAACCGATGAGAGTGTCCGCACGACCAGCACAGGCACCACACGATCCGCCGGTCTTGCGAGGCTCGGCGTTCCCCGATATTGATCACATCACCCATGAGAACATAATAGGAACACTATCTCCAGAGTCAAGCATAAAATCCTGACATTTACTGTCCGAAAAGCGTTGACAAAACAGATCGACCATGCTACTTGACGGTCGAACTTGAGGAAATAGATGATCAACGAAACCAATCCGAACTGGCCCAGACGCGATGACGGCAGTCTCAAATCGCGGGATGAGTTGACCGTGGCGGAGATCATCGGGATGAAGAAACCATATCTAATCAAGAAACCACAAACAGAAGTCTCTAGCCGATTCGCGCCACTCGGCGTCGAACTCGCGTTACTTCGGGAGGGTTGCTAATGGCCGCTGCACGTAAGACGAAGGCGCAGAAGCGTCGGAGTGAGATCATCGCAGAACTGACGCGTTTGTCGCACAACGGCTGGAAGGGCGACTATGCGTCGCTCGAAGCGGAGCTTCGTGAATTGGAGAGAGCGCGGTGACATCTTACGTCTACCAGCAAAAATCGGCCGCCGATGCGCGTGAAACGATTTCGGCCCAGCCGGGCGTGCTGGAAGCGCTCGGGTTGCGCTTGGGGCAGCGGGTCAACGACCGGCAGGTGTCGGCGATCATCCTCGGCAATTCGATGGTGATCGCGGAAGAAGCAAGAGCCGCCGGGTGCGATACGTCGAGGCTTGATGCCGAAATCAAGCGGATACTCGGTCAGTGACGACGCAGCGCCCCGAACCCATAACCATCTTCCCATTCAAGCCCCGCGACTGGATTTCAGATCGCAGTGGGCGCATCGCGCGCGTCAAGACGATCTATGAAGGGCGCCCGGGAGAAATTCTGTTCGACATCATTATGTACGACCGCGATGGTTCCTGCCTCGGCCGCACGTCGCCGGTAATGGGCGGTCCACGCACGTACGAACCCTCTTGCAGTATTGAAGGCTGGCATCGCATCCCAGAGCCCGATTTTCCAATCTCGCTGGTATGGGTCGAGAAGGGTGGACGGCGGACAGCCCGGTACTACACAGGCGATCCTCTTCCTCCCGCGAATTGGAAGAAGCCTGCGCGCCGGGCGCGGCGCCTTGCAGCACTGATCGATTACCCCGATCCATACAAGAAAGCGCTCGAACAGATTGCTGACGGGCACAACGACGCCCGCGATCTGGCGGAGAAAGTGTTGGGGCGGAAGTAATGACGTTCAAATCCGCGACCCAGCCTCTCTGCCGGTTCTGTGGTAGGCCACTCAAGAAATGGACAGACACGTTCTACGTGCATGCCACGCCACCGGCTACAGAGGCACCCGAGACAACTTTTGGAGCGCCGGGTACGCCGGAGCAATTCAAGCGAATTCCCACCGGGAGGATGACGAAGATTCACGTCGATCCCTACATCGTGGGGGCGCCGAAGACGAGGGCCGAAGCACAGACCTTGATCAACATGAAGATCGCGAGCGTGCGCAAGAATAGCGACGGCATCATAACCCGCGTGACAGTTTGGGATGGCGAGAGTTACGAGGACGGGTTCTTCTGCTCCAACGACCACGCGATCAAATACGCTTATCACGCCGTGCAGTCGAAACACAATGCGATGATCATGGTGGCTTACCGGGATGCACGTGATAAGGCATCTGCGGCGGTTACGCTGGAGGATAAATGACACACGCGGTAGTCAAGGTCCACGGAAACAGACATCCGCATCCTCGTGCGCGTATCGAGCGACGAGGCGGCGAAGTCGGCGTCCTCTGTCGGTGCGACGAATTCAAAGCGTTTGATTTGTACGCCACCGCCCAGACGGCTATGGGTCATAATCTGGCTCGGAATTGCGCATGTGGCCTGCACGTCGAGATCGGGCGTTCCCGTGTGGGGACGTGGAAGATCGTTCGGCAGGTCGAGGGTCGTGTTTTCGAGAGCGGCGATATGCCGATCACGCGATTGGCGTGATTATTTTGTCCCGCACCAGTTGACAAATAGCCCGAGGCCTGATACACCCATCCTCGCTAAGGGAGATGACATGATCGACACGAACACGAACAACTATTGGAACAACAAGGGTCGGTATCAGGCCCTCGCCGATCAGTTGCAGCCGAAAATCCCAGCCGAAGGTTCGGTCGTCGGCGCGGGCAATAAGGCGCTCGAAAAGTTCCGGCTCGCCTCCAATGCCTACTACGATCTGTTCAACAACGGCGGCGGTAACCTGCCGCGCGATATCGCCCGCTATTTCAACATTTCAGGTTGGTTGGCTAGTCAGGTGTCCGAGGCCGATGCTCTGAAGGACATCTACAGCCTGACCGAACCGGCGATGGACGAGATCGTACTGGCGGCTGCGCTGGAGCAGCGCGTCGGCATGACCCTCAAGGAATTCAAAGGGCGCCCCGGCACCAAGCTCCGCACCGAGTATGGTACGCCGATCATGGTGATCGCGCTGTGTCCCGGAATGATCAGGGGCGATGGCGGCCCGGACGCTGCAAACGGTGGTGACGAAACGGTTCCCATCGTCAATCTCGAAACGGGACAAACGAACTTCGAGCACGTGAGCCTGAACGTTGTTCCGGCGAAGGGGGATGCGTGATGGCGGATGCCAAGCGCAAGGGCGGACGCGGTGCGAAGCTCGCATGGGCTGTCGTCTCACCGACCGGCAAGATCGACGTGGACTCGATTCGCTCGCTGAAACGTGACTGCGATGCGGACACCGAGTTCGCGGGTGAGAAGATCAAACGGGTCGAAGTCAGGGTGATCAAATGAGCGACGAAGTCATCGAATCCAAGTCCGCGAAGATCGCCGCCCTGAACGACAACCTGCGCCTCACCTTGCAAGGCGGCAAGATCATGTTCACCGCCGGTGTGGATGCCCTGTCGCCCGACGTGAAGGCGGTGGCGTTGACTGTAGTCCGCGCGTTCGATCAGTTCACCAAGGACAACGATCCGCATGGCGAGCATGACTTCGGCGCCTTCGAGGTGCTGGACGACAAGTTCTTCTGGAAGATCGACTACTACGACAAGGAACTGAAGTTCGGCAGCGAGGACCCGGCGGACCCGGAAAAGACGACGCGTGTCCTGCTAATCATGCTGAGGAGCGAATACTGATGATCGCGACTGTTAAGTTCAAAGTCTTCCTTCCCTTCTCAAAGGTCTGGAAGGAATTCGACGTGGACGCCGGTGTCGGCGCCGACGCGTACGAACTCAAACTGAAGGACAAGGGCATCAAGTACGCGCGGAGCCCGGCCTGATGCAGAAAGCAACTTCGGCGAAACAGAAATTCGCGGTCTTGATGCTCGCGGCGCTTGAGACCTATCACGCATCGACAGCGTCCCCATCCAGTCCGGAAGTTGACGCGAACATCACAAGCTCGCTCAAAATCTTCATGGACTCCCTCGACGGCTACGTCGGTGCCAAAGAGGCCTATGAGAAAGAAGAGCGGGAGCGCAGCGACCGCGAGGCGTGGCAGCGCGGAGACACGATCCAGATCGGCTCCCTCAGCATCGTTCCGAAGCGCGATTTCGGTCCGCACCCGTGGATCATTGACGGCAAGCAGGTCACGCATGGGTGGGTCGTCATCGAAAACCATTGCAACGCTCTCCCCGGCGCGACGTGGGGACGGTCACGCGACGAGGCGACGATGCTACTCCATCTCTGGGTGGGCGCTGATCGCGACGCCGACCGGTTCTGGGGCCTGCTGCGCGCGATGCAGTATATGACGGGGAAGTTGAGGACCATCTGATGGGCAGTGAACAGCGCGCTATCCGCGTCATCTTCACCGAGGTCGGTTCGGCACTCTCAGGCCGCGATACGCGTTGTGAGGATGGCGTCTATCGTAAAGGCGCGACGTTCTTTCAGATCGATAAGACTGAAGAAGAGTGCATCGCGGAAGCGCGGCGCCGGTTCGCCGACAAGGACATTTATGCTATTCGCGTGGACGGACCTTACAGTCTGACGACGGGCGACTGATGCGTGATGACAAACCCATCGAACAAAAATTTGGCTACGAACACATGCTGGAGATGCAGCAGATCGAAGCTAATCTCCGCAACGAAGGTTTCGACGGCGTAGCGCTCCACTTCGAATCGATTCGGTGCTACGACCGGCGCCATAAGAACGACATTCCGTTCCGCGTTCTCCAACAGATCGCGAAAGAGGATGGAAAGGCATGGGCTGGAGGCGGCAGTCCTAAGCCGAGCGACACAGATATACTGCGGGATGCGCTCATCGCGATCCGCGACGGACACAACGATCCGCGAGCACTGGCGGCGGAAGTATTGGAGAAGTTGAATGGCGCATGACTGGAAATGTGTGAACAAGATGCAAGGCTCTTACGCAGCCGAGATCAACGTTCGTCTTTACAGAGCACAGATCACGGCTGAAAATAGGGTCGCCATTATCCGCTACGGTGATCAGATCGGCATCCGTGACGATCTCGACGCTGCGTGGGACTTCGCGACCCGGCACGCCGCAGGCGGCCCGGTCTCAGCGAAAATCAGACATCGCGGCGTGTTCATCGAGCGGCAGGGGCTCGACGCGACCGGCTACAAATACATCTGCCACACCGGGATCGATAAATTTTTACCCGATCTCTATGACTCGCAGGAACAAGCGGTCGAAGCGGTGGACGCCAAACTCAACGACGCTCCGAAGGCAGCGCGCGCCCGCAAGCTCCTAGAACGAATCGCCGGTGAGGTGGTAAAGCCGGACTCTCCCGAGACGCTGTCCTTCCAGAAGCTCACCATGGAATCCCTCAAAATGCCGGACGAAGTGTTGGCGCGGATCGCGGACATTCTCGATACGCCGGAAACTGAGCATTGAAAAGGAAACGCAGTATGAAGATCATCGTTCGCAATGCGCCCATGCAGAACGGCTATCAGGCGTTAGTCGATGGCAAGCCCGCACTCTGGGCAGCCGGTAAAACCGCCAACGATGCCATCGGCGATCTGATCCGTACACACCCGGAGGCGTTCGGCATCCAGATCGAATATCCGGCGGAGGTGCGTTGTGTGGCCTAAGGAACTCGACGCTGAACGCTCCGGGGACACCAACGCATATCGGCCCGGCCCTCGCGCTTACTGCCCGATCTGTCACATCTTCGAGCCCGGCACGCACGGGCCGCGCTGCGCCGGGCTCGGTGAGGGCGAGATCGTCGGCTACGGACCGTTGGATCGTGACTTGGTGCGGTCGTGATCTATTTGTCAGAAAAGAGTTGACAAAACACCCCAACTGAGATAAACGGCGGCACATGAGAGCTTACGTCAAGCGTCAGTTCGAGGACCCGCTGGATGGGAAATTCCCGACCAAGCAATCCAAGGCGCGTGGGCGGAAGCGCCGGGCAAAGCACAAGCGGATCGCCCGGAAGTTCAAGAAGGGTGTCCGGCAGGATGCGATGCTGTCGGAAAAATTGGCACAGGCGGTGGATCAATGATCGCAGAGAAACGAGTTGAAACGCTCCTCAACAAGGCCGCCGCGCGCTGGAAGGTCTCGCGAGTCGGGATCACCCTCGATACCGGTAAATCACAGACCGAGGAGAACCGTTGCGTGATCACAGGTCAATGTGTAGCGCATGATCACCCTGTGAAAGGCTGGCGCGCGATGCAGGCCTACCCAATAGGCACCGGCAGTACATTAGAACAAGCTATCAATGACGCGCTCAATCGGCCGATCAATACGGAGCACTGATGTCCATCAAGGAACAACGACTCAAGCGCCGTAACGCCAAACTCCTCAAACTCCTGATCGAGACGACGACGGAGCTTGAGGGCTACATCGTCGATGGCGAGCACACCGGCGAGAATACGAACGCGCCCACGAAGCGGCTGGTGAAGCGCTGCCGGAAAGCGATCAACGAGGAACAAGCCTGATGCCAGAATTCAACCGCACGCCCATCTGGATGGCGGCGCAGCGCGCGACCGGCTACACGGCCGACGCGATCAGCGCACTCGTGGACATGCAAGGGTTCGGACGGACCCCCGGCATGATCGAAGTGTCCGGCGAAAGGGCGATCATCGCGCTCGACAACGCATTGAAGGCCGTCAGGGAAGCGCGGGGTATCGCAAAGCGTGCTCGCAAAGCGGCGGAGGCGTCCGAGAAATGAAGTTCTATCGCATCTCACTCACCAGCGTCGCCGATGGTCATCAAGGTTACGAATATACGACCACGAAGCCCGCTGCGAATGCTATTCAGAAAGGCTGGCTCGAAAGTGCGACCGAAGAAGACGGTCACGCTTCGTCAGTCGAGGAGATCGACATCAAACCGACCAAGGCCGGTATCCTCGCGGCGCTCAAGATGTACGCCGATCACGCGGAAAACGGCTGATGTTCGACCATCCAGACGGCCCTCGCGCCGCCCCAGCGTGCCCAGAAGACGGCACGCCGCATGACGTGACGATCCTCTATGACGAGGATGCAGAGGAATACAGGCTGATCCCGAACAACGAGAAGGCGCTCAGCACCCTCCTCACGATCTCGCCGGAAGGCTGCGAAGGCCTCACGGTCGGCGCCGAGACGGTTCCCATCCCGTGGATCGGTGCGTGGTTCATCGCCGAATCGCTGCGAGACGATCACGGCCTGACGATCCGGGAGCGCCGGGTTTAATTGTCATTCGACAGTTGACAATTGAAATCGGCCGTGCTATCCACTCTCTCGAAACGAGGGAACCTGATGGACTTCGACCGAGACTTCCTAGCTGGCCTAGACCGCCCCGATCTGCGGCGTGCTCTGTGGTTCACCCGCCGACAGGACGCTCGTCCAGACGAGCGCAATCCGGCGGCAGCCCAGTACGACGGGCTGGCGACGGCAGGATCAGTTCGCGCCGAGTACAGGCGTCGGGGTTGGAAGGTACCGAAGGCGACGCAGGCTGAGAGGGTGGAGCATATCTGATGAATTTCCCAGTAGGAATCCATAAGACCCAACGCCCGAAATTCGACGAGAGCCGCTTCGGCCGTGCTTGGTGGGAGTGCGATGTCGTGCTCCCGGACGGCACGAAGGTCAACGGACACTACGAAGCAACTCGCGGTTCGCAGTTCTACTTTATGGTCGGCGAGCAGTGGTACAAGGGCGCCATCGACCGGTACGACACCGAAGAGAGCAGGCACGTCATCACGCCTGATCTTCAGAACACTCCGGCGATGCGCAGCGTGAAGCGCGGTCTGACCGCATTCGGCGGCGCTTGGAAAGGGAAATCATAGGCATGGCTTACGGCTTCACAACACCCGGCGGCATCCGCTTCGAGCCCTCTCTCACCGATCCCGGAGACTACGACGCCAAGGCTGGCGGCATCATCTTCAGCATCGTGAAATCTACGGACGCTGGTTTTGGAATTTCTGCCTACAAGGTTGGCAAGAACCTCAATACGCAGATCGCCCAAAGCGGAATCCTATGGTGCGGAGCGCGCAAGCGCTGTGTTGCCCACGCAGATCATCTCCTGCGCAAGCACGGCGAGGACCTGACGAAAGAACAGCAGGCAGCGAAGGACAAGTTCCTTCAGGATAATCCCCATGGCTAAAGCCGCGACCAAAAAGAAATCAGCCAAAAAACGTCAGCTAGTCGATGCCGATATGATCGGCGAGACGCTGCACACCGCACTCCGTAAGGGCCTCGACAACACATTCAGCGTGGTGGCTTGGAATGCAATCAAGCTCTGCCCGCCGGTCATCTGGCGCGAGTATCTGCACCACCTGATCCCGCAGACCGAGAACGTCGAGAAGTGGGGCGGTCACGCGATGAAGCGTGCCCTCGGGTCGTGGAAAGACCACTACCGTGAGGACATCTTCAAGCTTTTTGGCGAGACAAAAGCACGCCCAGCAAAGCAGGAGATCGAGACAGATGATGGCACCCTCGATCTCAACAACGCCATCGGCTGGGGTGCAATGCTCTCGTACTTGTTCGCAGGAATAGATGGCGCGTCCGCCGATGCTCTGGCCGCATGGTTCAACCACTGCATTGCCGTCTGGAATGGAGAGGAAGACTGATGCGATGCTCCCTCTGCCCCGGCAACTGTCGCGGTCCGCTCGGCCGCGATGGGGTCTATCTCGAATGCGGCGTCGATCAGCGTGATGAGATCGCATCGCTCGAAAGCGATCTGACGCGTGATCTGGCGCCCGAGGTCAGGGTGCGCATTGAAACGCGTCTAGCGAAGCTTCGCCGGGACAACACAAGGCTGGCGGCATGACGGAGATCAGGGTCATCCGTAATAGCGGACGGATCGGAATGCCTTGGCAGGTCGTCTCGGGGACCTACGTCCCTTGGGCACGTGGGACCAAAATTGCCGGGCGCAAATGGCGCACGCAGGTGGTCCTCGCGCAGTTTGCCACCAAAGCACAGGCTGATGACGACTTACGAGATCGTCTGGAGAAAGTGAAATGACGGGCTTCAATGGCTGAAGCGAGCCTCTTGCCGATCCCCGATAACGTTCGCGATCTCGCGAGGCGTCTGATCGGCACCATCGGAATGGGTGAGTTGCTCGACGAGATCAACGAGCTTTCTCACCGGGAGGCCAAGCAACTCGATCTCCTAGCCTTACTTTGTGAGAGTTGCGGATGGTGGTTTGCGAAGATCGACATCGTCGATACTGGTACGAAGTATTTCTGCAAAGAATGCCACAAGGAACACAAGGACGGAGACGAATGACCGAGGCAGAGAAAAAGACAATTCGCGCCGTCATCAAGGCGCTTAAGGTCCCGCGTAACCGCTTCGGTAAGCTCGACGGCGACTCCGCGTCAAAGAACGATCTGCATGTGGAGAAGACGCGACTCAAACTCCCGCACGGCGGCGAAGACACGGCCGACGCCTGCATGATGGTTCTGCAAGCTCTGATCGGCGAGAAGCCGGTCTCAATTTTGGATGAGAGGAACTGATGGTACCCAAGGCATTCAAAAAGCTCTCCGACACAAGCTGGGAATATCGGGGTGTCACGATCAAGTTCAATTCGGGCGGCGGCAATTTCACCGCCAAACTCGGTGAGCGTTCGATCAGCGCACCGTCACTCGAATCCATGAAAACGAAGCTCGACACGAATGCCGAGTTCGCGGCCTTCGATGCCTACGTCGAGACCGTGAATTTTTACAGCGGGCAAGGCAAAGCCGATCAGGAGCGCGCGGTCGCGATCTTCGTGCCGGAAGGGTGGAATGCGGAGAACGGCCGCCGTTCGGGCAGTCGTATCGACCGGCGTATGCTGGTGCCTGTCAAGATCGTTGGCTTCGACCGCAAAGAGACGCGGTACATCGACGAAAACGGGAAGCTCCATTCGTTGGTGATCCCCGCCGGAGAAGGCGTGATCGAGGCATGGAAAAGCCTGTGGGACGCGAAAGACCGAAAGGAAGCAGCCCTTCAGCGTGTCGCGGATCAATTCGATGCCGAGATCGAAGAACTCGGAGCGAAGATCGTCGAGCGCGTAGCATCCGATTATCAACTCACCGGCTGAGGATTTCATGAGCACAGAAACACTTCCGCGTTACGCCTATCTCGCTGCGCAGGCTCGCACTTCCCTTGAGCCTGACTACAAGCGCAAACACGCTATCAAGATACTTCAGACCGCGATCCTGCGGGCGCCGGTCTCGGTTACATTCACAGCGCTCAAGCACGAACTGACCATCCTGATGCGCGAGGCTTACGAGTGCGCGGCGCACGATCTGGAGCATCGTCAGAACGCCATCGGCTGTCTCTACGGCGCCGAGCGCGTGCTATACGGCCTAGAAGCCATGAGAGTATCCGACACGCATAAGGTCTTGCGTGAAGCGGTCGAGCACGCCCATTCAATCCTGTCGGCGGAGAACAGCGCAGAAATCGACACGCTCATCGACCTAGCGGTCAAGACTGCGGAGTTTCTGGAAACGTTGTGATGGATCGCAAGCCGGGAATGAAGTATTACGACGGCGAGGAGACCGCATTTGCCAAGAAACTCATGTTCGAGGGTTCCACGGCGGCCGTCACCCACGCAGGCACGCAGGCGAATCCCTACCCGGAGGGAAGTGTGGAGCACAAGTGGTGGAAAGTCGGTTACATTCGAACTTTCGTGACTACTTGGGTTGATGGGAACATCGGGCCGGAAGGGCAGCCGCCGCGTGTCCAGTGATTTGTCCTGAGGGGGTTGACAATTAAAATCGGGATTGCTATACTCTGCACATGATCACGAAGACGCCCCGGATCGACACCTACAACCGCCGTATGACCACCGCTCGCGGCTTGCTGGCGAAGGGCTTCACCGCCAAGTCACATCGCAAGGACGCGATGGATTATTGCAATCGCGCCTTCGAAGACGCAATGGATTTGATTGGCGACAAGCTGATCGCGGCGCGGGATGCCAAGACCATGGACGATCAGTCCAAGGAATGGCGCGATCTCTACTGGGGCCGCCCGCAGGCGCACGTCTGGAACGAACAGAAAGCCGCGCCGTTTCGCAAGCACTTTCCCGATCTGGTCAAGCTCGCCGACGACGCCGCCGCGCTTCGCCAGCAGTGCAAGGACGCAGATATCGTCGCCAAGGCGCCCTCCAAGCGCCAACAGCAGCTTGCCGTCGAAGATGCCAAGCGCATGACCTGTCAGATTTGCGGTCGCCCAATCCTCGCCGAGACTGGCAGGATCGCCCACCACGGCTATCAGCGTCCCGGCACTGGCTGGCAGACCGAAAGCTGTGCCGGGGCTCTGGAGCTTCCCTATGAAGTCTCGCGGGACGTGATCCTCAAGTTGATCCCCACCGCCATTGAGCGCGAGAAGAATCAGGCTGCGTTCATCAAACGCCTCCGGAACGAAGAGACGCCGATCATTGCGACCTTCGAGATCGGCGAGCGTTGGAACAGCACGCGGCAGACGAAGCTCGTCACGTTCAACCGCGAGACTTTCCCCTATGCCTACTATTTCGCGCCGAATGCGTTCCAGAGCGGACGCGTAAACGATGATGGCACGGTCTACGACTATGACAAGCGCAAAGCGGTCCCGGCGTTCGACTACTTCCTCGACAAGGCGGTCGGCTGGGCGGAAACGGAACTCCGGCAGATGAAGGACTGGCGCAAGTATCTGGAGAAACGCCGGGATGCGTGGAAGATCACGCACAAATGGACCGAGGGCGGCTGGGTGAAGATCGAAGAGGCGCCGTGAACGATATCGAAATCGTCATGGGTCCTCTAGGTGCAGCGTTCGTCAAGGCTGGAAAGGCCGTGGCGACCGCGCGTATTGTACGGAACACATGGGTACTAAGCATCCCGGGACACGTCTGGCCTGTCACACCCGATATGCCGACCGCGCGCTTCAACAAGATTCCCGGCGACAAGATCACCTCCATATCCAGCAAGGCATTTCCGTCGCGAGATGCGGCGTTGGCAGAAGTGGTCCACGTTGTTGGGTCGGCCGAGAATGGCTTGTGATCCGGTCCGGATTATTTTGTCCGATAAGCGTTGACAAACCACCATCTACCGTGTAGGTGATCCTCATGAATGAAGACCCAAAGATCACGACCAAGCACGTGGCTCCGCAGGAAGCCCTCAAGCTCTTGGGCTGGGACCTTAACCACCCAACGAAGGGAAAGGTCATGGTCAGTACGGGCGCCATCCGTGTGAAGTACTATTCCGCACGTTATCGCGTCGGCGATGGTCATCTACTTTATCGGTGGGGTCGGCTGACCGAGGCCGTATTGACCTACATTGATGGGAAATTCTCACACGCGTGTTTTTCGTGATGGCGAAGAAACTGATCTACCGCAAAGCCGAGCGTAAAAAGATTTGCGACGCCGCGATGGCTGCCTATGAAGCCTTCACGCCGGTCAAGGTGCGGGGTGAACGAGTTGAGAGTACCATCTACCCCCGCATCGGGACGCCTACCTACACCTTCCAAACGCGCCTCGGGTTGATCGACACGAGCGTCGATACATCGGAAGGTATGTGCCACGTCTACTTCCAATTCGACGACACGCCTGCGAGGGAGAGTCTCTACGATCTCAAATGGGACGCATCTCTCAATCCTCATTGCGGGAAATGGAACGCGTGGACGACGCCTGATGGTTCCCCTGACCCGTTAGATCGCGAGGCCGGTGCATTACTTCTGGTCTCCAAGCTCAAACAGTTACTCACCGATCTCGAAGTCGATCCGATCAAGGCGGCGGCATGAGCAAACGCCATCCCTACACCAACCAACTCCGTCGCGACATCCGCACCAACATCGATCCGGCGTTCGCGGACGGCGTCTGGGTGCGCGGGTTCAGCGAGCCTGCTTCGAGCGGTGCCGTCGCATGGGCCGGTCACGGACGCCAGACGCCGCAGGCGTTCGAGGCCGTACAGGCGGCGCTCACGAAGGCAGGCTGGCCCTTCGTTTGCATTGGGAAGAAGGGCACGTCGGGCGAGTACATCGTGGATGTGCTACCGAGGAAAGAAAGCTGATGGCCGATCAGAAAACAAAGCGCCGTTGCCGTAAAGCGCTCCGCGTCGCACGCCAACTTGCGATCAGGCGAGGCGGAGAATACTGCGTCTTCGCACGCCGGGCGCGTCGAGGACTCAAGTTCGACGTCACACGCGATATAGACAGTGCGTGGAAAGCCGGTGGGTATCTCGCGGTGGTTTCACCACATTCAACGAAATACGATCTCAAGAGGTTTTGCATCTGATGTGGGCAATCCAGTCGAACTTCATCTACCACCAGAACGTCGTCGAGATCGTCGCCGCACTCAACAAGCTGAAGATTCCCTACGTGACGCTCGGCATCATGCCGTTCTCACGGGAGCTTAAGCTGGATCGCGACAACGATGAAGATGTCGCCGGGCTCGGTCTCGATATCCTGCCGTATGGCTCGACCACGCTGCTCAAGATCGCGATGGAGCGTGGCTGGAAACGCCTGTCGTTCAACGACAACTTTGACTTTCGTTGCTGGCAGGGCGCTCGACGCCGCGATATGCTCAACCGCGACGGTTTTGTTTGCACGGTTGCGGAAGCAGCCGCACACGCCGCGAAGCGTGATCCGAATGAGATGTTTTTCATTCGCCCAGTTGGTGATCTGAAATTGTTCTCCGGAACGGTAGCTCCGGCATCGGAGATCGCGCGTTGGATGCAGTCGGCGGAAAGCGGTCATTTCACGTTCACGAATGACGATCTGGTCGTTCTCGCGCCGCCGAAAAAGATTCTAGCGGAATGGCGTTATTTCATCTGCAACGAACAAATCGTATCTGGTAGCCAGTACCGGTCGCGGGGGCAGTTGTGCGTGAAGCGAGAGACCGATCCCAACGTCCTAAAAGAGGCTCAAATGTTCGCGGACGTGTGGTTGCCCCACCGCAATTGCGTGATGGACCTCGCACTCGATGGTGACGGTGTAGTGCAGGTGATCGAGTTCAATTGCATCAATGGCAGCGGGTTCTACGATCACGATATTGAACGGATCGTGGTGGCACTAGAGAAGGCCAGCTAGTGGCGATCCACCCCAAGGACATCGGCTCCGACAACCCGCGCATCCAATGCGCATGCTGCGCGAAGTGGAAACGTCTGCACGGCCGCGATCCTGTCACCGGCGAGGCGATCCAGAGATTCTTTGGAGGATGCTCTCACAACAAGGGCGGCGATCATCTCGCGGCGAAGACTGTGGATACAAACGACGTGTGCGCGAATTGTTGCGATACGAAATGCAAGGAGATTGCCGATGGAAATGCGGCCCCTCGTTCCAGCGCCTAAGCGCGTCCCGTCGCCTGACGAGCTTGCGACCGAGATCGAGGAACTGCGTGCCGTTGTCCTTTCGCTGGCGAAGCAAACCGGCGCGGCGATGCGGTGGGAAACGTTTGGCGATCTTGCACGGAGATTAGGAGCTAGTTCATGAGTCCAACCATCGAAATCGCGAACCCCAAGGAAGTGCAACGCCTCTTGAATGAGCGGCACGGCCAGATCGGCTTCTTCGAGGCCATGACGTTGACCGCCGATCAGTGGGCGCTACGCAATGGACAAAAGGCCGCCATCGAGGCTGAACTGCTCGGGCGCGTATCGCGGGCGTAGGACTAACGAATGCCTCAGAACAATACACCACTGTCTACGCATCTGATCCGTATCCTCGTCGGTGGGACAATCCTCGGCGGATTGTTGCAGATGTGGATTCTACATTGAGCCGGGCAGGATAGTATGAAGCGGAAAATCTGGCTCACGCTGGTATTTATTGTGGCCGTCATCTGTTGACAAAACAATCCGGCCCTGATACAAGACCGCCATGGCTAAACCAAACCGCACCGTTGCCGAGTTCCGACGCAAGCATCCTCGCGTCAAGACGGTCGAGGAGAAGGCTGCCGAACAGGCCCGGCTCGACGCCAGCCCGCTGAAAGCCATCATGGACAAGGTCGGCTCCGGTGAGTGGACGGTGGAGCAGGGTGTTGAGGCGGTTGAGAAGCTGAACAAGGGTGAGGGATAGCCCATAATGAAACAGAATCTAACCGAACACGGTCTTGCCTTCCCGCAGGTTCACCTCAACGGCACCTCGAAGGAAGCTCTTGAGGAAGGGCTGCGCGACGCCGCAGCCGCCGTTGAGAAAGCTCGGGAGATGTTGCAGGGAGCCGCGCCTCACGGTCGTGATTACTACGTGCAGACCAGTGCGGCGTTCACACTCGCTCAAGCGCAGCATTTGAAGCGGTTGGAGTCGTTGAACACGATCTACACCGAACTCACCGAAGTCTGGGAAGCTGTGGCAAATCAGTAGCACGGCAGTTGACATTTGAAGGGTGGCGCATGACATCAGATCACTATCGCGAACGTTTGCATCCCATCAGCCGTCCGATCTACGACGTGCTGTGGCGCGCTTTCTTCGTGGTTGCACTTTTGCTGCGCCCAGTCGCCCGGCTGATCGTGTGGGGATACTGCAAGTGGGAGGATCGCAAGCCGTGAAGGAAGTCCACTTCGAGCACTTCCAGTTCATGGGCGCCGCCTACAGCATTCGTGCCGATCTCTACACGGCATTGCTCAAGACCATCGAGCGCGACGACTGCGTTCCCGATCTGGATACGTGGCCCGTGCGGCAGTTGAAGCGGAAGCCGAGGGCGAGTGATCGTAAGATCGAGCCGGACCGGCGGCGCATGGCTGAGTGAGGCGACCAGTAGCCGTTATGTTCGAGAACCTTCCCAAAGACGCGGTCGGTCTTCAGCTTCATCGTTTTCGTGGTGAGGAACTGATCGCCTGTGAGCCGGTTTGCTTTGTCAAAGGCTACCAAGCGGTTCATACCACGCTGCGCCGGGCACAGATTTCCGGACGCGTCGAAATCGGCGGCGATATCGAGAACCATTTTGCCGACGTGCTCAACGCAAATGGCGACCTGATCGAGACGGTCGCGTTGGATAGTGGGAGCTACGGCATCCTCAAGAACAGGTGGATGAAATGCAAGGTTCAAAAGGACACGTGAGTCCGATGGAAGACGTCGCACGGAGCCGTATGCTGTGGCTCGGGCTTTCGCTTATCGAGTGGTGCAAAGCGGCGACCGGCGCCGACAAATGGCGGAGGAAGTACTGATCCATGGGTGAATTGATCATCCTTGGTGATTCCTCGCCGCTCTCTGAGACGCCGCTTGAATTCGTCCGGCGTAACGGACCGACGCTGACGCATGAAATTCAATATCGTTTCGGACTGCGACACGCCAAAGATGCCTACGAACTGATGGTCAAATTGCGTCGAAAGAAACTCGTGACATCAAAACGGGTGACACACGAGTTCGGTGCGTCTTTGGAATGGAAGGTTATAGATGCGTAAGGCGGTGGCTCAGCAGTGCTTGCAGGCTCGCACGTGAGGAAATCCATCCGCGCCCGTCTCGCTACCAAGCTCACCGAAGCTCTCGGCTTCGAGGTCAAGGCCGACGATCTCACGGCCGCGCAGGGCGCTTACCGCACCGGCAATGGAGACTACTTCCGATGGGAAGCCGCCCGGCACAGCATCGCCTCATGGTCTACGATGACAAACTGCCTGCGGAAAGGGTTCAACGTGACGACCGGGAAGACGTGCGCGGGAACGCGGAATCAGATCGATGCGAAGGATTGACTCATGAAGCGTTACACAGTGTTGATGTTGGTTGAAGATGGTGATCGGACCATAAAGACCGCGCATCGAATCAAGGCTAAGGACGCGAAGGCGGCGTGGGACAGTTATGAGCTTCGGCAGCATAACGTCGTAGCCGTCGTGGATGGATGGCCCGTCGTCAGTGGGGTCGATGAATTGCAGTGAGACCCCTTGATGTATCTGATCCGGAGCGGAGCGGCGTAGATAATCTTGTCTGTCAACAGTTGACAAAATAAACCCTGTGCGCTAGGGGTGATCCATGTCACAGGATTCAGCACATAAATTTGCTCCCGACCGGTTCGTGAAGGTCCGGCTGCGCCCCGGCGTCACCCGCTTGGTGATGAATCCGAAGGCACAGGGTGCGAGCATGGCGGGCTTTCGCGCCACCAAGGCGGGCGTGAAGTGGGAGCATTACGACGAAGCGCAGGACAAGTTGACTACCGAACTGGTCATCTTCGACCCGGCGGCGATCATCGGCGAGTTCCGTCTGAGCCTGTTCTACGGCGAGTTGGAGGAAGTGCCCAGCGTATCCGCGAGGAAACCCTGATCGGCTCTCGTTATTTTGTCCCGCTGCTGTTGACAATACCCCGGTGACCTGCTATTGCATCGGTCATGGGCATAGCAAATCCAAGACCGGCAATGCGGACAAGGGAACGGCGAGTTGCTTTCCTGCGACTCCAGTGGCACGCACTCGCGACCGGGGAGCAGATGGCTAAGGGGCTGGCAAAGGCAGATGCCAGCCGGGTCGCGATGGCGCTGATCCCGAGCTTGAAGATGTTCGAGAAGCTGGATCGGATGCGACAGGCTGCGAAGAAGCTTCGCGCTTCAGCGTAATGAAAGGCAGTAGGGATGCTAGACACCGATTACGTTCGCGTCATCCCTCGCGATCTATTCAACGAAGCCAATCTTCTGAAATGCCTCGGCAGGGTCTATATCAACCTCGAAAGTGCTGATTGTCCTGACGTGTCGCTGGAGCACGACTCCGCTCCATTCGCCGTCGCGCAGGATAGCGATAGCGGGGCGCTGTGCGTCGAGAACGTCACTCTCAAGGTACGCGGTAAGCCCTATCGGCTATTCCGTCCGCTGAACAGCCGCCGGTCATGGCCGCTATGGCTTTATCCGAATGACGATACCGAGATCGAAGTCTTCACCGACGATGGCGCGTTCTCTGAGGAGATGAAGGCATTCTTGGCTGGCGATCAGTCGTAGCGAAAGTGTTGGAGGCCTGTCCGCCGACTGTTGACAAATCCCGACCGCTCTGCTAGGAGTGTCTGATGATCAGAGCCACCGACTTCACCTCCGAAGAAGATTACCTTACGGCACTCGACGAGGAAGCCGCCGGACCGGCGTCTCCGCAGCAGGCCGCCCGCGAATATGCGTACAACGTCGGGCAGGAGCGTCCGGATCAGGCTTGGATTTTGACCGGCTTCGATTCGTGGGAGCCGAACCCGTTCTACAAGGGACCGCCCGTGCCTCATCCAGAGGCCGACGAGGACTGAGATGGCATTCGAAACCGACGTGCGCGCCGCCGAGCGTCTCATCGCAGAACTGGCGAAGCCGCTACCGCCGGACAAAGAGTCGCTCGGCGTCGAGGGTATGTTCGACCCTTGGGCGTTGTTCGATGGGATGCAGCGTGTGGGCGCCTATTCCTCTGACATCGACATGGTCGCGATCTGGAGCTTGGAAGCCCTGTCCCAGCGCTATGGTATCGGCTGGTTTCCCCGGGAGTACCAGTTAGCCGCAGAGATGTTCTTTCACATGCTTTGCGGGAATCACTACTGCGACTATGGGGTGAGCCCGCGCGGCGCCTTCATGACGGCCGAATCCGCACCGCATCTGACCGCGTGGATCGCAAAGTATCGGGAATGGTACGTGGTCAACTGGGGTAAAGAGTGTCCGCCATGGGTTGCGAGCCCCGCATAACTGACCGTCTACAGGGGCGCGTCCGCCCGGGGCGACCAGCGGCGCCGGATCGGCGAGACGGCCGTGGGCGGCCCGGATTTTGAGGCTGGTGGCGATCTGACGGGTTGACTCTGGGTTCTGGGCGACCGCAGGTCACGACGAGGCCCGGAGGGCGCTCGGAGTTCCACTGTCAAGACCGTTGACACCATTGTCGTAATTTGCGACACAGCCGGGGTCACCACTTTGCCCCCGGCCCTATGCTCGAATTCATCACGGAATTCTTCAAAGCCCAGCCCGTGCTCGCGGGTATGGGCTCGGCGACCGCCGCCGGTGTCGTCCTCGGCAACGCAAAAGCGCTCCCCGGCAAGATTTGGAACGGCCTGACCGATCAATTCTCCGTGTCGGTCCAGATGTTTTCCGAGGATCAGGTCTTCGAGTCGCTCGAACGCTGGCTCTCGAAACAACCCAGCACCCGGAAGATGCGGCGCCTGCACACCGCCGAATGGTACGACCGTGCCCAGCGCAAGAGCGTGTTCGGTCTGGCGCCGGGCGCCGGGCTCCATGCGATCTGGTTAGACGGGCGCCCGTTCTTCATCCACCGCATGATCGAGGATTCCAAGGGCGAGGGTGGCGGCTATGCACGCAAACGGAAGCAAACCATCACGATCACAACTCCCGGACGCAGTCAGACCCCGATTCTCGATCTCGTCGAACGCATCCGCAATGTCGAAGCGTCGGAAGACGTGGTGCCGGTCTATTACTGGAACGGGGTTGAGGCGTGGCGTGTGGATGACCGTCCGAAACGTTCGATGGAGACGGTCTACCTCGACCCAGAATTGAAGGTCGAGATCATCGACGATCTTCGGAAGTTCCTGAATTCCCGGGAGCAATATCACCAGCGCGGTACGCCTTGGCGGCGGGGGTATTGCTTCACCGGCATCCCCGGCGTCGGCAAGACAACAATGATCTTCGCGCTCGCCAGCCTCTTCAGCAAAGCGATCTACATCATCCCGTTGTCCGCCGTGACGAACGACAAGGAATTGCTGAATGCTATCAATGCAGCCGGTGACGCATTTGTTGTGATCGAGGATGTAGACAGCGTAAAGGCCTCCGAGAGCCGTGAGACGGCGCTCAATAACAGCGCAGTTTACGATACCACCAAAGCCGGGATCACGCGCAGCGGGCTCCTGAATGCCCTAGACGGCATCGGCGCGCGCGAAGGCCGCGTGCTGTTCATGACGACGAACTCGCCTGAGGTGCTGGATGAAGCGCTCTTGCGTGACGGTCGCATCGACGTGAACCGCGAGTTTTCTCCCGCAACTGCTGGTGAAGCCAAAGCGATGTTCATGCGTTTCTTCCCCGAGGGAGACGCCGAAGCGTTCGTTGCGGAAATTAACCACCTGCTGCCACTATCGCAGGCCGCTCTACAGAATTTGCTACTTTCTCGCGAAAGTATCAACCAAACCTCTGGTGATTGTCCGTAATCTTGTCATTTAACCACGGCTACGTCATAAGCGTTGACAAATTGTATTCAAACATTCATATTCCCGCGCATTGGTGAACACTGGATAGGCAATGCCACGCTCAAAAGGCAGTACGATCATTCCAAAAACGATTGGCGGGAAAGCGGTAACGCAGACCGAGTTCAAAGAAGCGATCATCGTTGCGCTACATGAACTCGGGCACGCAAAACCGCGTGAGGTTGCTCTGCAACTAGGTCCAGAATGGTCGCAGAATGCCGCAGCCGGGCATCGCCTTGCACAGACAATGTCAAACATGCTGCGCGGCGGCCGTCTCACCGTCAAAGACGGGTACTACAGTGTCTCGGTCAAACACACCTCGCGATTCACACGCGGCTCGCTCGAAGAGTCGGTGATCGAGACGATCCGCTATTTCGGAGGACTGGCGCGCGCACGCGACATCCTCGAAGATTTTGGCGCGCGCCCGGCGGCGCACAAAGACGCGTTCACCGCTGGCGGGCGCGGCGGCGGTCATGCCCGCAATATCTATCGAGTGTTACGCGAAAGCCCACGGATCGTGAGATACGAAGGCGCACGCACCAACAACGCCTTGAGCGCAATGTGGGGCTTGCCGTGGGGCAAGATGCTCCAAGAGCCATTGACAGGCGCCAGCTTCGACTTTCTCGCGAAGGGTGGTTTTCTCCTTAACAGCAGCCTCGAAGGGCAGGGCGGTCGCGACCGCGAAGCCGCACTCTACGAACGCATCAAGCATCACTACGAAAAGGTCGGTGCTGCGTTCCGCGAAGCACGCGAAGCCGTCGATTTCGATATCGACAATGTTGTGGCGAACAAAGAAGTCCGCGATCAACTCGAAGACATCAAAAATCGCGGGACCACACTCACCACGCGTATCTACGACGAGATCAGGTCCGAGGCCGAGCGCATGGCGCGCAGTGCCAACCGGGGAGACGACGCCGCTTACGTGCGCCAATTGCGCGAAATCGAGAACGGCAACGTACACGCATACTTCCTTGCGTATTTCGAACGCGGTGATCCGATGACCCACACCTGTGCGCATGCGAACTTTTATCGGGTGTTCGCAAAGATGTTCGGCATCTGCCCGGCATCGCTCTCGCGGGGTACGGTCGTGCCAATGCTCGCGCCGGTCGAGTCGCCGGAGGAGGATTCCGCGCAGTCGCTAATCGAACTGACCGATCTGGCGGCCGTATAATGTTACAAGCCTACGCCGTCACCGAGCACTGCGAAAACACGGGCGGCATCGTCTTCGCCAACTCCGATATCGAAGCGCGGAAGCGCGGCGCAAGTGAATACGCGGACGGTGAGATCACCGAAGTGAGTTGCAAACGTGCGCCGTGGGCGGATCAGTACGCGGCTGCCGGTCGTGTTCCGGTCCTCGTGATGATCGAATACGGCTGGTGGTGGACTTGCAACGGGTGTGAGAGAACCGTCACATCCGATTTTGAAGATTACGATGACGACGACGTCGTCATCGATCTTCACCCGGTAGAAGACGCACGCGGGTTCTGGTGCACGCCGGAATGTCGTGATCGCGATCTGCGTGAACGTGCCGAGCGCAAGATATTCAACGCGATGATCCTCGATCACTTAAGGATGCTGCTCGCGAAACGGCTGCCCGGCGCCATCGCGGTCGAAAACGAAGGGCACGTCTACGCCGTTCTGAACGACGGGTTGTGGACCGCGCAGCAGGCGAGGATCGATTTCCGTTTTCCCGGCTGTGTCATTGCCCCGGCGAGTTTTCGACTAGGCTGTAACCCGAACACAAACGAAATCGAGGCGCTCGTGTGCGCGGGCGATCTTGAGGCTTACAAGGCGTGGCGTGCGACGGCCACACAAGAGAAAGAAATCCCCAATGGCTGAAACCCCTGTCCGCGCCTTGTTTGTAAACGTCGCCGATCTCGTCGATCCAAACGATCCATCAGGACGGACATTCCGCCAGATCAACGCCGAGATAGATCACGGTATCCCGCTGGGAGCGCTCTGCGAACTCGAAAGCGGCGCGCGCTTGTTCGTGATCAAGCACGACCGCGACTGCGATCAGACGCCACTCTACGCGCTGGCGCCCGACAAGGATGCCGATCCGAAGGACATCTTTGGCGCCGGTGTCGTGCGCGGTTACAGCGAGGACGCGCTTAAGCCGGTGATCCATGGGTAAGCCGACCGACGACACGATCCCACCGCCGCTCTGTGTCTTCTGTAGTACGCCGTGGACCGACGACATGCTCGAAGTGTTCGCGAAGACCGAACTGGATCACGGGTTCTACCCGGATGATCATGCGAGGGTGGTCGATGCGGACGTCTCGATCAAGGTGACGTGCTCGACGTGCAAGCGCGTGGTCTATGTGAAGGAAATCAGGAACGTATCGAATGTCGAAAAGTAGGCTTTGAAGGGTTGTTAAAATGAGCGAGCACATCCGCAATCTCAAAAACTACCAGACCGGCATCGACTATCTACGCAAGCTCGACCCGGAGAAATTCAACATCTGCACGTATGGCTACGAGCGTGAAGGCTGTGGCTTCGTCGGGTGCGCAGCGGGCTGGTGGGCCTACGACGATGTGTTTCCGAGATACACACTCGGCTCGACCATACACGGCTATCACCCGGTTTACACCGACGAACGTGGTGAGAAGTACTCCGGCGCAACTGCGATTGCCGTATTGCTGGGCATCACCGGCGATATTGCGCACGAGCTTTTCAATGGCCTCTGGCGGAACATCCCACCCAGTTTGGTGACACCCGATGCCGTCGCCGACGCCATGGTCACCTATCGGGACAGCGGTGTTTGCGTGACGGCGCTCGCGGAATGCTGACCAAGCGCCAACTCGAAATCCTCGACATGCTTTGCAAGTCCGAAGATCGCGAGATCGTCTGCGACGGCCGTCACTGCATGATCGATCTGGAAAACATCTCGCGAAAATCGGTCTACGCGCTGCTCGGGCACATGGCGATCAAGGATGCTGGTTACGCCAGTGCTGGGTGTGACATCTACAAGCCGTCACTAGAAGCGGAGAAAATCGTCAGGCGCCCGGCGCTCGCCGATGAGATGGTTGCCCGCGTGATCATGCGCAAGCCGTTCTATGTCGATGACGACGGAAACATTCAGGATTCTAAGGCATGACGTTTCGCTGTCAAAAAGAGCACGGCCATGAAGGCGAGTGCGTGAAGTCGGCCGAAGCTTTCATCGCGGGCGGCGTCATCCAAATCCGCATTCCGGTGGACTACTTGCCGGTGATCGTGGACGGCGCGTGGGCGGCTGGCGGCATGAATACGCGTTGGCTCGTGACCGATGCGAAGACATTCGCGCAAGGCGTCTGCACCGCGCTCAATCAGGAAGACGAGGTCGGCACGACCGCGATCCATCGCATGTTCGATAAGGCGTTCCTCGAAGCCATCGAACAGGGCACCGAGGGGATCGAGGAGCATCCGGATCAAAAGGAAATGATGGGATGAACAGAGCACAATGTCAGGCAATGGCGGCAAAGATGCGCGAGCACATCAGATGTATTGACGACCGCGCACGAAACACGCTTCCGATGCCTGTAGAGGACAAAACCGCGCATCGCGTCCTCGCCGCGCTCGCTGCCGGTTATGACGCTGCGGCGGAAGTTGCGTCACCGGGATGTCACTGCGCGCTCGATCCGGAACAGTGATGCATCCTGATCTCATCACGATCATCGTTGGCTTTTGTGAACTCGTGATCGCCGCAGGCGTCGTCACGGTCGCGTGCTGGATCGATGATATTCTGGACTGGCTGCTCGGATGAAACCCTGCATCGTCTGCGACGGCTCGCGTACGCTCAAGCCCGACTTCCGCGCATGCCCGGCCTGCCTGTGGGCGTGGCTGACGCCGCACATCGATGCAACCCGCGTGCAATATCCGAAAACGGCGATCCCCACGATGACGCAGACCGCCGAAGTGATTCAGTTCGACGTATACAAACAGGCAAGAGCGCGATGAAGCTCAAAGTCCAAACCCGCCGCATGACCACATCGCGGACTGACGAGACGAAACATGAGCATTTCACCATGCTCGTTCGCGAAGACGGGAAGACGCACGATCTCTGGATGCGGTACGATCCGCAAGAGGCGCATTTTCAATCACTGGAGCTTGCGAAATTCTTGGACGTGCCGTGCGATCCGCTCGTGATCGATGGTAAGCCGGTCGAGATGGACGGCGTGTTCAAGACGATGCTGGAGGATTAGATGCGCGCGAAGGAAACCACGAGAGAGCTTGCTGCGCGTTGGGAGTCACTGACCTTCGAGGAGAAGAAGTCGATCCTCGCAATGCGGAGTAAACTAGCCAAAGCCAAGTTGCGTTCCAGACTGCGCATTGGCGACAAGATTCGCGCCACGAGAGCAGAATGCGGCGCTCGCGAGGCGTCGTTTTTCTTCGCTGGGTGGAGCGGCGGATGGATCATGTCCAGTGGAGGGTCGAGCATATCCCCCGGGATGGTCTACAGCGTCAACGGGGACGTGCTCGTCATATGAGATCATCGCCCGATGACATCGTCTACACTTCCTACACCGGCACTGCAAAGCGTCAGCTTTCTATTCCAAGGATCACGCCCATCCACGGTCTGCGCTTTCGCACGCCGCTCACGGACATCCCCATGCCGTACACCGGGCTCCTAGAGGTCGGCCCGTTATCGCGTTGGGAGAAATTTGTGCGGACGGTTCGGCGCCTGTTCGGTCTTAAAGGATACACATGATCGGTTCTATCGTTTTTGTGACAACAAAGCCTGCTGGAATAGCATCTTCGTGAAGGCTCCGACGCCTGAGGCTGTGGCGCACCACATCGCGCAGAAGCGTCCCGCTTCTTGGGCTGCGACCAAAGAGCCGGATGGGACGTTCGGTCATTGGTGTCCACATCACACGATCTCAAACTCGGGCGAGATGTTCGACGTAACACCGGTGCGCGGCTGATGTGTCAGCATTGCTATGAAAGCGAAGGCTCTCCCGTCCCCGGCGCCGATGCCCGCGCCATCGCGTCGCGTTTGAACGAAGTCGATCCATTCGGCGGATGTCACATCGTGGTCGAAGACTGGAACATGGAGGACGAGCATATCCAGTACTGCATCGACAACTCCAGCACGACCGACACGGAACGCGAGATCATGCGCGATCTCCTGAAACTACCACTGGATCAGCGCTACGCGGCGATTGCATATGCGCAGGAGTTCGTGATCGCGAATCCCTGCAAGCATGAGAACGCCGTCGATGGGGTCTCCGGTGGTTGGGAATGTCCCGACTGTGGAGCGTGTGATTTCCTATGAGCGACTATGAAACGACTGTTGATCGCAAAGCTATCCTCCGCGCGATGGATAAGAGAGATCGCCTCGGTACGGATGGCGTCTTCGAACTCTTGACGAAGGGCCGCAAAGACAAGAGCGGCACCTTTACGCCCGGTTGTGGGCTACCGCCGTCGCAAGCGCTCTACATCTGCCGCTTTCTCGAAATAGGCTCCAGTTCCGATCTCGAAAAACGCCTCAATTTGATTTTCGCGTTGGACAGTTACGAGGTCTACTTCGAGTACACCGCGTTCGAGCAATTGTTGGATATGCTCGACAAGTCGCATCCGCGCTACTGGCACAATGTCGCGTGCGCTCTCGACGACATCGTCGCGGAAATCGAACGGCGCGGCGGCTCTCTGACACGTCCGACCGTTATGGATTATTTCCGGGAATGGAAAAACGCACCCAAAGATAACGCCGAATGACTTACAAACCCGTCCGCGCAGGCTTCAAGCAAATCCGCTGCACGACATGCGGCCCCGGCAGGCCGTCAGTCGGTTGCGCCGATTGCCGTGGCTCCGGCTATGTCGAGGTGCGGGACAACTGTCCACACACCAACGTCAGCTACGATCCCATGTGTCATGGCTGGGAGTGTCACGACTGCGGAGGGAGCGGGCCGTGGAAGGGACGTGCGCCGGGACGGTGGGGATTCCGCTCATGAGTTGGTATTTCTGGAAGTTCATCCACAACGCGCTGATCCATCCGCTGCTCGCGTTCCCTTGGGAGCCACGATGGGTGCAGCGCGCACATGACTGGACGGCGAAGCGCTGTCCGGGCGGAGGCTGATATGGCATTTCTCAGACACTACACCGCGACCTGCGAGCACAAGCATTGCCACGAAGAAATCACCGTGCGCGCCATAGGCCCGAATACGGGCGCCGATATGATGGCAAAAGATGGGTGGCAGGTCTGGCGAAAATACAGCAACGGATGGGAAGAAGCGCCTTCCCACAAGTGGACGACGTACTGCCCAACGCATCACCGCAAGCGGGGCTTCGCATACGACCATACACCACCAGAGGAACCGTGATGCTCAAACTGCTCGGAAAATTCGTCACCACTCCCAGCGGCAACATCGACGGTCTGAGATTCCTGACCGTCTGTGTTGTGGGTTGGTTTATCGGGGCAGGGCTGGCGCTGTTGTCCGTCGCCATCGCCCCGCATCTACAATCCTTCGCGACGTGGTGGAATCTGTGAATCGGATCAACTATCTCACGCCCTATGAGTGTGCGCGTCTGCGCGACAAGCTTCTAGAGCGTGCCCGGCACACGAAACGTCCCGGACGATCCGCCAAGCACGTATGCCGAGTGCACGCCACACTGATGATGCGCGCTTACGGGCGCTACGACGCACAGCGCGGCACTTACAGACAGGCGCTTCTCTGGGCGCTCTCGATGTTGAAGCCGCAAGAAACAAGAATATGACCGGTAAAACATCCGACGCCGAATCATCCTCGTTAAAAGCGCTACGGGAGCGCTGCGCACAAGTCGCAGACGCCGAATACAACAAATGGGCCGCTCTGGCTGACATGTACCGGCTCGAAGGTCGTGAGGATTCCATGGATCGATGCTTCGCCCGTGCACGCGCTTCGGAAGCCATCGCCGCCAACATCCGCGCGGTGACACTCGAATGAAGATCGCCCATTACAGCAAGAAGCTCATCTGCGCGCTCTGGGGCCACTACTGGGGCGATCCCGTCACGATCCGATCTCTCCGTTCATGGCGCGATCTGAAGAAATGGCTCGACGACGACATGCCGCCCACGAGCTATCAGGTCTGCACCGCCTGCGGGACGAAGCAATTCCTGTAGGCTATTTCCGCTTCCGCCGCTTCGCCACTCCACGCTGGACGTTGTAGTCCTTCGCCACCCGGCAAACCAACGCCATGCTGACACGCCTGCGCGTCGCGATCTGCTCGTAGGTCTGATCGGAGTTCGCAATGGCGTTTGCGATCCCGGCACGCCGTTTCTCCGAGACCTCATAGCCGTGCGCAATTCTGCTCTCACGGCGTTTGACGTTGAGCTTCTCATCCTTATTGAGTGCCGTCATCCGCTTCGCGGCGTCGGCTTTGCGCTTCGGGTTCTTGTATGACGCTGTGATGGCCGCGCGGTTCTTGGCAATGAAGGCTTTGTCCTTGTTCTGGGTCTTCATCCGTGCACGCGCACGCTCGCGCACCGGCTCTCGTGCATTGTAGATGTAGCGGGCGACCCAGAGTGCATCCAGTACTTTCTTGCGATACTCGGGGTCCTTCCACAATTCCTTCGACCACGCCGAAGCGCGCGCAGCGCGTTCCGCATAGGTGCTCGGCCGACCGGCGCGTTTGCGGTTTGCGCACGGGATGCACAACGATCCCTTCTTGGACTTCTTCAGGCATCCGGACCGGAACGCGCAACGCGGATTGCGGTTGACGTGAGTTCGGTAGTGCGGCGTCGCGAGCGACACCAGCCGCCATCGATTCCAGATCGCATGCTCCACCGTCCCCGAGAGGTACGGTGTGTCATCTTCGTCAAGACCGCGCTTACCGGCGCGCCATCCACTACGAAAGGCGTCGTCGTGTTGCTTCTGGGAGATCATAGCTCGGTGAGGCGTCCGGCTTCGGCGTCCGCGAGCGTCTCCGCGACCCATTTGTCGAACTTTCCCTCGCGGCCGTCCGCTTCCATCTGGCGATCCCACGCGTCGTCATCCAAGCCCTCAAGGAAGGCACGCAGCCGGTCGCGCTCGCTCACACTGAGACGCCGGATTGCGTCCTCGACCTCATCGACGGTCGCGCCCCAGACCTGCGTGGGCACCGGCTTGTATCGCAGCATGCCGAGCGCGTCCCAGAGCGTGACCTCCGGGATTGTGCGCCAGCACCGCCATGCCATACCGATCCGGTAGCGAAGGGTCCCGTTCATCGCGACACTCTACGGCGCCGAGACTTCCGTTTCAATTCTCTGATACAGTCAGTCCGCGCTCTTTCGGCTGGTGAAATGACCCAAACACTTCGAGAAGACATGCCACCGGCAACCAATCAGGTTCGCTACTCCTTTCACAATGGTGTGTGGATCGGCCGACGTCTGTACCGGCGCAAGGGTAAGGCCTCCGTCAAATGCGTCTATTTCCGCGTCGAGTTGTTCGGCAACCTCTTCGATCTCGACGACATTCCGGTTTCGCATTTGTGCATTGCCGTCGCGGTCGCCGGGCTCCCGACGATCAATTTGGAGCAGGTCAAGCGTGCCATCAAATTCGACGTGCACAACAATCCCAACTCCATCATCGGCCCAGTCCTCCAGTCGTTGGCGGCGCTCGACCTGAAGTCGCCGACCGCAACAGCACGTCTGTTCCTCGGCAACCGCGTCCGAATGACGGATCGCGGGATGCTGCTCGATAGCATGCCGTGCTCGGAGGAGCGCTTGCTGCTGGAGGCAGAGACGTTCACACGCGAGTGCCGGATCGACGCTCGGCGCGCAGCGCAACTAGTCGGTTCTGTGCGCCCACCAGATATTCCCGCATGGACGGAAACATCGCCGCGAGCTTTCGGTTCGTCCGGCACGATCTGAGCGCCAGCCGCCGCCGGTGACGGTATTGCTCGACCGGCGACAGGCTGTCGAACCACCTTGCGTATTCCACCTCCACGGCCGCGATCTCGGCCTCTTGTTCGTCTTCCGTGAGCGCGCACCAGCGCTCCCATTCCTCGGCGTCCCAGTCGTCGTCCATATGCTTCTCCGATTCACCGGGCGCGCCATTGCGCCCATCTCCTAATCGGTAAGCGATGCGAGAACCGGAATAGCGGGCGCCCTTAAATCCCGAAAATTCCGCACGGCGCGGTCTTAAGTCCCGTTTGTTCCGCCCCGGCCCTTGTTGGACCCTATTTAGGGCCACGAAATTCCGAAGCTGAGACTCAGGTGACGCCAGTGCCGCGCAGCGGGAATCGTGGGCTGGGCACGAGTTCCGCCGGGTCCCGCGTATTTGCCGACTCGATACCCGGTATTGTCCGAATTGTGTTGACATAACAGGCCGCACCTGCTACCCAGCGCCCATGAGAGCCAAAACGAGCAAGCGCAGAACAGGCCTGAATGACGCCATGCCGGACTCGCCCGTCGAGCGCGTCCGCAAGTCCCTGCCACGCGGGGACGGGCGCTGGCCCGGCTTCGACCATGTCTATCTGAAGATCGCCGCAGCGTGCGAGCACATGGCGCAGACGGTGCTCCGGCTCAGCGACGAGCACGTGACCGCCATGGCGATCCTCGGCTCCGGGCATGAGGAGACGATGAAGGCCGAGATGTGGCGCCTGCGTACGCGGGGGTTCGTCACGTAGCGCTTGACGGCCGCCGCCGGGCATGCTCCATGATCCCGACGACGAGTTCAAAGCTTCTGCCGTCTGTCACGACACCGACCACTCGGCCGCGTCGCCTCCCTCCACGCAACGGACGGCGCGGCCGATGTCTTTTCAGCCCCGGCGTCGCGATCTCGACGACCCCAAATCGATCCCTCACTCATTAGGCCAGCCGCGCAGCGGGCCGGTTATGCTCCCGACCGCGAAAGTTCCATCACCCAGCCGACCCCTCGGCCGCACAGCCTATGCGCCCGGGATGGTTACTTTAATGAGAAAATGAGAACAGCAGGGCTGGGCTCTGCCCCATCTCTAATAGAGAAAAGGATGGTATCTTTAATGAGAAAATGAGTACTCTGAGTCAGGAGTCCGAAAGTACTCATTTCTTCATTATTATATACATCCTTTTTCCTTACTATGGGGTATATAGAAAGGGAGTCAAATTAACCTCTCTGAGAGCCTCCGACACTGGTCGGACCGTCGCCGGACCCGAATACTCAAATTTTCATTAAAGTAACCATCCCGAAATCGGTTAACTTCCGGTAATGTTACGTACTCAATTTCTCATTAAAACAACCATCCCGAGATCGGTTAACTTCCGGTAATCACTCCGAGCGCTCTGCGAGCGTCGTCGTTGGACCTTCGGTAGGCCGTTCGACCTGATATGGCAGACCCTATCCGGCTTAAGGGGCGGTATATCGGGTCAGCCGATCCGACGATCAATCTCCCCGGCTACCGCAGGCCCGGAGCCGAAGGCGATGGGCGAGCGAAGCGAGTTGGGGTGGTGATCTGATTCCCCGACGATGTGGCGCACCGGCGAAGGAACGATCTGGTTCCCGGCTGCTCGACCCGGCGATCTGACCGGCTGGCGCACCAACTACTCGACCCTCTGACCAACCGGCTACCGCAGGCCCGGAGCCGAAGGCGATGGGCGAGCGAGGCGGAGCCCGCGAGTGATCCCTACCCGAATTGGGGTGGATCGTTCCCAATCTGGGTATGACCCGGTTTCGGTTCACTTTCCAGAGTGACCCAAAAACGGTTCACCCGATATTTGCTCTGGAGCCCATATTTGCTGTGCAGCAAATATCGCCGGATTTCACCGAATGCTGAAACGCCCGCGCCGGGTGAAATCCTGAGGTTGACTTTCCCGTACCTGAGATACGCGAAAGTCAACCGCCGGGGCGCTTCGCGACGGTCCGTCACGATTCTTGACTTTTTACCCCTGATGTGTGATAAAGCTTGACATCACATCGCGCTTGTGCATAGCGCTTCGCACCCGAAAGCTCTCGTGTCCGTTCCATCACTCGCACCGCCGTATGCGGTCGCGCGCCGACCCAAGATGTTCGACCAACTGACCGTCGTGGCGGCGGTCGCCGCCAATCGCGAGGCGATCCTTGCGTGGGCTGCCAATCGTGGCTTCTCCGCCGGGGAAGAGCCCGAAGTCATTCTTGGCAACGTGGTGTCGGCGATCAGCAAGTCCGATGGCGACGAAGCGCGCGCGGCGCGGCTGATGGAGTTGGCCTTCCAGTGGAAGGTCGATGACAAGCTGCTCAGGCACTTCGAAGTCGTCAAGAAGAACATCCCCATTGCGCATGCGATGCGCGTCCATCGCTGGGTGATCGAGACCGGTATCCGCTTCCCCGGAAGGATCGGCGATCTCATCACGTTCATGGCGAGCGACAACCACAATCGCAAGGCTCAGGTCGTCGGTCTCCTCGACCGTGACGCCAGTGCGGTCGTCAAAGGCGAAAGCGGCGCCAGCGGAATCGTTACCGCCGAAGACGTCATCGCCAATCACACCCATCCGCTGTTGATGGTCAAAGGCCAGCCGCTTCTCGATCAGCGTCGCCCCACGTTCGGCCGCCGAGAGAGTTTGCCTGAGGAAACGTCGTGACACGGATCGTGGGAATCGACGGGCCTCAACGGCGCGCTCGCAATGGATCGACACTGAAGACTGGTCGCTGTCGATCTTCGATATGCCGCGCGAGCCGGGACGCGGTGACAAGAACGCGGTTTCACCGACCGGCGTGGCACAACTGCTGAACCGGCTGTGTCCGGATTACGTCTTCGTCGAAGACGTCTGGTCGAGCCCGCAGATGGGCGTGACCTCGGCATTCAACTTCGGACGCTCGCTCGGCATCGTTCTCGGCGCCGCCGCAACGTCTGCAATTCTCACGCTGGTGAAGCCGACCGAATGGAAAGCGCGCACCGGCACGCCGAAGGACAAGAACCAAGCACGCCGTCGCGCACAGCAACTTTTCCCATGCGCATTCGAAGTCTTCAAGCGTGTGAAAGACGACGGCCGCGCCGAGGGTGCGATCCTCTGTTTCTACGGTCTGTTCCTCAATCGTATGACGCCGCCAAAACCGCTGACGCTGAAAGAACACCCGTAGTGCGCCCGCGTATCTTCAAGACGCCCGTTCCGCCCAAGACCACTTACCTCAAAACCAAACCAAAAGCCGACGACGATGACGACGAATTTCTTTTCATGCCCAATGCTGGACCGGCTTCGTGCATGGTCGTTTGCGAGGATCGTGAGACTTCACTCACACCCATTGGTCTTCTCGATCCATCTGGCGCTCCTCTCTACCGGGTGGTTGTGCCGCTGAGTTATTCCGCAGGTTTCGGCCGCTACAACGACGTCTATGACGGCGCGACCGAGATCGCTTTCATTACCACCGAAGGCGAGTGGCGTATGGGGCAGACCTTTGCGGGTCAAATCGACGATTACGACGAAGAGTACACCGAATGACGACGATTGCGGTCAAAGATGGAATCATGGCGGCCGATAGCCGCTGCACCGACGATCTCGGCGCGTTTGCGACGCGCATGATCAAGGTCTTCCGGCTGGATTCCAAAGCGCTGCTGGGCTGCGCCGGTGACGCCGACTTCCGCGATGTCGTGACGCTCTTCAACAAGGCGTCCGCGAAAAAACTACCGACGCGCGCCGAACTCGCCGCGATCAAGACTGAATTCCAAGGGCTGCTGCTCTTTCCCAACGGCACGCTGTTCTTCATCGACATCACGCCCGGCGAAGGCTCCAGCAGTGAGTACAAAGGCTCGGTCGTCGAGTGCCGCGAGCGTTTCGCCGCTGTCGGCTCCGGGCAGCAGTTTGCGATGGGCGCAATGGCGGCAGGACGCGGCGCCAAACAGGCCATCGAGATCGCCTGCCGCTACGACATCCATTCCGGTCCGCCGGTCGTCGAATATCCCGTCAAACCCGTTTCCAAATCCAAGTAAGACATCATGAACATCAAAACACTCGGCAGCTTTGCCTCTTACGGTCTTTCCCTGATCGTTTTCGCACTCGTCACGCTCACCATCACCTGCGCGCTCGGCCCCAACTTCGGCGCGGCCTTCGCCGTGCTGGCTCTCTGCCACGTGATCGGCCTCTGGGCGGTGCGCATCAAGAAAAGCAGCGCGCCTTCATGAGGGGAATCGCACCCGCACTAATCGAAGCCGTTGCCATCTTCATTTTGTTCCTATGGCTGTTCACCGCCTGCGCGCTCGTTTTCAGCGCGTGGTGTGCACTACTGTTTGCGACGGTCGTCGGTGGTGCGTTCGGGTGGTGGCTTATCCGCATCTGGGCGACCTCGAAATAAATCATGCCTGCACTCCAAAACGAACGTCACGAACTTTACTGCAAGCATCGCGCAAGAGGCTCGACGGCCAAGAAAGCCATCGTGCAGGCTGGCTGGCCTGTCGGCTCCAACGCGCATCTGGAGCTTGAGAAAGACCATGCGATTCAGGAACGCATTCGCGTCCTGACCGACGAATTCACGATTGCGCGCGAGCAGGCGCGTGTCGCTGCGATGAAAGCCGCCGAAACGGTCGGCATCATCACCGGCGTTTCCAAGGCATGGGTGATCCAGCAGCTTGCCCAGAACGCGATCAAGGCAGCGCAGGAAGGCGACTTCAAGGCGTCGAATGAAGCGACCAAATTGATCGGCGACGAATACGGCATGTTCAAGGGCGGATCGGCCGTCGAAGGCGACGACAAGGAAGAGCCGCAGGTCGTCGATATGGCGCAGGTCGAAGGCTTGCTCAATGCCAGCGACGCGGTGGCCTCGAACGAACCGGCGCAAATCGAACAGCGTCCGGAGGTCAATCTCGAACTCTTGGAGCGCATGATCGGCAACCGCGCCAAGAACGCGGTCACCGCCAAGGATCGCGAACTCCCGCCAAACCCCGAAACCGATGTCGCGATGAGCGATGCCGCCGAGATCGACGACGAGGACGAAGAACCATGATGGCCGTAGCCCGCGCGCTTGCGTTCCTTTTCATCTTCAAGGTCGTCTGCCTTGGAGCGCTCGCCATCATCACCGGCTTCACCCTCGGTGTCTGGATTCGCCGCCGCTTCTTCCGCAGATGAACGCCGACCAGATCGTCAACGCTCTGGTCTTCGGCGCCGTCTTTCTCGTCATCCGGGTCGGCTACGTGCTCGCCGTTCTCCTCGCCTCGGTTCTGGCACGCTTCTACGACTGATCAACAGCTTTCATGGTATATCTCCTCGAAGACCGTGCGCGTGCGCGCACCACGGTCAGACGCCTCAACGCTCTCGCTCTTGAGACCAAGACCGCCGCCGCGCGCGGCATCGTGCTGCCGACCGAGCGCGAGCAGGCGCTCATCGCGCTGACGAACACTTCCGACCGCTCCAACCAGATCGAAGCGCTGATCGCGATGAGCGAGCGCATGCGCAAGGAGCATCTCGCCAAGCTGAAGCCGCTGGCGCGCGACGAGTTCAACGCCTTCTGCGAATACGTCAACCCGGAAGAGCCGCCGGAATCCAAATGGCACATCTTCCTGACCGGCGAACTGCAAGCCATCGAGACCTTGGGCGGCAACGGCCGCTTCGTCCTGAACTGCCCGCCCGGTCACGCCAAGCCGCTCGATATCGAGACCCCGATCCTGATGGGCGACGGGCGCTGGAAGCGTCTCGGCGACGTCGAAGTCGGCGACAGCGTCATGACCCACCAAAGCCGCCCGCGTAAAGTCACGGCCGTCCACGAGCAGGGCACGCTCGATACCCTGAAGATCACGACCCGGCAGGGCCGCGAGATCGTGACCGCGCCCGACCATTCGTTCCTGATGCGCGCCCAGCGCGGCGGCGTCTTGGGCGCCGAAGTCTTCCGCGACGCCAAGGGTCTCTACCCGGGCGACGTGTTGTCGTTTCCGAAGGTCAAGAACTGGGTGGACCGCTCCGGCAAGAGCCTCGCCGAGTTCGAGCTTGCCGCGCTGTTCGCCGCCCACGGCAGCCGGACCTACGCCAAGGATCGCACCAAGACGCGGACCTACCTGAACGCGTTCCTCATCTGCAAGGATGAGACGCGCTCGGCGTCGATGCGCGCCACCTTGACCGCGCTCGGCATCCCACACAAGCACTGGCTGACGCAGACCGACAGCCTGCACTTCATCCGGATCGAGACCAAGTCGGCCGACGCGCTCGCCGCCGATTATGGACTGAACGATAACGTTCGGGTCCGGCGGGTTCCGGCGTTCGTGCACCGGGGCGGCGCCGCCGAAGTCCGCAAATACATCGAGACCTATGTCGATCACAAAGCCGAAGTGCTGGCGCGCTACAAGCTCCCGCGCATCAAAATTTCGTTCCAGAGCGACAAGCTGGCGCGCGACTTCCAAGGCTTGCTCGCCCGGTTCGCGGTCCCGTCCACGCTCTCCTACAAGACCGGGCGCACCGCGCTGGTGCTCACCCATGAGGAGCTTGCGCTCTACCTGCGCAGCTTCAACTATCGTGGCCCGCACCTCGACCGGCTGAACCGCAAGCTCGACAGCGCACCGACGCCGCGCACCGTCCCGGGCGATCACGTACTCGCCATCGTCAAGCACAAACCGCGTCCCTGCCGCTGCCTCACCGTCGAGCAGGATCACACCTTCATCGCCAACGGCGTGGTCGTCCACAATTCCACATACGCCAGCCGTCAATATATCGCATGGCGCCTCGGCCGCCGTCCGCGTGACAAGATCATCGGCGGCGGTCACAGCCAGCGCTTCGTCGAGAACGAGTTCTCCAAGAAGATTCGCGATCTGGTGCAGGGGCCGGAATATCAGGCGGTCTTCCCCGAGATCATCATCGACAAGGACACCTCGGCGAAAGACCAGTGGGCCGTCATCACCGGCGGACAGTATGTCGCCAAAGGCGCCGGTCAGGCGGTCCACGGTTTCCGCGCCAACTTCATCTGCGTGGACGATCCCTATCCCAAGATCGAACTCGCCGAGAGCCCGGTTGTGCGCGAGAAGGTGAAGACGTGGTTCTTCGGCGACCTTGGCACGCGTCTGCTACCGGGCGCGACCATCTTCGTGATCATGACGCGATTCCACGAAGACGACCTCACCGCGTCGATCATGGAAGCCAATAAGATTCTTGCTCCGGCGAGCCGCTATCGGATCGTTGAGGCGCCTGCGATCTGCTACGACCCTGAAAACGACGTGATTGGCCGCGACTTGGGTGAAGTTCTTTGGGACTTTTACTCGCTCGAATATCTCGCCGAAAAAAGAGACACACAAAGTTACCAAAGATTTAGTCTGATCTACCAGCAGGACGCCAACGCGACCGACGACTCCTCGATTGCGTCCAAATTCAAGATTTACGATCAGGCGCCGCACGCCACACCGGAAGCGCTCAAGGATGCCGAGCGCAAGAACCAGCGCGACGCTGGCGGACGCGTCACGGTCAACAAGCGCGACTATTACCGGCGCATCACCTTGAGCGTCGATACCGCGACCAAGGCGAACGAGCGCGCCAACTACTCGGTGTTGCAGGTCTGGGGCGAGACGGCCGACAAGAAGCATTACCTGTTGGATCAAGTGCGCGGAAAATGGGAACTGCCCGATCTGACGCGCCAGATCAACAAATTGGCCGCCAAACACGGTGTAGATTCGATCATCGTCGAAGATAAGGGCAACGGCACCAGCTACATTCAGGAGCAGGGTAAGACCGACTTCCAAGCGCGCAAGGCTCCGGCGCCGGTGATCGCGATCAAGGTCAATGCCAACCAGTCGAAGGAGTTCCGCTTCGAGGAGGTCAAGCCGATGATCGAGACCGGCGAGGTCTTCCTGCCGAAGCAGGCCGACTGGCTGCCACTCTTCATCCGGGAGGTGTCCCAGTTCCCGGATGGCGCCAACGACGACCAAGTGGACGCCATGACCCAGTACCTTCGCTGGGTGAAGACCAAGCGCCGCCGGGGTGGTACCAAAAAGGCGGTCGCGGGTGGCTGACCCAAGCACGCGGGCGTTTACCAACGCCGCGAATAGGTTAACGGGTGGGACTTTTGAGATTGCGTCTCACTACGCGTTAACCAATGACGCGACTAGGTTAACGAGGCCCATCCGGGCCGTTTACCAAGGCGCGATCTGGGTTAATGCCGCCGCCCAGCCGAAGGCGGCGAGCGCGATGGTGGCGACGGCGAGGAGCGGGGCGAGTTCGAGCAGCCGGATGGTCATGACGCGATCTCTACCGCGCCTGTCCGCGTTCGTCAACAGACTGCCGCGATCTGCGGCACCCGGGCACCACCGCGTCGCGATCCCGGACACCCATGTCATAGATCAGCGATTTCGTGACACATCGCCGAAATGCGCAACAAAAACAAGGCACTCTGCCATTCCTATGGCTGTGGCCCAAAAGTCATCCCGCAGTGCAGCATCAAGATGTTGTAGTTCCTGACAGTCTGTCAGCACAGGCCGACCGTCACGACACTCCTTGACAAAATCCTAGACCTGTGACCCGGCGATGTCACCTTTCCGGGCTTTCGTGACCTCGAAATGTCCGGATTTGGCCGGGAAATGTCCGGATTCGGCCCAAAATCCCCGTTTTCCGCCTCAAAATCCGGGCAAATCGTGTCCGGATACGTCCGGATACCGTGCGCGAGCGCATTGTCCGGCTGGTCCTACCGCGCGCGAGATCGATCTCTACCGCGCGCAGGCGCATTTGGGCGCCCGGGCCTACCGTGCGCGCCTTCGTTGTCCGGCTGGCCCTACCGCGCGCAGAATCGTTCTCTACCGTGCGCGCTCGCGTTCTGTGGCGCGTCCTATCGTGCGCGATCTCATTGTCCGGCGCGCCCTACCGCGCGCTGGCGCATTAACCGGCGCGGGCACAACCTTAACGGCCGTTAACCTTTCGAGGTCATTGGTTAACGCCCGCCCGCCAGCCCGCTTGCGTTAACCAATTGCCGTCATTGGTTAACGGCCCTTCAGCGCCCGGCGTTAACCAATTGCCAGCATTGGTTACCGGCCCCGGCGGCGGTCACAGACGGCGCACCGCGCCGTCCGCCCCGATCTCGAACCGGGTCGAAACCTTGGTGCGCTCGAAGAAAGTCCGCTGCCCAGCCAGAATCTCGGCATCCGTGCCGTGATCGACGTCGCCGGGGGCCGGGTCTATGACGATATCGCGCCACGGGACCGGCTTGTCATTGTTCACCTTGCGGACTTCGCGCTTCACCGCCGCGCAGATGGCGCGCCAGCGCAGCCCGGGCGCGCAGCGGAACAGGGCCACGATAGGCCAGTCCGGAACGTTACCCGACAAGACCAGCAGATAGCGTTCCTTGGTCATTTGGCCTCCCATGTCGTGCAGGTTTCACCCTCCAGCGGTCCCACCGCCATGCGTTCGCGGTTGCCATAGCGCAGCGAGTAGGGCAGGCGTTCCGCAGGCCACGTACAGAGACCCAGCGCCTCCGCCGGGTCATCGTCCGGCGCGAAGTCCGGGTCGAACCATTTGCAGGTCCCGCAGGTCTTCATGCCGTCACCGCCGCGCGTACGATCTCCAGATTACGCCCGGCGCGCTCGCAGGCGTCGGCGAGTTCCAGCGCCTTGACGCGGTCGCCCGCATCCCGGGCCGCCAGCGCGCGGCCTCCGAAGTCGCGCACCTGCCGGGTGAACGTGTCCAAGAGGAACGTTGCCAGCGGGTCGCGACTCCTGATCTCGACCGCCCGCTTATGCAGCGCGCGGCCGTGTTCCTCGGCTTGCGCCGCGAAGGCGTTTTCGACCGATGCCCGCAGGCGTGTGCCGAGGGTGCCTGTCATGCGCACGCGGGCCACGCAGCGATGCGAGCCTCCTGCCGGGCCATCCGCGCGGCAGCACCCACCACAAGCGCGGCGAGCGCGCCGGTCGGCGTGTGTCCGTTGCGGCGCAAACGTGCCACCGTGTTCAATAGCCCGGCGGTAGACCCGCGCGGGGTCTCGACCGGCGCGTAATGGATCAGGCAGGCGTCTGCCGCCCCGTAGCGTGTGATGCTATCGCGTTTCCAGCGGGTCATGCGATCACTGCCCCGGCGCGAGATAGAACCGAATCCACTGCGCCACGACCGGGCCATTACCCTTGAAGCCGTCCTCGGACGCTTCCGCCACCCGGGCGATTTCGTCCCATGACTGGTCCGCGCCATCGGTCGCGAACTGAGCCGCCGCCTCGTGCACGTAATTCGACCCGTAACCGGTCAGCGGGTTTGCCAGAAACGCTCCGCAATTTTCGCAGTGCTGGGGCGTATCCGCCTCACCGCCTCCGTAGGAGTAGGGGCCTTTTGGGAACGCATCCGACTCATAGGTGACTTCGTCCGCGATGTTGGCGGGCGCTTTGCCCTCGGCGGTCAGATCACGCCGGATGGCATTGCCGCAATCTTCACAGTAGAGCGCGGCCCGGTAGACAAAAGCTTTCATTTGCGACTCCGTTGGTTCTTGATTGTGCGCCCTTGTAGCATGGAATTATTTTGTCTGTCAAGGGTTGACAGTTCAGATTTCGCCGTGCTAGAACAGCGTCACAACGAAAAACGGAGTCGCGAATGAAACGGAAAGGTGTAACGGGTTTGAAACTGTGGCGCGCCCGCGTCCAGAAAGTCTACGCCTCGCTGGCCGAACTGCGGGCCTATGACGAGACGTTCGAGATCGTGAAGCGCTGCGGCTATCGCAACGCGGAATCGCTGTGGAACGCCAACCCCCTATTGCAGGGTTCGACCCACCCGGCGGATTTTGGAGTCGCAAATGCACACTGACGAATTCTGCAAGACCTTGGACGCCTTGGATCGCGCGGACGCGATCAAGGCCATTCACGCCGCTTTCCTCCAACTGAGCGCGATGGGCGTGCAGGTCGAAGTCAACGGCACGACCTATGACAATGAGCCCGCCATCTCGCGGCTGAAAGCCTGCATGGTCTCCGCCGGTCACATCGGGTTCACGTCATGACGGCGCGCCGGGGCACACGCTCGATCCTGCCGAACAGCAACAGCGCCATCCTCGCGCCGATGGCTTACGGGCTACAAGTCCGCTGGCACGAAGAACTGGACTCGCATGTGCTCTACCACGGCGAGCAGCGCGTGGCGGGCCATCACAACGGCTTTTCCTGCCACGAACTCGCCAAGCGCATCCTGTCCGGCAATGCCGAACGCGCGACGGCGCAATTCGACTACATCACCGCGTGTGGCGGTCAGCATTACATCACACACGAAGCCTTCGCAACCATCCTCACAGGAGTCACACACTGACATGCATACCCGGCACCACGGCCACGGCCATCACGGTGGCGCGGGCTTCGCGCTCCTCGCCTTCATCCCCGGCTATCGGTTTTTCCTGATGCTGATGGCCTTGATCGTGATGTGCGGCGGGACGTGATCCCACCGCCGTCCGGCACTTGCGTTAACTGTTCGCGGCGATTGGTAAACGCGGGCGAACCGCCGGGCTCAGTCCTCCGGGTATGTGGTGGCGCGCGCCGCCTTGTCCCACGAGTAGACATGGAACGCGCGATCAGTTGGGAGAATGAGCCTCATCAACTGGTAAGAGGCCTCAAGATCAATCGCGCGGGCCAATGCTTCGTATAGGGCTTTCATGCGGCGGCGCGCGCCTCGCGTACGACCTCAGCCCATAACGCCTTGCACTCGGCGCGATGCTTCGCCGCCGCCCCGGGCGTGAACTGGGATTCGAAACTGTCACAGCCCTTCATGAGTTTCCCCAACTGATTGTTGAGCGCGATGGACTCAAAAAGCCCGGTGGTTTTGTCGCCCGCATTGCGCATGCGGCCCGTGTAGACGATCCAGAGGAAGTCCACGCCCTCAGTTTTGTCATAGGCCGCTTGCCACGCTTCGGGCGTGCCAGCCTTCACGGCTTCCATGTGGAAGTGTGCGATGGTTTCCGCCAGCACACCCTCACCCAGCAAAAAATCGGCGTGGGACTTCATGCGGCGGCCTTGTCATACTGGATTTTGACGCCGAGACCCTTCGCCTCCCGGTACCACACCGGGTAGATCGAGACCGCTCCCCACGGTTTTGTCTCCGTGACCCAGTAGGTCCACTTCAAGCGCTCGCTCGGCAACCGCCGATAAGCACGCACCAGAAATTCCGATTTCATTTGCGACTCCGTGTGTGTTGTTGTGCCGGTCTTATCGCATAAAAGATTTTGTCCGTCAAGTGTTGACATTCACAAAGCGCCCGGCTATAACCACGCCACAACAACGAACCAACACGGAGTCGCAAGTGAATCACGAACTCAGGATCAAATACGGCACTAGCCGCGCCGCCAATACCTACGGTTACGGGCTTGTGAGCCTGTACGACGGCGGTAAGAAAGTCGCGGCCTGCAACGGCGGCGGTTACGACATGCGCGGGACGGTGTTCGGCGAATGGCTCGAAAAGACCTATCAGGAACGCCTCGTCGCGCTGGCGAAGGCAACCAAGGGCGCATTTGCGCGCGCCAACTGGAACGGCGAACTGGGTGACGAGTCGAATTACGTCCGCCTCCCCGCTGATCGCAAGGTCGAGCTTTACGGCGGCACCTATTACGAGAACGGCAGCCGCGAGAGCGTTCACGGCCGCAAGGGTGCCCAGAAATACATCGCCAAGCCGCCGCATGTGACGTTGGATGGCGGTTGCGGGTTCGAGTCGATTTACCGGATCGCCAAGGCCATCGGCCTCAACGTCCGCACGGTTGACGCTGGGAAGAAACTCGACATCCTCCTGATCGAGGACACGAAACCCGGGTAACAGTTGCGTCACGCCTGCGCCCTGCGTTCCCAAGACGCGCAGGCTTGACACTCCGGCGGATGCGCCCGCGAAGCCATCCGCAAGCCTGCCCCGGCGCTGGATCACTCCGGCGTCGGGGCTCTTTTTTCTTGGGATGTTAACCAGTCGCGTCGATTGGTAAACGCGGGTGGCGCGGGCGCGCTCAGGTGATCTCGCGCCCGGTGTCGGCACACACGACCGGCTCATCTTCCTCCGCCATGCAACCGAGCGCCACGACGCGCCAGCCATCGCGCAGATTGAGCCGGACGGCTTCGAGCACGTCGCGCAGGTGTGCGCGGACCGCCTCATAGCTCAATATCTCGCCGTCCGAGGTCATGAAGAAACACTCATAGCCGCCGGGCCAAGCGAACTTGCCCGCGCGCAGGGCCGACTTGACCTGCTGCATCCCTTTCAGGCCCAGAACGAAGTCGCGGCCGTGCACCGCGTAAGCCGCACGCAGCGGCGGCAGCTTGTTCCAGTCCGTGACCCGGGTGTCGTAGAGATCGCCGCCGGTCGCGACGAACAGGTGATCTGGCAGCTTGCTCATAGCAGCACCGTGACCAGTGTCGGCGTGCGCGCTGAGTCCTCTTCCTTGCGGCTGTCGTAGGGCGTGCGGCCGAGCGCGAACGCCATGACGTCGAACTGTGGGCAATCGCGACCGCCGTTCTTGATGGTCCTGCCACTGTCATGGAAGCACACGTCCACGCAATCCGCCGGGCCGCCCTTGACATAGGGCTGGAACGCAAACGTCACGCGTTTGCCGTTGCTGAGCTTGGCGGTGATCGTATAGTTGCCATCCGGAACTTCCACGCACAGATGCGGGTTGGCGTTGAACCCGGCGAAACCCGCCGCGACCGCCTCGTCTTGGGATGCTTCCTTGAAATTCATTTGCGACTCCGTTTGTTGTGCGCCTCTTATAGCAGCAATTATTTTGTCCGTCAAGTGTTGACATTCAAAAATGTCCGGGCTATAACGGCCGCAACAAACACAAACGGAGTCGCAAATGGCAAAGCTTTCTGCAAACGGCCGCACGATTGTTGGCAGCATCGATTACATCGCCAGCACAAAGCGCGTCATGTCCGATGGCGTCATTCTGGAGAACAAGGGCCACGGCTGGAAGGTCGCGGGCAAGGTGAAGCCGGGCTTCACACCCGAGCAGGCTTTCACGCAGGGCAAGGCCAAGCATGAAGCCACACTCGCCGCGCGTCCTGCGTTGGCGGCCTATCGCGCCGCCCTGCATGACGCCTGCGGGCTCGCCAAGCGCTGGGCGCTCCACACCGCGATCACCTTGATGCCGGACGACCCGGATGGCGTGTGGTCGAACTGCGTGGACAGCTATCCCAAAGTCGATGCGGACCTCGATGACATCGTGAGGCTTTGCGGGCTCTACACCCGCGCCAAGGCAGAGAAGGAGGAGGCGGCGGTCGCGTAAGCGCCGCCAGCGCGCACGTTTACCAATTGCGGAGATTGGTTACCGCGCGGTATGCGGGCGCGGGGCTCCAAGCCGCGCCGGTTTGGTCAACAATCCGGATCGAAGTCGTGCCACTCCTGCACCTCGTCGGGCTGGCCGTCGTGCTCGTATTCGCCTTCGCCCTCCGGGGCCAGTAGGGTGGCATCCTGTTCCGGGTCCACGCCAATCTCATGATCGACCGGAAAGCCGCATGAGAAGCCGGACTCGAAGTCCACGCGGATGCAGTGTGCGCCCTCGTACTCGACTTTCTCGACGGTCTCGAACTCGAACTGGAATTCGGGATGCTCGCTCTTCAGTTGCGGGCTCTCCTCCTTGTTCTCGCACGCGTCGAAATAAGCTTCGTCGGCGAACCGATCCGCTTCAAGGTCGCAACGCTGGCCGACGCGCAACTGATTCACCCGGCACTTGACGACGCCTTGCCGCTCGACCGTGTTGACCGTGTTCGATCCGTCGCCCCGGCTCATTGCACGACCTCCGACGCATCGACAAACACCCAATGGTGCGTTGCCTCAAAGCGAAACAGCGAACGCGGCTTTTCCGCCAGCGTGCGCAGGTCGCCCTCGGCGAGCATGTCCGGCGTGGCGGTGACCACAAGACACGGCCCCTGACCGCCCGGCACGGACTTGACCGGCGTTCCCGCCGGGATCGTGAGATCGTAGCCGAATTGCGGCGCGGAACTACCCGGCACCCAGCGCTTCGTGATCGTTTCCTTGATCTGCATTTGCGACTCCGTTTTTCGTTTTCAGTGACGCCCTTATAGCCGAAAGAAATTTGTCCGTCAAGTGTTGACAATTCAAAATCGTTCGGCTATATCTATGCACGACACGGGGATGGGGCCGTACGGTAAGCCCCTGCGGCGCGGAAGACGCCAAGGCCCCCGGTGCTGGTCCCACGGAAAGACCAACGGCAAGGGGTTCACCGGCCCCGCGCCCAAAAGATTGAACGGAGTCGCAAATGAGCATTTCCCTGAATACCAACCTCACCGACGCGGGCGTCGTTTGCACTTTCGCCGACACCGGCGAATATGCAGGCATCGTGCGCTCCTCGATCACCAAAGGCGGCGGGATTGAGTGGCTGGCTTGCCCGGCCTTCGGCTTCGGCGTGAACCAGTTGTTCAGCGATCTGATAGCCGCCGAGTACCTGATCCTCGCATGGGCCATCGAAGCCCGCGCGAAGTCGCTGAGCGTGGCGGGCTGATATGGGCACGTGGCTGGACGACCTCAAGAAGACCGATCCGGCACTCGCCGCCGACTGGGCGATTGTCGGCAACCAGAGCAGGGCTTCGCTGCGCAACATGGTCCGCGCGCTCGAAATCATGCCGCGCCTGAATACCGACGAGGACAACAAGCGGCTCGCCGCCGCTAAGCGCATCCTCAAGGCTAAGAGCTAACCGCCCGCGACGGCCAAGCGGGCAACCGGGACTTGTGGCGCGGTGCAGCACCGATCCGCGCCTGCCCGGCAGCTTACCCACACGTTTACCAATTGCCGCTATTGGTTACCGGCCCGTGAACGCCTCACACGTTCGCGGAGTCGTCGAACGCGTGAGGGTTGACGTGCGACGGATCGACCGACGCATGAAAGACGACCGTGTCGCCCGGCATGATCTCAGCGACCGCGCGCGCATCGTAGCGGCGGTGGATGAAGTCCGGCGCACCGAACACACGGCGCGCCGCCTCAAAGTGGGCGTCCTTGCCCTGATCGGGATGCACGACGCCGATGAAATGAACCGCGCTCTTCATGCTGCTTTCTCCCGTAATTGCATCAACAGGCGTTGCGCCACACGCATCTCGCGGCCGTGACGATACGCGCCCGGAACGGTGGTGCATTCGTCGTCTAGGGCGGCGCTTGCCGCTTTCAGGGCTTCAGCGCCGAACTCTTTGAGAATGGAGTCCAGCGCGGCATCTCTGGCTTGGATGCACTCACCTGCTTCGCGTATCGCCTTGTCGCTCCAATCGTGACTCATCCTAGTTCACCCGGATGGTTTCGACGTACGCGGCGATCTTGTCGCCAAGCACCGCATCCGTGATCGCCGGGTCAGCCGCGATGGCAGCCTCGCCGACGCGAAAGATTTTGGGAATGTCCATGATGCCGATCTGGACACCGCCGCACCGCGCGTTATAGGCGCGGTCGATGCGGGCCTCGTTGATCTTTTCCTGCTTCGACTGTCTCTTGGGCATTTGCGACTCCGTTGTGGTTTGTTTGATTGTGACGCTGTTCTAGCATGGATTATTTTGTCCGTCAAGTGTTGACATTCACAAAACGACCGGCTATAACAGCAGCACAACAACGGAGTCGCAAATGAACCCTGAAGTGGATTTTGATTTTCACCAGAGCTTTTCGCTCACGATGGTCTACTGCATGAACCCGAACGCCTTGGCGCATATGCAGGAGCACACCGGCGACGAAGCCCAGTGGATGGGCGACGGCATCGCCGTCGAGAACCGCTATGCACCGGACCTGAGCGCCGAACTTTGCCGCGCAGGCTTCACGGTCGGACTGCCGGACGGTCGCGTCGTGACGGCGGAGGACCTGCGCTAATGAACGAGCGCATCGAATTCGTGCGGGCCTACATCGCCGTGCAATGCACCGCGCCGGACGGCACGACCGGGGACTTTCTGTTCCGGAAGAATGACAAGGGCGAGCGTGAACTGATCTCGCCCGTGTTCGCGGACCTGTCACCGCTGCATGACTGGCTGGAAATGAACGGTTGGGAACAGGAATCGTTTGACTCGCTGCATCCTGTTGGCGTGTTCCGCCGCGATCCGGATTACTGGTATCACAACAGCAACGAACTCCAGTGCGAGCGCATTTTCCGGACGGACGGCGGCATCGTGAAATTGGACCACGGCGTCCCCGGCGATGGCACGCGGTGGCGTGTCGCGGACTGGACCGGCAAGAAGTTCGAGCACGATACGGGCTGGGCCTATTACGAGAACACGATAGAGCCTTGCGATCTGATCGACCGTTTGCCAGACGATTGGGACAAGAAACAGCCTCGCAAAACGGCAGGCTGAGGCGACCGGCGCGGGAGATTGCGACTCTCCCCGCGCCGTGTTCGCGACCGCCTTAACCAATTGCGGCGACTGGTTAATACGAGGCTGGAAACAGACGGCGGATCGCAAGTCCGGATGCGCCCCGGAAGTTCCGGGCTGGTGGGCTGTCTCCCACGAGGTGCACCTTACAACCGCCGTCTCAACTGATGCACACACCCTAGCGCAGGAAAGCTTTATTGTCAACCCTTGACAGACGAAATAATCCCCGCTATAAGAGCGCCACAACCAACGGAGTCGCAAATGTCCGAACACATCGCACACACCGAGCACGACGAGGAAACCGGCGTCACGCTCAAAATCATCAACGATCCGCATGGCAGCGAGTCGCCCCTCGAACACGATAGCGCGGTGATCTTCGCGGTCCTGCACCGGCGGTACATCAACCCGGCGAAAGACGCGGCTGCGTACAAGCGCAACGGCGACTCTTACGACTTCACCACGGTCGAAGGCATTGCGGAATTCGAGAAGGCGAACGGCGCGATCAACGCGCAGTGGGCCGTGTTCCCGTTGTTCATGTACGATCATTCGGGCACGATCTACAGCGCCAGTTCCGGAGCCAATCCGTTCCACTGTCCATGGGACTCGGGCCGCGTCGGTATTATCGCGCTTAAGAAGAGCGAAGTCGGTAAGCCCGGCAAGAAAGTCCGCAACGCCAAGCGCGAAGTGGTCTACACCGTAGGCAGCTATCTGGAACAGGCGCAAGCCGTCGCCAAGAACTACACCGACTGGGCCAACGGCAACATTTGGGGCTATGTGGTCGAAGACGCGGACGGCGAGCACATCGACTCGTGTTGGGGCTTCATCGGCGATCACGACGACGAACACCTGATGGCAGAAGCCCACAGCGCCTATCACGACGCGATCAAGGACGCGAACGCGGCGAACGCCCGCGACCTCGAAGCCGACCGCGCCGATATGTATGCGGGGGCGTGATGGCGAAGCCACGGCGGCAGACGCTATGGAGCTACACGGTCGCGGCGACGGGCCAGACTATCGAGCCCGTCAACCTCTACCTGCTTCCCGGCGTGCGCTACGCCCTGCGCGCGCTTCACGGCGCGGACGGCTTCAGCGAGCGCCTCTTAGGTCAAGGCCGCCTCATGAGTGACGGCACTGTGACCGACCTGATACCGCCGCCGGGTTGACCGGCGACGTGGCGACCGGCGCGGGAGATTGCGACTCTCCCCGCGCCGTTTCGCTTAAGAGGCCTTAACCAATTGGCGTGATCGGTTAACGTTGATAGCGCGGATTATTTTGTCCGTCAAGTGTTGACAATCAAAAATCTCTGTGCGATAAGACGCCCACAAACACGGAGTCGCAAATGAAGCCGATCACGAGAATAGCAACGTTCGACGGAAAAGAGCACCGCGATGCACTCGCAGCAGAGCGCCACCTAGACGAGGAATTCGGTCGGCGCGTGTCGGCGCTCGGTCACAAGTTCGCGCCTGCGGGTGTGAAGTACAGCGAGTTCCACAAGCTGGTCGAGGAGAACCTGCACGTGTTCGCAGAGCTTCTCCGGATCAAGGCCGACTTGAAAATCGAGGAGGAGGATTGAATGGCGCACGAATGGAAGCGCTGCGGACTCCTGCGGTTTGACTCCGGGGTCCGCACGGTGTGGAAAAGACCGCGCGATGATCGAGAATCGGGGTTTGTGTTCCAGTCCACACGCAACCCCGATATTGAACCCGCCCCCGGCTGCGGCGGGTATTACGACGCGCACGGCATGGCGAGGTCCGCCGGTGGGCGGTTGGAATTGACAGAGGATTGAGGGCCGATCAGGTCCCGCGCCCGCCGCCGATTGCGACCCGGCGGCGGGCGCGTTTGCGTTGGTCGCGTTAACCAGTCACCGCAATTGGTAAACGCGCGCGCCGCCCTACCTCGGCGCGATCTCACCCAGCCGCTTGAGCCAGCCCTGCGTGTTGAACCACGCGCACACGGTTGGCATGAACCAAAGGCGCGAGCTTTGGCCGCTGTTCTGAAATGCGGCTTCCCACATGATCGCCTGACCGAGGTGCTTCATGCAACCACCCCGGCCAGAATTCCATCCGCCAGCGCCGCACGCTTTGCGCGCATCGTGTGCGCCGGATCGTGGTCCGAAATGTAGGCCGCGAAGTAGCGCTCGTCGAACTTGAAAAAGCCAAGCCGCACGTCGGCCGTGGTCGCCTCGCAGATGGCGAAGCCCACGCTCGTGTAGTGCATCGGCGGCAGCATTTCGAGAAAGTACCAGTAGGTTTCCTCGTCTACTTCCACAAACCCGGCGAGCAGCCGGGCGCGGTCGAAGCGCTGGGCATGCGGAAGCTCCGGATTGAGCCAGCCGTAAAACCCGTCCTTATCGAATTTGCCTTCGAACTTCATTTGCGACTCCGTTTGTTTGCAGGCACCTTATCGCATAAAACATTTTGTCTGTCAACAGTTGACAATTCAAATTCTGCCGTGCTATAGAGGCGGCACAAACAGAAACGGAGTCGCAAATGAAGTATGCAGTCAATGAACAAGGGCAGGTCACCTGCGACGGCGAGCCTATGCTCGTACTCGCGCAGGCCGTTTGGGGCGATGGTGCGCCGAGCGCCGCCGCCCGGGATGTTGCCCAGCAGCGCGCCAAAGACGCTTTCAAGGCGCTGGAGTTGATCGAACGCCTCGCCCGCATGGGTTTTTACGCCTACCCGGACGGCGAAAGCTTTTCCGACGCGCAGGCCGAAGACGCGCTGGTCGTGCTCAACCAGATGATCGAGAACGCGCGCAAGCTTGCCCCGGATGCAGTCCCCGGCCCATATATCACGACCGGGCACGACCTCGACGGCGACGGGCCTTGGTATGCGCCGGGCATCGGCGAAGTCGAAGCCCCGCAGGAGGATCAGCCATGATCTAGCACGACGGCGAAGTCCTCGACCTCGGTTTGCGTTCCACAGCGGAACGCCGACCGGGCTGAGGCCCTTAACCAATTACCGCAACCGGTTAACGCCCGCGACGAGAGAGGGCAGCGCGGCCTTACGACCGCGCTGGACCTCCTCACTCCATTTCCTCTGCCCCATCCTGCACCGTGTGCGCGGTAATGTCGTAACGCTCTAGTTGCGCGTTCACGGCATCCATTGCAGCACCGACGCCGGTCTCTGCTTCGCTCCTTGAGTCCGCCGCGATCACGAACGCGACCGTAACAATGAACTGTTTTCCCATTTGCGACTCCGTTGTTTGTTTTCAGTACGGTTGGTATAGCACGACGGATTCTAAAATGTCAACACTTGACGGACAGAATAATTTGTGCGATAAGGTTCGCACAACAACCAACGGAGTCGCAAATGAAGTATGATTTTCGGACAGCCGACAACGCCGCTAAGCCCCACGTCGCTGTTGTGGAAGTGGAGAGCGGCGAGACGGCTGCAATTGTCTACATCAAAGACGGGAAAGTTGATGACGCTGAACGTCTGGCCGAGCTTTGCGTGGGGGTGTTCAATGCCCTACCATGACGGCGAAGTCCTCGGCCTCGACGCTGACGGTTGTGTGATCCAGTGGGACGCCGACCGGGGCGCGGCCTACAATTCCGGCGAGACGCTGGAAGAGTTCGGCGCGGACAATCTGCGCGCCCACGAACGCGGGAGGCTGGGCCTATGAGCAGTTGGATTTATCGCGTCGAGCTAAACGCACGCAAGGCCGGGGACATCGGCACGTTCACGCGCTGCACGTTCGATGTTATCGCCGAGCAGGCGCGCGGCGCGGATGGAGCGTACACCCGGGCCATCGCAAAGGCCACCGCGCACGGCTACGAAACACGCGGCGCAAATAGCGCTGTGCGTATGAGCGAGGTACACGCATGAGCGAAGACGCGATCAGCGGCAAAGACATCCGCGAGTTCCGGCTCTACTTGAAGCAATGCACCGACCGGCAGGTTGAGGGCGTGTTCGAGCGTGAGAAGGCCGCAGGCCGGGAGACGTATATGGAACTTGCCCGCGCCGAGGCCGAGCACCGGGGCATTACCATCTGGGGCTGACCACCATGTCATAAAATCCCCCAACTGTGACATGCCGAGTCAACGATTCCAACAGCTTAGGCCCTGCCTGTCACGTTTCACGAAACCTAGGAAAGGAAACCCATGCATTCAGGCCATCACCGCCACCACGGCGGACATCATGGCGGGCACCACCTCGGCGCGCTCGCCTTCCTCGCCCTGCTTCCCGGCTATCGCTTCTTTTTGATGCTCGCCTTAGTCGTGGTCCTGTGCGGCGGCACCTGATACTGTCATTCAAGGGTTGACAATTGACCCCGGCCGTGCGATAAGCCTTGCAACGTCGGGATGACCCGGCGACAATCCAAACCGGAGTCGCAAATGGCAAAAGAACAGTTCGCATTGCTCGCCGTGAATGAAACGGACAATTGGGACCAGTCCATTCTGGACAAGCACGGCTTTGAAGCCGCGTTCGGCGTCTACTTGATCCGCCTCGGCGAGGCCACGCATTGTTGCAGCCTCACCGCGTCAACGTGGGCCGAGTTTTACGAGAACGCCTTCATTTACGATCACGAAGACGCGGCGGCCGACAAAGCGGCGGAAGACCTCGCCCACGAGAACGGCGGCGAGTTCGGGCGCTATCTCACCTACGTCGATCCTGACCAGAAGAGCCGCTACCTCGGCGCGGCGATCACGGTCGAAGTGGACGCGGATGAATTCGAAGGCGGCAAGAAATCCGACGCCTATCACGAGGCAATCTGGACGGAAGCCCGCGAGGCCGCAGCCACCGGCGCGATCAGCGAACCGGCGATCCTGTGGAGCGAGGAATACTACGCCCAGCAGGAAGAGTACGCCGCCAAGCGACGCGCAGAGAACCGCAGGCCCTTGGCGCGCCCGATCCTGCCGTTGTTCTTCGCCGCCGCCCAGCGCGACGGATTCGCCACGTACGAAGGCGCAATCGAGCACGGCTGGCTTTGATCCTGCGCGTGCCCTGCCACGGGCCACGCAGTACACCGGCCCGGCGCTGCCTGTCACGGCACGCCGGGCCGGAGCATTTTGGGCGCATTATTTTGTCCTAAAGGTGTTGACAATTGGATTCCGCCCGGCTATAACACCGCCATGCCTCGCGGCGACAGAGCAGGACCTCTGGAAGGCGCGGCGCGAAGTCCTCCCGGGAAAGCCCGCCAGACGCGGGATCGCAGGGAGGCCGGGACACGCGGACCCGCCGATCTGCGCCGAGCCTACCTTGCGCGATATCGTGCGCTACCGTGCGCACTACCTTGCGCGCTACCGTTCGCTGGCACGATCTGGGGCGCGCGCCGTCCGGCGCGGCCTGTGCCCGCGTTTACCAGTTGGAAGGATTGGTTAACGCCGCCTCGGAGTCCGCGTTAACCAATTGCGGCTATTGGTTAAGACCATCGCAAATTTTGTTAACCATAGGGCGTGCCGATCTGGCACGCCCACGATCTGCCGCGTGGCTAGGCGCTCTCCTCCTTTCGAGCCTTGACGCGCACGTAGGGCTTCTCCTCGTAGTGATCGATCTTCTCGCCGGAGGGAAGGTCCCACGGCATGAGCATGAAGGTCACGCCAAAGGGATGGAATTCCGCGTTCTGGGGCGACAGGTTTTCAGCCTTCATGTAACTGGCGATGTACCAGTCGCGCGCGTCACCCTCGAACGTGAAGCAGGTCTTGTTGGAGCGCAGACGATACGCAGGCAACGCGCCCACCAGATAGATGGCATGATCCGTATAGGTGTCACCAGCCTTGAACTGCCCACGGCGCACGCCGTCCATCTCTGCCGTGTAGGTGTTCGTGCGATCATACTCCGCACCTTCGTAAGTCACACCACTGATCGTGACGGACACGGGCTTGATGTTGGAGAGATGGCCGAGGGATGCGAGGTAGGCCACGACGTTTGCGGAAACAGACATTTGCGACTCCGTTGTTGTGCGCACTTTATGGCATGCCTTGTTTTGTCTGTCAAGGGTTGACATATAGAATTCTTCGCGCTATAACGGCAGCACAAACAAACGGAGTCGCAAATGATCTCACACGCAGACGTTCTCAAAATCGACCGCGCCATCTCCGGCAAGCTGGTCGAGCTTGCCATCGCCAAAGGCTACAGCCTGACCGTCCGCACGAACGACGACGACGCGCACAACGTCATCAAGTCGCGCGATCCGAAGGTGATCCTCGACGAACTTCATTCCGTGGACGACGAGCGCCTCTATGTGCACGATGCAAACGGAAAGCGCCTCGGCTGGATTTACTTCGTGTTCGGCGAATCCGGCTGGGACGTGATCTGCGATCACACCACAGGCCGGGCGATCACGGAACTGGTGGACACAGGCCCGATCAAGGCGATCTCGGATGGTATCTGCGAGAACCCGGAGAACTGGAGCGCGATACTCGCGCAGAACGGCGCGGCAGTCGGCTGAGCCTACGGCGCGCTACCGTTCGCTGGCGCGCTTCCTACCGTGCGCGCTACCTTGCGCTCTACCGTTCGCTGGCGCGATCTGGGGCGCTGGCGCGCGCCAGCCCGGCGGCGGCGGTATGGTTAACGAAAATCGCCCCGGCGTTAACCAATTCAGTGTATTGGTTAACGCGCCGTTAACCACGTCGGCGCCCTGTCCCGATCTGGCACAAACGCGTCGAGGCGCAAGCGGCTGAGCCGCTTGCGCCTCGCGTAGGGTTTGGAGTGCGGCGCCGCGCCGCGCGGACTAGTGGGCCGTCATACTCGGATCGAGTCGGACGCGTTCCAGTGTAACGAGTGCGCCTGACTCGGACTCGGCGATGAGTGCCAAGCATTGCCCGGCCATGAGTGCGGCGCGCGCATGCTTGAAATTGTCGCGCGCGTCGCCCGCCGCGCTATCGCCCGTGAAAGGGGTTGTAACCCGCTCGCGTCCCTCAGAAAGTTCAACGTGATATTTCATTTGCGACTCCGTTTGCCTGTCGCGCGACTATCGCCGCGACACGTGAAAGCTAAGCCCGGCATTGTCGCAAGTCAAGGCATTAGAGTCGTAATTCGCGACATTCTTTCCAAGCGGTAAAAGCCCGCTCCCTTAACCCGGCATTATCCGACAATTGCGCACCACAATTATTTTGTCTTTAGACCGTTGACAATTCAAACAAGGGGATTAGATTGATGGTCACGGCGTTAGGCCGGAATGACAAACGGAGTCGCAAATGAAAATCGCATTTTTCTCCATCGCCCTGTTTATCAGCTTTCAAGCTGGGGTTTCCTCGTATGTCGCGGACAAGGTTGGCGCGGAAATTACGCGCGACTTCGCGCCGCTCAATGCTATCTTCCAGCACTAAGGGGGACACAATGCGTAACGCTTATCTGACATTCCCGAATCAGTCGAATGACGGAATCTCCTTTACGAAACCTGAGGGACGATTCGGCAATCTCAAGGCGCGCCTTGAGAAAAGCCTTGTCCGCGCATTTGGCGGATTCACCGCAACCCGCGCGGATGGGGCTTGGCACGATGTCGAGACTGACATCGTGCATGCCGAGTCCGTGACGGTCTATAAAATCGCGGGCGATTGGAGCACGGAAAACGAGTCCAAGCTTCGCGGTATCGCGGCGCGCTATTGCGCACTCGGCGAGCAAATTTGCGTGCTGGTCGAATTCGCCAACGGCGAGTCGGAATTCATTTCGCCGGAGGCTGATCTAGCTGCAACGCTTGGCAGCGCGCGCGCCTTGTTGGCGGCTTAGTCGAAACCAAGGCGCGCCGCATAGTGCGGCGCGCCGCAACCCTACGGAGTCGCAAATGTCCAGTTATCTGACCCTTGAGCCGCGCCCAATCCTGAAAGCCTTGGCGCACTATGCGGCGAATACGCGTGCAAGCGAAGTTGCGCGATTGGAGCGAGTCGCAAAGCTTGCGGCGCGCTATTGCGCCAAAGGCGCGGACTAAGCCCGCGTTAGTGTCCTGTTTACCGAGTCGCGCATGCGGTAAATTATTTTGTCTTGCATGCGTTGACATTTGGAAAGCCCGGGCTTAGCTTTCGTGTGTCGCGGCGATTGTGTCGCGCAAATTTTGGAGTCGCAAATGTCCAAGCCTTCTGATGCCAAAGATAACAGAGTCCGCGAATTGGCACGCGTGCGGGATATGCTGGCTGATGCCGCAAGCTTCGCTTCAACGGCTGACGCCGTGCTAGTCGAAGTTGCGGCCAAAGGGGTCAAGCATGCGTTGCAATGGACCAAGGGGACACGCGTTACGGACCAAAGGCTAGTCCGCGATTATGCCCGCGTTCTCGACGTCTCAACGCATGGCAAGCGGACTCCGCTTACGCTCGCCTTGCGCGCCTTTGGTCAAGCCTTGGACAATTTCGCGCGGACTGATTACGCGGCTGCGCAATCCGACCTTGCCATGACAGAACGTCTCCTGAAACCCTGAGGCGCAAGGCGCGGCACAAACAAGGCGCGGCGATATCGCCGCGCCTTTTTGCTTTAGAGCCGCTAGGAACGTTCCAGAGAGGCGCGCCGCAATCGGCCGCCACGATAGGACGCGCGCCGCTTGCGCCTGTCAGTGACGCGCTAATGAGGCGCGCCGCATGCGATAACCCAACGTTCACTATTCGCGACACTGGCAAAAATAAATGGCACGCGAGTGTTGACAATACAGATTGCGGGTTTAGATTGATGGTCACGCGGCGATTGCCGCGCCAACAAACGGAGTCGCAAATGCAAAAATTCATTCCCGCTAATCCGAATGCAAACGCTTTCGACGCGCGCGACGTCGCGCGCGAAAATGCGGACTTTGGCGAGTCGATTGATCGCGGGCTCGACGCGATCCGCGCGGGCTTGGTCCGCGCCCAAACGGCAGGCATGGCGCGCCGCTGGGAACTCGCAATGGCAGCGGCCGTAGGTATCGCGGCGTTTGCCCTTCTGTCCCATTACGGGATTGTCTAAGGGTTAACGCCGTCCCAAAAAGAGACAACGAGGGGACCCAAGGGGGCACCCCGTTGTCTCATTTTTGGACGGCCGCGTCCGGTGCGTACGGATCGCGCAGTATTTTTGAAATCATCCGCCTACGGACATTCAGAGCCGACCCGGCAGAAAAAAAAAAACGAGGGCAGGGGACCCGGCCCCACCCCCGTTGTTCGCGTACCCCTCCGAAAAGACACTCTTCGGACGATTCAATTTTTATCGCGCGGCAGGTCCTCGTTGAAGCTCTGCCCGCGCTCGATCCAGTAGACCAACTTGTCCACCATCGCACCCGAATGCCTGAGCGTCTTCGCGACGCTGGTGAGCATCCTTTTGTCCATGCGCACAAAGCCGTCCTTCGATCTCGCCACCTCGCCTTCGAGAGAAGCCGCCATGCGGATCAGAAGCGCCGCACCCTCCATGATCTGGATCGCCGAGACGTTGACGTCGGATACGGCGTCGTTGCGTAGACGCGGTGGAATTCTCTTTTTCATGGCTTGCGGTCCAGACGGAAGTCTTCCATCACGGCATCGCCGTCCATGATCACATAGCCGGGCGCGGGCGTGGCCTTGCGGGAGCCGTCGAGCGGGATCGTCGCTCCGCGCTTGATGGTGTCGGCGGGATAGACGTAGAGCGGGTGCGGATTGCCCAGCGTACCGACGCTCGCCTCGACCCAGCCCGCGTCGGCCGTGTCGATCAGAAGCGTCGCATGCCCGGCCCACGATCCGTCTTCCTTCTTGACCCACATCAACTGGAGCTTCATCTCGGCGCCGTCCTGACCCCGCGCTGCCAGCAACTCGCTCAACGTCAGCGCGTAGTCCTCGCAGTCACCGCAGACCGTCCAGTTGCGCCAATGGTCTTCGAAACCGGCGGTCGCCCAGTCCGAGCGGTACTTGAACTGGTAGCGCAGATAGAAATCGACCTGCCACGCCTCCTCGACCGTCAGCTTCTTGCCGGTCGTATGCCCGGCGCAGATCACCGCCGCCGGTGTTCGCCGACACAGATCGGGGAACGCATCGAATGCGAGCAGCAGCGGCTCGTGATCCTGCGTGGCGTCCGCTTCGGCTTTTTCGTTGCGCTTGGTCCACTCCACCGGTGGGGCAACTTCGTTGGGACAGTCGCTAAATCCCCACATCGTCTCGAACGGCAGGTGCAGGGGATTGGTGACGTCGTTGGGTGATGCCGAGGTCGGGACGCCGAGGAGCGTGCCGCCAATGGTGAGCGCGACGAGCGCGCGGGTGAGCCACGTTGTCATGATTGTCGTGAATCGTGACACACAATGTCACGATTGACAACAATTAAAGGCGGCGCAGGACATAAAAGCAAAACCCCGTCTCGGCGGTGTTGACCGGGACGGGGTTCGCTACAAGCGCCGCAGGGTTGGGGGAAGAGCGGCGCGGGGTGATACAGTGAAAAAGTCTTATCTACAGGGAGTTTTTCAAGAGGGGGTCTAGCGGTTCAGGAAGGCACGCTCTCCATCGTTGGGTTGATGTCCGTGTTGATGAGAGGACCCTAGGGGCACGTCGGGCGTCGGTCAAGCACAAAGTTATGAATGACGACATAAATCGTCGCTGCGCCGCAATATGTGACTCGCCTCCGCACCCGGTACGCCGGAATGCCATAATTCTTGACACTTTCCCCGATACATGAGATGCCAATGTCTCACGTTGTGCCGTCGCTTTGTTCGTCGCCGCAACGTTCTTTCGTCTGTGACAACTCCAAGGCGGCGCGCGGTCAAAAACGCGTTCCGCCTCCTTTCCCAAAGCCGATGGCCGGTCAAGTCCCCAACTCCCAGAATATCTCACGCGTTGGCGTGGGCGCAGCCGACTCCACCACGGTCGCCGTCCATCCCGAATACTATTACTGGCTGAACGAGTGGCAGAAAATCCGCGACGTGATCGCGGGACAGCGCGAGATCAAGCGCAAAGGGCGCGTCTACCTCAAGGGTCCGCCGAAGATGGACTCGGACGACTACGAGACCTATCTCGAACGCGCCACCTTCTACAACATGACCCGTCAGACCGTGAACGGCATGGTCGGTCAGGCGTTCTCCCGCGATCCGCTCATTCTCGGGATGCCGGATGATTTCAAGAATGCCATCCGTCTCAAGTTCGGCAAGGATGGCTCCGGTCACGTCGTCTTCGCCAAGACCGTCTTCAGCGAACAGGTGAGCATGGGACGCTACGGCGTTCTCGTCGATGCCCCGGAGACGGCCTCGACCACACCGACCTCGTTCGCGGTCGGCTATGCCGCCGAGAACATCCTCGACTGGGACATTCAGGACGTCGGCGGCGAATACCAGCCGACGCGCATCCTGCTCCGCGAGTTCAAGCGCCAGCGCAGTCAGCCGCAGGCGCCCCAGAAGCCCGGCGCCCCCAACAAACGTGGCATGCCGGTCAAGCGCAGCGATGCGCTCAGCACCGCACGTTACACCCAGCCCTCCGGCGCCTTCATCGAGAGCTTCACCTATGCGACGGTCTATCGCGACCTCGTGCTTGAAGCGCAGGACGCCGGACCGCCGGTCTACAAGCAGTACCTCTACAATGAATCGCCCACCGGCACGCCAGTGTCCGAGAGCACACCGCTGTTGCGCGGCCAACCGCTCAACTTCATCCCCTTCAAGTTCTTCGGCGCCCAGTACAACACCGCCGATGTGGAAGCGCCGCCGGTGCTCGACATCGTCGATCTCAACCTCAGCCACTATCGCACCTACGCCGAACTGGAGTGGGGCCGGATGTATACCGCGCTGCCGGTCTACTACGCGCCGGTCAGCGACGGCGAAGGCGCGGGCGATTACATCGTCGGACCTTCGGTCGTCTGGGAAGTCGAGCCGGATCAGGAACCCGGCATCCTCGAATACAAGGGCGACGGCCTGAAGACGCTGGAGTCCGCACTCCAGACCAAGGAACAGCAGATCGCCGCCATCGGCGGTCGCATGATGCCGGGCCACACCGCCAAGGGCTCCGCCTCGGCCGAAGAAACCGAACGCTCGGCCCAGAGTGAGCAGGCCCTCATCCTCCACGCCCTGCAAGCCTGCGAAGCCGGTATGACCGACTGCATTCGCTGGTGGCTGATGTGGCGCGACGTCGCGCTCGCCGACTCCGAGGATGTCGAATACTCCATGAACCGCATCTTCGGTGATGCGAGACTCGACGCACGTGCCATGCGCGTGTTCCAGCAGCTTCACGACGAAGGCAAGCTGCCCATCGAGATCATCTACAACGCCGTCATCGCCACCGGCTTCATGGACCCGGAGACGACGCTCGAAGAGTTCATCGACTCGCTCAACGATCCTGCGAACTTCCCGAACAACCCGGACGTCGTGGCTCGCCAGCAGGGCTTCACCTCACGCCAGCAGCAACTCGATCAGCGCACTGTGGATCGCGAGGCTGGTATGCAGCAGCAGGAAATCGATCTGCAAGAACGCGAGGTCGAGCTTATGGAGAACGCGCCGCCGCCGTTGCCACCCAAGACACCGAACCCGGCTGGCGCCGCACTCCCGGCGCGCGCCGGTGGACCGGTGCCGCCCAAGCCGGGCCGTGGCGGCAACAAGACTTCCAAGCCGAAACCGGGAGCAGGCGGTTGAGCGTAGTTCTTGGCTGGTGGTTGATGCCATCGTTCATCACGGTTGCCGCATGGGTCTGGGTGTTCACCAGACCGCCGCAACCGCGCAGTGGTTGGTACGATTTTGACATCATGCCTGCCGTCCGCGCCGTCTGCGCAGTGATCGTGATGCTTGCAAGCTGGCTGATCTACTTCATGGCTCAGGTACTCTGATGCAAGGCGGTCATGGATGGGTCACCAAACGGCCTGATGGCATGGTCGCGCGCTGCGGCGGACCGAAACTCTGCAAAGAATGTCAGCGCGAAGCAGGTCTACTCAAAGGCCGGGTTCCAGCCACGACGGGCCGCGTCGAAGACCCCAACCAACTCGATCTTCCCTTCTAACAACACCGACATCAGCACCATGGGCCGCAAGTCACATTACGACAGCCTCGACGATCTCTATGCAGAACTCGACCACGAGTCGATCTTCGATGAGGATGATCCGGAACCGCTGGACGAATCCGATCTCGCGCTTTTGAACACTCGCGATAGCCAACCGCGTAACGTCAAAACCAAGACGCGCAAGCCCCGGACTCCGAAACCGGCGCCCGCCAAGAAGACGCGGCGCCCGGCATCACGAAAATAATTCTGACGCGATCCTTGACACTCTTCCGAGCGTGTGTCACCAATCGCGACATCAACGTCGAAACTCCCCGAAAGGAACCACCCCGACTATGACTTGGAATACCAACACCGCCATCGGAATCGCCGGTGTCGTGGCCGCCGCCATTCTGGCGGTTTGGCTCGGCGTCTCGATCCTTACCACCCTCATCGTACTGCTCGTCGTTCTCGCCGTCATCTACTTCGTCACGCCGGTTCGCACCGTCGTCTTCGGCTGGCTCGGCTGGACCGAGCCTTCTCCGTCCGAACTCTTCGCCACGGCCGTCGCCGACGTCGAAGCCATCGCGACGAAGTTCGAGAACGCCGCCAAGGGTCTCTACGATGAAGTCACCGGCCATCAGGCCGATGCCGCCGAGGCGACGAAGCTCGCCGACGACAAGCAGAAGCTTGCCGACCGTGCGACGGCCGCTGCGGCAAATCACAAGGCGCTGATCGGCGCATAAGCGCACCTCCTCATTGATCAGCCTTTTACGGCGCGCGGTGTGGTCATTCTCCGCGCGCCGTTTGCCTTTTTGTAGAGGCACCATGTGACCCACTTCCTCGCCGCCGCGCTTGCAGTCTCCTTCTGGGTGACGACACCTTCCGTTGGCCCCGCACCGAACTACCATCAGCCGGATGGCCTGATCGCCGAGAGTGTGAACTGCGATCAATGGGAACGCGTAGACAGCGAGACGTGGCGCGCCGAAGGTAAGGCCGTCGTCAAGTTCTACGACGAACCGGATATCGTCCTGCACCGCATCGACGTGACCCAGACCTTTGCCGACGATCTGTTCTGGACGATAGAGGATGCCTGCAATGAAGAGGCCTACGGCGCGCTCTATGACGACGAGTAACCTCCACGAACCGTCGCTGGCGCGCAAGATGCGCGAGCTTGCGCAGAAGAAAACCGACGCGGGCGATCTCGGATTGGCGTACAGCCTCAACGTCCAAGCCGATATGTTCGAACTGGCTGCTGCGAATTTCCAACTCGGGACCGGCACGGCGGAAGGTCTGCTCCTGTCGTGGCGCAAAGCGCGCAAGCTCTTCATGGATGCGCAGAAGCCGACCAATGGTCTGCCATCGAGTTGGTCATGATGCGCGCGTTGTGGTCGCGCTGGGTCGGTTGCTGGAAGTGGTTCGATAGTCTTTCCGCGCCCGGCATCGATCCCCATGAGGCCATGATCCAATACCAGTTGATGCAAATCCGCAAAGCCGACGAAGCCAAGCGGGGCGCCGACAATCCCCTGTACCCACTTTACGCACAGCTTGACGATGGACACTCCAACACCTCCGCATAAACTCGCACTCGTTCTTCCCAAGACGTGCTTCAAGCAGGACGGCTCGCGCCGCTGGTTCCGCACGATGTTGCGGTTCCTCAACGTCGTCGAACCCGGCCCCGAAGTCGTACTCTCATGGACCCGCGTCGGCATGGCGCTCGCGATCCTGACGATGACGTTCTCCATCATCTTCCTCACGGTCTTCTCGCCGGGCAATCTCGCCGCGATGATCGGTGCGGTCGTCGGCGCGGCGCCCTTCGTCGTCAATTATATTCACCAGCGCCGCTGCGATATGAAAACCGGAGGCAACCCGAACTCGACGGGCGAGATCGCGCAAGGCGATTCGCAGTGAGCCCCACACGCTACCCCAACCGACCCGACCAAGTTCCACGCGAGCCGCACTTCGCCATCGTCAAAGGCAGCAACCATGAGGATGGCTATGGCGGCACGTCCTACCATCTGACCTACGAGGCCTTCTTCAACCGCGCCGACTGGGAAGCCGAGATCAACAGGCTGGAGCAAGAGCGCAACTTCGCGACGCCTTATGTCGCCCTCGATGTCCGTCCGGCGCGTGTCGAGCGCAAAGTCATCACCACCGTCGCCGAATAGTCTGTTTCTTTTCTTGACATCATTGTCGTAATTCGCGACAGTCACCGCGAACTGAGCACCCCGAGCAACGTTTGTCCCTTTATCACCTATACGAATACGACCCCGACCTCCACAAAACCGCCAACGAAGTAGCTGGCTGCGTGCGTGAGTTCGGTGAGGCCGGTCTGGAATCATCCGCGATCAAGGCACTTGCGGATGCCTACCTCGATCTTCTCGAAAAGCGCGGACTGCCGCCGAAGCTCTTCATCGAGCCTTCGATCCAGCTTTGCAGCGGGCGCTACTTCAACTTCCTCGACCCCGACGCGACGCCGGTCACACCGGAAGAGATCGCGCACGCACTCGGCAATGTCGCGCGCTGTGCCGGTCACACCATCTTCGATATGCCGGTCCCGGTAGGCCAGCACTGCGTCCTCGCATCACGCGCGGCGCCCGCGCCGTTCAAGTTCGAGGCGTTGATGCACGACGCCGTCGAGGCCTTCACCGGCGATGTCACCACGCCGCTCAAGCAGTGCCTTGCCGACTTCAAGCGCATCGAGAAATACTGCGAGCATTCCGTTCGCCGCCAATATCTTCTGCCGCTCGAAATGTCGCCCGAGGTGAAAGCCATCGACGTTCGTATGGCCTGCACCGAGAAACGCGACTGCCTGCCGCCCGATCCGCCGGGCGAGGGCTGGGAAATGCTGGAAGGCATCGATCCCTACGAGATCATCATCACGCCGTGGAGCGCGAAGCAGGCGAAGACGCGTTGGCTCGCGGAGTTCAACGCACTCTGGCCCGAACACATGGCGCGCAACCTCCCGCGTGAGAGCGATCAGCGCGAAGACGCGGCTTGGCCTTCCTTCTCCATTGAAGCCCGCCGCGAACTGGCGACGCGCCTCGGCCTCTACGACCCCGTCACTCAGGATATTCCATAATGGATCAGAAGAAGCTCGACGAGCTTTCCGCCTATGCGCACCTCGTCGTTGATCGCATGACACCCGCCGAGAAGCAGCGCTTGATCGCCAATGAAGACAAGCCGCGTCCGGTGTTGGCCGCCAGTGGCGAATGTCAGCTTGGCGATCTGATCCCCGCCGACGAGCCTGTCACATCTTTTCCGCCCACGTGTCATCATCCGATGACAGATCGGCCCTGCGTGCTCGATCTGAAGGTCGGCGCCGTGCGCCCGCATTACAACCTGACGATCAAAACACCGAACGCGGATGCGTTCAGAGGCGCCCGGCGTTTCCCGCCGCCGCGTATGCGCCCACGTGGTCAGCCGGACGCGAACGCGTTCCCGAAGTCCCTCCAGCCGCAAGTCGATGTCGATGACGTGATCGCCGGACTGGACGCGGGGCTTTCAGCAAACGACGCGATCAAGCAGGCCCGGAAGAAGTTTCGCGATTCCAATGCGAAGCCTCTGTTCGAAGCTTGCCGACACGAGCGTTCCGGATATGCAGCGGCCTATGATGTTTCGACGGACACGTCCGGCGGCACCGACGAGCCCTCCAAGCCGCTGATCGAACCCAACCGTCACCACCGCTCCGGCTACTTCACCGGCGGCGTGGTCAAAGCGGCCGATGCGCCGTCATTCTCTTCCGGCGACAAGACCTTCGAGGACTGCAAAGCGCGGTTCACCAACCTCGCGAACTTTAGCTGTGCTCCGAGTTTCCATGAAATCTCCGAAGCAACCGACGACGGAGTCACTCGCGCCCAGTTCCACCACGCTATGGACGCGCTCTGGTCTGAGTTCGAATACGTCAACAACCTCCCGCGCCGCACCGCCGACGAGGCGAAGGATGCCGCAGGCTTCGCCACGCTGATCCGGCGCTACCTGCGTCACCTCGAAGATCATTGGGCCGACTACCCCGGCGAAGTTCAGCCCGAAGGCAACGTCGCCGTCCCCCAATGCCTGCACGACCTGCGCAAACTCGCTGCCATGGCCGTGCGCGGAATGATCATCTGCGGAATTCGTCCGCGTCAAACCTCCTAAAGGAACACCATGCTTAGCAAACACCTCGTCGAACAAATCGCCCGCGTCTGTTACGCCGCTGCCACCACGTGGGACGAATCGCACGGCGCCGACCCCGCCCCGGCGTGGGAAGACGCCGACGAAGCGACCGTCCAGAGTCTCACCAAGCGCATCAATGTGACGCTCGCCGATCCGCGCGGCGGCGACGGCACCTACCACAATACGTGGGTCGCCGAGATGCGTGAGAACGGCTGGTGCGCGGGCTCCGACTACGACGCCAAGCGAAAGATCGACCCGCAGATGGTGCAGTTCCACATGCTGACGCCCTTTCAGAAAGCCCGCGAGCGCATGTTCCGCTCGATCATCATCGCACTGAGCCGGGTCTGATGCTGCACGAATTTATTTACGTGGATGGCATCGGCTCTATGAGGGGCACCGTTCGCGTGGAGAAGATCGTTGCCAACAATGAAAGCCGAGACGGCCTTGCCTGCATCGACATGGGCAGCGGTGCTCGCACCACATCGACCGAATACAAGCCCGCGCTGTTGCTCTGGGCGCAGGCATTGAAAGAAGCCTCCTGATGATCGTCGTGATCACACACTCCGATACCAAACGTCGCGTGGCCTTCCGTGCCGTAGAAATCCGCACTGTCGAAGAACAAGAGGACGGCAGTGCTCGCGTCGAGACTTATCGGAATGCCGATGGCTTGATCTCTACGAGCGAGCCCTTCGCAGACGTTCTTCTCACGTGGAAGCAGGGGCTCGAAGGTGGCTGAGCGCAGGAACATCTACGCCTACACGCCGCCGTGGCCCAGCGACAAGCCGGGCAACGTTCCCTATCTCTCGATCAACCGGGAGAAAGACGGCTCGACTTCCGTGCATGTGCGCGGCGAGCCGTACCGCACCGGCGAAGTCGCAGCGCCTCATTGTGTGGGCGCGGGTCACACGGTCTACGCCAACAAGGAAGCGACGATCACGCTCCCCACCGAGGAGCACCTCCTGATGCTCATGGTCGGTATCAGCGAGCACATCTACGGCGAAGAGATCACGCAGCGGCTTGGGGCATTCATCCTGTCCGAGACTTTGAGCGCCGCGACCGTGGTTGAAGACGAACAGATGAGTGAAGACCATCCTGATGAAGAAAGCATCGCTCGCGATCTGCCGGGCAGCGGCTTCGTCCCAACCTCCACACCGGCACCCGTCACCGAATAATGGAATTCTGCAAACAGCACTGGAACGAGCTTTGTGCGCACGTGCGCATCCAAGGTCTTTGGGAATGCCAGATCAGCGATCCCGACGAGATCAAGATGTACCTGCGCATGATCCAAGGCGACATCCGTAATGGCGATGACGCCTCGTTGTTCGACGCGCTGCTCGCCGCCCAGTACTTGGTTTTGCAGAAGTACTACGAACTCTACGGCGTCGCGACCCTTATCGAAGAGGCGCAGGCGGAAATCGAAGAAGGCAAACCCGCTGCGGCGCCACTCTGTCAGATGTGCGAGCACGAGAAGCTCCATCCCGGCGGACCCGCCCGCTGGATGCTCGACTGTGTGAGCAACGTGCGCCGGTCGGCGATCAATCACGGCTTCATCAGACCGGACACGATGCAGTGAAGGATAGCGCGTTCGCCATGACACTGTTCTCTGTCCCCATCATCATCGCAGGCCTGCTGGCGTCCGCGCTGCATGGTTGCGATCAGGCTGTCGAGGCGCGTGTCTCCAAACCGTTGCCGCCGGTGCATCTGCACAAGATCGCGGACGATGAACCGTGTCCGACGCGTTCGGCCGAAACCTGTCCGCCGATCCCCGATCCGGATGGCCTCGACGACGGTGTGATCCGCGACGACAGCAAACAGCTTCCGAAAACGGAGAAGGCATGACTGAGCGTCCGCATAAACAGTACGGCGACGACCCGAAGTTCAGTTCCGCACAGATCAGGAATATGGTGACACACGGCACGGTTAGCGGGCGCGTCTCGCACAAGGTGCCCAATCGCTCGGCGTATCCGTCATGCCGTGTTGCGCACGAACACCCCAACCTTTCGCAGATTGCGAAAGGCGAGCGCACCACGCTGGAAATCGTCGAGGCCATCGCCAAGACGACTGGTCAGAAGCTCACCCGCAAGCAGATGATCGCCCGCGCCGAGAAGGTCGATGCCATTCTCAAAGGCGAGCAGCGCGTCGAACTCAAACCCACGATCATCCACGTCAATCAGTTGGTGATCCGCTCGAACGCCAAGCACGGCACGAACGAACCGCCGCTGACCTTTCGCAAAGGTCGTAACGGCCGCAAGTCCACCCGGGCGCACACTGTCACCGGCGAAGGTCCCTTCGAACTCGTCTATTCGCCTCACAACCCGCTCCCATGCGGCGCGCGTCTCTGGATCGAGACGTACGGGAAGGTGACACACAAGTGAAGTCCTTCTTCTGCCAATGCGTCGGCATCGACTCCGCCGACTACTGGACACCAATCGAAGCGCGTCATCCCGATGATGCCGCCGAAGAATACATCAAGCGCTGCGAGGAAGGCTCCGGCGGCGAGATGCTCAACGATCCCTTCAAGGATCGCGAGACAGTGCGGGTGAAGAACGCGGACGGCCAAGTCGTCAGCTTCGAGATCACGATGGACTGGTCGAAGGACTACTACGTTCATGAAGTGGGAGCAATGAATTGAAGAGCAAAGCCGCCGAGTGGCTCACCGTATTCGCGGGCATCGTGCTCGTGATCATCATCAGCTACCAGTTGGTCAGCCCGAAAGCACGAGAGTGTCACGCGTCCGGCGGCGAATACTTCGTCGTCGATGGTTGCATGCATATGAGCGAGGCAGGCGCGGAGTAATGAAACAGCCCGCGAGTTACCGCGTCATCAAATACTGGAAGAAGGTCGAACTCGCAGGCCTTCCATTCCACACGGTCTACACACTCATCCCCGAGACCAAGGTCCGGTCGGATGAAATGTCCGACCCGCAATTCGACGCCATCGTCGTGGCCGTGAAGGAGGCCAAGCTCTCCTACCAACTCTACACCGTTGCGAAGGAGATGGCGGAGACCAGCGACGATCTGAAGGAGAAAGCAGCGTGAGCTATTACTGGCATTGGGGCGAATGGGGCTTGGGGAAATACAAGGGCCTCAAGAGCACGTTCCTTTTCCTCGGCCCACTCACAATTGCGTGGTTGCACTGATGCCAATCGTCGATCCCGAGATGGACGATCTGATGAAGACGTTCGAGCGCCACGTGCGTGAAACGGAGTCTTGCAAGCCATGTGAAGGCCTCGGTGTCTTCCTCGGACAGTTGGGCGCCTCTCTACAATCCAAGAAGTGCAGTCCGTGTAAAGGCACGGGCTGGGTCAAGCGAAGAGACCTCAACTGAATGCCGTACATTCCCAAGCAAGACCGCGAAGCCGCCGCCGATCTTCCAAACACGGCGGGCGAACTCAACTTCGCCATGACGCTGACAGCCATCACGTATGTTGAAGGCAAAGGCCTCTCGTATCAGACCATCAACGATGTGATGGGCGCATTCGAAGGCGCCAAGCAGGAATTCTACCGCCGCGTCGCCATCCCTTACGAGAACAGCAAGATCAGTCAGAACGGCGACGTGTATTCCCCGAGCCTCGCGCCCTTCGATCCATCCACCAACCTCCAGTTGGCACCAACACCAAAAGAATGACGTCCCAACAGAAGCCTCATAAGGGTCAGATCAAAGACTGGTTCAAGCTGGCCTTCAATCGTGAGATCACCGAGAAACACTACGGCGAGAGCGCCGGTCTCGGTTTTGCGATTATCGGCACCTTCATCGACCATCCGCAATTCGGATACTCGCCGGGCGGACGTACATCGTGGATCGTCGCGATGAGTGAGCCCGACGATCAGGGCAACACCGAAGTCGAGACGCGTAACAGCCGCTACACGCTTGTCGGTCCGGGAGTCGTGTTTTCCGATGCGGAAGCGGCCGTGCAGGAGCAGACCGGAAAGCTTGCCGACTGATGCTCCCGGGAGAATCACTGTGATCGGTTGGTGGCGAGAACGACGCATGGCATTGCTCGGTTGGTACTACATCGTGTGCTGGCTGGCGCTCGCCGTCCTGATCTCCGGCATTGTGGCGGGCTCTGTAGGTTCGCTGCTTGGGTACGGGATAGCCTGCACCATCGTGGCCTTGATGTTCGGCGGCTATTTGCTTGATGCATACCTTTGGCATCGTTCGTCGAGGGGTTAGAGCGTCTGATGGCAACCCGCTACTTCATCGGCGTTGACGATAGCTGCCATTACTATCTCGTGCCGGTCGAGCATCGCGCCGAGTGGAATGATTGGGCGGACTACCAACTGCCCGACGAATATACGGACGCGCAAGCGAGCTACGCATGGACGACGCCATCGTATGCACGACGCATCGACCGGTACTCCTCGATCACCTTCACAGACCCGCAAGAGCACTGATGCGTAAAGCCGACGTAGACCGTGCGCTCGCCCACACCGGCAAACGCTACGACTATATCTTCATCGACGAATACCAACACCTTGAGAAAGCCCCAATGACTTCCGTTCCTGTCCCTCATGTCTCGACCCCGCTGCCGCAGATGCATCTCGCGATGAACCTCAAGCAGCATCTCTTTGCCTCCACCATGTTCTCGCCGGTCGGCGTCCTGCTCTATCGCGCATTCGAACGCAAGACCATCAGTCACATCAAGACGCTTCAGGCGCTCCACACCGCCCGGCGCCAGCGCGAAGCTGCAAGGGGTCATTGGCTGTGATCAACTTCGCCGAACACAAACCAGCGACGCTGGAAGAAGCCATCCAGATCGTCGCACAGTATCTCAACGACGAAGAGATCGCGTACATCGAGACCGAAGGTGCCAACTCCGCACACCACGGCTTCGGTACGCAAATGCGTAACGAGTGGGGCCTCTGGCACAAGTCGCCTCTCGCCAAACACTTCGAGCAACGTTTCGGTCTCGGTCACGCCGACGACATGAGCGGACTGATTCTGTCCGGCGTCGAAGCAAAGGTGAAGAAACTACCTTTCGACCCTGCGCCCCTCGTCGAGGACTACAAGAAGTTCTGGCGTCAACAGAGCATCGATCCGCTGACGCAAAACGAGATCGCCGCATGACGACTATCGCATATCGAGACGGCATCATGGCCGCCGACCGCCGCGTCACCCGTAGCGGTTACGTGATCGGTATGAAAACGAAAATCGAGAAGGTTGGACGCCTGTTGATCGGCGGCACGGGGTCCGTGGCCGTTATCGACAGCTTTATGGCTTGGGTCCGGGGCGGTTGCAACGGTGGCTGCCCGCCAATGGGCCTCAAGAGCGCGACCGACGATGAGTACTCGGGGACCGGATGCATCATCATGCCGAACGGACGCGCCGTCCTCTTTCATGAAGGCGGTCATGAAGTTCGAGAGGGTCTACAGGATCGTCACGGTCGGGGCTCGTTTTTCGCATTCGGTTCGGGCGTCGATCACGCACTTTCCGCGATGTGGATGGGAGCATCGGCCGAAGAAGCAGTTCGTGCAGCCTCGGCATTCGATACCGGCACTGGCAACGGCATCGACACGATCCGCCTCTGATGAGTTGGCGTGATCCCGACATGCTGCTCACCTACGCGATGCTCACCTTCGCATTGCTTCCAGCCGCAATTGCTTTGGTCTCCATCTATCTGTTGTAATCGATGTCTTATCGCATGACCGACCGAATGCAGACCGCGCTCGGTTACGACGAATTCGGAAATAATCCGAGCCTGCTCTGCGAGCAGGACCAGATCACGCTCGAACACGGAAACTATCTCCGCGTTTCGGGCGACGCCGAGTGCGGCGTTTGCGGATCACCCTACCGTATTCACCCGGCGGTGCAGGGATGTCTTTGGCTCATTCGCGGGTGTGATGGTCTCGTGAAACTCTGATGTCTGCTATCGCTGCTATCCTCGCCATCTTCCTCTTCGTGCGCCTCCTAGCCGTAATCGATCCCGACGAGATCGGGCGTCGAGCGGCTACGGTTTGCTACATCGTAATGTTCGCGGCTATGGCGGTCTTCGGCTTCGCGTTCGCCCATGCGGTGCTGCCATGAGCGACTTCGAGCGCGCCTTGCGTGGCTGGCGCCTGACCACAGCCAAGATTTTCTACTTCATGCCGGACGCACCGCTGGTGGTGAATCCACATTGGTTCCTCTGGCAGAAGCTCGACAAGGCCCCGAGTTTTCCGATCCTCAACGCGTACCTGCGTTGGTGGGAAGAACACATCGAGGGCAAGCTGCACTCCGTACAGGTCGCGGTGAGTGGCTTGTTGGCGCCCACAGACCTTCAACTCCGAGACGGTGAGTATCGACTGCAATGAGCTACTGGGAACGTACCAAGATTTTTATGGGACTCACCGACTGGGTCATGGTCGGCGCTTGTCTGATCGGCGCCGTGTTCTGCTTTACCCAGATTGCGATCACACCTCCGGCGACGCTCGGTGTCTTCGTCCTTCCACTCGTCGCGCTCGCGATTTGGTGGTGCAATGTCTCACCCTATGACCCGAAGATCGGGCAGGGGCCTGAGGATTGAGTCATCGCAAGTACCCCGGCCCATTCGGCGTGCCACCCGCAGCCGGAATGTGCCGGTGGTGCGGACTCTGGATCAAGGACGCGGACGGGAACGTCCTGTCGGAGCAGAAGTTCTGCGGAGCGCCCTGCAAGACGCATTACCAACTGAGAGCCGATCCGCAGAAGATGCGGCAGCACGTCTTCTTCCGCGACGGCGGTAAGTGTGCGCGTTGCGGCTACGTCCACCCGTACCTCGATGGTGACTGGGAAGCGGATCACGTCATCCCGCTCATGATCGGACTGAGCGACCCCGCGCTCTTCGAGCCGGACAATGTGATCGTGATGTGCACGGCGCCGAACCGCTGCCACTACGACAAGTCGGCCGAGGATCGGCGCACATATCGCAAGAAGTTCCGACGCACGATGCGCGACATTTACGCCGAGATCGCAAAAGAAATTTCATAATTCATTCGTTGACGAATGACGTCAAAGACGGCACGGTGTCGCCATACACGACATCGCCCCGAAAGAACCCCGTGCGCCGCATCCTGCCTTGTGACGACTTCCGCCCCGATCAGCTTCACGTCATCTCGGTCCTATCGAACCCGATCCGCTACGAGTCGCGCCTCTCGCTGTTTCGCGAGTATGTCGAGCGCATGACGGCTGCGGGCGTCACGCTCTGGATCGTCGAGGCCACATTTGGCGAGCGCAAGTATCAGGTCACCAACGATGGGAACGTCCATCACATCCAACTTCGCTGCGACTCCGAAGTTTGGCTGAAGGAGGCGTTGATAAACGCCGGGCGCCGGTTCCTTCCGCCCGACGCGAAGTATATCGGCTGGCAGGACGCCGACATCGCATTCGTGCGTAATGACTGGGCGACGGAGGTCATCCACCATCTCCAGCACTTCCCGGTCGTCCAGCCGTTCAGTCACGCGCAGGACCTCGGCCCGAACTTCGAACCCATGGGTCAACTCGCGATGGGCTTCGCCTTCATGTATCGCGAGCTTTCGATCACCCCCGACAGCGACTACTACACCAAGATGCACCCCGGCTACGGCTGGTACTGGCGGCGCGAAAGCTGGGATATGGTCGGCGGGATGATCGACATCGGCATCTTGGGCTCCGGCGACCGGCACATGGCGTGCGCGCTCGTGGGTCACGCCGAGAAGTCCCTCTATTATGGGCTGCACCCCAATTACCGGCGCTCGGTGTTGAACTGGCAGCACCTCGCCAAGGAAGCGGTCAACGGGAACATCGGCTATGTCCCGGGCACCATCAATCACTACTTCCACGGCCTGAAGGCCGACCGCAAGTACGGCACGCGCTGGAAAATCCTCGTCGAGCACCAGTTCGACCCCGAGATCGACATCATCCGCGACGGCGACGGCATGTTCCGTCTGCGCGGAAACAAGCCGAAGATGCGTGACGCGATCCAAAAGTACTTCCGCGCCCGGTCTGAAGACTACCATCCCTGATTTGCACCCGACTTGACGGAAAAGCCCGTCAAATAAGGGTTTCTTGCGTGTTCTGTCGTGCCGCCGAGGAGGCCAACCCTCACCGGTAGCACGATACGTCAACACTTGCAAGTCGTAAATCTTGACATTGTGAAGAAATTAAAGTACAAACCTCATCATCCCGATAGACGACGCCAACCCCCGAGGTCGCCGTCATCTTTCTCCCCAAGAGCACGGGTCGTGCTCCCCACCCTGCGGGTCGCAGGTCTCCAGAGAAAGTGCGTATGCCGAATATCTTTTACGAGTCGCTGGACTCTGTTCCAGACGATTTCAAGTCCATCGCCAAGGAAGTCGATGGCAAGTTTGCAATCAACGTCGTGCCCCGTGCATCCGTTGACGAGTTTCGCGACACGAACATCGCGCTCCGGAAAGAGCGGGACGATCTGGTCGCAAAGGTGACCGCGTACAGCGGCATCGTTGGTGAAGACCTCGACGGTTTCACCAAGAACCTTGAGGACCTCCGGACCACGAAGCAACGCGTGGTGGACGGTGAACTCAAGGAAGGTCGCCAGATCGAGGAAGCCCTCGGCAAGCGTACCGAAGAATTGCGTAAGGGCTACGACTCACAGGTCCAAGGCCTCAGCAAAGAGCTTGCAGCGTACAAGGATCGCTATGCAACGCTCGACAACCAGTACAAGCGCGGTCTGGTCGCATCGGCGATCAAGGACGCGTGTGTGTCGGCCGATAGCGGTGTGGAACCGCAGGCCATCGAAGACATCATCGCCCACGCCCACGGTCAGTGGCGGGTCGATGATCACGGCAAGATCGTGGCGTTCGATGGTGAGGCGCAACTTTTCGGCTCGGACGGTGTGAACCCGATGTCGCCGAAGGAATGGGTCGCGAAGCTGCGGACGGTGAAGCCGTTCTTCTTCAAGCCCACTCAGGGTGGCGGCTCCGGCGGCGACACGACGAAGAAGGTCCACGGCTACAACCGCGAGGACATCTCGAAGATGACGGCGGCACAACGCCTCGAACTGGCGAACACCCACGCGGGACGCCGTTCGGCCTAACCGGTCCGGAAGGACCTGACAGATCGGTCGGCGCGAGAGTGAGAAAGCTCTCGCGCCTGACCACCAAACGAAAGCCCGATCAACGGCGCGCTCGCGACGGATCGGCACACGAAATTCGATGTCACGAAAATATATTTTCGTGACACGCAACGAATTCCCTCGGGGCTGCTGAGCACCCGGGGCGATCCCGAGGCGGGGGCCGTCTCGAAAGCTCGGCAATCAAAAACCCAAGGGAAATTGAGTCACCATGACTGCTCTTACGCTTCTCCAAGCCGCTGCACAGGTGCAGGGTCAGGATGAGATCAAGCGCGGCGCGATCATCGAGATGTTCGCGGCGCCCGACGTTCTCAAGTACCTGCCGTTCATCAACGTGCCCGGCAGCGCATACACCTACATCGCAGAAGGCCAGCTTTCCGGCGTCGCCTTCCGTGGTATCAACGAGTCTTACGGCACCTCGACCGGCGTCGTGAACCCGGAAACCGAACGCCTCCGCATCGTCGGCGGCGACCTCGACGTCGATAAGGCCCTCATCAAGACGCACGGCGCGGGCATCCGCTCGACGCAGGAGCGTATGAAGGTCAAGGCGCTGTCGCTGTACTACGCCTCCAAGATCGTCAACGGCGACTCGGAAGCCGATCCGCGTGAATTCGACGGCCTCCGCAAGCGCATCACCGGCACCCAGCTTTTCGCGGCTGGTTCGTCCAGCGGCGGCGACGCCCTGAGCCTCGCGGTTCTCGACGACGCAATCGATCAGGTCGATGGTCCGACCCATCTGATCATGTCCAAGAAGATGCGCGCCCTGCTCTCGCAGGCTGCGAAGAATCCGAACGTCGCGGGCTACGTGACGTGGGACAAGAACGAGTTCGGCGAGCGGATCATGTTCTACAACGATCTGCCGATCCTCGTGACGGACTACGACTCGAACGGCGTTCAGGTCATCGACTTCAACGAAGCCAACCCCGGTGGTGGCTCCGCAGTCGGCACCTCGATCTACGTGGTGAAGCTCGGCGATGACGGCGTTGTCGGCATCCAGAACGACATCATGGAGGTCAAGGACCTCGGCGAGATGAACGACAAGCCGGTGCTTCGTACCCGCATCGAGTGGCTGACCTCGCTGGCAGTCATGAACGGCCGCAGCGCCGCTCGCGTCTGGGGCATCAAGAAGGCGGCGGTGACGGCCTAATCGGTCGCCACCAACCCTTCCTAACTTTCAGGAACAAGGAAAACACCTCAGATGGAATCTCGTATCCGTCACGCATATGACGCCAGCCTCGCGCTTCTCGCGCCGAACTCGGCGGCAAACACTGCGACCTTCACCAGCACGAAGGTTGACATCAATCGCATCGTCAACTCCGTCCGTGGCGCCCTCAACGGCAAGTACGGCGAGCGCAACTTCTCCGTTGTGTTCGTTGTCACCGCCCTCGACCACACCACGGGTGACGAGACCTACTCGTACGCGTTCACCACGTGGGATGCCAACGGTGCCAACCCGGTGACGCAGCGCACCGAAGTCTTCACGACCGCCGATATCGGCGCCGTGTACGTCTACGACTTCGATACCGGTTCGCTCGCGAACCGCGACAACGACGCCGCACTGTTCGGCTTCGTGGCGACCCTCGCGGGTACCACGCCGTCCGTGCAGGGCTTCTCGTACGTCGCACCGACCGCCTAACCCGCGCTCGGGACAACCCTCCGAAAAGGGGCGGGGCTTGCGCCTCGCCCCTTTTTCTTTTGCTCGCATTACAGGATTTTCAAAGTGGCTCGTCGTCAACGTACACGCTCCAATGGCCCTCGCATGAGCAGCGGAGCCGGTGGTTTTTCCTATCCGGTCTTCAGCCTCACCCTCGATAACGCCGAGTTCCCCGAGGCCTCGCCGCCGGGCACGCTCATCGGCAATTTCGCCTCCACGCCTCTCGATGGGCGCATTCACCTGATCGACAATGCCGGTGGCAAGGTTGCCATGGGCGACAATCAGCGTTCTCTCGTCGTCGGCGCGACCGAAGACGATACCGTCGAAGCTTTCTCGGTCACCGCACGCCTGTCTTGGGCAGGTGCTTTCTCGGACTTCGAGTTCACCATCAACTCGGACGCCGCAACGCTGAGCGTCGGCGGCAGCACGAGCTTCGTCCACAACGCGGCGACCAACACGGTTCTCGGCGCGATCTCTTCGGTTCCAAGCGGCGCCTCCTACTCCATCGTTTCTCAGGATGTCGCGAGCGGCCTTGCGATCAGCGCTGGCAACCTTGTGAAGGGAAGTGGGACGATCACCGCCGGTGCGTACCACTTCACGCTTCGTGCCACGAAGGGCTCGTTCCACTGGGATCAGGCTTTCACCTACACCGCAACGTAAGCGCTCCCCTTTGGAATCCCCGGACCACTTCATCACCCGCGACGGTGTGACGTTCGCGGGGTCTCACCTGATCATCGACTTTTGGGGCGCGAAGCATCTTGCAGATCGCGACGCGCTCGAACTGGCACTGATCGCGGCTGTGAAGGCCGCTGGCGCCACGCTGCTTCACATACATCTGCATACCTTCGGAGACGGCGGCGGCGTCAGCGGCGTCGCTGTGCTCGCTGAGAGCCACATCAGCGTCCACACGTGGCCTGAGCGTGGCTATGCCGCCTTCGACATCTTCATGTGCGGCGACGCGCGCCCCGAACGCGCCCTCACTGTCCTCACAGAATCCCTGAACCCCGAAAGAACCGTCTCCGCAAATCACAAGAGGGGTATCACCCACGATGACACGTAAAATTCAGCGCTATGGCTGGAAGCGCGACAATCCTGACCACCGCGATCTCAAATTTGCCGCCGTCCACCGCGTCGAAGCCCTGAGCGTTCCGCCTGCCTACAGCCTCAAGCCGACCATCAAGTTCGTCTTCGATCAGGGCGATCTCGGTTCCTGTACCGCGAACTCCACGATGCTGATGTGGGAAATGACCCACGGCCCGGCGCCGGATGGCGGCCACTGGTCGCGCATGTTCACCTACATCGAGAGCCTCATCTACGAACGTTCGTATCCGCAGGACGCGGGCGCCGAGCTTCGCGACGTGATGAAGGTCCTCGCGACCAAGGGCACGCCGCCGGACAGCGAGTTCCCGTACGTCGTCAAGAACTTCCCGCACAAGCCGAGCCATGGCGTGATCGTCGATGCGCGCAAGGACAAGATCGTCACCTACTCCCGCCTCACGGAGCGCGCGGACTTCCTGAACTGTCTGGCGAGCGGCCATCCGTTCGTCTTTGGCTTCACGGTCTACGAGAGCTTCGAAAGCGATGAGGTCGCCAAGACTGGCGTCGTTCCGATGCCGGGCAAGAACGAGAAGGAGATGGGCGGGCACGCCGTCTGTTGCGTCGGCTACGACCAGAACTTCCAAGGCACCGGCGAACTTTATTACCTCGTGCAGAACTCGTGGGGCGAGGACTGGGGCGACCCGAAGAACCCGGGCTGCTTCTGGATTCCTGCCGCCTACCTCGAAAATCCGGACTTGGCATCCGATTACTGGACCTGCCGGAACAGCTAAAGGCTGACGCGGTGTCAAGAAGTGCGGCAGTAACGCCGCATTTCTTGACAGACGCCGCCTTTCATGACATCACAAAGCTCCCGAACGCCCGGCGCCAGACGCGTGGGCCACTCTCCCCGACAATCAGGAATTTCAATGGCAAAGAAGCTTAGCGTCCCTTCGCATATGGCGGTCTATTCGCCCGATGGCGTGAAGGAGATGCACACCCGCGCGAACGCGCGCGATCTCGTTCAGAACGCGGACTATTCATGGGAACCGCGCCGACCGGTCAGCCCGGTCGCGAAAGCGCCGTTCGCGCTCCCGCAGAACGCCAAGTTCAAGACCTCGAAGGCCCAAGAGGTTCTCGACCGCGCAGGCCTGAAGGCTGGCGAGGACGAGAGCGACGGCGATGAGGAATTCGACACGGTCGTGGACGAAGGCGCTGGCAACGGCACCTTCGCGCTGCCGACCGATGCCGAGGACGCGGAAGCCGACGCCGAACTCGACCCCGATAGCGTCGAGGAAGAAGCCCCCGCACCGCGCGCGCCCCGCAAGCCCCGCGCAAAGAAAACCAAGCAGCCGGTCGAAGACGAAGAAGTCGAGATCGTCGAGGAAGAATAAGTGACCATTCGCGCTGGACATTTCGAGAAAACCGTCAGCTTCGACGTGACCGCCACGTCCGGGTCCTATCAGGTCCCGGGCGCGAACGACGCACGGGTCGCGCTGCTCGTGCAGTCCGACCGGACAATCCATATCGACCGCTCCGGCGAAGACGCGACTGTTTCGGCGTCGCTTCGTATCCCGGCGGATACACCGGTTCTGGTGAACGCCTTCGCTGGCGACACGATCACCTACGTCACAGGGACCGGCGAGTCGGATGGCACCATCTGGTTCACCAAGGTCGATCACTAAATGACCGTCCAAGTCGCGTTTGCTGGGGCAGTCCAGATCGACGTCCTCGGCTGGATCGCGGGCACGGACATGCCCGCCGCCCCGTCTTCGGTCAAGTTCGGATTGCTCACAGCGATCCCGACGCACGACGGCGTCACGCTGCATGAGTTGAGCGGCAACGGCTATGCGCGACAGACTGTGACGTTCGGATCGGTGTCAACCGATAATACGAACCGCATCTCATCCATGTCCAACACGAACGCCATCATCTTCGGCCCGTCCACGGCCGACTGGGCGGCCGTCACGTATGGCGCATACTTCGACGGCACGACCGGCGACATGCTCGCCTACGGCGCGCTCGCCACGCCGCGCACCGCGCCAAACGGCGACACGATTTCTTTCGGCGCAGGCGCTCTGCAACTCCGCCTCCAATAATCTTCGAGGACCGCTGTGGACCATAAAGCCCGCTGCGGTATGACCATGCGGGGGACGGTGATTGCCGTCCCGTCGCAAAAACATGAGTCTTCGCTGGCGATCACCGCCGCGAGCGACGCGACCTTTGACGGTTACGTTGGCAAGTCCGCATCTGCGACCATCACAGCCGTCGCCGTTGGCCTCGACGATACGAAGCCCTTCCCAAATCCTAAGGCCATCGCCTATGCGACCGATCCGGTCGGTGACCTCGTCATCACCGGCGCCGCCGTTCCGAACGCTTACACCGGCGCCCTGACGACGGCTCTTGAGTTCGACCGGGGCGATGGTACTGGTGGCGGTGGCGGCGGGTCTGGCGTCGCGGGCGAATGGCTGGGCGCTTGGTCGAACACCACGTCGTATGTTGCGACCAACCTCGTCCAGCGCAGCGGTTCTTCGTATATCGCACTCGTCGATAACTCCGGCGTCGATCCGGCGACGGACGATGGAACACACTGGGACCTCGTAGCGCAAAAAGGTAGCACGGGCGCGACCGGTGCTACCGGTGCCACAGGCCCGCAAGGACCCGCCGGTGCAGACGGCGCGGACGGCGCAGGCTTTGTGTGGCAGGACGCGTGGTCGTCCGGCACCACCTATCACGAGAACGACATCGTCTCCTCCGGCGGCTCGTCTTATATCTGCATCGACACGACGAGCATCAGCGACCCCCCCGCGTCTTCGCCCTTGAAGTGGAGCTTGCTCGCGCAGAAGGGTTCCAAAGGCGATACGGGGAACACCGGTGCGACTGGTCCGGCGGGTGCAGACGGCCCCGCAGGTGCGGACGGAAAGACCATCCGCAGCGGCTCTGGCGCACCGTCCTCCGGACTGGGAGTCGATGGCGACTTCTACATCGATTCAAGCGCGCATGCGATCTACGGCCCCAAAGCTTCAGGCTCATGGGGTGCATCGACTCCCCTCATAGGCGCAACAGGCGCCACCGGCTCCGCAGGAACGGACGGCAAGACGATCCGTAGTGGATCGGGTGTGCCTTCTTCGGGCTTCGGCGTCGATGGCGACTTCTACATCGACACCGCCGCGACCGCGATCTACGGCCCGAAGACATCGGGCGCGTGGGGTTCGTCTACGCCACTCATTGGCCCCACCGGCCCTACCGGAGCCACGGGCGCGACCGGACCGGCAGGCACCGATGGTAAGACGATCCGCAGTGGTTCCGGTGTGCCATCTTCAGGCCTCGGCGTCGATGGCGACTTTTATATCGACACGACTGCCAATGCGCTCTACGGGCCAAAGACCTCCGGCGCGTGGGGATCGTCCACATCGCTAATCGGCCCAGCGGGAGCAACCGGCGCCACCGGAGCCACGGGCGCGACCGGAGCCGCCGGTGCTGATGGAAAAACCATCCGCAGCGGTTCTGGCGTTCCATCATCAGGCCTCGGCGTCGATGGTGACTTCTATGTCGATACGACCGCGCACGCGATCTATGGTCCGAAAACTTCAGGTGCTTGGGGGTCGTCAACTTCACTGATTGGACCGACCGGAGCCACTGGCGCAACCGGATCGGCGGGCGCAGCCGGTGCGGACGGTAAGACAGTTCGCAGTGGTTCGGGTGCTCCGTCGTCAGGGCTGGGCGTCGATGGCGACTTCTACATCGATACAACCGCCGACGCGATCTACGGCCCCAAGACTGCGGGCGCGTGGGGATCGGGCACATCGCTTGTTGGAGCCACTGGCGCGACCGGAGCCACAGGCGCGACCGGAGCGACGGGAGCCGCAGGCCAAGGCTTCACAAATCGCGGCGCATGGATCACGGGCACGACATACGCTGCCTACGATGTCGTGACCGATGGTGGTCAGACCTTTCTCTGCACGACCGGCCTGACGAGTTCGACAGCCCCCGCGTCCGATCCGACTCACTTCCTCCTCTGGGCGCAAAAAGGTGCGGCGGGAACCAATGGCACCAACGGTACCAATGGTACCAACGGTCAGGGCTTCACGAATCGTGGGGCGTGGGTCACAGGCACGACCTATTCCGCTTATGATGTGGTGACTGACGGCGGTCAGACATTCCTCTGTACGACCGGCCTGACGAGTTCGACAGCGCCCGCTTCCGATCCGACTCACTTTCTCCTCTGGGCGCAAGCCGGTGCGACCGGAGCCACAGGTGCGACCGGATCGACTGGTGCAACCGGCGCGACCGGACCCGGTGTCGCGACAGGCGGCTCGGCGAACCAAGCACTCACGAAAATCGACGGAACGAATTTCAATACCCAGTGGGGTGGCGTGATTGCGTTGCCCTCCGGACTCGTGAATGCGCCATCGATCTATTGGAATACAAACGATGGACTTTACTCTCCGGTTACGGGCGCATTCAGCGGGGCAATCGGAGGCGCCGAGCGTCTTCGTCTGACGAATACCGCGCTCCAACTGAACTCCATCCAAACAACGCCGACATCGACCTCCCAATCCACCACATTGTTTGCCCCGTTCCTTCAAGTGAACGGCACGACCAATGCCTCAGCTTCAGAACTCATTGCGCGGTGGAGCGCCAATGCCGTTCCTCCGGGATTGTACTTTGCAAAATCTCGCGGCGCGGCTGTCGGCACACACGCTCAGGTTTCGCTTGCCGATCCTTGCGGCTATCTCGCTTTTGCTGGCTCTGACGGAACGAACTTCGTCGATCTTGGGCATGTTGGTGTTGAAGTTTCCGGTGTCCCCACTTCTGGCGCGGGCTCTGGACGTTTCTTCGTCGAACTCTCGAATGCCTCGGGCACGCCCTCTCGTGTTTTCTCGGTCGAAGCAGACAGCACGATCAAACTTAACAACCAAGTTCGTTTCCGCCCCAACACCACGGCGCAAATCCTGCTCGGCAAGCTCGCGTCTACGCCTTCGACTGCGCTGACCACACTTGTCACGGGCGTGTACGACCAACTCAGCGCCGCTGGCCTCCTTTCGAAACTTCTCGGCCTCTGGGTTCACGCACTCCCCGCGCAGGCGGACGCACTGCTCGATTGGATCGGGACCCATAATCTCACGATCACCGGAACACCGGTCTTCACCGCGAACAAGGGTTTCACGGGAGACGGATCGACGGCACTCCTCAATTGTCCTGTGAGCTTGATCGCCCTTGGATCGTTGCAGGACAGTACGTCTGCGGGCACGTATGTCTTGACGGCTTCCGCTTCCGCTGCGGCCGTTATTGGCATGAACAATGCGCAGACGCGTCGTACCTATTTGCAGTCAGCGACGAGCGGTGCGCTCGCAGTGCGGTGTAACGACCAGACGGCAGGTGATACGTTCACGCCGACGCGTTACACCGGCATGTTCTGCATCACGCGTAACGCGAGTACCGGTTTCACAGCAGGCGTCGATGACATCGCTGCCGCTACCATCACCCGCGCGAGCCTTGCACAGAACGCCATCCCTTGCTTCCTCGGTACCACTGATTCCACCGGCAGCGAATTCTCTACGGCTCAGATCGCCTTCTCGTTCCTCGGCTTGGGCTTGAGTTCGACCGACATCGCAAACCTGCGCGCGATCATGGTGGACTATTTCCTCGTGGGTGTCGGCGCGATCACACCGACCGTAGTGAACTTGCCGCCCGCACTGAATTTCAAGGCGCAGACCTTTTACGTCGGCGATCTCGGCGGTGGTGGCGCACTGATCCAGTCCGATGGCGTGAGTTGGTCACGCGTCGGATCGAGTTACGAGGAGCAAACGGCCGACGCGGACAAGACACTCGTGAGTCTCACGAACGCCGAACATCAGAACTTTACCGCAACCATCACGGCAAATCGCACTGTCACGCTCCAGACCACGGACGCCAAAGGCACGACCGTCAAGAAAGGCGCGCGCTTCGTCATCCGGAACAGCGGATCGGGTGCCTTCACCTTCACGATCAAAGACGGCAGTGGTGGTACTCTACTGACGGTTCCAGTCTCGACGGCAAAATCCGCGCTCTGTGTGTTCAACGGAACGGCGTGGGCCTTGATGCAGGACGGCGCGATCTAACATTTGTGTGTCCTCGTTTGGGACGCCAATTATTAAAACGTAACACATATCGCTAAAAAGTCGCAGTGTACGACACACTGCCTTGACTTGCCGGATTTCCCGGAGTAACTGTCATTCGTTGTATGGCAACTCAGAGGAGATTCCACGATATTCGCCCGGCGATCAGTCCTTTCAGGCATCCTCGCGCTCCCAGCGCTCCGTGCAAACGCCAAACACCTACGCGGCAAGAACCGAATGGGTAACGGCTATCGCGTGCACGCCTACGCGGGCCAGTCCAATGAGGTTGGCTACGGGCTCGGGAATGCGAGCTTAAGCAGCGTCGCGTGCGACTCGCGCATCGTCCAGATCGGACGCGGCAGCAGCGACATGCAAATCATCGGCATCACGAATGAGCTTGAGTACTGGCCTTCGGTCGGTCAAGCACATGGATGCAATCCTTCGGTTGCGCGGTATTGGGCCGCAAACTATCTCGCAGATGGAGATACGCTCGGCATCGTCCCGGCGGCACATGGCGAGACTTCAATCCTTCAATGGCTTCAACTTGTTCCGGATGGCCTCAACCTCTACGACGATATGGCGGCGCGGATACGCGTCTACCTCTCGCAGCCCGGTAACAATACCGTTGACCTGCTGACGATGCAGTTGGGCGAGTTGGATTGCACGATCATCGGCGATCCAACGCACAAGTGGAATTATTTGCTCCCGGATGTCGATACGTGGCATGCCCGCATGCTGGATTTCATCGACAAGTTTCGGGCCGACTTCGGGGTCGTGCCCTTCGTTCTCTCGAAGCTTTCGCCGCTCTGGAATCCACCCGCGAAGGCTGGCATCGAAGCGGCGATGGATACGATCCAGACCGAGCGCGCTTTCGTCCAAACGGTAACGACGAAGTATTCGCTCCTGAATGGGTCCGTCGCCACAGGCAAAGGCTTTGCTCATTTCGCCGCGCAGGGTCAAGAGATGCAGGCGATGCGCCGCATTCTGGCGGCGTCTACGCTAATCAACGGCACCCCATACTTCTCACCGAACGGTCTGGTCAACGGCGCTTTCGATGCGTGGAGTAACGGTACGTGCTTTCCTCTCGCACCGTCTACGCCGACACCCATCGCGGACTATTGGGTCGCCTGCCGCAACAATGCAGGGAACGCCACGATATCACGTCAGGCCGGATTCAACGGCTCGGCCTATTGTACTCGCATCCAACGCAATCAAGGCACGGCGGATAGCCAGACCATAAGTATCTTCCAGCGTATCCCGGACAGCGTGGCGGCGTCGTGGGCAGGCAAGACCGTAACGATTGCCTACGACATGCGTCTCGGCGCAAACTTCTCCGGTTATGCTGGGCGATTCCGCTCGGCGATATGCACGGCAGGCGGCAGTGGCGAATCGTTCAACTACCTGACCCGCTCGTTTCAATCCGCCACGGCGATCAGTCAGCAATATGCGAATGTGCCGTATTCGACTCCTGCGCGCTGGTTCAACACATTCGATGTACCGGTCGGTTGCGGGGAATTGGCGCTCCAGTTGAACTGGGCGCCCGATCCGTCGTTGGGTGCGGCCGGTGCAGCGGATTACGCCGATCTCGGTGCGGTCTGGTTTGCGCAAGGCGTCGTTCCGATGGGGCTGAGCACGTCATAAAGCATGCGGCGGCCTCCTATTTGCCGCAATCCACGGCCGGATAGTCGTAAATCTTGACACACGTTTCCGGACGCGTTAGGGTCCCCTCCTGAAATCGAGGACCCCATGACCGAACGCAAGCGCGTTTACGACCCGGACGGCCAACCTTTCGACGTACCCGTCGCGAAGGCAGCCGATCTCGTGTTGTATCATGGCTGGAGCCAAACGCCCCTCGATCCGGACGCCGTCCCGGCTGTGACGACCGTCGAGCCCGAACGAGGTACGCGCACCATTGACGAGAATTCGTCGATGGAAGATTGGCGTTACTCCGAAGTCGGGCGCGAAGAGGTCGATGAGCCGGGTCCCCGGCGTCGGAAATCCAAGACCTAAGGTTACATGCCCCGAACTCTGATCGTGAACGCGCTGGCAGGCCCCGGCGCGGGCAAGAGCACTTTGGCTTACGGCCTGATCGCTATGCTCAAGAGCAAGGGACATCGCGCCGAGTATGTCCCGGAGTTCGCGAAGGAGCTTACCTATCAGCGGGACTTCGTAGCCCTCGCCAATCAGCATGAGGTTACGAAGGAGCAGGACAGACGCCTGCGCGATCTACTGGGGCAAGTGGATATCGTCGTACACGACACTGCTTTGCCGTTGGCCCTTGTTTATTGCTCCGTGTCATATCGGCAGCCGTGGTTCGAACGCAGGGTGTGGGAGTTGTTCGACAGCTACCGCAATTTCAACGTCTTCGTGACGCGGAAGAAGCAATATCAGACGTACGGACGTAAAGAGTCCGAAGCGGAAGCACATGAATTGGATGATCGCATCCTGCAACTGTTCGAAGGTCGTATCGATCTCACAGTGGAAGGGAACGATCAAGCAGTGGAGAGAGTTTACGCAGCGCTCATGGCGCTGCCGAAAGAGTAAAGTACCGGTTTAGCTCAGCGGTAGAGCGGTGGTCTCCAAAACCACGTCTGCGGAGGTTCGATCCCTTCAACCGGTGCCAGATTGCGAGTGTGTGGGGACGCACAGAGTCGTGCCTCGCCGGGACGACGGCCAGAAATGGATCACGAGTGCACGAGCGGGCTGATACCGCCACGTTGCTCCGGCCTCGCAAAGCTATCGGTGTAGCTCAGTGGTAGAGCGGCGGCTTCCAATCCCGCGCGTCGGTGGTTCGATTCCATCCACCTTTGCCAACTTGACGGCCCGTGAAAACGGTGACCGCCGCCCCGGGGGCAACCCCTCGAAGTACAAGAGACACGTATAGTCTCCGGGGAGAAATACGCGGGTCTGGTCTAGTGGCTGGGCCTCGGAGTGCCACTCCGATGAAGTCGGTTCGATCCCGGCGACCCGCACCAAATTGCGGCTGTCATTGATAATAGGCAGTCAGCCAGCCTTCCAAGCTGGAAGTACCGGATCGTCCCCGGTCAGCCGCTCCATTGTGTGCCGGTGTCTCTTGCTTCGGCGCGTGCGGTCTAGCCGATCTGCACGGCCCTATGTTACGCACCGCTCCCTGCCCATCCACGCTCCGCAAGGCTTTACGGCGGTCGGTGTGGAATGGGTTCGCTGGAGGGGAGGCGCTGGACGGCCCAGCAGGGGAGGCGTGGGCAACGTCAGCCGCAAAATCTTCGAGGATCGATGTCACACTACCCCAACTTCGGTATTCCTGCCGTCTACGTCGATCCAAGCATCGTCAGCTTCACGGCGACACCGGCGCTCGCCGAGTTGGGCAGCACCGTCGATAGCGTTGTCCTCCGCTGGGACATCGCGAAGCAGCCGCTCTCGCTAATCGTTGACGGCGCAACGCTACCGCTGAACACACTACTCGTCACCAAAGAAGGCCCATTCACGACCAACCAGTCTTGGTCGATGAAAGCAGGCGACGCCGAAGAGACGTTGACCGCGAAGACGACTCTTCAATTCGTCAACAAGCTCTACTCCGGTTTTGTCACCAGCGCGCCGACCAACAGCGCCGGTATTCTTGCGCTCGAAAACAGCACACTCAGCACCACACGCCAGTCGTCCGCGCAGATTGGCGCGCCAGCCGGTAAAGTTTGGTGCTACGCATATCCGAAGCGTCTCGGCACTGTGAAGATCGCGCGCGAAATTCCGAGCGGCGTGTGGGTGCCGACGACGTTGACCCAGAGCATGGTGTCCGGTACCGACTACACTGTCAGCGTCGTGTCATTCACGAATGCCTCCGGTTATACCGAGGATTATAACGTCGTGACCTTCAGCAATCCGCAGCCTGACAACACCGTGCTGACCTTCGGTTAGCACATAATCGTTGACAATACCGCCGCGATGTGCGACAACCCCAATATGACGACTGTTCTTACCACGTCTGTCCTTCTTTCTCCCCGTGAGCTTGAACGCTCGACGGGTCGAGATATGCACGTCGTCGCCTAAACGGCACGACGTAAACTCCGCCCGTCCGAACTCAGCTTCTATCCGGGCATCTTACTATCAGCGAAGTGGACGGGCTTTCAACCCGTAGAGCCGGGGGCAGCACCCGGTGTCCGGACCATGCAAGATTCGTCTAGCGGTCTAGGATACTGGAACCTCACTCCAGTGACATCGGTTCAAATCCGTTATCTTGCGCCAAGCTGATCTCGATCCACCATCATCCGTACACTGAATAACTCGGGCGTGTAGCCGTCTGGTTGACGGCACCGGCTTGTCAAGCCGCCAGAGGCGAGTTCAATTCTCGTCACGCCCGCCACGGTCTGTTCGTCTACCAGCTAGGATACTCGCCTGTCACGCGGGAGGAACGGGGGCAGCACCCGTACAGATCGCCACCTGTCATGGAAATTATGTTTCATGACACGGCCGTAACGTCGCAATTCTTGACTATGATGTCGCAAAGCGCGACAATTCTTGCTTCCCACAAATTTCCATCGGACTACGACAGTGGCGCAAGGCAAGAAGAACTTCATCCAAAAGGCGATCCCCAAGTCCCATCGCGGCGACCTTCACAAGGCGCTGGGCATTCCCAAGGGCAACATCATCCCGCACGACGTGCTTGAGGCAGCGGCGAAGCGGAAGGGCAAGGTCGGCGAGGAAGCGCGGTTAGCGCTCACCCTCGAAGGCATGCACCCCAGCGCGAAGAAGTAAGCTGTGAAGCACCAGAAGACCAAGGCGCCATCGCAGCGCCACCCGCAGGCCAAGAGCCTTCAGAATCTCCACGGCGCCAACGCGCCCGGCGCCGCATCGGCACAGATGCTTGTCGGCGGCCAGCAGGTTTCCCCAACCGATCCCGGCGTACAGGCGTGCGCAATGACCGGTAACTGAACATACCTTTCACAGAGGGCATGAGTGTAGGGCCGAAGCAGCGATGCTTCGGCCCTAAACTTTTTCTTGACCACTTTGTTTTGAATTGTTGACTCGTTGTTCGTAATATGAGACATACATCCCACACGGTGCTCATTCCGAGCGCCACGAAGGTTTGAAAATGTTCGCAGTGCTTAAATCCAAGCCGAGTACACATCTGGCATCCGCCAGCGTGCTGTCGCTCGCCTTGTCGCCTGCGACCACGCCAGCTATCTAAAGCCGCGTCCGCGCGGCTCACGAGCCGCGCTCCACCTTCTGAACTCCCCACACCCAGATCAGATCGCAGAGTTCGGCTCCTAAACAGGAGAACGAATACGTCTGCGTATAGCTTAGCTTGGTAGAGTACGACCCTCGGACGGTTGGGGCGGAGGTTCAAATCCTCCTACGCAGACCAAGTTTACGGATCACGTGCGGAGGTTCAAATCCTCCTACGCAGACCAAGTTTACGGATCACGTGCGGAGATTCGCACTGAGACGATCTGAATTCAGAGTGTCGGGTAGCTTGGCTGATCTCGCCCGGTTTGGGGCCGGGAGTCGAAAGACACACGTTGGTTCGAATCCAACCACTCTGACCATTTTTAATCAGGCTTTAGCTCAGCAGGAGAGCGCCCGCTCGGGAAGCGGGAGGACGCTGTGGCAGTGACAGCAAGCCTGACCAGTTTCGTGCGGTGTCTGAGCGCTACAAATATCGGGAGACAGAAAAGCGAGACTTCCCGAGCCGCACTTCGAATTCGCCGGTTTGGCTCAGCAGCGACAGCAGCAGTTTTGTAAACTGCCATTCCACATCGGGGGTGCGAGTCCCTCAACCGGCACCATCATCATGCCCTCGAATAAGAGAAAGCGCTTTGCGTCATTGGTAGTGACGAGAGGAACGGGCAGGTCGTTCCGGGGGCACCAACAACACGCCGACTAAATTGAGATAGCGTAAGACCGGACTCGTAATCTGGTAGGGGTGGCGCAAGTCCACCAGTCGGCACCAAATCAAATCGAATATGCGCTGGTGACCCGAGTAGCGAAGGGCTGAGACTCTTAATCTCATGATCTAAAAAATCCATCGCGGGTGCGAGTCCCGCCCAGCACACCAATTGAGCGCCGGTGACCCGAGAAGCGAAGGGCCGGGACTTTTAATCCTGTTTGGTGTTCAACACCATCGTCGTGGGTGCGAGTCCCACTCGGCACACCAGTTTCAGTTTGGCCCTATGGCGTAATAGTAGGCGCGCTGGCTTCAGATACCAGTGTCTTTGGACGTGGGGGTGCAAGTCCCTCTAGGGCTACCAAATTTGCTCCCGTGGCGGAACGGTAGACGCGCTCCCCTTAAAGCGGAGTGACCTCGTGTCGTGGGAGTTCGATTCTCTCCGGGAGTACCAGAAGAATTTGTCCGGCTGATCGGAATCAGTAGACGTGCTCGGCTCAAACCCGAGTGCCCTTGTGGCGTAGAGGTGCAAGTCCTCTGCCGGACACCAGTTTGCTCTTGTGGCGTAAAGGTAGGCGCGTTGGTTCGAGAAGCCAATGGGTAAAACCGTGGGGGTTCAAGTCCCTCCAAGAGCACCAAGTTGAGTGATCGCAAGCGTTAGGACCCTGTGCTGCTCCACGATGCACTGACAAGGTCTCACGGCGATTGAGAGAGGGCATCTCACGGCGGGTCCGCTCCGCACCACTCAAACAAAACATGCTGACGTAGGACCTGAGGCTGGGTCGCCTGATTGTGAGTCAGGAGTGAGTGGTTCGATTCCGCACGTCAGTACCAATTCAATTCGGGGTGTCCGCGAGGTCCGGACTTGATCTTTGCAAGATCGAAGCGGTGGGTGCGAGACCCACACACTCCGCCAAGTATATGGGCCTGTAGCTCAGTTGGGAGAGCGCCTGATTTGCACTCAGGATGTCGGGGGTTCAAATCCTCTCAGGTCCACCAACATACGGATGCTGAACCCGGCGCGGGCTGGGACTCGCCTCGAAAGCGATGGGAGCCTCACGGCTTGGAGATCGAGCCTTCCGGCATCCGCCAATCAAATGCGAAGAAGATGAAGAAGATCGGAAAGAGATATCTGGAGCGAGCGCAATACTACCGACGTCTCGCGCACGCTACGTGTCCGACCTTGGACTTCTCCGATGAGGCGCTGCGCCGCTGCTACGAATGGGAGAGCCACGGTGTGCGCTGTAGCGATCCAGACAACGGATACATGACAGGCAAGTCGCTCGTGAACCTGAATGTCGCAATGTGGAAGGAAGACATCGTTCGCGGAACGCTTTTTCTGTTCGAGTTGCGTGAGGACCCTGACATTCCAGAATGGGTCTTGAAGAATTTCGGAGAGTGAACCGAGCAGGGATGCCGGGCGCGTTTGCTAAACGATGCGGAGGCCGAAAGGCTTTTTCGGATCAAGACCGACGCTCTCCTCCAGTCATGGATGCTTGGCCGAGTGGCTTAAGGCGGCGGATTTGAAATCCGCAGGACCTCACGCGAGGTTCCGTCCGTTCAAATCGGACAGCATCCTCCAATCTAGGGCCTAGCGCAGCGCAACGTCGCGGGAAGGGTGAGAGGGTAGCGTCGCGGCTACCCGCGTAATTGGAGAGTGAACCGGACACGCGTGCCGGGCCTGCTTGGAAAGCAACGCGGACGGTGCAAGCCGTTTGGGGCGCAAGTCCTCCGCTCTCCGCCAAATCGCTTGACACGATCCACGTCAGTGTGCCATAGAATGCGACATCGCGCTTCTGCACCGGCGCGTCGGCCTAACGGCTAGGCCGGAGGGTTCGTCGAAGGGCGGAGAGGAGCAGGCTACGAGCCTGCGACCACATTGGTCTGAAAATCCGCCGCCCTGCGATCAACCCTCCGGCTATCAATTTTGGAAGTCGATGTCACCTGAAGCTCTCACTCTGATCGCTAAGCTCCACGAAGCCCGCGACAAGCAAAACGCACCCCACGCGATCTACGCAACCGATAGGCCTGAGATGCTGGCGCTCGTTGCCGAACTCGTTGAACACGGTTATCTCGTCAAGCGTGTGCGTCGGGAAGTCGATCCTTTCGATTCCTACATGACAACTGACAAGAGCCTCCCAAACGCATGAGGCGGCGCAAGTCTTTTCCAGAACTCGAAGCGCGCGAGCGCGCGATCCGTGACAGCGACCACGCGCGGATAGCTCGGGGTTTGGAGCCGATCCGCTGCCCACGATGCGGAGAGAACGCTTCGCACTTCTTCCCACCCTGTTTCGGCGACCCCGGCTTTTGGACGTGCGTCGGTGTCATGGTACCAGCCACATGACGTGCAGCACCGCCAGACGCTACCAATACCTGAACGTCATCACCGACACCGGCGAGCGCAAGGTCTTGCGTGTCTCCGACGCCACCATGCGCCGCATCACCGAAGCCGCCCACAAGGCTAAGAACCCGACGATCTGGCAGCGGATCGTGCGGGCGTTTAAGCGCGTCTTCGCATCTGTCGCGGATCGTGTCACAGCAGGGTTGACAAAACGACGCTGAGCGGATATGCCGGGTCTTCGCCATGTGAAGGACCCGACAATGCTTGACGCCCAGACCCTCGACCTCTTCAAGGTCATTGTTCTCGACGAGTTTGCTGTGCCGCCGGAAGGGCTGAGCGCAAAGCCGTATCTGGAAGACCTCCAGCAGGGCTTCGTCACCAATTTCATCCCGACGCCCCTTCAGAGGGCCGCACTCTGCAAGGCGTTCAAGCCGCTTCCGCTGGTGACGCTGTTTTCGGTCGCCGAGCGCCGGGCGCCCGACATCACTCCGATGTCGCTGATCATGACGCAGCTTCTCCACTACATCGAGGTCTACGGCCTCGACCAGCCGGGCTTGTTCAATCTCGAAGTCAAGCAGGGTAGCGTCGTGGTTGTCGCCAACGTTCGCGGCGTGACGGTCGAGGAACTTGGCGACATGGTCCGCGCCCTGATCTACGCGAACGCGCCGGTCCGCAAGATCGAGGACGTGATCGAACTGATCAAGTTCCACAACATTCCTTATGACCTCGCACTCGTGAAGAACAACGAAGCGCGCATCCGCTTGTACCGGGACGGCGATCAGTTTGCGTCCGGAGACGACGCTGTCCGCTACATCGTCTTCAAGACGACCGGCGACTCGCTCCTGATCAAGTCCCCGGAAGTCGTCGCAGCCGTGAAGTCCGGCGAGCGACAGGTTTCGTTGCACTTCCTGATGGCGCACGAGACGGTCTTGGCGCAGGTGTTCAATCGCCACAAGCGCATCATCATGGCGTTGAAGAACCGGCGCACGGCACAGGCGATCAACCGCATTTCGCGCTTCTCGAAGACGAAGCACGTCCCGCTCCGTCCGGCGCTCAACAAGACTTTCATCGCCCGCGCGCTCGGCGATCTGCCGTTCGACTACGAGGACGCGCTGGAGGTCATCTCCCTGCGCGACAAGTTCAAGTACCTGAACCTGCTCGAATGGCGCCGCTTGCAGAATACCGATGACGTGTTCATCATCCGCAACGGCCGCGCGCATTTGGAGCCGGATCGTAAGGTCTACCCCACCAAAGACATCACGGCGCTCATTATGAGTGTTGCGGACTCGATTGAGGCTGATCTGCGACATCTGCAAGGCAAGTCGATCCTGCTCGATCCCAATGTCGATTATGGTCTGCCGACCTCCCAGAAGCAGATGCTCGGCAGCCTGCCGTTCGGCACCACGATCTCGGTCGGTAACGGGAACATCTCGTCCGGCATCTATTGGGAGAACCGTTGGGGCGCGACCGATCTCGATCTGGCAGCCATCGACGAGTGGGGCGAACGCACCGGCTGGGGCGAGTTGTCCGGATTCGACAATAACAATCCGATCCTCTTCTCCGGCGACATCACGTCGGCACCTGAAGGCGCCATGGAGTTCATGACCTCGGCGACGACGGATTGTGAGCGCGTCTACGGACTGCTGGTGAACATCTTCAACGGGGGTAACGAGGCCGAATGCGAACTGCTCGTCGGCTCCCAGTTCGAAGGCAAGAACGGTCAGACGCGTTCCGGGCGATCCGCGAAGTGGATCAAGTCGCCGGTGATCCGGGAGAAGGTGAAGCTCACCTCTCGCGAGACGATCCTCGGCTTCGTACGGAACGGGAAGTTCGTCGTGTTCGCCCCGCGCCTGTCGAACCGCCGTGTGTCCGGCGGCGAGATCACGCGCCGTTTGATCGCGAAGGGCATGGCGCCGGTCTGGACGATCAGCAAGCTGCTCGCCGTTGCGGGAATCAAGTACGACACGACACCCGTTGACGGTGTTGTCTACGATTACGATCTCTCGTACGCGTCGTTTTGTGTTGACAAAATGGAGCGCATGTTGTTCAATCCTCAGCAGGTTACGCCGCAAAAGACGTTCCTTACAGAAACAGCGGCCTAAAAAGCCGCTCCTAAAATACGTCTCGCGGTTTTCGATTTTGTTGCAAAGGGTGTTCCTTAAAAACCCTTCTATGGCAAACACACCCCGCAACGCTCTCTGCGAGAGGCCATCCGAAAGGATGGCCTTTTGCATTTTGTTTCTTGACACGACTGCCGTGATATGAGACAACCTTCTCCATGAGCAAGACCTTTACCAACGTGCAGCAAGTCGTCCGCCGGAATCGCTATATTCCGGGCGGGGCTTTCGCGCGTGTGGAGAAGGATCACGGGTTCTAAACCCAAAAGCTCTCCAAAGTTCTGCGAAAGGCCCGCCCGGTAAGCTCCGAGCGGGCCTTTTGCTTTTTGCCTTTCACGCGGATGCGAACGAGAGGCGAGCGATTGACGGTCTGTAAAACCGTTGCCTATGGCTGAATGGGTTCAATTCCCATCATCCGCACCAAGGCAAAAACGAGAAGGTACGCAAGGAGAAGAATTTGCTTCGGTAGCTCAGTTGGTAAGAGCGCTGGCTTGAAATCCCAGAGGTCGATGCGTCGAGTGCATCCCGGAGCACCATACACAGTCCGTTAGCTCATTCAGGAGAGCGCTGGTGTCACATACCAGAGGCGCACGGGGCAGAGCCGTGACGGACTACCAGCTTCCACCCGAGGCTGACTAGTGAGGCGGGCACCTGATTAGTGCCGTCAAGGTGAGTGCGATCCTCACCGGGTGGTCCAGTTTTCAGATCAGCGATGGAGATTCGTCGCTGGTTTTTAGTCCGATAGCTCATTCAGGAGAGCGCCGCTGTGACATGGCGGAGGTGCGCGGGGCAGAACCGCGTCGGACTACCAAATCATTCTCCGTTAGCTGGTCGGTCTGGCCGCTGGGCTCTGAACCCGGAAAGAAGAACGTTCGAATCGTTCGCGGAGAGCCAAACATTGCCCGTTAATTGCTAGGTGCGGTCGCCGGGTTTTGACCCCGGTAGGAAAAGGTTCGAATCCTTTGCGGGCATCCAGAACATTCCCTTCTGGCGGAACGAGTAGACGCGCTGCACTGTTAATGCAGTATCGAAAGATGTGCAGGGGCGGAGCCTGCGGAGGGAGCCAATCAAATTTTGGTGTGTAGCTCAGTCGGCAGAGCGGCGGATTGTTAATCCGAAGGTCGCAGGATCGTACCCTGCCACGCCAGCCAAATTATAGTCGCGAAGTGCTGAATGGAACGGAGGCAACGCACTACGAATGCGTAAACCCTGTGGGTTCGAGTCCCACCGCGACTACCAGTTTTGACGTGCCGTCGCCTAAAGGTAAGGCCCTTCGCTCATAACGACAGTGTATGTGAGTTCGATTCTCACCGGCACCACCAAATGGCCCCGTAGCTCAGCGGACAGAGCGCCGGTCTTCTAAGCCGGGAAATCAACGTCGGGGGTTCGACTCCCTCCGGGGCTTCCAGATCACAGCCGCGTAGCTCAACGGAAAGAGCGCCAGTTTCCGAAACTGAGGATCGGTGTTCGATTCACCGCGCGGCTACCAGTTCCGCCCTGTCATCTTTCTTGTCGATAATGTCGTCGTTCTTGACGAATACTCACCTCTATCATAAAATGCGGCCCATCAAACATCGCTACGTGCCGGGGGCTCGAATGCGGATCGTCAGGGCGCATTTTGTCGCGCCCCGAAGTCAAAGCACCAGAGGGTTGCGTAGTGGATATCAGCGACATCGAAACCGATACCGCCGACCGGCGGCGCGCTCGCGGCAAGAAGCCGTCGATCTTCAACTGGGAGATCAATTTCGGGCACGTGGCTATCGTGCTCTCACTTTTTCTGTCCGCAGCAGGCCTTTACGCGCACGATGAGGCGCGTATCTCGGTCATCGAGAGCCGGGTCGATGACCTGACCTCCCAAAATCTCCCGCCGCGCATGGCTGCCGCCGAGACGCAACTCCACGACATTCACGACAGCATGAAGGAGGTCACGAACCTCCTTGGTCAGATTCACAACGACCTGTCTCAGAAAGCGGATAAGCCAAAATAATTACTTCATAACCGGCGTCATAAACTCCCGGCGTCCTGTTCATTCCGTGTTCATAATGTTGGAGATCAAGGCATTCGCGGACGAAAAGTCCGGAAAATAACATCCACTGTCGCCAAATTGGATATTGCACTTTACGGCGAATCCATGTCAGCAAGACGTTAAGCGGCAGAGCGGGACCAATGGGGTCGTTAGCCTGCGCGCCTTGTTCAGACGAGGAAAGCAAGAGTGCGTACAAGGAACGTTGAAGGGGAAAAGAAGGTTGCACCGGCCGCGAATTATTTTGCAGTCGATGAAATTCATAAACGGCTCATTAGCCGTGCACACGAACTAGCGGAACTTTCGCTTCAACCTCTCACGCCGGAACTCGTCGGCGAAATGGAAGAAGCTTCCAAGCACTTCAACACCGACCTCGCGGAACTCCGTTCGCGGCGCATCGTATAGCGAGGTTTCACATCAGGGGAGAGTAGGTGGATCAGCCTAACGAGTTTTTCGAGCAAGCATCTCCGCCACCCCGTCTCACCAAATCGCAAGCAAGAGCAGCGCGCCGGGCCGAAAAGGCTTCTACGGGTGGTTCCGGCGCGCCTCTTACAGCCAAGACCGACAATCAGCGCCGGTATATCGACCGCCTCAAGCGCGGCCAGAGTTTGTTCGCTATCGGACCAGCGGGAACCGGCAAAACCTACCTCCCTGCGCGGATCGCGGCGCGCAAGCTCCTCGACAAGCAACTCGACAAGTTCATCATCGTGCGCGCCACCGTGGAACCCAACAAGCGCCACGCGCTCGGTTTCAAACCCGGCAAGCAGGACGACAAGCTGGCGCCGTGGATGATCCCGGTGCTGGACGGCCTGCGCGCGGAGATGAGCGGCGTCGTCCTCGACAAGCTCAAGAACGAGAAGCGGATCGAGTTCGCGCCTTTCGAAAGTATGCGAGGCCGCACGTTCAACAACGCGATCCTTCTGATCGATGAGGCCCAGAATCTCACGACCGCCGACCTCAAACTGGTTTTGACGCGTATCGGCGAGGACTGTCAGGTGATCGTCACCGGGGATACCGAACAGACCGATATCCCGGATTCCGGCCTTGCGCGCGTCGTCGCGATGACGCGCCGTCACCAGATCGAGATGCCTGTGGTCGTCTTTGACGAGGATGATGTGGTGCGCAGCGCCATGACCAAGGCATGGGTCAAGGCATTTGCCGCAGAATTTGGCAGTACTGCCGCATTTCTTGACGACCCTCCGGCGTTCCTGCAAAATGGCCGCTTAGTTCCCCAGTAAAAGCGACCTCCCACAGCCATGACCTTTGCCTTTGTGGTCGAGACCGGCAACGCCGATCCCGATGCAAACTCCTACGCAGCCGTTGACTTCGCGGACGATTATATCTCCACGAACGCCTTTGTTGCCGACCTCTGGGCGACCCAGACGACGGATGAAAAGGAAAAATACCTCGTCCGCGCGTCCAAATACATCGACCGGACGATCCAGTGGAACGGCACCCGCGTGGACGACGAGTCGGGCCTGCGCTGGCCGCGCTCCGGCGTGTACGACGCGGATAGCTTCGAGATTCCCGATGACGTGATCCCGGAAGTCTTGCAGGAAGCCGTCTGCGAAGTGGCGTCACTCCTCGCCACCGGCACCGACTGGACACAGCCGCAAGACGGCCGAGGGATCAAGGACCTCAAGGCCGATGTCGTCGAGATTTCGTTCAACTCGACGCAGGCGATGCGCGCGTCGCTCCCTGACTACGTCATCAACATGCTGTCCGATCTGGGTTCTGTCCGGGGAGGCACGCGCCCGTCGTTCAAGAAGATCACGCGGGCTTAAGCCATGAGCTTGCGCAATCTTGTCCGGCAGCAGGTCGCCAACGGCTTCAAAGCGTTCGGCGACATCCCGCGCCCGGCCGATTATTACCAGATGACCGGCGAGGTCACCCGCGATCTTGTCGCCGGTACGTCCGTCCCGGTGACAAACCACTACCCCCTCAAGGGCGTCATCTTCGCGAAGTTCGAGGAGAAGGAAAACGATAAGGACGTTTCACGCCTCACCGACGAGAAGGCGATCTTCCCGGCGCTCTATCTGCCGATCACGCCCAGCACCTCCGACACCATCGTCGATGAAAATGGCGTCGTTTGGGAGGTTGTGGACCGCCTGAGCGATCCGGCGTCCGCCGTTGTGGTCCTCCATATGCGGACCTCGCGCACCACGACCTGATATGGCGAAATTCACAGTCACCCGGCAAGGAAACTTGCAGGCCGCGCTCACGAACTTCTTCCAAAAGGTGGAAGACGCGTATGTCCGGAACGAAGATAACCTTCTGATCCAGTTGAACGAGCGCATTCTGGCGCTCACGCCGGTCTGGGAAGGCGATGCGATCATCAACTGGCGCTGGTCTACGCGGGCGCCGCTGACGGGCCACATCGATCCGGTCGAGACCCCGGAAGACCCCGGACACACGAACGAAATGGCGCTCGGCGAGGAACCACGCCGCGCCGCCAATGAAACACGGCCGAGACAGTCGCTCATGGCGGCACTGCGCGCCAAGGAACCTCAGGATATTTTTCTCACCAACAACTCTGACCACATCGTCGATCTCGAATACGGACTTCTGCCGACGCGCGAGCGCTCTCGTGTCGATGGCGCGCAGGGCATCGTTCGGCTGGCGATCAAGGAAGTCATGGGAAGCCTTCACTAATGCTTGAAACGGATATGCTCCGCCAAGTCCTGTACCAGCAGGCGATCACGGCGGTCCAAAACAATGGGAACTTTCCCTGCAAGATCGGCAACGAGCCATTCAAGAAGCCCTCGGACGGCTCGATCTACGGCGAGTTCTGGTTCAAGACCGGCAAGACGACCCAGATGGAGCTTGGCTCCCGGCGCGGCTTCGAATGTACGGCGGGGGTTGCGCAATTCGCGCTCTTCTCGCCGGAGAAGGATGGCGAGGGTGCCGTCCAACGGTTGGCCGACAATCTGCGGAAAGTGTTCAATCGCAAACAATACACGGTGCCGCCGGACGGCTACCTGAACATGGACCCTTGGTCCGTTCAGACTGTCCCGGGCACTCGAAACGGCTACATCGTCGTCATCGTGGACGGAAGCTTCGACTTCTACCACCGCGATCCTTCGGCGACGCCTTAACGCGCGCCGTAAGCCATCGCAGCGCTGAAATCCCGGTCGGCATATTCGGTGTGCGCGAATTGGGGCATGGCGTCGGTGCAATTTGCGATCTGCATCTTGATGTTGGTCGCGAAGTCGTAAGGACCGGTACCGTTCAGGATCACAGCGAGTCCGGCCTCAGTCGGGACGACAACGAAGTGATCCCAGCCGGTATAGCCACCCGCGCCGGTCTTGGCGTTCACCTCGCCGCAGAGATACCAGTAGGCGGGCAGTCCCCGCGCCGGATCGGGATGCATGAAATAGGGGTGGACGTTCCGGAAGCGCGCGCTGGGATAGTCTCGAAGTTCCATCTGCCACGCGGCATGACTGCCGGTCGCAAGTCCGGCGCCCTGCCGTTGGGCAGCTTCGCGCAGATCGTCGGCACCGGCGGCACCCACCACCAGCACCGCAAAAGCGCACGTTACGGCCGTCAATCCACGCATTTCTCGCTCACACATAGTTGCGCCCGAGCCCTAGCACAACCGTCGAAAATGTCAACTGACGCGTGACGAAACTGGGGGTTTTGGTTACCAGACCGTAAAATCCCCGGGCTCTTGACAGCCTTGCAAAATGTCGTATAGAACGGCAGACTGCCGCAATTCTTGACATTTTCTTCCGGCTGCTATAGCTTCTCAAGCATCGCGCCGGACCGAGGGTCGGCACTCGCGCGCCTCCCCAAATCCAGAGAATTTCAAGGAACGCAAGCCGTCATGGTCGTTTTGTTTGCCGACTCCAATCGCGCGCGGATTCGTTACATCAAGGAATCCGACAGCAATTGGGGCTCGACGCCCAATTCCGGCGTTACGCGCGAGCTTCGGTACACCGGCTCGACGCTCAACGTCCAAAAAGATACCACCACCTCGCAGGAAATCCGCTCGGACCGCATGGTCTCGGACATCGTCGAGACCGCAATGCGGTCCTCGGGCGATCTCAGCGTGGAGTTCTCCGCCGGTTCGCATGACGACTTCATGGAAGGCTTCATGTACGGCGCGTGGACGCGCCCGATGGGCTTTGACTTCGTCAAGGGCCTGACCGTTTCGTGGGGTGCGACAAACAAGCTGTATCTGTCCGGCGCCGACTGGACCACCTACTTCACCGTGGGTCACCGCGTGAAGACCTCCGGGTTCGTCAACCCGGCGAACAACTCTTATTTCGAGATCAGCGCGCTGACCTTCAACTCCGGCGCCAACCGGACCGAAATCACGATGACGGCCTCAACCGCCGTGATTGAATCCGGCACCGCCTACACGCAGGTCATCGACGCGAACGACGTGTTCGTCTTGAACAACACGCACGTTCGTTCCGGCACCGCAGGCGCCTCGACGTTCGACTCGAACAGCAACAACGCGTTCGCGTCGGCCATCGCCGCCGGTCAGCTTAAGGTCGGCCAGAAAATCTTCGTCGAAGGTCTTGGCTACGAGCGCGGCTCCGTTGCGTTCGCTGACTACGGCACCGAGACGATTGCTGCGGGCGCGACCGTCACCGTCACCGATGGCACCAACTCCGCAACCTTCCAGTTCGGCGGTTCGCTGATCCCCGGCAATATCGCCGTCAGCATCGGCGCGGCCAACACCGACGCGGCGACCAACCTCGCAGCAGCGATCAACGCGCTTCGCCCGAGCGGCAAGCTCAACGTCGCAGCGACCGTCGCCACGGCAACGGTCAACCTGAAGAACGTCAATCAGGTCGGCGGTTCGATCTCCAAGGCTGGCGACACCAACGCGAACATGACGGTCACGAACTACAGCGGTGGCCTCACCAGCGTTCGTGGCGTGTTCACCGTGACCTCCGCAACGGACGACGTCATTGGCGTCAGCCCGGCTCCGGCAACGCTCAACAACTCGACCGTCGCGGTCTCGATCAAGGGCTCGATGCTGCGCAATCCGTCGCAAGCAAGCGACATCGTTCCGCACTCCTTCTCGTTCGAAGAAGAGTTCGAGGACGTGGGTCTCTTCCGCATCGCGGACGGCCAGCGCATCTCGACGATGGCGTACAGCATCTCCTCCGGCAACATCCTGACCGGCTCGTTCGGCCTGATGGGTCGCGAGATCAAGAAGCTGCTCGCAACGAAGCTGGGCGACACCGGTTCCTACACCGTGCTCGACACCACGGCGACCGTCGTCACCAACGCGACCGTCAACGTCGGTACGATCTCGATGAACGGCACCGCGCTTTCGACGGCCCTCAAGACCATCACGGTCAACGGCAACAACAACCTGCGCGAACAGCAGGCGGTCGGCAACAAGTTCCCGGTCGGTATCGGCGCAGGCCGCATCGAGTTCACCGGCAGCGTCGAGGCGTACTTCGCCAACGACGATATGTGGGATCAGTTCATCAACCACCTCACCGTTTCGCTCGGCTGGTCGGTTGAGGACACGGACGGCAACCACTACGAGTTCACGGTTCCGGCGTGCGTGTTCACCACCGACACCGAGAACCCGGCGGGTGGCAACCAAGATATCATGGAGACCATGGACTGGTCTGCGAAGCGCGATCCGGTCACGGAATGCTCGTTCCAGATCGACCGTTTCTCCAGCGTTCAGCCCATCGCGGCTTAAGGTCCTCTGTCACGAAACTGAAGTTTCGTGACATCGATCTCGCCGAGGGTGATGAGGCGAGGTCATTGATTGCGAGCCGCGTTCACCGCCTCTGCGCGGCTCGCCTCTAATCCCCGCCGCGATTACGGATCGCGGCACCCCTTTGCTTCTGGGCTTAGGGACTTTTCCCCCGCCATCGGTTTACCGATGGCCCCCTCCGGCTTCCGTGCCGGAGGACCTGCTTACCCCCGACGTTCGGCGTAACCGAATGCTTCCGGAAGCAGAGAGTCGCGGGTCTTCGGGGTCTCGCGGCTCTCACCTCTCTCCCAAATTCAAAATTCGCGCGCCTCGTCACCTGCATTCCAGCGGGCGCCGGATCAATCCCGAACGGAATGCATAATCCCGAAAGAGTACAATGAGCGAAAACAAGGCCCTCGACCTTTTCGATACCTTCAACAGCAACAAGGAAGCCGAAGAAAACGGCGTGTGGCTCGGTCTGCACCCGGTCACCGACTTCAAGGTCCGCGCGTACGGCGCCAAAGCCGTCGTCGATCTGCGTAACCGGCTGACGAAGCCGTTTGCGATGATGATCCGCAACGGCATCGAAATCCCCGAAGAGAAGAACGAGGAAATCGGCCTGAAGGTCATGGCGGAAGCCGTGATTGCGGACTGGAAGGGCGTCAAGGACTGGCGCGTCGAAGTCAAAGAGGGTGAGGAAGCTCCCGATCTTCCGTATTCCCCGGCTAACGCCTACGCGCTGTGTCAGCATCTTCCCCGTCTCGCCAATCAGTTGGCAGCGGCGTCGATGGACGCGTCGAACTACAAGGACGCCAAGCGCGAGGACGACGCAAAAAACTAACAGAGGCGCTGGAATACACGCTCCGAAATCCAAAGGACAAGGACGCGGCGTGGAAGGCTGAAATCCGAAAGCTCCAAGGGTTGCCAGAGGCACCCAAGGAGCTTCGGAAGGAAGTCCAACCCTATCCCGATCTTCTCTGGGCGTGGTCCGGCTTCTGGCGTCTCTCCAACTCCCGACCAGTGGGTTTCAACGGTGTCCTCCGTATCCCGCTGAGCGAGATCGAAGCGTATTCCCGACTGCAACGCTTCGATCCCGAACAAGCGCAGGACTTCCTCGTGTTCGTCGAACGCATGGACAACAAGTTCATGGAGTACGTCGAGAAGCAGCGCGAGATCGAAGAACTCAAATCCCAGAATAAGTCGAAAGAAAAAGGACGCTCGCGCAGGCGGCGTTAGGTTGGGTGGATCAGAATCTTTCAGTCAAGTTTGACTCTTCGCAGTCGCGCGCCGATCTCGACGCGCTCTCGAAGTCGCTTGACAAGACTTCGACCGCCGCCGACCGCTTCGACAAGTCTGTCTCCAAGGCGACCACCAATGTCAACGCCAGCCTCACAAAGGCTGCGCAATCCATGGAGAAGTATGCGCAGGTCGCCGCGCTGCTCTCCAAGATCAAGACCGTTGGAAATCCGGCGGGACAGATCATCGAACTCGGCAAGGCGCTCGATGCGCTCGGCCGCGCGCGCGCGATGCCTGCGACGAAGGTCCAGTCGATCCGCGATCTGACACGCGCCCTCAACACCCTCGGTAGTTTGCGCGCTCCCAGCGTCGCCACCATCGACCGCTTCGAGCGTCTGCTTGGCGTGCTTTCCAGCGCCAAAGAGATGCCGGGTGCCGCGCGCATTGCTGCACAACTTGACACGATCACCGCCTCGGCGACACGCGCCGCACACGCGCTCGCGGCAATGCCCGGCGGCGGTCGCAACCTTTTCTCCGCTGGCGGCGGACCCCGGGGCGGTGGTGGCCCCGGGGCTGGTTCCATTACGCGCATCGCGTCCGAAACTGAGAACGCCGCGCGGCGCTCGAAGGCAAGCTTCTCCATCATGGGCAGCGGCCTCGACAACCTGACGGGCCGGTTCCGCCTGAACTATCAGGCATACACCCTGTTCTCGACGATGTTCGCGTCGTTCACGATGGGCCAGTTCGTTCGCTCGCTCTACGACGCGAACATCCAACTCCTTAAGCTCCAGAAGGCACTCCTTTTCGCGACCGGTACGTTCTCCGGCGCCGAAGAAGCCACAAGTGCGTTCATCGGCATCTCTCAGAAGCTCGGCCTGTCGATCAAAGACAACATCGACACGTACGGCCGCTTCGTGATCTCGGCGACCGCATCCGGTCTGAAGATCAAGCAGACCAACGACATCTATGAAGACCTCGCCACCGCGCTGACCGTCGTTGGTTCCAGCGCGCAGCAGCAGCAGCTTGCCTTCTACGGCCTGACCGAGATGATGCAGAAGGGCGTCGTCTACTCCAAGGAATTCAACCGCCAGATCGGCGCGCAGCTTCCCGGTAACGCCATCATCGGCGCGCAGGCGCTCAGCCGCCTCGAAGGTCACTTCGTGTCGGTGTCCGAGTTCTTCAAGCAGATGCACTCGGGCACGTTGCTTTCCGCCCAGTTCATCCCGGAATGGGCGAAGGCCGTGCGCGAAATGTACGGCCCGTTGCTGGCGCTCGCTCAACAGCGTCCTGACGTGGCGATCCAGCGCCTCAAGAATTCGTTCTTCATCTTCGCGCGCGAAGTCGGCGGCGGCAAGTTCATGTCGTCCATCGGTAGCGAGATGAAGAAGCTGACCGACATGATCATCACAGGTGACGGCGCCAACGCCCACCTGACCAAGAGCTTCCAGCACTTGGCCGACACTCTCGGCCAAGGCCTCGGCACAGCGATCCACGGCCTCGGCATGGGTCTCGAATTCATCATCAAGAACTTCGACACGCTCTTCATGGTGATGAAGGGCTTCTTCGCGTTCAAGCTCGCCGAGTATTTCGTCTCGATCTCGAACAATGTGACGAAGGCAGCGGGGAGCATGTTCAAATTCTCGTCGGCCGCCCAGACCGCCGCAGCTTCGGAAGCTGCCGTGGCTTCGGAAGCGCGCGCCGTCGCGACTCAGACCGCTGTGGCATCGGTGGCGTCTCCGGCGGCGAATGAAGCCGCAGCGCTCAATGTTCTGAGCTTCGGCCGTCGTGCTCCGGCTTCGACGTTCCAGCAGGCTCGTCCGAACGCGCCGCGTGCGTTCGGCCTCAATTCCGTGAACGACCTTCCGCTCTTCAACTGGGCGAACCAACAGGAAGCCGCCGCTGCGCGCCGCCGGACGTTTACGTCCTCTGGATCGAGCGTTTCGGGCGTGGCACTCCGTCAGCAACTCTTCCCTGCGGCTGCGGAGGCCGCCGGTCCCAGCCTCATTGGCCGTGTGGGCTCGGGCGCGCTCGCGGGCGTCTCGACCGTTCTGAGCAACCTTGGGCCTATTGCCATCACCGCCGCTACGGCGCTTGCGCTGGTCAGCGATAAGCTGGCGGGCATCGCGACCAACAAGGGCAATCAGGTGACGTATGGCGATGTCGCCAGCGGCGCGCTTAAGAGCGTCGGGGATTCCGTGGAAGGCTTGCTTGCGAGCCTCGGAAACACGTTCGGCATGTTCGGCGCGAACTCCCTCACGCTGGGCAAGACGATCCTTGGCCTCGCGGCTGTCATCAAAGCGACGTTCAGTCTGATCTTCGATCTCGCGCACGCTATCGGCACTGTCCTCGGAGTTGCCATCGGCGGCTTTATCGCGGAAGTGATTTCGTGGGGCAAGATCATCAACGATGTCATCCACGGCAACATCACCGGCGCAATGAAGGACTACGCCGCCGGTAAGCAGCAGCAGCACGGCCTTACGGGAGCACTGGTCAACGGCGTCAATAACGACATTGGCCGCATCTTCACCAGCGACAGCATCCCGGCGATCTACCGTCAGATGTTGGCGAACACGCAAGGCTTTGCCGACGAGCACGGCGGCAAGCATGTCGATGCGGCGTCGCAGAAGCAAATCGAAGCGGCTGTTCAGCAGCAGGCCGCAGCGCAGGCGAACATGCGCGCCGCTACGCTCATGGAAGATGCCATGGCGCAGTTCAACAAGGACTCCCAGAAGCTCGACTACGGCGATCTGCGCAAGCAAATCGTCTCACTGATCGACGGTACATACGCGCGCCAGACGTTGCCGCGTGGTTCGGTCGGCGGACCTCTGGGACCGCCCCCGGCTCTCCGTGGTGTCGTGGATAGTGGCGCGCCCGTCAGCTTCGCTCCGAGCGGCGCAGGCTCCGACAATTCCAACGTGATGGTTGGTACCGGCCGTGCGCTCTACATGACCGCTTACGGTCACCTCGGCGAAAACGAGTCCAGCGACAAGAACACACTCGAAGGTTTGTTCAAGGTCGGCGGCATCCACATCGATCCGCAGAAGGTCGCGTGGTGTGCGGCGTTCGTGAACGCGGTTCTCGCTTCAAACGGTGTCGCCACGACCGGCAAGCTCAACGCGTCGTCGTTCCAGAATTATGGTGAAGCCGTCAAGTCGCCGCATCAGGGTGACATTGTTGTCCTAAAGCCGCAGGTGGCGGGCGACACCGGTCACGTCGGCTTCTTCTCCGGCTTCAATGGCGACGGCTCCGTCAACGTTCTTGGCGGTAATCAGAACGACAGCGTCTCGATCAAGAACTTCGCAGCCAATCAGGTTGTGGGTTATCGCCGACCGAACCAGATCGGCGTCGCAGGCTCGCAAGCGGCTTTGATGAATGCGCAAGGATCGCTCAGCGACCAAAGTCAGGATGAGACGGCGCCCGGCGGCATCGGTGCGCAGCCTACCGAGTCTGACGCCGACAAGATCGCGCGCATGCGCCTCATGGAATACAAGCAGATCGAGTCGTTCGCAGCAGGTGCGAGCCCGGCTGCGGGTGCGCTGGCGCAGGATCAAGAACGCCTCTCGAACATCGCCAAAATCATTCAGGCCGAGCAGGACAACATCAAGAAGTTCGGTGGCGAGTACAAGACCGTGTTTGCCGGTACGCTGGGCGACCTTGATGCCGCCGAAGTGAAGTATCAGCGCGACCTTAAGGATGCCGTCGATCCTATCGGCAAGGTGAACCGTCTGGCGTCTCAGGCGAACGACATCACCGCGCTCCGCGTGAAGGGTCTGACTGACGAAGCGGATTGGCAGGAAAAGCTCAACGCTCTCATTGAGGAGGGCTACGACCGTCGCAAGGTCGATACCGCCGCCGCAAAGGCACAGTTCTTGGCGGAGAAAGATCGCACCGACACGTTGAAGGCGCAGATCGAACTCCAGAAGACCTTGAATGATGCGGAAGCTGCACGTTCTGCGCGCACTTCCAACAACGCGGTCGCCAACCTCGTCAATGCACAAATTCTTGCACACGCCCAGCCCGGTGAGACGCTGGCGCAGGCACGGGAGGCTCAGGCCAACCAGATTCCGTACTACACGCGGGGTGCACAGGCACAGTTCAATGAAAATCGCTCAGCCTCTATCCAAGGTCTGGGTGAGGAACTGGATGTTCTCGGTCAGGGCCAAGGTCTGAACCCGACGCAACGTGCCTATCAGGACAGCTACATCAAGGCCCTGCAAGGCATGACAGGCCTCAGCACGTCGTCACTGGCGCGCTTGAGCACCGCCGCGTCAGACGCCGACAAGAAAATCGCTGCGAGCTACGCGCAATTGAAGCAGGAGCTTGAGAACCCGCCGGGCTTCCAGCGCTGGGTTGACAGCCTTGAGCCGATCTCCAAGCGCATGGAAGACATCAAGGCGAACTTTGCCGAGGGTCTTTCGAGCACGCTGACCGACATCGCGGTTGGCGATGCGAAGCCCGGCGCTGCGTTCAAGCAGCTTTTCGACGACATCCGCAAGCAGGTCGTCAAGGCGCAGATGGATAACGTGCTGGGTAGCCTGTTCAAGGGCCTCGGCCTCGCACAATCGCCGGAGCAGACGCAGGCGCAAGCGGCGACGACCTTCTCGTCCGCATCTGACACGTTCCAGACCTCGGTCTCGGTGTTCGCACAGAGCGTTGGCGCGCTCGGCGGCGCGGCAGGTGTTCCGACAGGAGCGCTCGCGGGCGCGACGTCGGGTATCGAACCCGTGAACGTGACACCGCAGACGATCCTCGGCTCTGGCCTTGGCTCCGGTACCAGCGACTCCGGGCTGGAGTCCGTGAACGTCACGCCGAACATCTTCGGTCAGTATTCGAACGGGCTCACAACGCCGCCGGTCGCGACGAACGACAACAACCAAGGCTTCTTCGGTAGCATCGGCTCGATGTTGGGTCTTTCGGGCAGCGGCAACCAGACCGGCGGTATCGGCAACTGGCTGCTGGGCGGCCTCGGTATCGCCGGTGGCCTTCTCGACAAGCTGTTTAGTCCGGCGGCGAAGCCGACGTACCACAATCCGAACGGCATCATCGGCACGATGTCCACGAACACGGTCAACGCCGTGCATCAGGATGGGCAGGCCAATATCCTCGGCTCGATCCTGAATCTGTTCGCACAATCGGCGATTGGCAAGAGCGGGCAGAGCGGCGGCTTCCTCAACAACCTGTTGAGCGGGACCGGCGGCGGCGCAGGCTCGACTTCATCCTCGATCCTGAGCTTCCTCTCAGGCATCTTCAAAGAGGGCGGTTATTCGACCCAGCCGGTCATGAGCCAAATGGTGAGCGCCCGCACGTTCCGCGACGCGCCGCACTTCTCCGAAGGCGGCATCACGAGCGGTATCCCGATCATCGCGCACCCGAACGAAGCCGTGATCCCGCTCAGCCGTGGCCGCAAGATTCCGGTCGAGATGAACGACAACATGGCGCCGTCCTTCAACGTGTCCTCGAACATCACCGTCATCGCCCCCGACCCCGATGCGTTCCGCAAGTCGCGCAACTCCATCCAGCGTCAGCAGAACCGCGACATGAAGCGGGCTGCGACCCGGAACCTGATCACTTCGACCCGGTAAGTCAAGAATTACGACCAAATGTCGTAATTCTTGACGATCTCGGGAATTCGTGAGATCACGGCTGCACCTCGGCTTCCGTGCGGTTCTGGCGCGCTGAAATCCCCTCATTTCCGACCTCATCCGTGAAAACCGCTAACCCGGGCTGAAAAACGATTCCCTATGGCTGCCTTCCACGAAATCTTGTTCCCGGTGGACATCTCGTACAATTCGAGTGGTGGTCCCCGCTTCAAGACCACAATCTTCACCGCTGACTCCGGCTACGAACAGCGCAATATCGACTGGGCCAACCAGAAGGCCGAGTACGACGTTAGCCACGGCATCAAGAATCAGGAGCAGATGGATGCGCTGACGGCGTTCTTCTACGCCCGGCGAGCGCGCGCGTACGGTTTTCGCTATCTGGACTACAACGATTTCAACATCACAAGCCAGCAGATTGCGGTCGGTGACGGCGCGACCCTGTCCTTCCAGATCATCAAAACTTACGTCTCGACGCAGGCGGAGTCAGGGGAGACCTACACCTACGGCCGCAAGCTGACGAAGATCGCGTGGAACACCATCGCGGGAGTCACGGTCAACGGCGTCGTGAAGACGTCGCCTACGGATTACACCGTCAACTACAATACCGGAGTCATCACGTTCGTTGTGGCACCGCCCACCGGTCAGTCCATCGTGATCGGCGCCGGTCAGTTTCACGTTCCGGTCCGCTTCGACACCGATCATCTCGACGTCGTTCAGGAGTTCTGGAACACGTCGTCGTGGAACAGCATTCCGCTTGTTGAGGTGCGCGACTGGGGTGAGGCGCTCACCTAAATGAAGTCCATCAGCGACACCTTCAAAACCCATATTCAGGGTGAAGTCACCACTGTCTGCACGTGCGTCAATATCATCCGCAGGGATGGCGCATCGTTCGGTCTGACCGATCACGATGATGTCGTGACGGTGAACGGTGTCCGCTATCTACCGTTCAACTCGTATGCGCGGTCGTCCGTTCAGACCACTTCCACGATGGAAGTGGACTCGATGGAAATCAACGGCATTTTGAACTCCGACGCTTTTGCGCGCACCGACATCGGCGGCGGTCTGTTCGATTTCGCTGAAGTGCACGTCTTCATCGTCAATTACAATGACCCCGACTCCGGTCAGTTGAATCTTCGCACCGGCTGGATCGGCGAGATCGAGCAGAACGAGGACAACTCTTTTCACGCGGAAATTCGAGGCCTTTCTCAGGTCTTCTCTTATCGCCTCGGCGAGCCTTACGCCCCCGAGTGCGCGGCCGACCTCGGCGACAACCGCTGCAAGATCGCCCTCGACCCGCCGTGGTGGAAGGCGCTTTGCCCGTTTCGCGCCGGTGACGTGGTCATTGGTCACATCACGTCGGCCACCGATTATGTGAACGCCGATTCCAGCAACAACGACTTCTCGTCTCAGAGCGATGGCACTTCCGCGCGTCTCCCCGACGACTGGGTCACCTACGGAAGCCCGGACGGCCAGTGGTTCTTCTCGTCCAGCTTTCACGGCCTGACATCGCCGCCCGGCGGTTCGTTGTTTGCCGCGATCACCGATCAGTTCGGCACGAACGACACCGAATACCTCGGCATGTATCAGGACGTCGATCTTGTGGCATCCGGTCTTGTCACGGCCGACATCGACACCGGACTTTGCCGCATCGTCTTCAAGGGCTGGGTGGGCCTGAACGACTCTCAGGGGTTGGCCCAACTACGCCTCTTTGCGGTCGATGCGGGCGGCGTCCTGACGAACGTCTGGGACACCGGCATCCACGCGTATGCGCAGGACCGCTGGATCACGCTTTCCACCGACTCGACTCTGATCCCAGCAGGGACTCGGAAAATCCGCGTCGATTTCATGGGGAAGAAGCACGACCATCTCGGATATGGCGCCGCGTTTGGCGGCTACCAGATGGCGTTCAACGATCCTGACGGGACGTTCAATTCCGACGATCAGGCATCGGGCGTGATGTTTCAGGCCCAGAACGGCGGCGTCACCGGAGGTACGGAGCCAGCATTCTCGGCACTCCTTGGGGCCACCTACACGGACGGCACGATCACGTGGAAGTGCATCAAGTCGTTCAAGGATGTGACCACAGTTACGTCCCCGACATCCGGTCAGGCCTTCACAGCCACGCTCCCGCATCCCGATGGCTACTACGACGGCGGACTGCTGATCTGGGAAACGGGTTTGAACACCGGCCGCAACATGCAAGTGCGGACGTGGCTCTCGGGAACCGTCACGCTATTTGAGCGGACGTTCTTCGAGATCACCGCAGGTGACCGGTTCGTGATCCATCCGGGCTGCGACAAACGCCGCGAAACGTGCATCGGCACGTTCAACAATCTTCTCAACATTCGTGCCTTCCCCGATGTGCCGGGTCAGGACGCGTACATGCAAACACCGAACGCACCATCCAACTAAAATGAAACGTTCCGAAATCGTCGAAGAAGCACGCAAACACGTCGCTGCGAAAGCACGTTGGCGCAAGATGGGCCGCCGCCCGAACGGCATGGACTGTTATGGTCTGGTCGTTCTCGTGCGCGCCGCGTTTGGACTCAAATCAGAGGACTGGGAACGCTACACGAATTATCCGGATGCCGATCTCTTCATGGAACCCGGCAAGCGGATGTTCACGCAGGTTCACCCGCCGCTGAAAGACGGTCAACTGATCATCTTTCAGAACGGCAATCGGCCGTGCCATCTCGGCATCACTGCGACCGATCACTATGGACGCCGCTCGATCATCCATTGCGCTGCCAACAACAAGTGGGCGCTCGAAGAAGCCTATGAGCCGACACTGAGCAAGCACTTCCGCGCGGTCTTCGATTTCCCCGGAGTTGAAGACTAATGATGGGTGATCCCTTCTCGATGCTGGCGATGTTCGCGATCTCAACGGTCGCGAGCGGCATCATTTCATATCTGTTCCCGGCCGAAGGTCCGCGTCTCAAGGACCTCAGCGTTTCGGCATCCACTTACGGTAACCCGGTTCCGGAAGTGTGGGGAACCGTGCGCGTTGGCGGCAACATGATCTGGTCCGGTGGCATCATCGAGAACAAGCACAAAGCCAAGGCCGGTATCGGTCAATACTACAATCAGTACACCTACACGGCGAACTTCGCGATGGCCTTCTGCAAAGGGCCTGTGCAATCGCTTCGCCGCATCTGGGCAAACGGCAAGTTGATCTACGACGCGACGGGAAATTCCCGAAACGTCAACAATGGCAAATATGCCATCACGTTCTATCAGGGCACAGAAGATCAGATGCCCGATCCGATCATCGAGGCGAAGGTCGGAAGCACAAACACGCCCGCCTATCGCGGCACCTGCTATATTCTCTTCCGCGATTTTCTCCTGACCGATTTCGGTAACCAGATTCCGCAGATCGCGGCAGAAATTTATGCCGGTCCAGCGGCGGGTGTTCCTTCGACTCCGTGGACCGTCGATGGAACGGTGCCGTTCACCGACATCGAAGACGCCAGCAGCGGTATGGCCGTCGATTATGTGCGTGGATTTTTCTACGTCGTGCGCGACGACAATGCACTTGTGCGCATGCGTCTCTCTGATGGAGAGATCGACGGCTTTGGCTACCCCGTAAGCGCAATCGATAACGATTGGACTTCCGGTAAGGTCTTCACTGCGGTTGGTATCGCCTATGATGGTTCAGTCACTTGCCAGTTCGGCGGCCTGACCAACTACACGCAATTCGGGCAAGTCGATCCGATCACGTTTTCAACCCTGAACAACATGGGTAAAGCCGTACCGTTCGACACCCTGTTCCCGAGTTATCTCAAATTCCCGCTGTGCGCAGACGTCGTCATGGACGTTACCGGAACGTCGTATCTCGGTCTCGGCTCATTCGGAGAAGTTATTTACATCTGGGACTGGACAAAGCCGCTTGTTACCGACCCCGGCGGCACTACCTATCCGCCAATCGGCAATTACTACACGTCCAAATGCGCTTGCGCGGGAGCGGAAGCCAATCAGTTTTACGTGGCGGCATGTAACCACGAAGGAACGATCACTTCTACGTCGTTCACCGTCTATTTTATGAACAATGGCGCACCTGTTCCGTTTGTGACGTTTGCCGATCCGGACATCGGCAGCGGCTCAACAGACTTCAGTATCAAAGCAGTCGCGTACGATGCGGCCACCAACAGCCTCATCATGATGTACGCCTCCTCCCTGCACAATTACGTTTCGAAGTTTTCGCTCGATACGAATTCGGCTGTGTGGGTGACGAAAGTTCCGTGGCTCCCGACCCATGGATGGCGCGGTCAGAACTTCAACGGCAATCAGATCGCATGGACTGCGAACGGCTCGCTCTGGCTCATCGATATGAACACCGGCTTGTTCATCAATCGCTCTCCGGATCAGGCCGCCTATACTGATAACAACTGGCTGAATCACTCCGACGTAGACTACAGTAACCCGGGCGAAAATGGCTACGTCATCCTCACGCTGCCCGCAATCGCAGGTGAGGGCCATCAGGTTTATGACGGAACGAGTGGCGCGCTTGTCGTACTGCGTGCAGGAACGAGCGGTGTCTCGCTTGTCATCAGCGCAAATGCCTACGGGAGTACGGCGGTCACGCTGGCCGACATCCTGACGTCACTTATGCTTTCCGCCGGACTCAGTTACGACCAATTCGACGTGTCGGCTGGCATCTCTATTGCTGTGTCCGGTTACGGTTTTGCCGAACAGACTGATATCAAGGGCATCATCTCCCAGCTTCAGTCGATCTATCTCTTCGACTTCTTTGAGCGTGACGGAAAGCTTGTGCTCGTGATGCGCGGCGGTGACACGTCGGTCGAGACCATCAGCTACAAGGCTCTCGGCTCGCCCGGCGGCAGCAGCGCGGATACCTCCGATTTCTGGAAAGAGTCCAGACTTTCGGAAGCAGACATCCCGGCGTCGATGAGTTTGAAGTATCTGAATATCGATCAGGACTTCGAGGAGAACACCGCAACATCAAAGCGTATCCTTGCGCCGGTTCCGACTGTGTTTTCGCGCCAGCAGGACACTGTTGAGGCGAACCTCGTTCTCGACGCCACGGAAGCCAAGAATCGCGTCAACGCGATGCTCTACACGACATGGGCAGAGCGCACCAAGCACGCCACGCGGCTGCCGTTGGCATACGCTTATCTCGAACCTTCCGATCTGATCACGGTCAATCTCGCTGATGGCCGTTCGTATTTCGAGCGTATCGAGCGCACGGAAATGGGCGCGGATTACACGACCGAGGCGGATACGCTGGGGCAGGACTCCGGCACATACACTTTCAACCTCACGGGCGACGGCGGTAACGGGCAGGGTCAAACGCTTCAGCCCCCTTTGCCTGCACGCGCCTTCATCTTCAATACTCCGTACCTCCGCGACATCGACAACGTCGGCGATGGCAATTTCTCCATCTACTACACGGGTGTCGGCAATCTGGCCCCGAGTGGCTACAACGGTACGACCTTGTTCGTATCGCTGGACGCGAACAGCTATTCCATTTTGCAGGTATTCCCCCGCGATATGGAATGGGGAAGAGTCACGACCGCAACGCCCGATGCCGCCAACGGGTGCTACGCGCTCGATTGGAAGACGCAGATCATCATCTACCCGGCGATTACGTCTTTCGATCTTCAGTCCGTCACCGATGACGAACTCATGCTCGGCGCGAATATGTTCATTCTCGGTGACGAGGTGATGCAGTTCCGCGATGCGGTGCAAAACAGCGACGGCACGTGGACGATCTCGAATCTGCTGCGCGGCCGTCGTGGCACCGAGTGGGCGTGCGCAACGCACCAAGCAAATGAATCCTTTGTGTTCCTCTCGACCGACACGATGGCGGTCTCGCAGAATGGCCTCGACGCCGGAAACAAGAACTATTGGTACAAAGCAGTCGGAACCGGCATGGATGTCGGGACGGCAATCGTTACCCAGATCACTTACGAGCCCCGCGATCTGATGCCCTATGCACCGTGCCAGTTGGACGCGGCGTGGAGTGGCGCGGACATTCGCCTGACCTTCCAGCGGCGCACGCGTTACGGCGGCGAAATGATGGATGGTACAGGCACAGTACCGCTCAATGAGACCAAGGAAGCGTATGAGATCGACATCTACGATCCTGACACCGGTGATGTGGTTCGCACGCTTTCCGTCGATAATGGTACGACGCCCGTCGATTTCCCGTATGTGATCTATTCAGCGGCCGATGTCGCTGCCGACTTCACCTCGGAACTTACTGAGATCACCTTCGAGGTTTATCAGTTGGGTATCACGGGGCGTGGTTTTGGAACGAAGAAGACGATCACGATTTCCGGCACGCCTTCGCCGACTGCCCGTTACTGGGGCGCCTCGGCTCTCGCGTCGTTGGCCGAATCCGACATTCTCGCGCTGAGCGATACCGATCTCGCAACAACCTTCGACAATACCGTCACGTACAATTGTTCGGGTAGCAAGTATTTCTATTTCTGCTACCCGGCGACGTTCGGGACGCCCGACCACGTCGTCGTGAATGGCTTGCCGTTCTCTGCCTTCAGCGTGACGACGGTCAGTGTCGGTGGGACCTCCTACAACGTTCTGCGCTCGGACACGCTTCAGTCCGGCGCCTCAATTCCGGTGACTTGGGCCTAAATGTCAGCAGTTAAAGGTACAAACGTCGCGGCGCCGGTGGTGCCGTTCGATACGGACGATATCTATCCCACCCATGACGAGCAGTACGGCAAGGGAGGCTTTCGCGCGGTCGCGGATACAACCGCACGCGACGCGATCCCTGATGAACGCCGCACTGAGGGCATGCTTGTTTACGTCGTCGCGGACGCAACCACGTATCAACTCGAAGCCGATCTCACGACGTGGGATACCTACTCACCCGGCAGCACGACCCATTACGACATCGGCTTCTTCTGGCCCGGACAGCCCGACGACGGCGAATTCATTCTCGAATTTGAAATGGTGCGGGCCGTCACGTTTGCATCCGGCCTGACAAACAGCAAATTCAAGATCAAGACCAACCCCACCGCGACGATGACGTTCGCCCTCAGCAAGAATGGCTCCTCTATTGGCAGCGTCGCATTCAGCACTTCCGGTACCCCAACCGTCACGTTCGCCTCATCTGTGACGTTCGCAGCGGGCGATACCTTCGGCATCCAAGCGCCGTCCCCGCAAGACACCACCGGCGCTGACATCTCCTTCACCTTCGTTGGAACGCTTTAATGTCTCTTATCCATCGCGACTCATTCGATTTCGCGGCCACGCCCGCCGATCTGGCCCTCAATCATTGGGACATCGCCGACACGACGCAAATGTCGCTCAGCACGGCCACGCCGTTCGGCGTCGGCCAATGCGTCGCGTTCGGAACCGGCTCCGGCTCGGGTCAGGTTCAACTTTCCAAGAGTTTCGGTTCGAACGAGACGACTGTCTATATCGGCGGTCGCCATATCTATCCGGCCTCATTCGGCGGCACGTCGGAATTCGTCGCTTATCGCCTCTACGATGGTGCGACGGTTCAATGCTCGATCAGTTTCAAATCCAACGGCGATATTCTGTTCTATCGCGGCGACCGCTCGACACTGCTCGGCACATATACGGTGGGGTGGTCCCAAAATACATGGACTCACTTCCAATTCAAGGTGGTGATCGACGGCACCAACGGCGAATTTCATGTGCGCAAGAACGGCGCGACTTCCGACGACTACTCGTTGACGACTGTCAACAACAAGTCGTCCTCAAACGCTTATGCGAACAAATGGGATGCCTACAAGACGGTCGCATCGCCTACTGCAAATCTGCGCATCGACGATTTTGCCCTCTGGTCCGGTTCCGGCTCGGGTAATTGGAGTAGCTGGATGGGTGACTTCCGCGCCGTGCAGATCATGCCGAACGCGGATACGGCGCAGAAGCAGTTCACACCCGCCACATCCACTGTGACGGTCGGTCAAGCCTTGACAGGCAACACGCGTAGCTTGTCGGCGAACAACCAGTACGCACTCCAAAAGATCGCAAATACGATCCCCGGAACGATCAGCAAAGTCACGCTGAACTTCAACGCGTCGATGACGGGCCATATCGTCATGGGTATTTACGACGACACAGGCACGTCCGGGTCTCCGGGGGCTCTGATTACAAACGGCACGTCGAATGTGGTGACAAATCCCGCGACGGGCTTGGTGGACTTTACGTTCAGCACGCCGCCTTCGGTCTTAGCCAACAAGAATTATTGGGTTGTCGTCCTCGCCGACGCTGCGTTCACGATCAAATCGGACAACGGTTTGTGGAACGTGTGGCTTGAGAGCCGCAGCTATTCGTCGGGCCTCGATAGTCCGATGGCGCCGACAGCGAACAACAACGTGCCGCTCGCTTACGTCGCCATGGCAATCACGCCGAGCGGTAACTTCGCCTATGTGCAGGAGCTTATCGAAGACGGTGTGGTGAGCTATCTGCAAGACTCGACAGCCGGTGATTACGATCTCTATTCCAATCCGGGTCTCGCAACGACGCCATCTGCTATCCTCGGCGTGTCGATCCGCGCGTTCTTGGGTAAGTCGGACGCCGGTGCGCGTACCGGAACCGTCCGCATCAAGTCGGGCGCGACTTCGGTCGATGGAACGACGCTGACACTGTCCACGGCGATGCAGAACCTCGTGATGTATCAAGATACCGACCCTGCAACGAGTGCCGCTTGGACAGCAACCGGCGTCGCCAATCTTGAGTTTGGTCCCAAAGTCGTCAGCTAATCCATGACACTCGCAGTCGTCCAACACGCAACTGGGCATGGCGCGAACAACGGCGCGCCTATGGGTTCGATCACGCTCGGCTCGACGCCGACTGTGGGGAACCTGCTGATTGCATTTGTCGGATGTAACATCGCACGCAACAGCGTGACACTTGCCAATGGCTGGAAGTCGTTTGCGATCAGCGAATCTGAGACCGAGGGTGCAGTCGAGTGGGGTCTCTATCGCTATGTGCAGTCCGGCGATACCACCGCACTCCCATCTTTCGCATCCGCCGGTAACACGTATTGGGGCGGCTCCGTTCAAGAGATCAGCGGCGTCACGGGAACATGGGCCACCGACTGCCACAGCGTGAGCATGCGCTACTCAAGCGGCGCTTCGAGTCTGGCAACACCGACAATGCGGACCGACGTGGCGAACGCGCTCGTTCTGGTCGGCTTCGCACAATACAATGGCAACGGCACCTCGACGTTTTCGAGCGGCTGGACGAGTGACGAAAGTACGTCCAACAACGCGACCTATGGTGCCTATGGCTGCGCCCATCAAGCGGTCGCAACAGCAGGGACGACACTCAACTGCACGGTCACGTTTCCGGGATCGAGTGGACCGGCTGGCGTCATTCAACTCGTGCTCGCCGGGTCTCAACCGACGCACTACACGATCCGTCAGTCGAAGATCAAAGCAGCGAGCGGCACGCCGGGCTCCATCAATCTCGACATGGACCCGCTGCCGGGCAATTTGATCGTTGCATTCCTGAGTTGGGGGAATGGTAGTTCGACGAACCCGACGATTGGTACAAGTTGGACCGATCAGGATGATGTGAGCGGCACGACCAAGCAAATGCTGCTCCTCTATCGGTACGCAGTGTCCGGCGACACACTCGCGCTGCCCGCACTCGCGACAGCGGGAAGTGCGTTCTGGTGCGTCACGATTCACGAGATCAGCGGCACGACAGGCGCGTGGTCCACGGACTCATTCAGCATCACCCACGTTCGTCAAGCGAGCGGCACGACTCTTACATCGTCTTCGGATGCTGTGCCTGCCAATGCCCTCGTGCTGTCCAGCTTCTCGAATTACGACGGCAGTAGTCTGCTGTCGTTCTCGAACGGCGATGTCGTTTTGCCCGGCGTTGATTTCGGCGATTACGGGTCGTGGGCCACGGTCCAGAAGTTCTTTTCTACGTCAGGAACGTTCTCCTCAATCTGCACGATGTCCTCCTCGGGAAATCCGCAGGCCAACATCCAGTTGATCCTCGGCTCCGGTGCGACCGGTCCGACGAACATGAATGTGACGCAGATCGGCTTGGAGGTTTGGGATACCACCACTCCTTCGGCGCAGTTCACGCAGATCGGCCTTGAAGTCTGGCGTTCCACCGACGACGGAACGACCGTCATGGTTGCCACGCAGATCGGTGCCGAACTCTGGATCGCACATAGTTCCAAGAAACGACGCGGCGTCTTGATCATCATGTGTTAGCCCGGAATGGCGACGGACTGCCGCAATTCTTGACAATCCATGATTTCCCTTTAGTTTCAACCCCCTCTCACAGAGTACGAGTTTTATGACTGACTACACACCCATCCTCAACATCGCCGAAGTGGCTTCCAACCAGAATCAGAAGGAAGTGACGATCAATACGGCGGTCGCGATCTTGGAGGCGGCTTCGAACGACGGCCTCCCCATCAGTCTGGCGAGCGCAGATCACTCGTTGACAATCGACGAGTTCACGAAGAACTTCATTTTCATTCTCTCCGGCAACACTGCCGCCCGCAACCTGAACACACCGGCGGCGTCAGGCTCCTTCACCGGCAAACGCGCCTTCCTCGTGTCGAATACCGGAAGCCACGCCGTCACGGTCAAACCCGGCGGCTCCGGCACCGGCGATGCAACTGTTACGGCGGGGCAGGCGGCGTTTCTTTATTGCGACGGCACCACGATCACGGTTCTCTCCAGCGGTGCGGCGCCGGTCGCGGGCGCGTCATTCACGTCGCTGAGCGATGTTCCAAGCAGCTACTCAACGGACGGCCTTAAAGGCGTTCGCGTCAAGACGACAGAAGACGGGTTGGAGTTCTTTGTGATCCCCGCAAGTCTCGGGTTCTCGATCTCCGGAAAACCTGACGCTTCGCAGGTGATCAACCTTGGCGTCACACAGTCTTGGAAACTGTCCATCGGTCTTCCCGGAAGTGTGTTCTTTACCGGGACCGATCCGGCAGCCACGACCGTCTACAATTTCAACAAGATCAGTGGCGGCACCATCACTTCCATCGGCTCGGTGTCCATCGCGAACACCGGCATCGCAACTGTGACGTTCGCATCCGCTGTGACGTTCGCAGCGGGCGATATCCTCCAGATCGTATGCCCGTCATCGCAAGACTCGGCGTGCGCGAATGTCAGCATGACGTTCAAGGGTACCTTGCAGTAATGTCTCTCGCTGTCGTTCAGACCTGCTATAAGAAGACGATCTTCGTCAACCACGACGTGACGTTCTCGTCGCCGGTCACGGCTGGCAATCTGCTGATCCTGTTCATCAACAACCTCGCGACCGCCCAACTGTCGGCTGATTGGCAGCCTCTCGACGACACAGGCAACTTTCTGATTGCAGGCCGCATCGCTCTGTCAGGCGACGGGACAACGCCTCCGCCTTACTGGGTCGAGACGAGTAACATCGCAAGCGCGATCTGCGTTGAGGTGAGCGGATTCACGGGTACGATCACCAGCGCTTTCGAAGGGCTCACCACATCGACCGCGCCCAACTTCAATGGTCCGGCGACCGCCAACAACAACGATCTCGCCTTCTGCGCGTGGGTTCAAGGCTCAGGTTTCGGAACTTACACGCCCGGTTCCGGCTGGACGAACCTACACTACAGCGGTAACGAGAGCATGGGAGTGGATTACCAGATCGTGCCCACCGCCGGGACTGTCCCGATTGACAACTCCAACAACAGCGTTGGCGGAAACGCCGGTAAGTGGTCTTTGCCTATTTTTGGCCTCGGAAGTGGTGGTGGCGGAGGCGGCGGCTCCGGCAAGAACCGTCTGGTGACGGCCTCTATGGGTTTCTAGTCCTGTGTGGACAGATTTCTTGACATTGTCGCCGAACGCGGCATAGTCGTCAATATCCAAGACAATCAGGTTATCCTTTGCAGCCATCTGCCAACGGCGTAGCTCTCATCAAGCTGTTCGAGAGCTTCCGCGCCTATCCGTATCTCGACGGCAATAAAATCTGGACTATCGCGTGGGGTCACGTACTGACAACACCGGACGGCCGCCAGATAAGCGAAAAAGTTTTCGGCGTGTCCGAAGCGGCGCGACTTTGTCAGGAAGCCATGCAGCGTCTCTTCGGCGCCCCGTCCTGCACACGGGAGCAAGGCGACGCTCTCTTCGTCGCCGATTGCAATCCCCGCGCGGCTGCATTGTCCACCCGCGTCGCGCCGGACACGACGCAGACGCAGTTCGACGCACTTCTGTGTTTCGACTACAACGTCGGCCTAGGCGGTTTCGACAATTCGTCCGTGAAGCGCCTCCACAATTCCGGGCGCCGTGACGTTGGCGAGATTTCGATCCACGACCTGTGGACCAAGCTCCAGCAGATGCCGACACCCACCACGATCCCGGTCGCGTTCGTCGAATGGGCACACGTCGGCGGCAAACCCTCACTCGGTCTGTTCCGGCGCTGTGTCGCCGAGGTTCTTGTCTATTCCGGATGGGACGCGCAGCGGGCCTACGACACCGTCTATCAGTTCCAAGGCTAAAGGATCGCCATGACTTTTCTCACCTTCCTCGGCATGTTCCTCAACCTGCCCATGTTGATTTTCGTCATCGTCCTCGCGGCCATCGCCACCGCGATCTGGTTCACGCCGACACTCGGCCCCGCGTATTTGTTGAGTCTCGCGACCGACGCTCGTGTGTGGATCGGAATCGCCTTGGTTGTCGGCGGGATTGTGCTCTGGCACAGCAGCCAGACTATCCAGAAGCAGCAGCAGGTGATCGCCGTACAGCAGCAGAACACGCAGGCCAGCACCGACACGCAGGCGGTCATCACCGACGACGTGAAGAAGAAGCAGACGCGTGTAGTGCAGCAGCAGAACGAGCAGCATGCCATCGACACTGCGCCGGTCGGCGATCAGGAAGACGCGCTTTTGGACGTGATCGCGAGGGAAAACGGTCAGCCGACCGTTGCCCCGACCCCGGCCCCGCAGAAATAAGGATTATCCGATGAAGAAGTTTGTTCTCGCAGCCGTTGTTGCGGTGTCCCTTGCAGGATGCGCGACCGCGCCATCCGGCCTTATCGACCCCAACAACCTCTACCCGCAGGCGCTCACGAAGTGCACCGACGAGCCGGTTGTCCCCACGCGTCCGGCGGACGGCAAACCGCGCTCAGAGAGCGCCAAGACGGCGTACGAAAAGAATCTCCACGCCGCCTATGAGGATTGCCACGACACGGTTGCAAGCTGGGCGGAACGCCGCGCGCTCTACGTGAAGCAGTACGAGCAAGCCACGGAAGGCTACTTCACGCGGCTGTGGCACGCCGTCACCGACGAGACCGACGCCGCGAAGTAAGCCTCAGCGAGGCTTCCTATCGACCGGTGGGCTGTTCCTCAGAGGGCGTCCGACTTTCGGCTCCTGATCATATTTTTTCAGGAAGGTGCGCATGATCTTGGTCGCCTTTTCAGACCACCGAAGTTGGCCGCGAACGCGGGCGAAGAATTCCGGATGCGACCAAGGCGGCGCACCGTCGCTGAAGTGCGCATAGCCTTGGGCCATTTGAATTTCGCTGAAAAGCTCATCGACAAGTTCGGCGACGCTCGGTAGCTGGGGCGCGTTTTCTTTCTGCGCCTTCACCGTCACGCCGCCTTCTTGCGCTTTTTACGCTTCGGCTCGATCTCCGCATCGAACTCACGCGTCGCCGAGTCGATCATGTTCATGACCGGCGCCGGTTGCTGAGAGCGCAGCAGTTCACATCCTTGCGCGATCAGCTTCATCCCACGCTCTGTCTTGGCGTCGTCGGCATGCGGCAACCCGGCCGCCGTGAAATTCGCGTTCACCGCTTCGATACGGGCGATCATCGCACCGCGAAAGCGGATGAAGAATTCCTCGTCCGGTGAGCGTGATGCGTTGAGCGCTCGCGTCAAGAGCGATTTCGAATATCGGATCGCACGGGCAAGGTCTGCCTGCCAGTGTGTGCCTCCGATGGCCCGGCCGATCCGTTTGGTCACCTGCGGATCGACAAGCTGCTCGTTCTTCAGTCTCGGCATTTCAGTTCATTCTCCCTTCTTGATTACCATTCCACGCAGAAATGCCGCGTGTTGAAAAATACTGGCTGGCGCCGTACTACTGCGTGATCTCCATGCAGAAGCCGTTCCACCGACCTGAACACTGGTTCCGACACCGAACATCTCCGCGATCCCGAGGACTTGCGAGCCGAGTTCGGTCGGATAGTAGGACGTTCGATTGCTTGCCCATCCAACACTGGTTTTCTTGGCTCGCACGATGCTGTTCCGAATCAGCGTTGCCAGAATAGTACGGACGCTGCCGACCGCTTTTCCAGCGGTCTCGGCGATCTCCGCCACCCCGACGCCCGGGTCTGCTTCCCCGGTGACCCGTTTTGCGGCCCAAAGCCGCCAAAGAACCCCGAAAAGGTCCAGATGCGGTAGGGATATCTTGGTCACCCCGAGAGGTCCCCGAACCATGGTGAATTCTTGCCGTGTCTGGGCCGCTGCGGCGCGCGCACGCGCCAGTCTCCCGCCGACAGGCTGGGCAGCCGCCTCGGCAGCCGAGGCCGTCCTGAACGTCTTACGGGGCGGCTGAGCGCCATCCCCCGTGTCTCGCGTGGGTTCATCCATCATTCTGTCAACGAATTAGATCAAATCGAGTCCGTTGTCAAGTGCAAGTGTTGACAAATCAGTCAGAATGTCGTAGATCGCGACTTCCCAAACGGAGCCCGAGACCCTGACCCGCCCCAGATCGCCCATTACCCTGCAAGGAATTCTCCTTCTGGTCGCGTGTTCATGCGTTCTGGTCCGGCTTGTCGCCTTCCATTCCACCCCGTGGGTCTACTTTGCGTTCCCCGGGATCGTCTGGATCGTCTCGTTCGTCGTCAACGTCATCAAAGAGAGTAGAAAATAGCCTTGGACCCTCTGCCATTCCCTCCGAAAATCATCGAGCACCGCGAGCGCACCCACCATCGCGAGTATGCCGTCCAGAACAACCTCTACGCCGAACTGGTCAGACCGCAGCGCTCAGCCCCGCGACGCGGCTCCAAACGGACACCGAAGCCCGAGGAACTCTTCGCGGACGCCATCAAGGCCGGTCACGTGAAGGTCATCCGCCGCCGGGGCAAGCCACCTCAGATCGTCTGGCTGAAGAATGTTCGTTGAACTCGAATTCGGTAAAGGTCAGGTTGTCGTCGCCCGGACGATGGACCGCCCCGGCGTGGTGATCGCCCCCGCGCGCTCCGCCGGAACCGTTGGTGCGGATGCGTCTTGCGAATTACCGCTCATGGGCGGGGTCATTCTTCGTTTCGACACCCACGAGCAGGCCATTGTCGTTCGCGAGGCCCTGCGTTCTCCCCAAGAGTCACAGACCACGACAGCAAATCCGTAATTCTTGACACTCCGGGCCGATTGGGGAATGGTGCTGGCCGCTGCCGGTCCCCACACGGCTCACCCCGATTCCCCGCATGGTGCATGTCTCAAGCCGCTGAATTCCTCAACGCCGTTTTTTCTTCTACCGACGCGGCAATCTCATTCGACCTGAACGGTCAGATCATCACGGACGCCGAAGAAATTGATCGGGATACGATCAAGGAGCGGCTGAGCGAAGCGTATGTCGGCCCGTTCACCGATCAGGGCGTTTGCTTCGTCCACGGCTTTCTCGATGGTGCGACGGTGGACGATGTGGCGTCCTGCCGCTTGCAGCCCACCGCTGTTCTGAAGAAGCACGGCGAAGACAAATTGATCTTCGTCTGGGCATTCGACGCCCCGGTCGATGATATCCGCATTTCGCTGCTCACCGACGCTCTCGGCATGGCCTCGCCGGAGGAGTTCATTCCGCTCCCGGGCGTGGACGGCTGGGAGCTTTTGGAGACGACTCCCGAGTGCGTCTATTCGTTCGACGTTCTTGCCGAAGTCTATGTGCTCGATGACACAGTCGTCGAAGCCGATCCCAACGCGGATAGCGCGTTCGCCACCGAACCGGAAACACCTGCGACGTATGGTGATGCCGTTTGCGTCACGCCCTACAACGAAACCGATCACTTCAACGAGATCACTGTCGCCCTCGGCCCGAACCGCGAGTCGAAGCAGTGGAAGCCGATGTCGATGCCAGCAGGCGCCTTCATCGCGCGCCTCTGCCAGCATCAGGTCGGCAGGAAAGACGGCCCGGCGTTTGTGCTCGGTGACATGGTTCCGGGCCAGCGCTTCAAGAACCGGGTCAAGTCTCTCTACGGCGTGGGACTCGATATCGATACCGGCACGCCGTCGAGCACGGTCGATACCGCATTGGCCGCGCTTCAGGTTCAAGCAGTCCGGTACACTACACACTCGCATCTTAAGACGCACACCGACTTCAACAAGGATCGCGTCATCAAGTGGTCCGAAGGTCGCGAGATCAATGACGATCTCATCCGCGAATTCCTGACGACGGTCGAGCAGTGGGACGCAGACATTGTCGCATCCGCCGAATATCTCGGCACGGATCACACCGAGAAAGGCATCGTCTGTCAGGTCAGCCACAACCCGATGCCGAAGCATCGTGTGGTTCTCCTGTTCAAGGAGCCTTTCGTCATCGAGAACGAAGGTAAGACGCAGAAAGAAGCGATGGACAAGTGGGCGAAGGTGCCGGAAGCACTTGCGCGTCTGCTCAACGTCCCCTTCGACACGTCCTGTACCGATCCTTCACGCCTGTTCTATTTCCCGCGCCACGCGGACGGCAAGCCGTTCGAGATCAGCGTCTTTGGCGGCCCGTACTTCGACTGGCGCACGCTGGAACTTGACGATCCGATGGAGCGCCTTGCCGCGACTCTCGACAAGGGCAAGTCCAAGTCCAAAACCAAGGAAGGTAAGGAACTCGGCCGCTGGTCGTTGAAACGCGCCCACGGCTTCCAGATCGCCGATGTGATCGAAGCCAATGCGCCGGATCGCATTCGCCACAACACAGGTCACGGACTGGAGATCGAGTGCCCGTTCGACGAGAGCCATTCCAACGCCGGTGATCCCGAAGACCGCGCCTGCTTGGTTGTGAACGCGGGCGAGGGGCCGAGCGAGTGGTTCACGATCTCCTGCCGTCACGAGACCTGCCGCGACAAGACCAATCTCGACATGCTGGGCAAGATGATTGCGGACGGCTGGTTCGAGAAGGACGTGCTCGAAGATGAGCAATTCAATGCCATCCTCGAAGAGGATCAGAAGCCCGAAGTCGCCGTCCAGATCGAAAAGCAGGACGAAGCGAAGAAGGACTACATCACCGCAATCGAAGCCTTGGAAGGCGACTCCAGCGAGGAGACGGTCCAACACGCGATCACGCTGTTGTTGGATGCGAAGCTCGGAACATTGGAGCAGGTCAAGGCCGAGAAGCTCCTCAAGAAGGTCCTCGGCGTCAATTCGACCGATGTCCAGAAGCTCCTCAAGCGCGCGCGAACCGACCGAATGCGCGACACGAAGCATGAGGAGATGGACGGCGAGCGGATGATCTTCCGCTATCAGGGCGAGTTCAACTTCGACGACGCCTTCAACATCTGCGTCAAGTCGCTCAAGGCGACGAATGACCGCGCCAAGAAACCTGTGTTCTCGTGCATCGACTCCGAGCCGGTTCGGTTCATGACGAAAAGGAACGAAGGCAAGGAAAGCGTTTCATTCGAACCCATCTCGAACCGCACTTTGTGGTCGGAGCTTTGTCGTTATGTGGCGTTTGTCCGCACCAGCGATCAAGGCGACGGCGCACGCGGCAAGGTCCCGGAGGACGTGGCGAACCTTGTGTTCGAGCAGGCGTACCATAAGCTCCCGCAGGCGCCCGAAGTCATTTATACCCCGCTGTTTTTGCGTGATGGTACGCTGCTTGCGGCGGATGGCTATCACTTTGATCCGAAGCGCCCCGATTACAAGAACCTGCTTTTGATCTCGAATGGCCTGCTTGACGCGATGCCTCAGGTGCCGCGTGCGCCGAGCGCCGAAGACGTCGAGGAAGCACGCGACTGGATCATCACCGAACTGCTGAGCGACTTTCCGTTCCTCGACACCGATAGTCAGGGTAGCGAGCGTCGGGAACCGTCGCTGGCGAACGCACTTGCCATGCTCATTACACCGTTCATGCGGCGCATGATCAATGGGCGTACGCCGGTGTTCTTCGTCTACAAGCCCCAGCCGGGCACCGGCGGCACGCTCTTGGGGCAGCTTCCCATGTGGCTGTTCGACGGCGCGGCGGGCTCCGCAACGCGCTATTCGCAGAACGAAGAAGAAATGCAGAAGGGCTTGATCGCGGCCGTGCAGGAACCGCGCTCGCATCTGTTCTTCGACGACGTCAAGGACTTCAACAACCGCGAGCTTCTGCGCGCCATCACGCAGGACAATATCTCCGGGCGCCTCCTCGGCGCGTCCCGCAACATCAGCGTGCCCAACCGCTTCAACTGGGTCGGCACCGGCAACAACACCGTCATCCTCGACGAAATGCGCCGCCGGACGGTCTACATCCGCCTGAACGCGCAGATGCCCGACGCCACCACGCGTATCTTCCGCCATCCCGACATCTCAGGCATGGGCTATACGGAATTCGTCAAGAAGAATAGGCACATCGCGGTTCGCCACATCCTGACGCTGATCCAGTACTGGATCAGCATGGGCATGCCGCTCTTCAGCGAGCGTCGGCGCGCGTCGTTTGAGGACTGGTCGGCGAAGGTCGGCGGCGTTCTCCAAGCCTGCGCCGTGGAAGGCTTCATCGACAACTTCGACGTGGTCTCGTCGGACTTCGAAGATGCGGCGTCGCGTCAATTCGTGCGCGATCTCTTCCACTATAAGGGCTCGAACTTCGTCCATACACCGAACGCGTTGTTCGACTGGGCGAGCGAGAACCGCTTCGACATCATCAGCGGCAACAACGAAGATCAGAAGCGTTCGCGCTTCATGAAGAACTCGCTGCCGTCGATGCAGGACCGCACCTATCGCATTGATGGTGAAGACTTCATGTTCCAGCAGGCGATGGACAACCAGCAGAACCTCGGTTTCCAGCTTGTGAAATTGGAGCGCGAGGATGAAGCCCGCGCGGCGTAGAACTACAGTAGCATGAAAAGGAAGAGTGCATGAAGAAGTCTTGGCGTACGTCCAAGCGCGCTTTGTTTGTCAAAGGCATCGCATATTTACTCGGAGTTTCGAGTCACGTCATCACCAAGGTCGCGCGGATGCCCGGCGATCCGCATTTCCCGGGTGAGTGTTGCCGACCGGCGGCGCACGGCGGCCCATGCAACGGCTATCCAGCGGAGACCTGCCCCGGCTACCACGCGTGGCGCGTCGGCCGCGCAGAACTCGACGCCGAGCGATCCTATTTGAAGAGGCGCTCGGACGTACCGCCACCGCCTCCACCTCTGGAGGGCAGGGGACGCCCATGAAGGTTTTCAAGCTCATGAAGGACGGCGGCCCGCTGTCCCGCGTCTGGGGCTTCTTCTTGATCGAAGCCAAGACACTCTTCTCCATCGCGTTCCTCTATTTCAAGAACGGCTCTCGTGAGGCGTATCACACCCACGCGTTCAACGCGATCTCGTGGGTGCTGTGGGGCAAGCTGATCGAGCGTACGATTGACGGCCGCGAGTTCGTCTACACGCCGAGCCTGATCCCGATCTACACACCGCGTGACCGGTTCCACAAGGTGACGAGCGAGGGCAACACGCTTGCGATCACGTTCCGGGGACCTTGGATCGCGAAGTGGAAGGAATTCCTTCCCCACCTCCGCGCATTCATCACACTGACTCACGGTCGGAAAGAGGTCGCGGCGTGATACCGGTCGTAGAGCCCAAGCACCTCAACGGTGTCGCCGCGCTCATCGCCGCTGAAGGGACAGCTTTGAAGAAGCTCCCAAACGAGATGGACACGGCGTTCGTCAAGCGGATCGTGTGCGCTTACCTGAATGCGACGATTGGCATGGGTGTTGAACCGGTGCACCTGCCGCGTTAGTCGGCGATAGGATATTCCCGGTCAACAGCCGCCATAGCCGCTTGAGGCGTCTTCCAGCGGCGCGGCCAGCCCAGTCGTCCGTTCCCCATTCGCAGGTATTTCTCGCTGGGATCAGGCTCCCATGCGGTCCACATACGCGCGTTCGAGTTTTCCGGGTTCGGATACGGCGACCGTCGATCCCAAAGAACCACGGCGCCGTCAGAGCGTCGCCATTTGTGATCCTTTTGGACCTCTTTCCAGTGATGAGACGTTTGTGGACTCATCCTCACCACAATGCGTGGACAACGACGGCGTCCGCCGGGTCTTTGGGTTTACGGCCACAGCTACGATCTTCGCGCCGGTTCACGTAGCCTTGCACGACGCACGAGCAGCGGGGCCAGACCTTACACATCTTCGGCTTGCGCTCAGACGAGGACCCACTCGACCGTGATGCCGAGTGACTTCGCGAACTTGGTCTCTTCGATGACACCTTCGGATTCCTCCCAGTTGTGGGCCATGAGGACGCGGACTTTCTTGCATCTGCGGATCAGGGCCTCAGAGTATTCCTTCCAGAACTTCCAGTCCTTGCCGAGCCCGGGGACCTGTTGGAGTGCGTAGTGGAACCAGAGCACGCCGATGACGCGTTCACCTTTCAAGGCGAACTTCCCCATCTCGCGGCAATAGATTGCCATCCGCGCCTCGATCACTTCCGGCGACGGATCGGAGTAGGGCATCGAGACGAAGATCAAATCATCCGCCTTCGATGTTGTCTCCTCGCCGAGGATTTTCCGTATTTCGATGAGTGTGGCCTGAAGGTTGTGGCCCTTCTCACAAGCCTTGTAGCCTAACTCGGCAGCGAAGAGCGCGACTGCATTGACGCTCATTGAGATGCCTCACCTAGGATGTCGTTGACGACCTCCACCATGCGCGGGTCTTGCTCGGAGAATTTCCGCAGCACGCTGGTGACAACAATCGCCGCCGTTTCATCATCCAGCTTGCCGGAAGACGAGGCTTTGGCGGCGCGGATGAGGGCCTTCATGTCGTTGGTCTGCTTCATCAGCGCACCCGATGCGTCCCGTTCGCCATGAGCAGCCCTGTGAACCCATCGTCATGAATGACGTGGAACGTACGACCGATGGCGCGTTCCGAGATGCTCTTCACGTCCGAGATGTCATGCCATCCGCGCATGTTGTAGCCGCCAGCATCGTGGCTGAAGCAGTACCAGACGGTTCCGTTGATCCCGAAGACAAAGTTGTGACCGACGACCCAGTGGTCTGGATGACTCTCCGGCGTGATGTCGGGAGGAAGCGCTTCACACATCGTCAATGGGCTCCCTCCAGTAAGCTCTCCGCATACAGCGGCCCGAAAAGGGCAGGATGTGTCAGCGCCAGAATGGTCATCTTGGCGCCGATCTCCGTGAGCGCGTCGTAGTAGTCGGCGCTCAGGTGATTGCCGGACTTCTCGTGACCGAGTTCGTGGATCACGAGGTCGATGATCTTGTGTAACGGCCCGCTGAAGAAGCCGTACCCGAGGCGCCCGACATTGAAGTCCAGATTGCGGTGCCCGTAAGTCGCGACTTCGCCCACCGTGGTATTGTTACTGAACGACACGTTGATCTTGACGCCGATGACATGCGGTGCAGCGGCTTCGCAGAACGCGGCAATCGCGACCATCGATTCCGTCCACTTGCTGCGCGGGATCGTGATGCGGGGAACGGTATTGTCCGGGCGCGACGGTGTGACCTTGCCAGCAGGCAGGATCGCATTTGCCCGGCGCATCAGCCCCCACTCGACGCCGGACAGGTTGCCGCCATGGACGACCTGATAGCCCTGCGAGACGGCGATGTTGTTCGCTTCCGGATCGGACGGATCATACGCGACACGATGCGTGCCGAAGCGCAGGTCCGCAATCTTGCGGATCGTGTCGTCCGAGAGATCGTCGCCGCCTTCCTGCACGGCGATCTTGATCCACGATTCGTTGACATCCTCGACCTTGAGGCTGTCACGCATATGCTCGACCGTGAGTGCGTGCACCTTGGCGAGGTAAGCCGGTGTGACGTTGTCGCGGTCTAGGTTCAGCGGAACCTTCTGATGGACGTTGACATGATAGCGTCCGTCGATCTCGACCACCGGGATGCCCATCTCGTAGAGATACGCCTGATCGGCCGCGTGGTGGATCGTGACCTTGGTCTTGCGGGTCGTACGCCGCATGACGCCTTCACTGTCAGCGACTTCCGTGGGCAGCGACTCGGCGAAAGACACCTCGGGAGGCAACGGCTGGAGGTATTGAACCCCGGCGCCGAAGTCGAAGCTGGTCGTCACGCCTTCCGGCGGGATCAGAAGATGAAGCGCTTCCTCGCAAGCCGCGATGTCGTCGTTCGTCATGCGAAGTTCGCCGACGAATTCGGTACCACTGTTGCGGCAGTTGCTTGTGGAGGACCGGCGCCCGGACTCCTCGAAGTACACAGCGCCCTTCGTAGAGCGGATAGACGCTTTGCGGCACATCGCCAGTACGAGCTTTTCGCCGAGATTGAAACGGCCACGCTTTTCTGCATCGACTTTCTTGGCGGATTCGGCGAACAACGTGAACGCGTGCGTGAGATCGACGAAGCCTTCCGGGTTGTCGTCGATGACGATCAGGCGGACGTATGGACTGGAGCCGATGCGCTCGATCTTGACCGAAACGTTATTCGTCTTCTCGTCGTAGGCGTTTTGCAGCAGTTCGTATAGGATGAACCATTTGGGCTTGCCCTCGCGGAGCTTCGCCAAGCCGTCTTTGGAGACTTCGAACCAATCCATGATCAGGCCCTCACTGCGATGGGGTTGGTGAACGCATCGACGCCGGAGCGGCGCAGACGTGCAACCAGCTTACGCGCCACCGCGTACGGGCGCAGGCGCGGGTTGTTGCCGACATGCCTGCTGTAGGCCGTGGCAGAAGGCCAGTAGCGCACCTCATGCATTTTGCGCATTTTCATGATCAAAACTTCCCTTCGAGTGAGAAACCGTGGCGCTGGATGATCGGCTCGATGGTCTCGACAGTGAGCATCGCAGAGCCGAGCGACGACACGAGCTTCGCCAAATTCTTCTCGCGCTGTTTGTCTTGATCGAGCACGCGCTCAAAGGCCTCGATCAGGCGCGACTTGAACTCGTAGCTGTTGAGTCCTTCGATGAGAGCAGGCTCTTCCTGATCGCATTCGTGCAGGTTCGTTTGACGGTCGGCGAGGATGTCCAGAACGCGATCCACCAGCGGGCCGGTGATTGTGACCGTGAGGCCGGGCTGTTTCGCCTTGTGGACACCGAGGTAGTCCACGGCGAGGCTGCGAATTAGCGGAGCGTGAGCCATGTTACTCCTCCACCGCGTCGTCGTTCATGTGGGCGCGATAGATATCGCGGCCGAATTCGGTACCGACGTTGTGCCAGCGCCAGTCCTTCGGCAGCTTGCCGGTCTGCGCCTTCGTCGGGGAGGCGTAGTAGTAATCCCCGATGGCATAGAGGGCGACCTGATAGCTGCCCGGCTGGTAGGTATAGTCTTTCATCTCGGCGAGATCGAAGCCGAGGTGCGTTGCGATGATCTCCGGTGCTCGTTTTGCCATTTGCGACTCCGTTTGCGATTGAACGGATACCTTATAGCGAGCCCGAATTCAATTGTCAACAGTCGAGTGACGAATTAACCTATTATATATTCGGGGCTGCCGGGGTTGTGGGCAGCGGAATTGCTGAAAAACGCCGCTGGGCGTGCCAAAGTGTGATGTGGTTGGCGGTGCCTTCAATGGTTACGTTCTTGATGGTGTGGGCGCCTTGGAGGTGAGCCTTGAACGCACCGCCGTCAGTAAACCACTTGGGGCAAAATGGGCATTTGAACGACATCCCACCCATTTACTTCTGCCCTTCCGCGATATCGATCAGTTTTTGGCGGAGCGCGACTGCGTCCCACCACGCGTTATGCTGGACGGCGTCTGCCAGTCGCGTCGGATAGGCATCGACGCGACGCATCTCGAATTTAAGGCTTGGAATCCCTGAGACCATTTCGCCCGGCTTCGTGATCACAGCCCGGCAGAAGTATGCAATATCGTCGGGCCAGTCGGTGACGATCACCGGGTCATTGTCTCGGGAAAGGAACGTCTCGATCATCCGGGCGAGTTCTGCCGGTTCGTTGTAGCGCAGGATCGTGATGGACGGCAGCACTTTGTCCATGAACGGATGCACGTTCTTCTTCACCCACGGATGGAGCTTGCGTGCGTCGTATTTTGCGACGGCGTAGAAGTGATCCATGAGATCGTCGCGCACGAGCGCGAGGCTCAGGAGTTCGCCACCATGGCCGTTGAATTCGCAATCGAGATAGTAGCGCATGTAATCCTCGTAGCACGGATGATGCTAATTGTCAACTTGTAGCGGACAAATCAAAATTCATACCGCCGATTTCTCTTTCGCCTATTCAGGCTTGAGGAAGGGAACACGGCTCCCACCGAAAATATCTTCCTCCACGAGCTTTCTTTCGAGAACGCTCGGCGCGTACTTTTTCCGCTGCTCGGCGTTTAGCTGCTTGACACGTCTGACTGTGAAGCTATCCGGCGATGAGAACCAGTCACCTGCGGCGTTGATGCGCATACGCAAAAGGTTGGTGTCGGGGGCAAAATTCAGCACGCCGATATCATCCGCACTCGCCAATTCACCCCGAATGTCGTATCTGTGTTCGTCGGGCGACCATATGACTTGAAGGTAACGAATGACGCCTGCGTTCGCTAACTGGGGATAGGACCTCTTCTCCTCGATGGCTGCGACAGGAACACGGCGCAACTCACGACCGGCCCCAATGTAGAATCTGATTTTCGTACTCGACATCAGTGATTCCTTTTAAGTCCGCGCAGCCGCTCAAAGCCAGTCTTCAAGTCTCTTTATTGTCGCCGCGTCGAGCTTGCGCCGCGTTCCCTTGATAGGCTTGTGCCCGTTGGTGTAATCGGTCATGTCGGTGATCCACCACTGGACCTTCGGATAGAACGCGACCTCGACGCTGACCCATTGGATTGTCTTCTTCGCGCCCTTGCCGGTAGTGATCTTGTAGAGACCCTCGCGAGGGAGTCCGATCTTCTTGGCTTCCTCGGTGGCCCTCTTCTCGCGAGCGCGTTCGATCTGGCGACGATCAACCACGAGCATTTCTCCGATTGATTTCACGCTGTTTGGCGTCCATCTCGGCGACGATGGTATTTGGCCCTTCGCATTCCTCGACGAGATCGCGGTGCCTGCCCCAAATTTTCCACCACCGTGAGCGCCCATTGAGGTCCCAGCAGCCGAAGCAGGTGTGATCGTCCCAATAGTAAGGCCAGCCCGCCCAACGCTCGCCTTTCACACGCGGACGGTCTTGACGTAGCCCCATCGGACCGCAGACGTTCTCTCCGTCACGCGTCCGATAGAATTTCCCAGCCTCGATCTTCGACAGGATCGTGACGGACGTGTCGGAGTGCTCAAATGGAGCCAACGTTTGCTCTTTGGCGCCCAGTAACTTGGAGATAAAAGCGAGCATCAGGCCGATTCCTCGACGTCGAGGTGAACCAAGGCGAGCGGATTGGCGAGCTTCGCGAGGTGGATCGCGAACGTCGCCTCGATTTCCGAGAAACCCGTCGCGCGCTTCTTGCAATCATCCCAAGTGGGATAGTTGCTGGTCGGGAGCCAGATCAACGTGAAGTCATCAACGGCGAGATACGAGCGTTCGCCACCACGAACCGGCTCCTCACGGTAAACAACGAACTTCGCCATCAGTAACGCACTCCATAGACTGTACCGCCGCCGGAATCGCGCACCTTTCCAGCATGATAATCCTCGGCCGCCAGCAGCAACGGCGCCCACTTCAAATACTCCCGTCGCGTACGCGGATCGGAAAAGAACTGTTTGAAGTCCCCCGGTTTGTACGCCGAGACGTTCAGTAGTTCATTCGCCGGAACCTCGACGGATTGTTTGACCGCGTCGGGGCGCTCGTAGCGCGGACGACGCCAGTCACGACTTTCGCGAGTCCACCGAAATACAGCCTTGCGAGAGCGTGCTTTCCACTCAGTCGCTTTGCCAACGTATCCCGGTCCCGGACTGTCATCCGGGCGATAGCGCTTATAATTCGGATGGGTTCCGCGATGCCGGTAATCGTTCCGGATGCGTTTGTTTTCGCGTTCGGCTTCCCGGCGTAGCCAGTAGTCTTCCTGACCGACGAGTATGCTGTCGGGCGTGATCTGCGCGTTCAACTTCTCGCGAAACGCCTCGAAGTCCGGTTTGTCGCCGTGGGTCAGAGTCACCGCATCGTAGACAAGTTCAACCGAACGGGCGAAACTGTCAGGCTCCCACATGCGAACCGGCACGTGCGGATGGAGGACCTCCGAGCGGTCGAATAGGCCCTGCACGATCACCGCGATCCGGTTGTATTTCTTGATCTCGGCCTCGATCTCCCGGAGCACATCGTCGAAGTAGACATTCGTTTGATCGAACGGCTTCCATTCGTGTTTGTACTCGTGGCGGAAGCCAATGCTCTTGTGAAACGGGTTCTCGATCCAATTGTTGTCACCCGGATTGGCTTTTTCCCATTCCTTATACTTGCGGTACTGCTCCGCCTCCTCGGCGACGAGCGACTCCCAACGCTTCTTGGGCATCATTTCATCGATGCGCCCAAACGATACCTTGACCATCATCGGCTCGCCGGGATCGAATTGATCCTTGTTCGGGATGATCATCTCGTCAAACACGAAGTCGCAATCGACGCGCCAGAGTTGCTCCCCGTTGCGCACATAGAGGAACGTGGTCTTGTCAGCGTCTTCCAGTGAAAAATTGACGAACATCGTTCGAATGTTGCCGTCACTCTCGCGATCCTTGGTGTGACGGCGGACGCGAAATGCCACCAACGTCCGTGGGAACGGAAGAAGACGGTCACGATTTTCAGGACGGGAGAGCCACGCATCGAACTTTTCGATGTCTTTGAACTCCATCCCACCGGCCTCGTAGTTGGCGAGGCACTCTTCATCCATATACAATCGACGCTGCATCACGTGCAGTTTCTCGGCGATGGCTGCGGGTTCGCCGTCGCAGCATTTCACGGCTTCCTCGGTCAACCCGGCGTAAAGCTCGATGGTATAGATGCGCTCTTTGACGGCGCCGATGCTCTGCTCCATCGGCCCGATGGAGGCTTCAAGGGGCATTGTGGGTGCGAGCATCCACTTCGCCAATTGCTGATTGGCTTCCTTGATCTGTGCGAACAGTGCGGGCAAAGTTTTCTCGGCGGCCTTTACGAGGGCGTTCTTGTAGGCCTTGGTGTCTGGCTGGCTGGAGACAACCACGAGCGCGTTTTGACCTTCACCGCTCGCAGTATCGTCATCATCATCGGAATCGTCCGCAATCTGCCGGGTAGGAACGACGCCCAGCTTTGCCGTAAGCGCCCTGACTTCCTCCAAGAGCGACCGCACTTGCAACCGCGCGCGACCTTGGCGGTCGGCGATGTATTGATCCGCTTCGGGAGCAGGCGTCAGTTCCTTGTCGAATTCGTCGAAGTGCACACGGACCGAACTGGACCCGCGTTCCCCGGGAGGAGACTTGAGCTTGACGTAATTCGACCCGATTTCCATGACGCAGCCGAGCCAGCGATACTTCTGACCCTCCTTCAGCTTCTTCCCATCGTCATCGGTCTCGCCGCCCCACGACGCTTCATCGTTGACCCAATACCATTGCCCGAGCTTGAGATCGTCCACTCGACCGGCGTCGAACGGCTCGGTCGTCTTGATTGGTGCGGGTGTGTTTTTGTTCTTGTCTTTTTTCATCTGTGTGTGATGTACCAAAGCATGACGCCCCAGCCGGTGAAGAGCACGATCCCGAAGATGCAATAGCCGTAGATCAGAATGTCTTCAGTCGGGGGCAGTTTCATTCGGGTTTCAACTCCGCAGCGTCCATGAACTCCCACGAGTCGAACTGATCGCTCTCGGAGTCTTCCACATCGAGGTCTTCAGCCATCTCTTTGGCCTCGGCCTCGCTATCGGCTTCGACGTGGAAATGATAGACGCGGCATTCGCGTTTTCGGACGAGGAAGGTCTTCTTCCCCTTCGATGCTGTCGCTCTTGCTTTGGCCTCTTTGCGTTCTTTCGTCGCGTCTTCCCTCAAGAGTTCTTCGGGGTCATCCAAAGCTGCGGTGATGCGTCGGGCGAGATCGGCCATGAGGTCCGCAATCTTTGCCACCGGCTTGTGCTCCATGAAGACCCACGCTTCATTGGGATGCGCGAGCGCCCATTCGACTTCAGCCTCATTATGCGTGACTGACGCGAAGTGTTGCATCTCATGGGACGAGACGCCGATCAACTTTCCTGCACGGGTGCGAGAAGTTGCTGCAACAACCGCCCGGGCGCGGGGATAGCGATGATCGATGTAGCGAACGCCGAAGACTTTGAGCTTCGACTTTGCCATCAGCGATCCTCCTCACGGAGCTTTGCAGCAGCCGCAGCGAAGTCGATGACCTTGCCCTCAGGCAGACCCGTCAGATGTTTCTTCTGGAGGCCGATCACCACCATGGCACCCGAAAGCGCGGTCACGCTCAGTTCATTATCGAAGTACCCGTGATACGCGACGCCGGTCGGAGTCGTCACGACATAGACCTGAAACAGGCCCTTGTCGTGCCGGGTCTCGAACAGAAGCCGTCCGCGCTTGTCTGGGTCAACCTTCAAAATCATCATTCCTTTCGTTTTACTTCGCTACTCTGTTTCTGCTCGACCGCCTCGCGTACGCACGACGGATGCGCTTTATCTCCGGGTATCCCCAGACTTGCCAGCGTGGTGTGAAATCCTAAGGTCGTTTCGTTGGAGCCGTCCGGGGCTCGCCGAAGACGCTTCTTGCAGATTTCACACACTCTCATCCGGCATCCTTATATCAGAACACCAGCCCGACCATCTTGTGTTCGCGGTCGGACGGCTCGATGTATGCCTCGGTCGTCACCAGCGAGCGATGCCCGAGCAAATGCTGCACGTCACGGACCGAGCCGCCGACTTCATTACACCGGCGCGCCATATTGGTGCCGAACGTCCGGCGACCGCTGTGACTGGTGCAGCCAATGAACCCCGCCGCCGCGTACATGCGCCGGAGGAACTGCACGATGGTGTTCGGCGGGCACTTGTGCTTGCTCGGATCGCGGTGCTGAGGCTTCAGCGTCGGGATCACGTAGACATCGTTCGGCCGCAACGTGCGCAACGCCTTGAGAGCTTTCCGCACATTGGGGTGCAAGGGGATTTCACGCGCCACGGTGCGCTTGCCGATATCCTTGGTCACGTGAAGGAACTTCCCGATCTCGGCGTCCGAGGTCAGGATGTTGCGCTTCCATTTGAGACCGGCGATTTCCTGCGCGCGCAGGCCACAGTAGAAGGAGAGGAGCACCATCGCGGTGTCGCGCAGGAGCTTGAACTCGTCGATGCCCACGGCAATGCCGTTCTTGTAATCGGTCGCGGTCTCGCGGATATGGGCGAGCAGGCGGTCGAACTGGTCGGCGTTCAGCGTCTTGGCGCGGGTCGCCGAGACGAGCTTATGGCGGGCTTGGGCGTCCCGAGCCTCGCCGGTCAGGGGCGGTGGTGCGCGGTAGAACTGCACCCGCTTGCCACTGCCGATTTTTGCCACAACGTTCATTCGTCAACGCTCCAATGTCAGAACTGGAGGCGATATAGCCGGGTCGGGGCATTTTGTCAACACTCGGCGTCAGAAAAAGTGACATGCCCAAATCAGGCCCGATATTGTTTACCATCCGGGCGCCCGTCATGCGATAGGGCCGGGGCAGGGCTTTCCTCGGTTTTGCCGTCTTTGAACTTGGCGAGGCGGTCGGCGCGGCAGGCTGCGAGCGCCTTGTCGAGAACGGAGGGATCGCTCTCGATGTACTTCGACCAGAGATCGTCGAACTTGCGCATGGCGTCGGGAAGCTGCGTGCGGAGTTTGACTTCGTAGACAGGGACGCCGTCGATCACGAACTGGGTCCATGACTGGCGACTGCGGCCCTGAGAATCGAAGCCGGGCTTGATCACATCGATCTGAAGATCGCCGCGTGTAAAGCAGCCGACGCGGTTTCCTTGGATGGAGCCGTCGTAGAGCGGAATGCGGTCGGACACTTAGAACGTAATCCAGCCGACATGAACGTTCTTGAAATCTTCCTGAGCCTTGTCGGTGACCGTCCATGCGCCCGGACGCTCCGCCGGTTCGAGCCAACCGAAGCGTTCGCAGATCAGAAGATTGGGGCAAATTCGCCACCCCCCATCACCCTCTTCGTGGGCGTATCGTGTTTCACCCTTCGCGAGCAGGCCGCCAATGAGAGCGACGGCGTTGACGTGTTGGAAACCGTCGATGGCACTTTCAGGGATATTGTACGCGTTCATTTGTTCGGTCCTTGATCCTCGAAGATTTCTCTGACCCCGTGATCGGGGCAATCCTTGCGTGCCCACCACGCAATCTTGCCGTCCGGCCCAATAGCAACGATGAAATCCTTGCTCTTGTCCCCGGGCTTCGCGCAGTGTTCGCATTCCATTTTCGGCATGGCGGGACCATCGCGGAATAGGGCTTCAATGTCAAGATCGGCGGCAGTGGCGTTAATTTCCGGTTGACACCGTCGCGAACGGCGGCTAAAGCGTCATGAACCACGACATTGGATAGCACACCTGCATGCGCCACGCTACTAACGCGACCCGGCTAGAGACCGGCGGAGCGGTAGAACAAACCGGTTTCAAGATCAACGCGAACGGCAAAGCCTTTCGTATCCTGATCGACGGGCTGTATTCGAACAAGAAAGAGTCCATCGTTCGCGAACTCTCGTCGAATGCGTGGGACAGTCACAAGAAGCTCGGAACGACCAAGCCGTTCTTCGTCCACTGCCCAACACCGTTCCGGCCCGAATTCTTCGTCCGCGACTACGGCGTTGGCATGACCCACGCTACGGTCATGGACCTCTATTCGACGCTGTTCGCCTCGGACAAAGATGAGACTGATGATCTTGTCGGGATGTTCGGGCTCGGCTCGAAGTCGCCTTTCGCCTACACCGACCAATTCTGCGTTTCCTGCTACGACGGGGTCAACGTCCGCCATTACGGCGCCGGTATCGGCGAAGGCGGTGTGCCCCAGATCATCCTCATGTCCACCGAGCCGTGTAACGAGCCGTTGGGCGTGCGTGTCTCCTTCGCGGTCGAGAGCAAGGACTTCGACGACTTCGAGAAGGCGATCAACCGCGTATCCTTGGCCTTCGATCCCCTGTTCGAGACGAACAAGAAGCTCACCAGCGAGCTAGGCTTTGCCGAAATCTCCGGCGACGGCTGGCAGGCTTATCGTGGCGGCAATCTGCCCAGCGAATTCAATGTCCGACAGGGTTGCGTCATCTACCCGCTCGAAGGCGTCGGCGGCATCAAGCTGCCGTCCACGTATAGCTACGGCGACAAAGCAGGACGGAAATACCTGTTCGAGTGTCCAATCGGGACCGTCGAAGTCACCTCGTCGCGGGAGAAGATCGCCTATTCGACCAAGGTGGTCGATTATCTGAAGGGACGGCTCGCCAAGTTCCTCAAGGAATACCCGACGCTGATCGCGGAAAAAGCGAAGCACATCGAGAACGTCCACGACTATTTCAAGATGATCGAAGGGCTGAAGCCGTCTTTCGTCAAGGACGGCTACGCCCACCCGGAGACAGGCCTGACAAGCGAAACGATCAAGATCGAATCGCCAGCCTGCATCATGAACGTCGGCTACTCGTCGAGCGGGAACCGCTGGGAATACTCGACCGAAAAGCAGGTCGAGGCACGCCCGGCGGATGCTGCGAAAGACTTCGTCATCGAAATCAAGGACATCACACTGCTGCTCGACGTGGCGCGTGATCCGAAGTCCGCGCTGAATGAACGCGAGCATCGGCGCGTCAGTCGTCTGCTGCGTGCCTACGTCGAAGCCCACATGCCCACGGCGATGGTGACGTTCTGGCTCGGCCTCAAATGGACGGATCGCTTCATCGAAATCTGCCTGCCGAACATTGAGCGCAAAACGCTCACGGTGAAGGACCTCTTCAATATAGTCCCCGGCCGCCGGGGAGAACGGCCTGCGGAGCAAATTCGCGGCGTCGCGATGATCAAAGGCGACTCCAACGAACAACGCCCGGTCACAAGCCTCGAAGGTACGCCCAAAGAATGCGCATGGGTGATGGCCGATCACTTCCGCGCACACCAGCGCGGATTACGAGCGCTTGCGACCTATTTCGGCGTCACGGAGTTCTATGTCGCTTCGAGCAACGCCGTGAAGCAGTTGAAGGAATCGCATATCCCGTCGTTACAGGAACACATCGATGCGTACCTGCGTGAGAACTACAAGATCGGCTGGAGCGATTGGGTTGCGCTTCACAACGCGTGCAATCGGCTGACCTACAACTCCAGAAACATTTTCAACTTCGTGAAAGTGCTGGAGGAAAACTCCCCTGACCAGTTCAAGAGACTGACCGCGTCGAAGACCTTCATCGCCGTTTTGGTAAAGGCGTTGGCGCCGTTTGTCCGCAACGGCCTCGTACCTTTCAACAGGCTTTCCAACTTGGAGTCCGTTATCGAACTGTTGAACAAGCGAGCCGTCAAACAGCCGCTTGAGCCTCATACGCAGAACCTCGTGAAATGCACTGAGGTCTATGCCGCCCACGACGGCAGCCCGCAGTTCTGCTTTCTTCACGCGCTGACCGACCGCACGGAGTATTCGGTCAAGCAGATGAAACTCGCCGTCACCGCGCTGATCGCCGCGTTCACAACCATCCCCGTCACCGAAAAATCCAAAAAGTGGAAGGACCTTTAGTTCCCGTGCCCAACCCCATCCAAGTTGCATACATCGCCACCGATCATTCCATCAGCGTCACGTTGAACGGCCGCTTCCGCTGCCTGAAACTCAATACCGAACAGGGCACGAAGCTGCACGAAGCCTGCAAGAAGCGCCCGCAGGACATCGACGAGATCGCAATGCTGGCGGACGTGACGCTCTTCATCGCCAAGCACACCTTCGGCCGCGTTCAGGTCGATGAGAACGATCAGCTTCGCCTCGACGGCAAGGTGATCGACTACGGGCTTTCCTCGATCATCCTGCGGATGGTCAACGAGGGCGACGATGTCTCGCATCTTGTGCGGTTCGTCGAGAACGTGGCGGAAAACCCGGACCCCGAGATCGCCGAGCACGTCTATTCGTTCCTCCACAAGGGCCTGATGCCGATCACGCCGGACGGCTGTTTCCACGCGTTCAAGAAGGTGGACAACGACTACAAATCTTTTGCGTGTGGGAGCGAAAACGTGGAAGTCACAGTCTGGGAGGACGACATCCTCCAAGGCGGCTTCCAGCATACCTTTGTGACCCTCGGCCACATCCCATATCCGGTCGGCGGCACTCTCACGATGGACCGTACTCTTTGTGATCCGAAGCGCAATAAGACCTGTTCGGTCGGCCTTCACGCCTGCTCGCCCGGCTACCTGAATCACTGGTACGGCATGCAGGGGCGTCTCCTGATCGTGAAGATCAATCCCCGCGACGTGACGGCGGTCCCGAACGACTACAACGATGCCAAGCTCCGCTGCTGTCGTCTCGAAGTGCTCGCCGAAATCCCTGAAGAAGATGCCGTGACGCACTTCGACCGTGCCGTGGAGCATCGCTACACGCCCGGCTGGGAGGATCGGAAGATCGAAGAGCCGAAGCCCACGCTGACGATCCACGGCGAGACCTACCCGGTGGAGGAAATTACGCTAACCACCGGCAACACGTTGTGCCCCACGCCACCACTGCCGCCCACGATGATCACGGGCGAGATTATCCCGAACCTCAGCATCGCGCCGCCCGAGACGCTGGATCAGGTGATGCAGATCGCTGTGGAAGACGGGCACACCGATGCCTCGCTGGATGGCGAATTCTGGTGCGATCCGCTGACCGGCGACTCCTACAGGTGGATTCCGAAAGGCTTCCGCGAAGCGTACTGCATGATGTACTCCGCCGCCTATTGCGACGGCTTCGTGCTCGAAGATCACACGCCTCGCGCATACCGGCGCGGCGTCAAAGACGGCAAGACACAGGCCCGCGCGGATGTGGGTAACGATACGTTCTTCCGGATAGACCCGGGCCTCGGCCTTCATTGGCTCCAGTGGGGCAAAGCAGAAGCGTGCGACGCGGATGCCTACTGCAAGGGCTTCTACGAAGGCTACTTCGAAATTCTGGACGCGCTCTTGGACTGATGCCTGTCCTGTTTCAGAAGGTCTATTACCGAGAAGATGCCCGGCGTAACCCCGACGTTCTTTACGTCTTCGGGGACAACGTCCGGCGCATCGGTCTCGGCGGGCAGGCGAAGGAGATGCGTCATGAGCCGAACGCAATCGGCGTAGCGACGCTCTATGCGCCCGGCGATTACTTCGGCAGCGACAGGGCTGAAGTGGTGGCTCAGAACCGCATCGTGGATCAGGACATGAAGCCTCTGTTCGCCCAGCTTGTCAGGGGCGGCATCGTGGTCTGGCCTACGGACGGGATCGGAACCGGGCTCGCCAATCTGGAGACTTATGCCCCCGACACTTTCCAGCATGTCCGTGAGAAGCTCGCCGCGTTGATCCGTGTCGGCAAGTTGTTCGACAGAGGCCGCGTCGAGGAAGCGAAGAGCGAAGCGGCGCCGCACCTCTCATGATCCCCGGTCTGAAAGTCGGCCATCAGATCATCACGCCGCAGTGCCGTATCAATCGTGGTGCGACGCCCGCTTTTCTCGAAGCGGCGCGGCGCCTGCAAGAAGCCTATGACGAATACGCGCGCGATCCGTGCAACGCGAATGTCAAATGGCATCTCGTAATGATCAGGGACGATCCGGCCGACGCAGCCTAGGCGACAATCTGGCCGAAGAAGTTGACACCGAGCTTTTCTTCGAGCCCATGCGGTAGGAACGGGTTGTAGACGCGGGGATTGGTCCCCCGTTTCCAGCATCCGGCGAGCCATTCCTTGAGAGGGACTTCCTCGCGATAGCGTAAAACTTCGACGCCGAGTTCGTTGGTCGCTACCACGGTTTCGAAGTCCTGATATGTGCAGCCGCAGGAGTGCTCAGGCTCACCAACCGGGCGCACTTCGGCTTTGACGCCGTAATGCTCGGCCTTCGCTGCGAAGTCGAGAGCATCGCCGCGAGCATATTTCATCGCGCCGTAGCCCTGTGTATGATGCTTGGACCCATGCACGAAATACCCCCGGATCATTTCCGGGCTCGCCGGAATGTCCGTCACGGCGGCGAGCGCCCGTAATTCGGTCTTGAACCGCCCGATCTCAGCGTTGCGGGCGTCGATCATCGCCTCAGCCTCCACCTTGTAGGGCTCGTGGAAGGCGGCGAAATCCGGGTGACCTGCGACCTTTGAGAGGTCGAATTTCTTGCGCGGGAACCGGGGTTTCCAGAAAACCTTCAGGTCTTCATTGTAGCGATCCCGGTAGGCCACGATTTCGGCCCAACTGGACTGCTCGAATGCTGCGAGCGCAGCCAATACCTCGGCGAATTTTTCGGACACTTGCGGTTCCATCTTGTTTCGAGTAAACGCCACATATCACGGCACATATCGTCTGTCAAGTGTTGACGACTAGCCCTTCAAGTTCTGCTATTGACACAGTGACGTCGTTCGTGACAGTGTCGCCGCCAACAATGACAAAGCGCAAACCCAAGCTCTCAACCGACGACGAGACGTTCGTGAAGATCGTCCGTGCCGCGACCATCATTGGCGACGGCCGCGCCCGGCACATCCGGAATTACAAGCGCTTGGTTACCATCATCGACAAACTGACGCCGAAGCCGATTTCTTTTGGCGCACCGAAAGGCCGTGTCAAATGCTGATCACTGTCGATGTCGAAAGCGATGGCCCGGCGCCGGGCATCTATTCGATGGTGAGCTTCGGCGCTGTCATCGTCGAGCCGACATTATCGCATAAGTTCCGCGCGGAGACTGCGCCGATCTCGGGCCTCTGGATACCAAAATCATTGGCAATCTCGGGTGTTACCCGGGAAGAGCATGAAAAATTTCCACACCCTTCAACAGTGATGCCAACATTCAAGCGGTGGCTTGAGAGTAAGCTACGCATCTTCGACGTTGAACGCTTCGTCATGATCTCGGACAATCCGGCGTTCGATCATGCCTTCATCAACTGGTACGGCTGGAAATTCTGCGGCAAGGACCTCCTCGGGCACTCAGGCCGCCGCATCAACGATCTCTTCGCAGGCTCGCAGAACAACGCAAGCGCGACGCAGGGCTGGAAGAAATTCCGCAAGACGCCGCACAATCACGATCCGCTCGACGACGCCATGGGCATGGCTGAGGCACTCCTCGGCATGAAAGAAAGCGGCATGCGGTTTTCCATGATCCCGGAGACTGCGTGATGCGGAAAATCATTCAGGGTGTCGGGGCCGCGCTACTTGGTATCTTCGTCGTTCAGCTTATCGTCACATGCTGCTTGGCGTTGGACCAGAAGAGCGTTCATTGCCCGCCGGGCTCGAAGCGGGAGTTCGGGCAATATATCGGCGTGGTCTGCGTCGTCCCGCCGCTCAAAGAACCCACCTACAACAAGGTAACAGCGCCGCAATGACATTCGAGCGCGGGCGCTTCGAGTTCATCCTGAAATCACAACGCCAAGACGACCCCGATCCAGATGCGAAGCCGATCAAAGAGCTTTCAGACGACGAGCTTATTGCGGAAGTCGATCATCGGTTCGGGAAGAACTGGGCACGACATGCGGAGTGGAAGTAATGCGTAAACGTTCCTACTTTCTGATCGGCAACTCGCTTCTCGCAGCATTCGTCTGCGGGTTCACGATCTCGACGGGCTCGAAGGCCCAGTCGGTCCCTCCACCCACGCGCTGTGACGCACCATCAGCAGCGCAGGAACCGGCACCAGCCCAACCACCACATCCGAAGTTCGTCTTCGGATCGATGATCTGGGCGCCGGTCGCGCCGGGCTCGTCTCAGTATCACTGGTGCGACCCGAGCAAGTCGAAGGATTGCGTCGAATGAAAAAGTTTTTCGCAGGATTTTTCACCTGCTACCTGTTCGCCGGTTACGCGATTGGCGGCGCGCTCGCCCACTTCGTCCCCGCGACCAACTTCATCGGCGTCACCTACATCGCGGCGATTTGGCCTTATTGGGTCATCGCGCCGGTGTTTGGCTTCGATCCGCCGGTGCCACCCGCATCGTTCACGTTCAACTAGTACGAGGAATTCATGAAAAAAGAAATCAAACTCGGGATGACGGTCCGTGACAAAGTCACGGGACTGAAGGGCACAGCTTCACTGTTCGCTGAGTTGCTAAGCGGCACGCGGCAGATCGCAATCCAGCCGAGTGGTAAGGGCACCGATTATCCGGAAGGTCGTTATATCGACGACCATCTGATCGAATACATTGACGATGGCGTGAGTCGAATCGTGCCGCCCATCGACAACTCCGTCACAATCAGGCTGGGGCAGAAAGTCCGCGACATCGTTTCCGGATTCGAAGGTATCGCCGTCGAGAAGCTCATTTACCAGAACGGCTGCGTGCATTTCACTGTCCAGCCGAAGGGGAAGATGAAGGAAGAGATTCCGGAATCCATCAGCCTCGATCACAAGCGACTCGAAGTCGCGGGCGTCGGCATTCTCCCCAAGATCGCGAAGGCAAAACCAAGGCGGAACACCAAAAAGCCACCGGGTGGCCCGTCACGTTCCATGAACAGCATTAGGACGGCATAAGCCATGGGCCTCTCCACCGATCTCGGACATCACGTCTTCCGCCACGACACGCCGTGGATAATCAGCGGAAATTCGCAAATCCCGCAGTTGACGCCCATCCAAAAAGCGGCCGTCGTGCCGTGGGATATCAAACGGCTCAAGAGCTTTCTCTTGATCCTCCAAAAAGCACAGGCGACGGAGCAGCAAGTTGCTGGCGTGTCGTACCCTGCCGATCCAATCGACTACGTCAAACTGTTCGAGGAGCGCATCGCCTACCTCGAACGCGAGGAGGATCGCACCAACCGCATCGCGAGGCTGGGTGGCGCGCTGTACCACGAGTTCGGTGAAAATGCGCCTGCCGGAAAAGGTGGTCGTGATTATTGGGAGGCTGTAGCCACCAAAGCCTTCAAGGAGACGGAAGAGATGACCGCCCTTTTGGGTCCGCTGAAGACATGAAGCGGGAACCGCACACGCCTGCGCCTCCACCGACTTTGCGAACCCCGGGGAATGATATGCCTCGTGTTCTTCTGGCGTTCGACGGCGAGAAGTGGCGCTGGTATTCCATCAGCCTTATTGAGCACGCAAGTTACGCCGATGTCTTCAACTGCTGCGAAGTTCTGGCCGATGCCACCCCAAGCGACTGCGTCAAGCTGTTCGAAGAGCGCATTGCCCTAGAAGCCGCCGAGTTGGAGCCACTGAAGAAATGAAGCAGGACCCGCACATCGTCCTCGGCGGCGAGATCGTCGATGTCAACGGCGATGATGTCGAATTCGCCGATCTGACGAAAGTCGATCTCGTCGGCATCTACCCGAGCTATGAGGCCGCGCTGCCTGTCTGGCGCGGCAAGGCGCAGTTCACCGTAGACAACGCGCATATGCGGTACTTCGTACTGCCGGTGCGGAAGCTGTTGGAGCCGAAGCATGGAGTGGGATGATCGCTGCCCATGCTGTAACCCCAAAGTTGCCGCATGGTTGGAAGAACTGCGGCAGAAAGAGATCGAGCGTCTTACCGGCAAAAAGGCGCCCAAGGATGTCGATGAGCGATGAACGCCTGACAGCAGCCGAACCCGTCCAGCGCGACGACGGCCGCTATTACATCCCGATCTGCACGACTCATCCTCGGCAAGGCAAGTCGGAAGTCGTCATGCGCGTTGCCAGCGACGCTTTTCACACAATGCGGGAAGCCGAGCAATTCGCCGATGAGATCGTCGGCATCGTCAACGCGCATCTGGCGAACTATGGAGGATGGTTGTTGCCATGAACATCGTGCTTCTCATGGAAGTCACCGGCGTGCTCTTCAGCATCGTCGGCACCACGCTGCTCGCGCTGAACATCCCGATCTCGCGCTGGGCATACCTCGTCATGCTGGGCGGCTCGGTCACGATGACCATTGTATCCGTCAAGATACACAATATCCCGGAGGTCGGGCTCTGGGGCTACTACACCGCCGTAAATCTGCTCGGCATTTGGCGCTGGATCGTGAAGAACGAAACTGCGGAGAATGAGTCAGCTTTTATCGCGGTGATCGAGGACCTGCTCGATGAACTGGCGGGTACCAAGGCTGCCCTCTCTTGCAAGACGGCTGTGGCGGGATCGCTGCATGAGCAGTTGATGAAGACGGACGTCGATCTCGCGCATTACCGCGATCTCGAACTCCCGCTTCGCACCAACAGCTACGAAGTCGAGCAGAAGAAACGCCTGCGTGCCTATGCAGCGCTTCGGACCATCGCCGCAAAGGGCGATGACGCGATGACCGACATCACCGCAATCAAGAAACTCGCCGAAGACACATTGAGGATTATTCCGTGACCACACCGCAAGAGCACGCAAACAAGATCGGCGCTCTCTGCACCGAACTGAATCGAGCAATGACGCGCGCATCGAATGACGGGTTGCGTGTTGAGGTCCGGACAAACGTTCGCGAGTGCATCGGCTATGAACCCGTACCGACCCTCGTGATCAAAGCATTGCTACCGCTAGACCCTACGGAGAACATCGCCTGATGTGTGACGAAGACGACGATATCCCTGAGCCCATCGACGGCTCCCGGTTCTATATCATCCACGGCATGATTCACGACCGAAAGACCGGCCGTCATGTCACGACTGCCCCCGACGAAGATATCTTCATGGGGATGACGGTTACCGAGACCTGTCAACTTCTGAACAATCTCGCGGACCAACCGGGCATCGAAGATTACAAGAAGTGGGCTGAACAGAATGCCCATCATGTGAAGCGCTTGGACATCGCCCTCAATGGCGAGGCGGGCGCCGCGCAGGCGCCACTTATCATCGACATCCTGAGTCAGGTGGAAGACCTGCGACGCAAGAACGGAGGCCAACCACTTCTGTTGGCGCCGCCCTTCAAACAAGCGCATGTTACCATCGTCGGCGGCGAAGTGACCGGCGTGTTCTTCGACAAGGTGGCAGCAAAACGCGATACAGGGGAACGTGCAGGCACAGGGATCATCACAGTCGGGGTGAAAGGCTGATGTGCGCACGCTGCCCCAACACCCAATACCCTGAAGATCAGCGTGGTCCGTTCGTATTCATGACAGTCGCCTTCTTCGCCCTCGCCCTGATTGTCTTCGGCGCTCCATTCGCATTGGTGCTGCTGTCGTAATGAGCTACGACATCTGCTCCTCTGGCGGCTATCCGGGGAGAGTGGTCTCCAATTTCGCGAACAACGAGTTCACCTTCGACGGCGTGTACTGCGCTTCGATGGAAGGCCTGCTTCAGGCCTTCAAGTTCGCCCGCGTCGAACATCAGACAGAACTCTGCGCTCTGATAGGGCTCGACGCCAAGTTCCGGGGGCTCGCCGGAAACGGTTGGCGCAAGCACCAGACGCTCCATTGGGCTGGAGTGAAATACGACCGGCACAGTCCAGAATATCAAAAGCTGCTCGACCGCGCTTACCGCGCTTTGAGTAAAAATAATGAATTCAGGATTGCCTTGCTGGACACCGGGAACAAAATTCTGACCCACCGCGTTGGCTCTACGGACCCATATTACACCGTGATCACTCGGGACGAATTTACTGGGCGATTGATGGGAATTCGCGACAGACTTCGTGGGTAGGGGAGACAACATGAGGAAAATTGCCGTCATCGGTGACGATATTGCCCTCGGGGTGGCAGCTTTCATGCCGGGCTGTGACGTGAATGCCAAACCCCGGTTCCAGTCCGGCGACGTCGCGGGTTGCGTCATGGATGCCCGGATTCTTGTGGTTTCGGCGGGGACGAACGATCCCTACAACCCCCGTCTGGCGGACAATTTGAAGTCGATCCGCCAAAAGGCGACTGGACGCGTGCTGTGGATCATCCCCGCCAACGGCGCGCGTCCGGTTGTCGAAAGAGTTGCCGCCCAGTACGGAGACCGGACTGTGCGGTTTAGCGCGAGCGAGAGCGGGCATCCGCAGTCTTTCCCCCGCCTCGCCGCGAGCGTCCTTGCGGAAGTCCGCACGTGAGCGCTGTGGGCGAGGACGATCCCATCGACGAAGGCGACTGGCACGAAGACTTCCCCGAAGGCGCCGAAGCTCTCTGGGACGTGGTCGCCAAAGCGTTGATGCTCCGCATCAACGAAGGCATCCTCACCTTCACAGAGGCCGAACTGAAGCTCGCGGCGCATACCCAGATGCAGATGCGGGTCGATCCCATTACCGGCGATCTGGAATTCTTCGTCAAACGCTCGGCGAGTTCGGAAAACTGATGGAGCCCGAAGAAGAAGAGTTTTCCTCGGTCATCCACGTCTATCCTGTGGGCGATTTCCGGACGCACAGTTGCAGTCTCTCGGAACCGTGCTGGTGCGGGCCTGAGATAGATGAAGACCATAATGGCACCTTGGTCGTCCATAAGAGCCTCGACGGCCGAGAAAAATACGAAACCGGCGAACGGGTTGTGTCGTAGCTGTTGACACGACTGTCGTGGTTTGCGACAGTGCCTTATGGTTTCGACTTCAATCATCCCCGCGATCACACTCTGGCAGCCGTGGGCAACGCTCATCGCGATCAAGGCCAAGCCTTGGGAGACCCGAGGAAAACCTCCGCCGAAGAAATTGATCGGCCAACGCATCGCGATCCACGCCGCCGCCCGCAAGATGCGCGCGAGCGATTACGACGACGACACATTTGCAGCTATGACGGAGGTCTTGGAAGAAGACTGGCCGCATTGGTTCCATGAACTGCCGCTCGGCGTGGTGGTCTGCACCGCGATCCTGAGCGAAGCGCGCCCGGTCGAAGCCGTCTATCCGAAAGACCTGTTCGGCGATTACCGGCCCGGACGTTGGGCGTGGAAGCTCGACGACGTGGTTCCCATCGATCCCGTACCCGCGAAGGGTCAACAGTTGTGGGGATGGCCTTGGAAAGTGCCGCCCGGAATCCAGACCGAAGGAAAAATTTGATGCCAATTCTTTTTCTCGTGATAGCGCTCATCGGCGCGGCAGCAGGCTGTATACTGGACGGTCTGTGGTGGAGCGGTGCGCTGCTCATCAACGCTGCGCTCCCGACACCTGATCAGGCGATGGCTCTGATTATCTTCTGCCCCTGTTTGGCGGTTGTCGCTGTGGCGCTGTGGATCGGCTTCTGCTTCATCGTGGACGCGGTGTTTTGAATCGCGTCTTCACTTTCGAGTATACCGATCCGGATGAGGTTCTTCGGGTAGTTTGTCCGCAACCCAAGCAGGTCACCGGCGAGATCGTCGGCTCCTACTACGATCACGTGACGCATCAACCGTGGCTGCTCGTGTACGTCTCCGGCAACGCCCGGCTTCAGCATATCCCCTCGCACGCCGATATCGTCCCGACGATGGAAACACAGGCCGACCGGTATGACCGCACGCAACTGCGTCATCTCGTCGATGTCGTTTGGAACGAAGCGCACGAGGATGAATCGGTGCCGGACACCGAGTGGGCCGACCGTATGATCGACTATGCGATGGGTCGGCGCACGCAGGTTGCAAAGACATCAAGCGAGCAGGAAGCAGCGAAGCAGCACGCGGACGAAGTTAACGGACGTACGCACCCGTGTGCGCACCCGAATCGCGGGCTTGAACCTTGCCTGCTCATGAACGTGGCGCCCTATGGTTCGTCACGCCCGGTGCTGGTGTGTGCGACAATGGACTGCCCTAAGATGCCAAGAGCGCTCTGATGGTTATGTTCAAATCGCTCACCTCATTCGTCGTCTTGGTGGCAATCTGCTGGTACGTGTTCGGCAGTCATGGCTATCGCAAAGGATGGATCGACGCGGCTTCACGCGACCCACAGGTCATCACCAAGATCGTGGCATGGGGCGTGGATAAGGGCGTCGTTCACCGACTCTGGCATACCGAAAACGTGGAGAGCTTGTCGGCGTGCTTGACCATGAACCGCTATTTCACGGTCGGAGGCGTTAGAGGCGTCGTCACCGTACAATGCATTCCGACTGATCCGAAAGCATCCTGATGGAAGATTATTCAATTCCTCCGAATGAGAGGTATCGCGTAAAAGCTCCCGGGCGCCCCACCATCGAAGAAGCCGACGCGCTCAGCGATGCCATCATCCAAGCCGTCATCACATTGAACCGTGTGGTGGATGAAGCTATCGGCCGTGGTTTGAAGGTCAAGCTGGACACGCTTAGCCGACAGAGCCCGAAGGGTGAGTACCCGGTTTTGCAGGTCGAGTTGTCGCTGCCGACCGGAACGGGACAACGCCGGTGATTAACCCGAAGCTGCTCAATGTGGACTACGTGGAAGTCGAGCGCCGTATGCTCGCGCATACTCTCGAATATCTCACGGGAATTCAAAAAGCTGCCCACGATCTCATCCAAGACGTGAAGAGCCGCCATCCCGGCGAAGAATTGCATTGTCCGTTGATGCGCGCCCTCGACGAGGCGTTATACATCGAACGCGATTTCACCCGCTTGATCCACACCCCCACAGGACGCGCGCAGCCCGAACCTCCTCCCATGAAAGAGTTCCCGCGTCCAACACGACTCACCTGAAAGGATTTCTTTGCTCAAGATCATCTATTACCTCACCGGCGGTCGCCCCATGAAGTTCGTCGATGACCTTTTCATGGATGTGGTCACCGGATATTTTGTCGATCTCTACAAAGATCGGCGCGGTCGCTACTGGATGGCCCACGGCCCGTGGGCGCTGTGGCGGCTTCCACACGTTGGGTTGTCTTAGCTATGGCTGAGAAACACGAGCCCAACACCAACGAACTCACCATCAGCGGTCTCACACTCACCGCGTGGAAGGGCGTTCTGGAAATCGCCGGTAACACCTGCGTCGTCAACGGCGGCTCGAAGAAGAAGCCGTGCGATGCGTGCCTCGAAAATGCCGAGAAGCTGATGCGGTCGATGAAGACGATCCGCCCAGAGATGACCTGATGCCGGAGCCCGAATTCGTCCTAGTCGATCATCCCTGCATGGTCCCCGATAGCGATTTGCGTCACGTCGTTGCGGGGTTGCTCGAACATCTGAACCTGAGCGCCTATCGCCGCGAAGACACCAGCGGATACCCCGTCTACACATTCGAGAAAACAGACACATGACATCAACCCAGCGCGTTGGCTTCGCGCTCATGATCCTCACTGCGCTCACCTTCATCATCTATATCGTGGCGACGGCGCCGTGAACAACGACCTCTACGTCCTGCGCAAATACGGCGCGTTTTATCGCCCTAACCGGTGCGGGTACACCATGCACATCGAGGCAGCCGGTCACTACACGAAGACGGAGGCCGAAGCCGAAGTTGCACTTGCGCGCTTCGATACCCAGCGCGTTACGATGCATCCTCTGTCCGATTATGCGCAGGAGTTGGCGCAGACCATCCAGCGGGCTGCCCGACTGATGCGCGTCATGGGCGCCGAAACCGAATTGATGAAGGCTGTGGAACCCTGATGGAAAAACACGTCTTCGCTGTGCATCCGAATTATCGGCGCACCGTAGCGATCAGCAACGGGGTGGTGTTGCTTGTTGTGCTGCTAGGTACCGTCGTCGCGGTGCTGTGGGGTTGAGATGGTGAAGGGCCTTCCCAAACACGCGGACATCTTCGTGGTCTTCTGGGGACTCGCGTTCCTGATGGGCTGCACGAGTCTATTATTCTCGTGGGTGGCTCGGGCGACGACGACAATCCCCATCGAATCCGAACTGGCTTGGATATGGTGGGTCCTTTGCGCGGTGGCCTCGCTTGAGTGCATCGCCTGCCTGATCGCGCCATTTCTTCTCCGCAGAATGCTGCCGGAGGGTGCATGACGAAAGACCGTGATCACTATCATTACTTCTCGTCGAAAAACAACGGCACATGGGTCTGGACACACTGTGCTTCCGGGATCGTCGGGCTCCTTCTGGTCGTCCTCACTGAAGGACCGGCGCAGATAATTGGTCTCGGATTGATTGCGGGCGTCACCCTCTCGTACGTGATCGTCCAAGTTCTGGAGCATTTCGACTGATGATCAGACTCGCTCCCCACGAGATCGCGCTGCATGCGGACGGACGCCTCGACTTCTGGCGGACGTTGTTTCGCTACTGGGCGCGGTTCATTCCGTTCTGGATCGTCGTCGGCTTCGGGCTCTGTCTTTGGGCGGCGTTTTCGCACCTGTGAGATATTACCACAAAACACCTGCCATCATACGTGCCGAGGCGTATGGGTGGAAATGGCGTCCTCGGAAGAAGAACGGCGGCTGGGTTGCTCCACTCCACTGGCCTCTTGAGGTGAAGCTCGTACGGAACCTCGCGGCCGTGCTGGTTCAGATCAACGCTTACCATGCCCATCTGGAGAACGAGAAATTCCTTGCTTGGGTGAACTCATGACCGAGCCAGCGAAGAAGAAAAAGCTCCCGCATTGCCGGTTCTGTAGCGCCAAGAAGCCTGAGATCGTGACGACCGAGTTCGCAGACCGAAAGCGGTATCACGCCGAGTGCAAATGCGGCGCCCATGGCAAGTATGCCGCGACCAAAGATGCCGCGCTGGCGAGTTGGAGTGATCCTTGGCAACACAAAGCATGAAGACGATGCAACGCACACTCTGTTATCGCTGCGAAGAACAGGTAAAACTCAATAGGCTCAGGAGACTCCCGCGTCCAGCGGGCGGCCCTATGACACGTCGTTATTGCGCCGAGGAAGAAGGCAGGCTTCCCAAATGTACGTGCGCGGCCGACGTGCGTCCTTCGAAATTCCCGGTGGCTGCGTGAACCCGATCCAGCACTGCATCAAAGCTTTCCTTTGGGTCCTCCTACGGTTCCTCTACCGGGTGCGCGTCCGCCACGCCGAGCGCATCCCCAGCACCGGCGCCGCGATCCTTGCGCCCAATCACATCGCCGCCATCGACGCCGGTCTGATCGCAGCGCATGTCTTCCGGCCCGTTCGCTATGCGACGTATTGGAAGATTTACGACCGGCTTTCATGGATCATGAAACCACTGGGCGCGTTTCCCATCGCGAGCAAGGAAGAAAACCCGGAGGTCTACAAACGCGCCTTCGAGATCATCGCCGAAACGCTCGACGAAGGCGGGCTGCTTTGCATCTTCCCCGAAGGGGCGCTTACGCTCGACGGCGAGATCGGCGAGTTCAAGAGCGGCATCCTCAAAATCCTCGACCGCAACCCGGTGCCGGTGATCCCCATCGGGCTGACAGGCCTGTGGGGCACATACTTCTCGCGCAAGAAGCCCGGCATGTTCAAACTTCCCGACCGTTGGATGGCGAAAATCCAGATGATCGTCGGCGAGCCGATGAATCCGCTCACCGCCAACCAGTTGCGCGACCGTGTTGTGGCGCTGACGGAAGAAGCATGACACCCGAAGAATTCTACGACGCCGTCGCCGCTATCTTCGACACGGTTCATCTTTACGTCATCCCGCCGACGCCCGGCGCGAAGCGTCGATGGGGTCCTCGAACGCCCGGCAACGGTCGCTTCCCCGGTCACGGGATCGTGCGCTTCTTCTCACCAACTTCGATCCACGTCGTACTCCATGACCCGATCCTCTCCGGTGTTTTCAACGATCCGGAAATTGCGCTGAGGGAAATCCGCAAAGCCGAAGCGACTCGCAGAGTTCAGCACTGGTTCAATCGGACTGTGCCCGGCGAGGCTGACGTGAGACGCGTCTGGATCGATGGGTTCGAAATTTCTGAGACCGACTTAACTGAGGCCTTCTTTTCAACCGACCGGGAAGGAAACTGACATGACGGAACTACCCCTATCCTTTGAAGAGGCTCTTGAAGACGCCTTCGGGTTCGCCGCAGAAGATGCGCGAGAGAGCGGCGAACCAGCCACCGTCGTGTATTGTATGCGGTCGCGCACAGGTACTTGCGAAGAACCGCCAATTTCCCCGGGCTCGGGAGACAGACCGATTTCCAACGGCGCATGTCCGCACGGCGCTGACGGTACGTGCCCGTATCTCCGCAAGATCATCTACCACCCCAACGGCACAATCGAACACGTAGGAGGCTCCGCCTAATGGAAAACGAGAAAGTCGAATACATGGAAGACGACGAAGAAGACGTCGAAGAACGTTCAGTATACGACATCGCCAATGACCTTGAGAAATGGGCCAAGGGCGGTGGAACGCTTGCACTTGCCGGTCGGAGACGAGGCGCGATCTCCAACGCTCTCTACACATTGAGCGAAGGTAATAAGTTCGAGGAAGGCAGCGTCAGCGTCAACAGTGCATTGCTGATCCACAGCGTCATCGAGAAAATCTTGAAGAACGGCGGCGAGTTGCCGGACGAATTCAATCTGTAGACATGGAAGACGAACATGCTGAAAGTCGCTGACAACAGCTTCGAACTCGCCTGCCGCGCCTATGCGGCCGGGGAGATCGATGTAGCCGAGTTGACGAGGCTCGCGCGCGAACGGGCGCAGCGGCGGATCGCCAATATGCAGGCTCGGCTTGAGGAACGGATGCGGGCGAAAGGGCTATCTGGCGACCGCAGGTAACGACCACCGCCGGGAGGCGGGTGGGAGTGGTGTCGTCGATCCGGACACAATGTCGTAGTTCTTGACAGACGATCCGGTTTCTGCTTCTATCCTCTCGTCCCCGCGCCGTCACGCGCGGATTATCACCCCTCGGCGGACTGCCCACAAATTCTGGGGCGCCTGCGATGATCGCCGAGCAATTTGTTTCCTGCTGGACACGTTCGCCTGCGCAGCGACCCCAGCCGGTTTGTGTTTGATCGCGGCTTCGAATTGCGATCTCAGTCTGGAAGGCCCGAGGCGTTTTAGTTGCCGCCTCGGGCCTTCCTATTTATGGAGGCTGCTGCCTTCACATGGCGACATGCTCAGAGTGGTTATGGACCGGTCTGCAAAATCGGGTATGTGAGTTCGATCCTCACTGTCGCCTCCAAATTCAGATAGGGCACGTAGCGGCGGGATTACGAACCCCGGAATAGGGTGGGAGCGAGTCTCACATCTGCTGCGTGACCCTTCCAGTTGCACAACCCTTGACGGAAATCGATTTCGCATACATCGCTGGTATGATCGACGGTGAGGGCACTATTACGCTCACACGTACCCATCCAAACCAGTTCCGGACACCCGTGCTCAGCCTTAGTAGTACGACGCCAGAATTGCTGCTTCCCGCACAAGAAGCGTTTGGCGGGCGCGTGCAGACCAAGAAAGCGTCTAAGGCACATCATGCGATCCCTTATGAATGGAGATTGCGTGGTCATGCGGCCTTGCGAGCAATTGAGAGGCTGTTGCCATATCTAAGGCACCCGGAAAAAGCGAGGCGCGCTAAGCTACTCCTCGGCAACTATAACCGCGTGACGGTGCGCAACGGGAAATATACCGAAAGTCAACGCCACCAACGGCTGCTGTTCGAGAGCGAATTTCTTGGAGCGCCGGTGCAAATATGTGTTGACAAAACATAATACTGCCGTTATACACGACAACATCGTTGTAACTCGGACTTCGAGGAGCACGGACCGGACTCGGGGGCAGTACCCGACCGCTCCACCAAAACCCCACCGGGGGTCTAACGCACGAACGGATCGGATAGACCCCGGCCCGTCTGACACAGTTCGGCCGCAATGCCGGATTGGGCGTCCCGGTGAGGTTTTGATGGGGCGGAAACAGGATCGACGGACGAGCGAGGCGCAGGGACGCAACGTGGATTGATCTCCAGTCCCTAACGGGATGCTCGATCAAAAAGACAGAAATGTCGCCAATGACAATGAGCCTGAGGCTCTGCGTTTCGCTGCCTAATAGGTAAGCGCGGTTGGGGAGAACCGGGCAACAGAATCTCCCCGCTTAATTCCCGGAGACGGGATAACGACTATCTCGCCTGCGGGCGAGGGATGGCGGCAAGTTAGATTCGTGGTTGATCCACGAACAGGTGCCTAAGTCAGGCGTCCGGGAGAACGCGACAAAGGAATCTCCCGACTGCTCTTTGACAATTTGGATCGAATGACACTGACGCCTGCCTTTGGCTTTGATCGTTGCAACGTGAAAAGCTGGTGAATTGGCGGACAATGGATTTGGTAGGGACTGACGATAGCGGCGAACCGCGCATAGTGGCGTTGTAACAATAGGGACCGATCCTGATCACACTCCGGTTCAAGTCCGGTACCGGTGAGCCGAAGTCAGGCGCCAGTGTCATGAGAACCTTCATAGGCGCATCACTCCACCGTAAGGCACGCCAAGGCCGGTCGGTGCAGAAGACGAGGGCTAGGGGCCTTGGCGGGCTCCGAAACAACGGGCCGGGCTTGTAACCCGGCAGTGGGACTAAGCCCCTCCCGGGCGGCGTGGGCCGTCTAACGTTGTAGTCGTGGTGTGTCTATGAAGGTTCTGAAACAGATAGGCCGATACAAGGGCTGTAAGACCTCACGAGGCATGCAGGCGTAGCGGCTACCATTGTGCCACGGGATAAAACGCACCGTCGTCATGACACGGGAGCGCCGGGGTGAGCCGAGCGGGGAGCAGCTTGGGAACAGAATGCTCCAAGAATTTTGGCGGTTCGACTAAGGAAGTCGGCTCGATGATAGGTAGCACCCTTCGAGACAATCCGGTGTCAACTCCGGCCCGTCAGCCCAGTCAGTGTCGCCATTGCAGACGGCGTGACACATTCCAAAACTAAATTGTCTGCAAGGCGTGTTTCTCGAAGCGCGAGTGCGGGGAGAGATGTAGCGATGAGCACCGGAAGAAGGCCAACTCCAATCCGGCGCGACTGCGCAAACATGCGGTTGACTCTGAGCCGATAGTTGGTCTGTTGGCTCACAGACGCAGTCGAGAAGTCAACCGGCAGACCGGCCGTTGCGTTAGGTCACGAATTCCCGAAAGGGATAGCTGCGACGTCGAAAGACGCTAATGAGCAGGAAGGCCGTAACTCCTGTGCAGCGCAAACGGTCGCGAAATTCATAGCAGGGTCAACCCGACGAAGCTGAACGCGTCAGTGGAGGGTCGAAGCTAGGGCACGAGGACGACTCAAATCGTGTCTCTCTAGGGGTCAGGTAGATAATAGACCGTGCGGTGCGGTCTCCGATCCCAGCCGTTTGAATTCTCGGGGCGCATCAGAACGTCGAGCCCCATGCGAGACTTAAAGACGTGACGTTGGGAGAGGCCCATCCAGATTTGAGTTTGAGGACTCGGCGCGACCTTCACGGGTGCAAATCCCGATGGGTCCTCATTAGAGAGCTTTGGTTCGACCAATATCGGTGATCGACGCAGGCGCAACGCCAATAAGGCGACCTGTACTAATCCGGAATAAGCTCTCGCCAGTTTTGAGTGTCACGACCCGTATCCCTACATTGGTCAAGATCGTGACGCGATAGTCTGTGGCAACCTGTGCCCGCGAGGGTGGCGTATCCAATCGCCTTAATGGCTAGACCACTGAGCGGTGTGGGCAAAGCAGCGAGATGGTGCAAGGCCATCGACAGAATTTAAGGACGTGTATGGACCTCAAGACTCTTCAGGACGAAGTTAGCAAGCGCTGGGCGCGTCAGGTTGGCAACCCGTGTCACAATTCGGCGGGAGCCAATCACGCTCTCGTCCACATGATGAAGGCCCTTGGTAAGGTCGCTTCTGCACTCAACGATGCCGAACATGAAGGCCGTGGTGTGCAAGCGAACGAAGTCGAAAATTACCTCGCCGATCTGGTGATCTGCGCAGCGCGATTTTCCGATGGTGTCGTCGATCTCGGCGCTGCATGCGCTGCTCGACTTGAGGAGAAATTTCCGATCTAATCGGACGTGATGGTGCAAGGCCATCGACAGAATTAAAGCGGGGTAGAGGAGCCCGGTCGTCCTCGCCAGCCTCATAAGCTGGAAATCGTGTGGTTCGAATCCCACCTCCGCAACCAGTTAGGGAGTGTCCCGGTTCGATTCCGGGGTGGCGCGGAAGTACCGCCCATTAGGCTTAGTGGTAGAGTCTTCTCCCGCGAAAAAAGCGGAAACGGGCGGTTCGACTCCGCTCCCTGCATTATGTCGGTGAAGCTGACCGGCAGCCGAGGGTCGCTCCCACGGTGAAACCCGCAGGTCGTCTAAAGGTCAGGACGCCGCTGGACTTATTGATGTGCTTTAGCTCAGTCAGACAGAGCGCCGGATTCATATCCCGGAGGTCGCCGGGGCGGAACCGGCAAGCACTACCAACACCTGTCCCAATGTAGAGTTTCATTGAAAATGCCGCTGGTTTCATAGCGGTGACTTTCGCTTTTGCTACCTCGGCCAAAGCCGAATCGCTCCATTACGGCTCCTCTGAGCCTTCGATTCGGAAGTCGCCGACACACACGCAGGCTGTTGATGGAAATCGACAACGGTCGCCCGTGCGATTGCAGTCGGCCCGAGCGCCTTACACCTCCAGCATTGGAGGTAAGCATGTCCGACATTGTCGTCAGGGCTTTGATCAAGCGCCGCGCGAAACTCGCCCACGAGATCGAGGAAACCCACGAGCGCCTGCGTCAGATGGCGCTCGATTTGGTGAACCTCGACGCGACCCTGCTCCAATTTGATCCAAAATTGGAAATCGAGACGATCCGGCCCCGCGCCTTCCGTCCGCCGATGGATTGGGCCAAGCGTGGCGGGATGATGCGGTTAATTTACGGCGTCTTGCGCCGGGCCGTCGAACCGCTCACCAACGCCGGACCGAAGGGCGCGCCAGATCGGAGAGCACGATCAGAGGGTGTGTAGGCACAACCGATAGCCCACTACCGGTGGAAGTCCGGCTCATCGCCTACGAGGCGATTGGGGCGCCCTGCGGGGCGCTCCTCAAACACCCTTGACAGACTGCCGCCAAACATGACATTCAGAACGCCCGGTTTAACCAAACCGGGCATTTTGCGTTTGGGAGTGTTGACAAAAAGTGGTCGGACAGGCTCAATTCTTCACCGAAGATGAGGCGGCAGCGTTTTTGAAGATGACGCCGCGCATGCTCGCGGAACGGCGTCGCGCCGGGAAGATCGGGCATCATAAAGAAGGCCGATACGTTTCCTACAATCTCGACGATCTGTTGGCTTACAGCGCGCGCATCCGGGAGAATGGAACTTGTCAAGAAGTCGGAAAAGCACCGTCGCTCGGATTGGGCAGCACGGCCCATACTGGCTCAGCAAGCGCACCGGCTCAGCCAATTGGCACCTCACGTACTACGACGAACAAAGGCGGAAGACCGTCCAAGAGAGCCTTGGCACAACGGACACAGCAGCCGCAGAAGCCCAAGTTGTTGCCCATTATCTAGCGACACTCCCAAATAACAAACCGCTCAAGGAAGAGGAAGCGACGTTCCACAGCGTCCTTGACCTCTACTATGAGACCTATGGCAAAAAGCTTGCGAGCGCGGGCGATGTCAAGCTCTCGATCAAATACTGGAAGGAAGCCATCGGTCCCACTGTCACGCTGGATAAGGTGACGATTGGGCTCGTGGAGGCCTTCATCGAGCAACTGCGGGGACTGGGCTTCTCGGAAGGCTACATCAGCCGCATTCTTTCCGTAGCACGGGCGGCCGTAAAGCGCGCGCTTCGTACCGGTAAGATCAGCGTCGCGCCCTTCATCCCCGACAACGAAAATCGCCGCCAGAAGCTCAACAAGAAGCCTAAAGGGCGTCCGCTGGAATTGCGCGAGATGGCTATCCTCTTCCTGTGCGCCGATCCTGCACACCTGCGTGTGTTCATGAGCTTGATGATCAACACGCTCTGCCGCCCTGACGCCGCGCTCGATCTCGGACCGGCTCAGATTGACCTCGACAAAGGGGTCATCTTCCTCAACCCCGAGGACCGCGCCCAGACCAACAAGTTCCGACCTGCGGTCCCGATCACGACCGGCGTCCGTCCCATCGTCGAGGGATGCCCGGCTGAGGCGTTCGTCAATGTGGATGGGCATAAGATCGGCGAGATCAAGAAGGCTTGGCGCACCATGGTGCGGCGGTCTGGCCTACCCAATGCCGACCGCATCAAGCCCTATTCGATCCGCCACACCATGGGGCGAGAGCTTCGCGCAGGCGGGGCGTCCGGGGAGGACGTGAGCCTCTTCCTCGGGCACATTCCGGTCGGCGCAAACGAGGTCACGAGCGTCTACAGCCCCTACGATCCCAACTACCTGAAGAAGGCCGTCACGATCATTGAGGCCTACTGGGATCGGCTGCGGTGGGAGGTCGAGAAGCAGGCTGCGGTATTCACGCCACCGCCACTTCAGCCCGGCAAGCGGAACGATCTCCTCCAGAACGCCGCGTGAACAAAACAGCATTCGAAATCGTCCAAGACGTTGAAAGTGCGCCGTGTTCTCTGTGGCGAAACTGCGACGAAAGTGCGGTGAAATGCACGTAAAGTCGTGTATCGTGACGTAACCAAATGTAACTGACGCGATCTACGGCAAAATCACCCCGAAATGTCAGACCCTAAAAATTACCGTAAAACCTTGATTTTCCTCGATTTTATCTGAATTCACTGGTCGGAGAGAGAGGATTCGAACCTCCGGCCCCCACGTCCCGAACGTGATAATCCCAAGTTTAAGTGATTGATTTCATTCAACTTTTTTGGAGGTTTGCGGCGCAATGCGGGTGAAATCATTGAACTTTTGTTGGTCTGCGGCTGTCCATCACCGCAACAATATGTTCTTCCTTCTCGTACGCCCGCTGAGCCATCTTACAATCCAGAGACCCGTTCGCTGTCAAGAAGAAGCCCATCAGCTTGTCCGCCAACTGCCCGATACGGCAGATGCGGTCGAAGTCCTGTTCCAGCTTCGTGGGTACCCAGTCGCCCTCCAAGAAGGCGCAGTCCTTTGCCCGGGTGAGGGTGTAGCCGACGCCGCCGGAGTCGTGCTGGAGGAAGATGATCCGGCAGTTCTCGTCGTCTTGGAACTTATCGACGCGACCCTGCCGCTTGTTCGGCGCGACCCCGCCGTAGATCAGCATCGGGTCGTAGGCCGCCATAGCCTCCTGTGCAGCCTTGAGCACGTCGGTGTGGTAGCCGAAGCAGACCAGCTTTTCGCCGCCGTCTAGGAACGTCTTGAGCCACGGGATCGCAGCGGAGAGCTTTGCGAGGCCTAGCTCCCGGCGGACCGACGCCATCTCCTCGAACAGGACGGCGATGGCGGGCGGCTCCAGTCCGAGAACCGAGGTCGCATAGTCCATGTTGAGCGCCCGGCTGTTCGGCTTGTCGCGGTCGTACATGGCGTCCTCGAAGCCCAAGAGGCTCGCCGCCCTGACGATCTGGGAGCCTTCGACGCCCTCGCGCCGGATGCGGTCCGCCTCGCTCTCGTTCTCCCGGACCATCGCCTCGTAGAGCTTGAGCGCCTGTGCGAGTTCGTCCTCTCGCGCGACGACCTGCCTGATCTCCGGGCTGTCGAGGATGATGATCTGGCGCGACTTGGGTGGAAGCTCGGGGAGCACCTCCGCCTTGAGACGGCGGATCATGAAGGTCGAGCGAATTTTCTCGCCTAGCTCCTCCAGATTACTCGCGCCGGAGAAGTTGTAGTCGCCTTTCCGGCGCCCCTTCTCGTCGTAACCGCCGAGGGTCTGATCCCAATAGCCGCCACAGTAGCGATAGCCGAACTGAACTCGACCGCTGTCGGGGTCACGCGGATCGGGATTTCGTCCGAGACCATCCGGGTCGAACGCCTTGATCATCGGCCACAGTTCGATGGGCCGGTTCATCATCGGTGTGCCGGTCAGGAAGATGCGCCGGTTCGCTTCGATGGCGCTGTACCAGACGGGCTTCCATCCGGTGGACTTGTCGCGCTTCTTACCGCCGAGGATGAAGAGTGTGCGTCCGCTGTCGGCCGTCTTCAGCGCGTGCGCTTCATCGCAAATCAAAAGGTCCCACGAAACGGCTTTGATCTGATCGTGGAAACGACTCAGGATGTCGTAGTTGATAATGACGACGTCAGTATCGGGCCAGAATTCCTTGATGATCTCTTTGGTGCGAAAGCGCGGCTGGCCTTTACGCTTGCCCGACTTGAAGACGCCGATCTGCTCTTTGACTTCGAGGTTTGTCTCAGCGATGCCGACCGAGACGTTCTTGGTCTTCCAGAGTTCAAACTCGCGGCGCCAGTGTTCCTTAAGCGACGCCGGGGCGACGACTAGGCAGCGGCGCGCTTTCGGGTCGCCATTGAACACGCCGACGCCCATGGGGGACTTGCCGAGCCCCGGCTGATCGCCGATGAGCGTGTCTTTGCGTTGAAGCGCGTATTCGATGCCCGCACACTGATAAGGGAAGAAGGCGAACGGCAGCCCGGTGCGCGGATGCATCCCCGGTGGAACCGGCGGCTCGTAGTGTGTGCTGTTGGCGAAGGAGAGGTCGTAGGACGCCGCCAGCGTCTCTTGGCGCGCAATGACGTGCGCAAGCGCTGCGGGCGTCCATTCGACGCCCTGCACGCGCTCGGCGATTTCCTGACTGTCGGTGATCCATGCCTTGCGGACGGGAGACCATTTGAACCCGGCGCCTTTCCATAGCGCTCGTTCGTCCCATGTCCCAAGGCCAAAGAAGAACCCGTTCTTGAAGTGAATGCGGGCCAAAAGTGCCTGAACAAATAGCTTGTGGGGGGAGGCCGGAGTGTCGTAAAGTACGGCACTAAAGTCAAGAATTACGACTATTGGCCGGTGGCCGGTCGGCTAAGTGTTTGAATTTCTTGACGAGTGTCACGGATTATGACATTGCTCTGCCCATGCCACTCTCCAACGCGGGTCAACGCGACCCGTCAATGCTGGCTCAAACCAGCTACGAGCGTCATGCGCTCGATTTCTACGCCACCCAAGAACGGACGGTCCTGTCACTCCTCGGCGTGATCGAGGACGATGTCGTTGGGTATCACGTCTGGGAACCGTTCTGCGGTACCGGCTCCTTCTCCATTCCGCTGGCCGGGATGGCTCGAAATGTTCTGTCTACGGACATCCACCGGCATGGCGATTTCCAGCCGGATGCGCTGATCGATTTCTTCGAGATCAAGACGGTCGAAGAAGCGGAAGCTGCTCGCATTGCGTTCGACGAAGCCTACGAAACGCCTTGGGACAAACGCACAAAACAGCAAAACAAAATTCTGGAGGCTGGTGGCGAAACCGTCATCACCATGAATACAATCGCGGAACTGAAAGGCTTCATGCCGGACGCGATCATCACCAACCCGCCTTACACCGGCAAGGTCCCTGACGGTTTCTACACATCCGGAAAGAACGCAGGCAAGCCGAAGTTCAAGACCATCGATCTCGCCGGAAATTGCGCACGACGTGCGCTCAAACTGATGGAAGCACAGAAGGGAATGGTCATCTTCCTGTGCCGCCATGAATGGGATTGCGCGAAGAGCCGCCGTGATCTGTTCGACCACCCTGCCTTCGCAATGAAGATCGTCCTGCGCCACCGCCCGCGCTGGATCGCAGACTCCAGCGGCTCACCACGATTCCCCTATTCCTACTACGTCTGGAACTGGGCGAAACCCAAAGCAGCACGGCCCGAGATCATCTATGTCGCATAATCAGTTCGATATTCACTCGGTGTCGCCCGCCGAGTTGCTGAAGCTCGTCAAGCAGGCAGGTGGTCAGCGCGAGTTCGCGCGTAAACACGGCCTCGCACGCACCACGGTCCAAGACCGTCTCTACAAACTGCGCAAGCAACCGTTCGGCCATCGTCCGCCGCCGAAAGCACGACGTGTCGGTGAGAAGCGCGGTGTGCGCCGCTTCATTCTCACGTCCGCGCAAGACGGCACGGCGCCACACGAAGAATTCCTGTCAAACCTCGAAGCCTATCGCACGTGGCTTCAGCAGTACGGCTCCTGCGAAATCCTGATCGGACCGTTCACGTACGGCAAAGGACTGTTCGAGGATCACGCGACCAAATCCAAGCAGGTCCACTATCACGAGCGCATCAAGCCGTATCTCGTCTTCGACCGTATCCGGATCGCCGACAAGATCGATTTCTGCGGCGAGATGAACACGCTGCCGACTGCGTCAACACCGCTCTCAGGCTTTGCGACCTATACCCAGAATCGCTGGGGCGTCTTCCCGCACGCGAAGGTCCAGTTGGCCTCGATCCCGCGCATGCATCACGAGCCGCCGAAGCAGATCATGACGACCGGCGCCGTCACCAAGCCGAATTACATTCCGAAGAAGGCGGGCATCAAGGCGGCCTTTCACCACGTGTTCGGCGCAGTGCTTGTCGAGGTGGATCGTGATGGCGACTTCTTCTGCCGTCATCTGATCGCTGACAGCGACGGCACGTTCTACGATCTCGACCGCAAGGTCGAAGGAGCCAAGGTCTCCGCCGGGCACCGACTTACGGTCCTCACTCCCGGGGATATTCACATCGCCGGAACCGACCCGGAGGTGATGCGCGCCGTGTTCGGCATCTATCCGACCGACACGAGCCGCTTCGGCATCCAGCGAAAATGGAAGACGGACGGCGTGGGGACGTCGCTGCTAACCACGCTCCGCCCGGAGCACGTGTTCTGCCACGACACGCTCGACTTCCGTGCCCGCAATCACCACGACATCAACAATCCCCACAAGCGGTTCGAGTTGTGGGTGACCGGCAGCGACTCCGTGGGTGGCGAGGTCGAAGAAGTGGCGATGTTCTGCTCGCACCTTCCGAAGCTCTACCCCGAGACCGAGTTCTACACGGTCGATTCCAACCACGATCAAGCGCTCGACACGTGGCTCAAGTTTGGTGATTACAGGTTCGATCCCGTCAACGCGATCTTCTTCCTGCGCAACCAGCTTGCGCGGTATGAGTCAATGCAGCGGCAGGACGACGGCTTCTCGATCTTCCAGCATGCCGTCAGCAGCTTCCCGAACTGGGATTGCTCGCGCATCCACTTCCTGCGCGAAGATCGCGATCCCATCGAGATCGGTGGCGTCCAGCACTCCTATCACGGACATCGTGGACCAAACGGTCGGCGCGGTTCGGTGGCATCGCTGGCTCAGGTGTGCGCGAAGCTCACCATCGGTCACGTCCACTCGCCAGCGGTCCTTGACGGTCTCTGCGCGGCAGGCATGTCGTGTCTCAACGACCAAGGCTACAACAAAGGCCCCTCAAGCTGGTCACCGACGCTCACAGCGCAATATGCGAGCGGTAAGCGTACGCTGATCACGTTGGTCGGTGAGAAGTGGTGCGTTCCGATCTGATGGCAGATTGCACCTGCACCGATTGCGATTTCATGCGCAAAGCCCGAGACGCCATGGCCGATTTTACGGAGAGGCAGAAGAGCTTCACGCAAGAAGAAGCCCGTGCGTGGCTCGTCAAGCTCGGCACACATAACCCGGATGGAACACTGACACCTGAGTATGGCGGCGAAGCGTGAAGGCAAGCTCCCCCTACGATCTCTCCCGGACGGATCGCAACCCGCGTCCCGAATATCCGGTGCTCATCGTCGTCTCGTCACAACGAGAAGCCGAAGAGTTGCAGAAGAGGCTTCACCCGTCCGAGTTCTATGTAACGTCGGTCAATGGCCCTCTGGTAGGCCACCGCTTTCGCATGATTCAGGTCTGTATCTCCGCTTGGGAAAACAAAATGAGAGCTTCCCCGAGTAGGATGGAGATAGAGTCGGTCAATCGGTTTCTCACCGAGTATCTCCCCACGAAGCTCGCGGCCGGGTGCGAGCAGTATATTTTCCGGCTCTGATGGATCGCAACGACTTCCTCGCCAGCGATACCAAAGGCGATCCAGCACACCCCGAACGTTTCCCGCAACGCTTCCAATCGATCCGTTGTGCGCAATGCACCGCGTGCACGTTTGATCGTCTCGCGGGACGCTGTCTTTCCGGCGGTCCGTACAATTCCAACCTCGAAGTCTCGTTTTCCGAGTGTCACCATTTACGGAATTCTTGACGCAATTCACGACATTCGATAACACCCTCGCATGACGTTGCATACCGGCCGCTCCCTCGTATGGGATATTGAAACAGACGGCCTCCTCCGAGAACTCACCAAGGTCCACATTCTCTGCATCAAGGATGTCGAGAGCGGAGAGCGTTGGGTTTTCCACAACACCACCGGCGGTGAAGGCGTCAACGATCCCGAGGACAACATCCTCGACGGCATCGCGATGCTCAATGAGGCAGAGTGCATCATCGGGCACAACATCGAAGGCTTCGACTGCGAGGCGATGACGAAGGTCTATGGGGCGGCGTTCAATCCCCAAGGCATCGTGCGCGACACGCTTGTTATGGTCCGCATGCTGTTCGCCGACGAGAAGGAACGTGACTTCCGGCGCATTGCCCGTGGCGATCTCGAAGGCAAGTACATCGGAAGCCACGAACTCGGTGCGTGGGGTCAACGCCTAGGCTTTCCGAAGGGCGATTACTCCGATGTGAAGAAGGCTCAACTTCTTGAGCAATTCCCGCATCTTGGACGCGGTGACACCAAAGAAGAGCGCGCTGCGAACAAGGCAGAACTCAATCGTCTCGTCTGGGAAAAGTGGTCTCCGGAGATGGAGGCCTACGCCGAGCAGGACGTGGAAGTCACCTTCCATCTCTGGAAGAAAATCCTGTCCAAACCGTGGCCCGATCTTGCCACCAAACTTGAACACGCCGTCCACTCGGAGATGGAGCGCGTTCAACGGAACGGCTTCCCCTTCGATCTGGAACTAGCCCGCAAACTCGAAGCCGACCTTCTCGTTCACCACGAGACGCTCTCTCAGAAGGCCATCGATCACTTCGGGTCGTGGTGGGTGCCGTCGCGTTGGCTGCACGTCAACAACAAGAAGAGCACGAGCTACGTCTCGCCCGCGACCGGCAAGAAGGAGAAAGACCTCGCGCCGTTCCGCCCGCGTCCCGAATTCGGCGAAGACGACACGCGTTCGCACTGGGGTGAAATTCAAATCCCGAAGCGCACGGTTCGCTTCAAGCCGATCATCAACGAAGAGACCGGCGAAGTTCGTCACAAAGGCGATACCGAAGAAGGCTGCCCGTTCACCCCGGTCGAACTCAAAGAGTTCAATCCGAACTCCCGTCCGCAGATTATCGACCGTCTCACCACGATTTACGGTTGGGAGCCGCAGGAATTTACGGAAGAGGGTAATCCCAGCGTCAACGACGATGTTCTGCGCGATCTCGCCAAGGACATCCCGATCTGCGACGAGCTTGCCGAAATCTTTTATTACTCCAAGCGCCTCGGCCAGCTTGCTGATGGCCGCAACGCCCTCATCGGTAAAGCCGAGGAGTGGGGCGACGGCAAAATCCATCCGCGTATCGTATCGGGCGGCACCGTCACCAACCGCGCCTCGCATTCCAATCCGAACATCGCGCAGGTTCCGCGCGTCGTGTTCAAGAACATCCTCCAGTGGGAGGAAGAAGACGCGACCTATTCCTTCGCCCAGAACAAGATCATCTACGGCCGCATCATCGACGGCGAGTTCGTCGAAGGTGGGCTCACCCCGCTTCTCGATCCGAACGGAAAGCAATGGAAGGGAAAGCCCAAGCGCGATAAGCAGGGCAACTTCATCCAGAACGCCGAAGGGCAATACGAGGTCTCCAAGTCCCTGTTGAGGGGACGTGCTGGCGATCACGGCTGGGACTTCCGCCATCTCTTCTACGTGCCGCCGGGCTGGAAGCTCATGGGTGCCGACCAAAAAGGCATCGAACTTCGCGCTCTCGGTCACTACATGGCCGAGTTCGACGGTGGCGACTATTTGCGCCTCGTCGTCGAAGCCGACCCGCACGATCTCCACCAGTCCGTTATGGAATTGGACAATCGTGACACCGCGAAGACCTTCATCTACGCGCTGATCTACGGCGCTCAGGACTTCAAGCTCGGGACCATCATCGATCCTTCGCTGGCGATGAAGCCGAACGCGGCGAAGGCGCTCGGCGCCGAAATGCGCCGTCGTCTTATGACCCGAATTCCCGCGCTTGGGAAGGTCGTGCAGGCAGTCCAGCGCATGGCTGGTCGCGGATACGTCGATGGTCTCGATGGCCGTCAGCTTTATGTCCGCGCCAAACACTCAGCACTGAACACCCTGCTTCAGGGTGCGGCGGCGACCGTCGCAAAGATGTGGTGCGTCAACTTCGAGAACTTCTGCGAAGAGGACGGCCTTACACACGGCTGGACCGGCGTGAACTCCGAAGACGGTCCGGGCGACTTCGCCATCCTCGCATGGATTCACGACGAATTGCAGGTCGCGGTCCGCGAAGAGATCGACATCATGGAAATCGCGCGCCGCAACGTGGTCGATGCTGCGGCGAGTGCTGGTCAACGTCTCGGTTTCCGGGCGCCCGTCGATATCGACGTGAAGTGGGGCCAGCGCTGGAATGAAACTCACTAAATGAAAATCTTCTCAGCCCGACGCGCAAAGAACGAATACGGGAGCACCTTCGCATTTACCGGCGTGGTCAAACCCGACTCTACCGGTCGCTGCGATCACGTTTCCATCCAAGGGGGCGCCTGCGGTGCACGGCGCGTTGACCTGACGCTCTCAATCACAGAAGCCGCTAAACTCCGCGATTTTCTGACCGAAATACTGGAGACGCCGTGATGCTGCGTCTTCCCGTCATCCGCCACATCCGCTGGCTCATCCATTCCTATCTCGTCGAACGTCACTACCGCCGCTGGGCGCAAGTCGGAGCGTTGCCGGTCAACCGCGACCGCGATGAGGCCGTCTTGGATATGATCTGGCGCGGCGAGTATTGATGCTCAATCCGCGTACTGCGATCCGGCGCATCAAACGCGTCCTCACACCCGATTTGCTGAAGCCCGCATATCGCTTCATGGCGTCGGCTACCAACCCGACCGCCGGTCATTGCTACCACGCGACCGAAGCACTCTTTCACATACTCGGCGGCTACGAGAGTGACTGGGTCCCGATGCGTGTGCGTGAAGAAGACGGCATGACCCATTGGTGGCTGCGCAATCGCAAGACCGGCAAGCGCGCCGATCCCACTGAAGATCAATATCGCCTCGTCGGCGAAGAGCCACCGTACGAGCACGGCAAAGGCGGAGGCTTTCTCACGCGCCAGCCTTCCAAGCGTGCCGCCGAGATCATTCGGCGTGTCATGAAAACTGACTATGGTGACGTAATTCTTGACACACTCTGAAACCCACGCTATCACCTTGCCACACTTAGTTTTTCTTCGTTCGAGTAGTTCTCCCCTTTGATCCTCTTCTACGACACCGAAACGTCAGGCTTCCTCAACAAGTCTTGGCCGCTTCACGATCCCCGACAGAATCGCATCGTCCAGCTTGGCGCGATCCTCGATTATCCGGACGGCCGCGAAGCGATGCGCCTCGACGTGATTGTCGCGCACAAGGATATCCCGCAGCACGTGGCGGACTCGTGGCCCGGCGCCGAGAAATTCCATCTCATCTCCCGCGAGACATCCGAGAAGATCGGCATCAACGAGACGACCGTCATGGAGATGTTCCTCGACATGATCGAGGTCGCCGACACCATCGTCGGACAGAACATCAAGGGTTTCGACAACGACATGGTCACAGCCGTCGCTCGGCGCGTGATCGCGAACGAAGCGTTCACGCCGTTCGCCGGTAAGAACATCTTCGACACCATGTTCGCCGGGCAGCCGCTCTGCCGCATTCCGAACCCCAGAGGCGGTGGTCTCAAGAAGCCCAACCTCACCGAGCTTCACAAACACCTGTTCAACGGCGAAGGTTTCGACAAGGCGCACTCCGCGATCAATGACGTGCTCGCAACGCGTCGCTGCTTCTACAAGATGCAGGAACTTCTCAACGCACAGGCGCCTCAATGAGCAAGCCTGAGGCGAAGCCCAATCCAAACATCCTCGATTTCGAGAAAGGCCTGAACGCCTACGTCGCGGCGCACCAGAAGGTCTGGAAGCACGACCGTAGCCAGTCGGTCGGCGCCTCGGAAGCATTCGGCTGCATTCGCAAAGCTTTCTTCAGCAAGAGCGGAGCCGAGAAGGACAAGGATCACAAGGACTCGTGGGGCGCGCTTCAACGCGGCGACCTGATCGAGAACCATTTTGTCGAACCCGCCGTCAGTTGGTTTGTTGAAAACCTTCACGGCGAAGCGAGGTTGGTCTGGGGTGGCGCGAAGCAACGCACACTCATCGAAGGTAGGCTCTCAGCCACCCCAGACGGACTTCTCATCGGTCTCGCTGACGACGCACTCGCCAATTACGGCATTCCGTCGCTTGGCGGTACCGGCTGCGCCAACTTCGAGGTCAAGTCTATTGACCCTCGCGTCAACCTGAAGGAAGAAAAAGCCATCCACCGTGGGCAGACCATCGTGCAGATGGGCCTCACCCGGTTAAAGACGCGCTACAAGCCGAACTACGCCATCATCCTCTACGTCGATGCGAGCTTCTTCGACGACATCGATGTGTTCATCGTCCCGTACGATCAGAAGGCATTCGAGGTTGCGCAGGCTCGGGCCAATGAGGTCTTTACGACCACGAACGCCGCATCACTGCTTGCGGAAGGCAAGATCGACGGCACCTGCCAATACTGCCCCTTCACGGTCGCGTGTGCACGGGCAAACGAAATCCACACCCCGCAAGACGGGATGGCGAATAGCGAGAATACCGACTTCGAACTTCTTGAAGAATTCGAGGAACTGGTTCGTGCGGAGCGGGTCGCTTCTGCGAACAAAAAGGCCCTCGTAGCGGCCCACAGTGAAGCCTCGGAGAGGTTGAAGCAGTGGTTCCGCGACACCGGAGTGAAGCGGGCAGTTGCTCACGACGCATCGGTGAAAGCGTCCATCTCTTGGGTCAAAGGTCGCAAGACTTACGACATCGAGGCCATGCGCGCTGACGGTATCGATGTCGAGAAATATACCAAAGACGGTGAAGGACACGACAGGCTGACCATCTCTGAGAAGGGAGCCCAACGTGCTGACGCAGATTAGCGCTTAGGATTAGCAATTAGGAATCGAACGACAACAAGAAGCAGCTTCGCAACCGCTTAGTTAGCTTTAGACCAGACGAAGGTCTTAGCACGCCCACCGGGCGCAAGTCCGGTGGGTTCTCCTCAAACCCAAAACGAAAGTAGCATAGCCTAGACATGAGTAACGATTTGGTTCCCGCACAGAGCGGCGGTTTTCTCGCTCAGAGTGACGACGACTTCCTCGCACGTCTTTCCAACGTCGTCGATAACATGAAAGGGAGCGGTGGCTCCCATGCGTTCCTGAAGTTCGACGGCAAGCGAGGCGTCTACAGCTACGGCGCCGACGATGTCGAGCTTCAGCCCGGCACGCAACTGGTTCTCGATTACCGCAGCCTGCGTCAGGGCTGGATCATCTGGCTGAACGGCAACGTCGCCGACGAGATCATGGTCGATCCGATGACCACGGCCATCCCGACGATCCGCGAACTGCCGGATCATGGCCCGTATGGCAAGGACGACGGCCCGCGCGAACAGCAGACCGTCATGCTCAAGATGATCGAAGACCCGTTCGTCGAACTCAAGTTCCAAGCCAACAACAAGTCGAAGATGTACGCGCTCGGCGGCGTCATGAAGGACTTCATCAAGTCCTACAAGATGCACCCCGGATGCTATCCGATCATCGACATCGACTCGAACTCGTTCGAGGGTAAGGACAAGGAGACCGGCCGCAAGTACAAGCAGTTTGCGCCGAAGTTCAAGATCGTCTCGTGGATGTCCGCCGACGAACTGAACGCAATGTCCGAAGGCAACCCCGAGGACTACGATCAGGCTGAGGAAAATCAGGTCGAGGAAGAAGTGCAAGCTCTTCCGGAGCCGGAGCCCACGCCTGCCCCGCAGCAGCAGCAGACGCGTCCTGCGCCTGCCCGTACCGCCGCCCCGCGTACAACTGCCCCGCGCCCGACGCCTGCGACAGCGCCCCAGAACGCTCCGCAGTCTTCGGCCGCGCCCAGCACCGCCGCTGCGCCACCCGCCCGCCGGAGTCGCTTCTAAGCACCACCGACTCTGAACGACGCGAAATCGCCCACGCAGAAATGCGTGGGCGATAACGGCGGAGGCTTCTCAAATGCCCCTCATCCCTGACGGTCTGCGCAACCCAATCCGGTTGCGAGACGCCGAACCCATCATCAACGGCGCGGTGTCGGCGAACGAACAGCATCACCCGGGCTGGACAAATAAAGCACGCCACGTCGTGCTCCATTTCGCACGCTCGTGCGGCAAACCCTTCAGTATCAACGACATCAATGAGACGTCCGAAAAGCGTGCTCTTGATGGCATCACCAAAACCAAGTCCGGTATCGGTGGTGTGTTGAAGGCGCTCGCCAAAGAAGGCGAGATCATCAAACTCGAACAACTCACTCACGACGATAGCGGCGCGGTTTTGCGCCGCGATGTCGGGCTTTGGGCGACGCCTCAGATCGCCGCCACTTACAACCCTGTGCTCGTGGTGCGTCCGCATCGCGTGAACAAGGTCATCGATCTCCTCAAGCAGTGCAGCGCGGAAGAGCGCAGCATGGTCTTCGAGGAACTGGCGTCCATGGAGGTTGCGTAAGCCTCTATGGAGCTTTCTGACCAGCAGGGCTCGTGCGTTAAGCACATCACCACTGCTCTGAAAAACGGTACGTCGAACTTCGACGCACAAGCGATTTTCGGCCCAAACTGCCCGCCGACGCAACTGGTGCGTATCGATGGCTTTGCCGGTACAGGCAAATCCACCATCCTGCCCTTCATTCTCGACGACATCGGGTTCGATCCCAAGACCATTGCATTCTGCGCGCCGACCGGCAAAGCGGCGAAGGTCATGCGCACGAAGCTGCGCGACCAGAATTTCCCGAACGCCGAAGCACGCACGATCCACAGCGCGATCTATCGCGCCAAACCCGCGCCAATCTCCAAGCTGGAGGCCGATCTCGCGAACCATAAGGAACAGCTTGCAAAAATCACGAGTGAAATTCGAGACTATCACGCTGAGAAATATGGCAACGACGAGACAGCCCCCAAGGTCTCGCTCGATCAGCATCCGAAGGTCCAGCAGCAACGCAACCTGATCGCACGTCTCGAACGCGAACTCGACAACGCGTACGACGCGGACGAACTCGCGTTCCAGATCAATCCCGACAGTTCGATTGCCGACGCCCAACTGATCGTCGTGGACGAGTTCTCGATGGTGGGACGGCGCATGGCGGAGGACCTGATGTCCTTCGGCGTGCCGATCCTTGCCATGGGCGACCCGGGCCAGCTTCCGCCGGTCAAGGACGAGGACTTCCTCGCGCTCGGCGATCCGGACTTCTTCCTCTCGGAAATTCACCGTCAGGCCGCCGACAATCCGATCATCTATCTGTCGAGGCTCGCTCGTGAGGGTGAGGACTTGCCGTACGGCGATTACGGCAACGGCGTCATCGTCATGGACCGTCAGCGGTTCGATTACACCGGCAGCTTCGAGGACCGTCCGCAGTTCATCTGCGGAAAGAACGATACGCGCTGGAGAGTCACGCAGATGCTCCGGCAGGACTTCGGCTTCACCGATGATCCGCGCAACGTCATCGGCCCACGTCGTGGTGAGCCTCTCGTCGTCAAGAAGAACACGAAGGAATATCCGAACCTCGTCAACGGGACCGACTGCATCGCGCTGACGGACTTCGATCTGATCCCCGGCAATTGCGTGTACCCCATGTCGTTCCAAGACGACGAAGGCACACGATACGAAGAGAAGAAGGTCTTTCAGGGTCGCTTCGAGGAGCACTACTCGCGCAAGGCCGGGAAGTTCACCGGTCCGAAATTCCAGACCTATCGCGCCCAGAAGAACTCCATCGTCATGGACTGGAACTACGTCGCGACGGCGCACAGCGCGCAGGGCTCGCAGTGGGACAATTGCGTCATCATCGACGAGTCCTCGGTTTTCCGCGCCGATGCTAACCGGTGGCTCTACACCGCCGTCACTCGTGCAGCGAAGACGCTCGTGGTGCTGCGCTGATGTGGCAACACCGCAAATATAAATCCGGGACCGACTGGTGCCTCTGGCGCTGGACGCGCGTTCCATCCGAATTCATCACACGCCTACACGTCGTGATGATCGCCGGTTACGCGTTGATGGTGCACTGGATCGACAGGCCCGATCCGGAGCCATTCCGTCACGATCATCCCGTCACGTTCCTCTCGTTGATTGCGAAAGGCTGGTACGTCGAAGATCGCCTGACAAACGGCAAGCTGCGCGAACGCAAGAAGCGTAGCTGGTTCAACTTCATCAAGGCCAGCCCCAGCGACCGTCATCGCATCATCGAAGTCGCGGTGGGTGGGGCAGTCACCATCGTCTTCGCTGCGCCCGCATCCCGCAATTGGGGCTACCACACCGTCTATCCTGAGTGGACTTACTGGCGCGACTACCAAGCCGCCGAGCGTAAAGCCGCCGAGCAAGGCGGCTCATGGCGCGACCACCTCGTCCCCACCATCACCGACAAGCACAACCATCACAAGTAAGAGGATCAGTTTGACTCAATTTGTTGCATTCACCGGTAAGCGCGGTTGCGGAAAAGACACTGCCGCGAAAGCCCTTGCCGATCTTGGCTTCGTCTCCATGAGCTTCGCCGATCCTCTCCGCGAAATCCTGACCATCGTGTACGGCCTAACCGACGAGGAGATGAACGACCGCGTACTCAAGGAAAAAACGCTGGAGCGTTTTCCGTGGATCAGCCCGCGCAAGCTGATGACCACCATCGGCACGCAGGGCTTCCGCGATCTCATTCATCAGGAAACGTGGGTGAAGGCACTTGAGCGTCGTGCACTGGCGCACGAGAAGGTCGTCGTTCCGGACCTGCGCTTCCTGACCGAAGAAGCCATGCTCAAGGAAAACAACGCGATCATTATCCGCGTCGTTAGCCCATCACGTGAAATGACTGACGCGCACGCGCAGCATCGCTCCGAAACGGAGATGGATCAGATCGTGCCGACGTTCACCGTCGTGAATGAGGGGACCATCGAGTCCCTACACGCGAACGTGCGTTCGATCCTCAAGTGGGCACCCCATCTCGAAGATGCTTGCCGCCTACGAGATGCGCGCATGAAGGAAAACGACGGAGAAGACGTCCACTTCATAAGCTTCAGTGAGGCGGCGCTGAAACACATGATCCCGAACAACAGTGGGGGCCATTTCGACGTCCTTATCAAAGAGGGGTTGGAATTGCTCGCCAATCCTAGGGCTTACAAACTCGACGAGTCCAAATTCCCAACATTCAAACTCAGCGCGCAACGCGGCGCAGAGTGGGTCGAAGAATAATGTCGCTTCTTCCTCTCTTCCGCAACGACATCACCGCCAAATACATCCTCGGCTCGGTGACCGAGGATGGTCATAAGCTCTATACGCTCCAACTCCGCTATCCGCGCATCGTCCACGCCGACTTCATGACGCACCGCGTATTCTCGCGGAATGCATCGTCAAGCCGCGCGATTCCGGTGCAATCAATTCTCGTGCGCGACGCGGATATGTTCATTCCGAATTTCCGCAAAAACCAGCCGGGCATGATCCCGGGAGATTATCTCACGCCGGAAGAGCAGGAAGAAGCGACACTCATCTGGCAGGACTGCGCCAAATACTGCATCGAGGGTGCGAAGAAGCTTTCCGACAAGCACGGCCTGAACGTCCACAAGCAGTGGGCCAACCGGATGCTCGAATGGTTCGGTTACATCGACGTGCTCGTATCCGCCACCGAGTGGGCCAACTTCGATGCTCTTCGCGATCACGGAGCGGCGCAGGATGAAATCCGTCTTCTGGCTCGTGTGATCAAGGTCGCACGACGCTTCCACTGCAACATACTCAATGAACACGATTGGCATCTTCCGTACATCACGGATGCAGATCGCTTTCTTGCGCGTACGGCCGCGTTGGACCTGCACAAGGAAATCAACGAAGTCCTCGAACTCCACGAAGACCTGCAAGAAGTCTCCATCACGGATGCGCTCTTGTTGATCGCGAGCGCCGCGCGCTGTTGCCGTCTCTCGTATTCCAAGCTCGACGGCGAGCCGACAACGTTTGAAGACGATCTGCGGCGGTTCAAGCAACTCGTTCCGACAGACGATCCCGTCCACGCCTCACCGCTGGAGCATCAGGCAACGCCGTTCTTCCCGGGCATGGACCCGGCCCGGCAGGCGAACTTCCGTGGTTTCGGTCAGTTCCGGCAGTTCGTCAAAGGCCATTCGGTTCCGGGTTGATAAATAATCCTGAAAAATCAACCTGTTAGATCGTTAAAAAGCTTGACACGAATGTCGTGAATTGCGACATTGCGGCCACACCAGAGCACATAACCCACGGAAACACCAGAGCAAATGTCATCCCAGTCCGGCGAGGACGCCATCATCCCGTCCTTCGCCCTGTCCGTCTACGAAAGTGAAGACGGCCTTACACTTCGCACACACACGACCGAGCAGCCCAGCGTTCGGAAGTTCGCCAGCCTCGGACTTTTCTTCGGCCTCGCGATCATGACCCTCGAACGTGAGGGCGTGATCGAGGCCAAGGTCAATGAGTTGATGAGCGGCGACCCGGTCAACGAGGTCGATGTCGTCAATCGGATCACGCTTCTCCTGAAGGAGGATTCGAATGTCCTCCCGGCTTAACGCCCGTTGCCCTGATTGTGGCATCTTCAAGTCAGAGGTCGCGAAGCATCCGGAAGGCCTTCATCACTCGGAATGCCAGAGCGAATGCGAAGTCAACGTCCGCTGGGGCTTGGCACACTACGACCGCGACGAATACCGCTTCGGCAAGCGACCGAAGAAGGAGCGCAAGACCGGCAAGCGCTTCGGCAACACCGAAGGGCTCACCAAGGAGACGAACCCGCGCCTCGCAAATCGTCTACCGCGAGAGAAGGGTGGTCTTGTCGTCGGCGCCGGTGACGGCTTCACACCGTTCGAGCGCGCTCTCATCATCCTTGGCCCGCGTGTCCGGGAGACGAAGGACGCTTATCTGCTCGACGGCAAGCCGTGCAATGCGACACGGATCATGGAAGTCGCGGGGATCGTCGTCTGATGCCCGGCGGTTACGGTAGCTGGAACATCATCGGATGGATCATTCTCATGATCCCGGTGACCGTGCTGCTTTTAACCGTCAGGATTTGGCTCACGAATCTATTTTACGCGGTGCGCTACTGCATCGACAACTGGTTCTGCTCTCGTGGGTGGCACTGGGCGAATTCACAGCCGCTTAAAGAGGTCAGTTGCCTCTACTCCCCTGCCAATATGGATTACGTGTTGGAAGCGCACAAATACTTTCGCTGTAGGAATTGCCTGACACGAATTAAAGGCTCCGGAGAGCGGCTGGAAGAAGTTCGGGTGTCGAAGTTCGATATTCAGAAAGACCGAAACGCGCTCTCGGACAAAATTCTCGGACTGAAACGAAAACACGGGTTATGGAGATGAGCGGCCCGGAATACATCGAAATCCCCAAGGGCCATCTCTTCTCACCGGAAGAAGCCGAGCGCCGAAAGCTCTGGGCCGAGTACTGGTTCAGCAACTTCAAAGGTGTCGCGAGAGCGAACGGCTATGGCGCCTTCATCGGCGGCAGTATGGTCCGCGACATCGATGTGGTCATTGTCCCGTGGGTTGATCCGATGGATCAAACGCCGGACGAATTCGTCTTGAGCCTCGTCCACACGATGAACATGACGTTCGGGAATCATGGATACACGCTCAACGGCCACCGGTGGTTCGCCCTCTGGGACAAGGATCATCCGGATCAGCAAATCGATCTGAAGATCATCCGTAAGGCAGAATCGCTCAGTCAAGAAAACAATTAGCGTCGCGAACCGCGACTTCACTGTCCCAAATCTTGACTTTCCGAGCCTCCAGAAGTACCCTCCACATCCTTCCAAAATCACCCCGAGGGCGCGAGAGCGCCCTTTTTCTTCGAGTTCACGATGGCTGTTGACGCGTCACAAATTACAATCGATCTCACACGCGACAGCCTCCTCGACAATTTCACACAGCAGACCCTAAAAGAGCGCTATATGTTGCCGGGCGAGACTTCGCCGCAGCATGCATTCGCGCGCGCCGCCGCCGCATTCGCCGACGACGAGGCCCACGCCCAGCGCCTCTATGACTACGTCTCCAAGCTCTGGTTCATGTTCGCAACGCCGCTCCTGTCCAACGGTGGATCGACGCGTGGGCTGCCGATCTCCTGCTTCCTGAACGTCGCCGAGGACAGTCGCGAAGGTATCTTCGATCACTGGGCGGAGACCGGCTGGCTTTCATCCGTGGGCGGCGGCGTTGGTGGCTATTGGGGTCTCCTGCGCTCGACCGACGAGACGACCTCCAAGGGCTCGCGCTCGACCGGCACGATCCCCTTCATCGCCGCTGTGGACAGAATCATTCTGGCCGTCAGTCAAGGTGGCACGCGGCGCGGCTCATATGCCGCCTACCTCGATATCCATCATCCGGAGATCGAAGAATTTCTCACCATGCGGAAGCCCACCGGCGGCGACCAGAACCGCAAGGCGACCAACCTCCACAACGCCGTCAACATCACCGACGAATTCATGCAGGCGGTCGAGAATGACGGCCCGTTCCATCTGCGGTCGCCCAAAGACAACTCGATCCGCAAGACCATCCGCGCCCGCGATCTCTGGCGTCTCCTGATCGAGACCCGGATGCAGACTGGCGAACCTTACATGGTGTTCATCGACACCATGAACCGCGCTCTTCCCGAGCCCCAGAAGGCGCTCGGGCTCAAGGTCCGGCAGTCTAATCTCTGCGTCGCGCCATACACCGAAATTCTGACGGACAAGGGCTACAAGCCCATCGCAGGGCTCGTGGATCAGACGGTCGATGTCTGGAATGGGTCCGAATTGACGCCCGTCACGGTGCGTAAAACAGCCGATAGCGCAGAGCTTGTCCGCGTGTGGTTCTCGGACGGCGATTACATCGACTGCACCCCAGAGCACAACTTCTATCTGACGGACGGCTCCAAAGTTCCCGCCGCCGCTCTGCGCCTCGGAATGGCCCTTGAGGGTCATGCGGGCGGTGGCGCGCCCGCCATCGATCATGCGCCACTCGACGCCGACCCCGAGAAGTCCGCCTGCCTCGCCTATGCCGCCGGGTGGGCAACTTTTGCCGGGTACGAAGAGAACGGCCGCCTGACAGTCCACGTCCCACACCAGCGGATCATGGAAGACGACAGCGATCCGCGCATGAAAGCCATGTTGCGGTTTTCGGTCGATTCCAGCGAAGACGAGACCGGCATGACGATCCGCTACGAGCCCGGCTCGATCCCATCCGGCTTCGTTCCCATGGCGTGGTCGATTGACGACCGGCGCCAGTGGCTCCGCGCCGTGATCGATGCCATCGGCGATCAGGATGAGAAGACGCTCGACGTGCGCATCGGCTCGACCGATGTGGACATGATCCGCGAAATGCGTCTCATGGGGCTGGAGATCGGTCTCACGCCGCAAGTGCGTCTGACAGAGACGACGAACGTCCTCATCCTCGACGAACAAAACCTCGCCTCGCTGTGGACGCGGATGCAGGCCGATACGCCTACGATCACCGTCGCCGACATTCACCCGCTGCCATTCAAATCAGCAACCTATTGCGCCACGGAACCCAAGCGCGGTCGCCTGACGTTCAACGGCTATGTGACCGGCAACTGCACCGAGATCACGCTGCCCACCGGCCGCGACATCTTCGACAAGATGCGTACAGCCGTGTGCTGCCTGTCGTCGATCAATGGTGAGAAGTTCGACGAGTGGCAGCCTGTGATCGAGACGTTCGTCGGCGACCTCGCCCGGATGCTGGACAACGCCCTCAACATTTTCATCTCGAACGCGCCGCCACAGCTTCACAATGCCGTCTACTCTGCGATGCGCGAGCGCTCCATTGGTCTCGGCTTGCTCGGCTTCCAAGCCTATCTGCAATCCAAGGGCATCGCGATGGAGAGCGCAGAAGCACGTGCGATCAATATCGAGATGTTCAGCATGATCCGGGCGGCGGCGGATAAGGCGTCGCTTGCACTCGGCGCCGAGCGCGGCGAGGCTCCAGACATGGCGGGGACCGGTGAGCGCTTCGCCCACAAGCTTGCCATCGCTCCAAACGCGTCATCCTCGATCATCTGCGGCGGCACGTCACCGTCCATCGAGCCTCACCGGGCGAACGCCTATCTCCACAAGACGTTGTCCGGTTCGTTCCCTGTCCGAAACCACTGGCTGGTCGATGCGCTTCAGGACCTCGGGATCGACAACGACGAGACATGGCAATCGATCATCGCGCACGAAGGTTCGGTTCAGCAACTCGATATCCCGCAGCATACCAAGGATGTGTTCAAGACGGCGCCCGAGATCGACCAGATGGCGCTCGTGCGCCTCGCCGCCGACCGTGCTCCTTATATCTGTCAGGCGCAGTCGCTAAATCTGTTCTTCGAGCACGATACCGATGCGGCCAAGCTGACCGAGGCGCATTTCATGGCATGGAAGCTAGGCGTGAAATCGCTCTATTACCTGCGCTCGACGACGCCGAAGCGGGCGGAGAATACGAATACGAAAGTTGAGCGGGTCGTCATGGCTACCGCAGGCCCCGAAGGGGCGAGCGAGGCGCAGCCCGTGAGTGCTCCTGCCGTCGATGAAGGATGTTTGGCCTGCGAAGGCTGATAACAAATTCCTTATCAAAACCTCCTGAAATAATAACAAAAAGGTTATCGTTATGTCGCTGCTGAAAGCGCGCGATCACTATAAGCCGTTCGAATATCCTTGGGCTTATGAGGCCTACCGCACAATGCAAGCCATGCACTGGCTGCCGCATGAGGCGCCCATGGCCGAAGACATCAAGGACTGGAACCTGAGGCTCTCCGACAACGAGCGCTCACTGCTCACGCAGTTGTTCCGCTTCTTCACGCAGGCTGACGTGGACATCGCCAAGGGCTACTATGAGAAGTACGCCCCACGCTTCCCGCATCCGGAAATCCGCATGATGATCGGCGCGTTCATCGCGGCCGAGGCAAATCACATCGATGCGTACTCGACGCTGATCGACACGCTCGGCCTTCCTGAGGGCGAGTACAAGGCGTTCCAGCAGTATGCCGCCATGCGCAAGAAGCACGATTATATGTTCGAGCGGGACGGCGGTAAAAGTATCGCCGATCTCGCCGTGGACATCGCTGTGTTCTCGGCGTTCGGTGAGGGGATGCAATTGTTCTCCTCCTTCGCGATCCTCCTGAGCTTCCAGAAGCGTGGATTGATGAAGGGTATGACGTCCATCGTCGAGTGGAGCTTGCGCGACGAAAGTCATCACGTGGAGTCCATGATCAAGCTGTTCCACGAGCTTGTGAAGGAAAACCCACGCATCTGGAACGATGAGACAAAGAAACGCATCTACGAGACGTGCCGTGACATGGTGAAACTCGAAGACGCCTTCATCGATCAAGCCTTCTCTCTGGGAGAGGTTTCGGGGATTTCTCCGGAGGAAACCAAGCGATATATCCGATACATCGCCGACCGGCGTCTCTTGCAACTTGGTTTGAAACCGAACTATAGGGTGAAGGACAATCCGCTCCCGTGGCTGGATTGGATCATGAATGCACCTACCCACACCAATTTCTTCGAACAGAGATCGACTGAATACGGAAAAGGCGCTATCGAAGGCTGGGAAGGTGCGTTCGCTTTCCTGAAACCGAATTCACAGGGGGCTAAGAAATACCGGGTGTATACAATGCCGGGCTGCCCTCACTGCTCTCGGGCCGTGACGGCTTTGGTCGATGGTGGCTTTGACCACGAGGTGATCTTGATCGAGGACGCAACCGAGCGGACTCGAATGAAGGCAGTCGAGAATGGCTGGAAGACATTTCCTATGGTCTATGCCTTCGAGGGTGACACTGTCGCTCGCTTTGTTGGAGGTGCTGACGCTCTTGTCCAAGAGCTTGCCAGTCCTTCATAGGCGTGCCTAACTTCGTGATCGATTCGCAGGGTGAAGCCTTCAAGGACTGGGAAAATTCCATCTTTTAGCCAAACTTGGTTAAGAGAACTTTTATGGTAATAAACCCTAACAACGTCGGGAACCGTGGCATAAACCCCACTAAGTGTCTGGCGTTGTTGTCTTTATGGCACGCCACATCCCCAAAAACGGGACACATCCGCGACTTTGTGTCAAATCTTAACACCAAATCCGCGCTATTGCCTAGTTTGAGAACTTCTGTATGATGCAAATCGTGACGGAAAGGGAAGACAATTTCCTGATTCGTGACAAAAATGTGTGACGGAGTCCGGAACGGTGAGAGATAACGTTCGTTATGTCGTTGAACCTCTCACAGGATATGGACAATGTCGAAAAGTGAACTGTCGCCAGAGGGGCGCCAGACATACGAAGGAAGCGAAACAATGGCCGCGACATCAGTCGTGAGAAAAGCCTCCGGCAGGAAAACTGCGAAGGTGAAGAGCGGACGCGGCACCAAGCCAGCGCCCGAAGAGCGTCGTAAGCTCAATCGAGTCGGCACGCAGGTGCATGAAAATCTGTCCGAGCCTAGCTCGGTCGGCGCGCGTATGTCCAAGCGCCGTCTCGAACTCGGACTGACGCAGGCACAGGTCGCCGACAAAGTGACGTTCACCCCGCAATCTGGACGGCGCCTCGGGCAAGACGTTCCGCTCAGCAGAAGCGGCTACTGCATGTATGAAACAAGCGGCTTGGTGCCGGACATCGACAAGATCATCGGCATCGCGCGCGCGCTCAAGACGACACCGCAATACATCGCGTTCGGCGTGGTCGAGGACGAAGACGTCCAAGAATATCTGTTCGACTCCAAGCGCGGGTTCTATGCGGATGGAAAATGGCGTCTTCCGGCGGCGTGGCTGCGGCAGCAGTACGATCTCAACGCGGAAGCGCTCGGCGCCTTCATGATCTCGGACTACTCCGAGAGCTTCGTTGCCGGTGACGTTGCGCTCTTCCATAAGAGCGTCGAGCCGACTGGCTCCGGCGGCTCTTTCATCTTCGCGTTGAAGGGTGAGGTCAAGATCGCTCACATTTCACGGCCGCCACGCAGCGATGTCTACCGTATCTTCCACGCGGACCTTAAGGGTCACGACGAGTATCCGATCAAGCAGGTCACGATCCTCGGCCGCGTCGTCGGAAAGATCGGAAGTCTGGAACGTAGCTGAACGACGCCCGGCCCCGCCGGGCGTCCCGTTCACTCCTGTACCGCGTCCGCCCAGTGTAAGAAGAGGGTGTGATGCGCGATCATCTCTGACACCATCCCATTATGAGCATACCACGAGACGGTCATCAGACCGGCCTCATCGAAATCCACCACCTTCATCTTGAAACTACCGGTTTTCAGGCAGACGTCGTCCCCGATCTTGAAAGGGAAGCGATGGAAACCGGGTTTGCCGCGTGTGTCGAACATCGGGCCTAGTCAGCGACCGTTCGACAGTGCGGAGGTGATGCGTTCCGGACAACCATCAGTCGGGCACTTGATCCACACGTAGTCGCCGTCGCGGGGATCGCGTACGACCTCACCTTCGCCACGTTCGAAACGAACTTCACAGTGGCAATTCGTGCACTTACCCGTGTGCATGTAGTTCTCGGGCAATTTACCGGGGCGCGTAATCTTCACGCCGTTCTTCCTTCTTTATTGATATCAGCAGGCAATGGCGATCTCCGAACCGGCGAACATGACTTCGCTGCCTGTTAGGGCGGTGCGCTTCCAGACGAAATCCTCGACCGTGGACTTATTGAAGGGATTCATCCAACCGCGAGTGATCTTGACCTCGATCTCCAGCGTAGTCTTCGGACCAAGAAGCCCGTTGAGCAGCCAGCGCGGTTTGATCTTCCAGCGTGTCTTGCCGGTGAACTCTCGCGACATGACGTACATGCGATCCGGCACCATCAGTTCATTCCTTCTTTGTTGAGATACGGGAAATCATCCCAGAAGCCCCAACCCCATGAATGCTGATGGCGCCAGTAGAGGCGGCCGATGATCCACCCAGCGTCGAGAGTCCGGACTGGTCGCCATGCAAACCAACGAACCCAGCGCCTACTATCGTGGGGCGTTTCGATCCACGGCTCGGCGAATAGATCGGTGATCCTACCCATCAGTTTTGGCCTCCTTCAGGACCCTTATCAGTTGATCGTCCTCCACATAGAACGGGTCTTGCCCGACGCGCGCCGTGAGCCAGATAACCTGCGCAAGCCGGAGATCGGGTTTACGCTCCCAAAACTCTCTGACGGCCTCTAACACGGTCGGAATTCGCTGGGGGTCGCGGGTCATGCGCAGTACCATCCTCGACACTTCGTGCAGCGAATGCCGCTCCAGCATTTGGGATCGAGCACGTGCTTGCAGTCTGGATCGGCGCCAAACAGGAGTTCATTTAGCCGCGCATCGCTGCGGCCGTTCTTCTCCTGTCGTACTTCGTCCGCTGACATTGCGCTCTCTCGCGGATCGCTGGGAACACCATCCGGATCATTCAGGTACATCTCCGCAAACGTCGGTTGGCGTAGCGGCCCGTATTTATCCAGTGTCGCTTTGTCGAAGTGTGGCGACATTTCCACCGGACATTTTCCGGCACACTGGAGCCAAGCATCGCCCGAGAGGTGCTTGCACTTCGGGCAGATCATGAACTGACGCAGCAGATCGCGATCTCGCCATATTGCCAGATTTCCACGCTTCGATGCTTCGGTATCAGGCTGCTTCTGCATAGCGCCTCCACAGCATCAGATCGAAGTCCGCAGGGCTTTTGCGCGCGCGCTTCGCCATCTTGAGGAACTCGCCTTCGAGCCTGCGATAGGTCGGCCCGGACGGTGGCGTGCTCTTCGGCGCATCGATACCCTTGGCGCGCATGTGCTTGAGGATGTGCGTGTCGAGCGCAGCGAACTGTTGATCCGGCCGCGAGTGCATCAGGAACATGCGTGCGGTCTTAGGGCCGACGCCGAAGATCGCCTCAAACTTCTCGACAGGGTCGTTGGCGAGGTCGAGCGACAGGCTCTCCCGATAGCAACGCTCCAGCCGGTTGTACTGACCAAGGCCGCTGTCCTTGAGAAATTGGAGTAGCGTGCCCGTCGTCACTGCGTTGTGGATTTTGGCGAAGGGCGTGCGTCCCGGCATCTTCTCCAGCATGGCGTCGAGGAGACGCGCTTGCGTCTTGGCGGTCTTCCCCGCGACGGCGCACGAGAAGAGCCACATCTCTTCAAGCTCGAAGTAGGTGCGATTGAAATTGGTGAAGTTGGTGGGGTCGATCACGGATAGATGGCTTCTGGCGTCATGCGCCGCCAGCCTTTCTCTTTGGCGAATGCGCGGGCGTCTGCGCGCGTGCGGAAGCGTTTGGCGTTCCGATGGCTGTAGGAACCCATGTAGAGCCGGTAGGGTTCGGACCAGCGCATGTATTCGTTGATGCGGTTGCGGAGCACCCAGTAGTGATCGAGGATCATTTGAGACGGACGTGCTCCACGGAAAGACTGCGAGCGTTCATGGGAAAGCACTTCATCGGATTGACTTCGTTGGCGTAGTCCCACGCTTCGTCGGCGGTCGAGAACAGAAACGGGATCGAGCACGCGGGGAAAATTGTCCCGTCATGTGGTCCCGAGAGTCCGATCTGAATACGGTACCGATTACGTGCGCGCCGCTTGATGGCGTTCTCCAGCGAAATGCGCTTGCGGCGTTCGTATGGTGTCTCGACGATCATCTGCTCAGCCATGCACGGGCAACATGCAAGTTCTGGGCGAAAACCAGCATGGCTCCCAGATCATCGAAAACCGGAAGCCCTGATTTAAGCGCCCGATAGTGGAGATATTTCATCTTGTCGGCGCCACTCGGGTAGCCGAAGACGATCTTTCCGGAGTGAAGAAACTCGCCGAACTCAACGTTCGTGGTGAAGCCGGGGAGGTTCTCGATGTGCCGAGGAATCCAGAATGCAATGATCCTCGCTTTGTTCAGATATTCAACTTCCCAATCGATCTGGGCATCGTAGTTGTCGAGCCACACTCCGTTCCGAGGCAGTGGCACGTAGACCTCACCGCAAAAGCCGCCTTGCGAAAGGATATCGAGTGCTAGGGGCCTCCAGTCGAGATCGTCGGACTTCCGGGGGCTGGGTCCGGCAAGAAAGATGCCGTCGCCTTCACCGGTTTCGTGAGCGTAGATGGGTTTCACGGAAGTGCTCCCTATTCCTTGATACCCAAAGCCGCACGCTCTTCAGGCGTGAGCTTTTCAAGCGCCTGCTTGCGCAACTTGTCTCTCTCAGCTTGGGCCTTCTCCTCCACCATGCGTTTCGCGTCTGCGGCCTCGTGCACCTCCCACCAATCGGCGAGCTTGCGGCTGAACTTGTCCCGAGCGTTGTAGACGAGGGCGTCAAAGCCTTCGGGATTGTTTTTCTGCAATTTGCGCAGCGTGGCGCAGAGTTGGGGCACCAGTTTAATGGTGGGGCTGATCGGATTTGGTGAGATGATCCCGAGCCGCTTGTTCACTTCGAGCAAGAGCGTCGCGGTCGTCTCCAACATCCGCTCGCGCTCGGTGGGCTCGGGTTCGTCGTAACGGCAGGCCATCAGTTGACATCCTTGATCGGCGTGAAGCTCCGGTGCCAGTCGTCGGCCCGGCGCGTGAAGACGTTTTTGTTGATGACGTTCTGGTAGACGACCGTCGTTGGATACTTGTCCTGCTGCTTGCTGGTAACGTTGGCGATCATCAGGACCTCATAGTTGATGCCGTTCCAGTGCTGCCAGATCGTCTTGGGCTCAGGGAGCGTCAATTGAAATTCCCGTGCGTCTTGTAGAAGTCTTGCGCACGTTGTAGCAGATCATCCGCCGCCGCTTTCTTGGCGCGTGCTCTCTCGAAAGCGTCATCCTGTTCACGGCTCGATGCAAAGCACGCGCCACCGACGCCGCTTAATGTTGCCTCGGCGCCTTTGGCGACTTCTTCCGCCGCCTTCAAAAGGGCCATGGCACGTTCGACACCTCGCATCACAGGTCGCGCTCCCCTTTGTAGAGCTTCGTCGCGACCGGGAAGCGCGGGATGCCGTCAGGCGTGTAGGCAAAGAACTGCACCGACACGACGCCGGGCACGTACTGTTCGGTTTCCTTCAGCACGGTACGGCAGAAGTCCTGCGATCCCTTCAGCGTGGCCTTGGGCCGCTCGCCGTTCGCCAGACGCTTGTCGCCCGGCAAAATGTATTCGACCACCTTGGCGTACCCAGCCCAGTTACCGTCGCCTTCGATGATCCGCGAGATCGGGAAGTCTTCGTCCTGAAATTCCTTGCGCTTGCGCAGCGTCTTTGAGCGCTTCTGTTCATAGGGTGCATCGGCACGCCACATAGAGCCTTCGTATCCGGCTATGAGCCAGTACCCGTGAAACTCGTCGTATTCTTCGGCGCTGGTGACGATGCGTGTCTCGACCAACTGAATCGGCGTGTCGTCCCCGAACTGGAAGTCGAAGCTGTGCTTCAGCATCTTGTGGCGGTCGCCGAAGTTCGCGTCGTAGGACGGAATATCGTAAACATGGTATTGGACGAGCTTCGCCGACAGCGCCAATTGCTCGGCGTCCGGCTTCTGCTTCTTCACGGCAGAGACGATGGAGTTGAAATCGTCCTTGAGCGCGTGGTTGTAAAGCTCGCCATCAAGTATCAGATCGGGTTGCTCGGCGAAGACCGGCGCGAGCAGTTCCATGATATGTGGGGCGCCCATGATCGGCTTTCCTTGCCGCGACCACAGACCATCGGCCTTCGCGATGCAGCGGATGCCGTCGAGTTTCGGCTGCGCGAAGCCGGGAGCGAAATCCTTGTACTTGTCGGCCAGCATCGGCTCGAAGAAGTGTGCGCCGCCCTGTGCGCCTTCGATGGTCCGATGATAGTCGCGGTCGAGGTTCTTGGTGTACTCAGCCTCGATCTCGAACGTTGCCTGCGCGACCGGATCGCGTTCGTTCGAACGGCCGACGTTTGTAGCCTCGGCCTGCGTCCAGCCGGTGACGGCTTTCTTGCCATCCGCCAGTCCGGAGTGTGTACGATAGCGGGAGCCGTCCTGCTCCATCCACCATTCGCGGAGCTTCTTTTTGCTGTCGAGCTTGTAGAGGGTGTCGTAAACCTTCTGCATCACGCATGCTCGCAGCGGTTTGCGTAGAAACCATCGAAGCCCCGCGTCCCGGAGCGTGTGATCAGCACGAGGCCGTCGCTGCCCTCGCGCAGTCCTTCGACCTCAAACTCGATCCCGATGTCAGCCGCGCCATCGCCGTATTTGTTGTCGGCGATTACACGGGCTTTGTCGCCCACTTTCCATTCAGGTGTGACATTCTCTTTGTTCATTGGTTTCACGCTTACAGAGACTCCAGAGTTAGGATGAAGACGGCTGATTGGATGCAGAAGATCGCGTATTCCGGCAGCGCATTCAGTCGAATGCAGTCTTCAAGAAAGCGCGGTGAGATGGTCATTCGCGATCTGTGGGTGGGGTCGGGTACGCTTGACGTTCGGCTGGCTTGGTGAACTCAGCGTAATTGCTGAATTGGAAGTGCGGATCGTAGGACCATGCGTCTTGCGAGGTGAGCGCCTCGATTTCCGGCGGGATGGGCTGGTCCTCGGCCGTCCGGCGATATTCCTTCCCTTCGAACGTGATCGGATAGCCGAGGAGCCACATGCGCACCGCGCGTTCGCGCCGGTGAATTGCGCAGCTAACATTGATTTCGAAGGTGCGCGGTCCGTTGAAATACCACGGGATCGAGGTGATGGTGCAGTCCCCGAGCGTTTTCTTGTTCAGCGTGTCGCTGGGCTTAAACTCGATTTTCAACCCACGTGAGGCGCATGTCACAATGGCGTTGTTCAGTCGCCAAAGAATGGGCGACAAGAATGCGTGATAATCCCGACAACCCTTCAAGTAGGCGGCATCATAAAAAGAGCCCAGATTCAGGTCCATTGATGCGTCGAGCGCGACACTGAGTCGTGTACCGAGTCGCAGATCGAACTTTGCGTTCTGCGTGACGCGAAGCTCGCCGCGCCACGCGGTCGGAGGCGAAGCACGCAGGATGTCGTTGAGCAGATCGACATCGTCGTAAATTTGCTGCACCTGCCGCTCGATATTCTTGTCCAACATTCAATACGATCCTTGTGCGATGAGCGTTGCTTTTTCCTTTGGCGAACGTCCCAACTGGAAGATGCGGAAGATGCCGTCTTCCAATTCCACGTCGTAGACCGTCACACGCGCTTGCCGTGCAATGTCGAACATATGACGTGTCCCGGGGCCGCCGGGGAAAGCCACGACGGCATTCGGCTGCTCATCGAGCATGCGATGGTTGCGCATCTTGGGCGCGCGATCCGAATGGCCGTCGAGCTTGCTGTCTACGGGAAACGCCTCAACCTCGTAGCCGCGATCCTTGGCCCACCAATCGACGAAGGAGTCCGTCCCCTTAGCTTTGCCATGAATGTACTTCGTGGATTTCCCGAAGACGGCGGCGAGGCGGTCCATCACTGCGTTCACAGCAGCTTGCGCGACGCGCACGCGACCGCCGGAGATGGCAACCAGCATCAGAATTCCTCCGTGTGGGCGTCCCACTCGGCGCTCTCCGGATCGACCAATGGCGGCTCGTCATTGCTCATGTGATCCATCACGGCCGTCAGTGGTCCTCTGACCGCGTCTACCGGTTCGCGCTCGTAGAGCTTCTCAGCGACGGCAGCAGCCATCAGAACTGGCAAGCCGTAACTTTGCACGAGTGCTGTTTGCGCCGCCTTGATCCAATCGACTTTTTTCACTCACTTATCTCCAACGAACACGCTTGATCATTTTTCGGAATTCGCCTTCGAAATCGATTTCCATCTTCCCGGTGAGCCACTGGACCAGCGTGACTCGATGAGGCTTATCCGTTGGATGTCCGAACAAAGCGCATTGCTCCGGAGGCAAAGTGCAAAACGGAAGTTCTGATGACGCTGTTGAGTCACGTACTGGTTCGTCCTTGAACCCCGGTAGAAATTGAACGCCGACCGTATCTACGACCGCCGGGCGCCAAGTAAATCCGCAGGACTGGCACGAATGCGTGTGGTGCGGTTTCGTCGCGAACTCGCCTTTGTCGATATGGCGCGCGCAGCACGCCTGTCTCGGGCACGTGAGGATCATGGGGATCGGCGTCACGTCCCGCTCCCATAGATCATGCTGTTACGGAAGATCGGCGCGGTTCCATAATGCGCCCACCCCAAAGCCGTATCCGGCGACCAACTCGAACGGGTCGTCCATTCCGACCCGGAGTCTCCAATCCCCACACAAGCCTGTCTCTGACATGCCTCCACAGCGCTGCGGCGTTGTCCGACAATCCTTATGGCCTCTGTGATGGCGGAGATCGTTGTATCGTGGGTCGTGGCGCCGTCCACGACGTTCGTCAGCAGTTCGTAGAACGGCTTTACTTTCGAGGAACGGACGTATTCGGGAATACCGACGTACTCACGGAAATGGGTCTCGTCGAGGAGGAAACACTCACCGGCGGTACCCCACGCCCGTTCGTTCTCGTCCCATTCCCAAGCGCAGCCGTTGATGTCGGCGAGCACGCCGAGTGCGCTGAAACGATCTTCGCCGTCCCGCAGGCTGCCATAACCGAACTTGTGCTCACCCGCTTTGAGCGCCGCGATCCATTCGTCTATGGCAGTTTCGCTGAACCGAACGGTCTGTAGGAGGGCCGCAAGCTCCAAGGCTGTCGCGTCGTTTGTGGTTGACCACGCAGCACTGAAGTCTCTGTAATTGGCGATCTTTGCCAGCACATCGACTTCAAAACCACCCCGCCCATTCGCATAGTTACTAAGGGAAGAATAATTTATGGACGGGCGCCACGCATCGAATGGGGTCGGTTTAGGACCCTCTCCAACGACGTACATTTCCAAATTCAACCTGCGCCCCTTTTCTCCCGCGAGAGGCATTCTGCGCGCATTGTAGAGAGACTCGGGCGTTGCGATCCCCGTCCATTCGAAACGCGGTCCCCAGATGAAGGCATTCACAACCTTGGGCTCAAACGCGAGTTCGAGCGCGGTCGGTAGCGAATTCGGGTCGATCCGATCTGCGTAGTCCCTGTAGAGGCGCTGGGCATGCAGCCGTGTGTTGGGCTCCGAAGTAAGTACCCGCTTGGTATCGCACAGACGAACCATGGCTTCGAGGTCCTCAAGTTTGAGGGTTCGAGCCTGACTGGTGAGGTTCATTTTGGTCGTGAGCAAATTGTTCTTGATCGTCATCAGCAACCACGCCCGGGCACATACAACGCGCGTGGTTTTCCTTCACCATTCAGCACGCGCAGGAATTTGTCGGTCTCGCAGTAGATATTTGGCACGTCGCTGAAATCGACGTGGATGTCCAGTTCGCGCTTGATCGCTTCGTACGTCGCGCGGAGTTCGATGAGAGCTTGATCCTGCTTCAGCGCGTAATCGACCGGACGCCCATGAATACGGTTCAGACCGCGAATGGTGCCGGGACCGGCGGCGGCCCACGTCTCGATGTCGGACGCTTTGTTGAGGAGATCGGTGAAGCGCATGTCCACAATGGCCTGATACGCCATAAATGGACCCCAGCCATTGAACTTGGTGATGCGTTGATGGGTACCCTGCAACGTCGCAGTGCCGGACTCCAGATAATCAGTGATCTCGTCGCGGATATTCCAGAGGGCGCCGCAGACTTCGCCAATGATGTACCACTGCTTGTCCGCACCTTTCTGCTGCGGGGCGGAGATCATGTAGGCGCCGGTGTAAACCTTGTCGCCCCGAGCCTTGCGAGCATTCAACTGCGCCGCCATGCGTTGAAGCGTGAAGGCCGAACAGCGGGGCCACGTTTCCGGATACTGGATCAGTTCGGCTAGTGTGTCGGGCCAGTTGATCTGGCGCGCCACGCAGAGCATCCACCACAGGTACGGCTCATCGGCGAACGGTTCGCGGATATTCTCCCTGATCCAGATCGTGCCGCGATCATCTTCACGCCGCACGTTGCAGAAGCGGAACTTGCCGATGATGTCATCGTCGGTCCACGGATAAGGCGCGCCGGATTCCTTCGCGATCCGGACTTTCTCGCGTTCCTGCATCCAGTAGAAAAGGGGGTTGTAGTCGGGTGTCATATCGCTTGCGTATGTCGTGATTTATGACATACGGCCGTATTTCACGACTGTCAACGAAAAAGAGGCGATCCCTCGCGAGATCGCCTCTTCCTTGGTTCTTGCCCACGCTTCGCCGGAGGACCGGTCAGCGTGCTGACCTCTTATCCGGAACGCCCGCACGCGAGTGCGGTTGGGCCTTGTTGCGCCAGCGCAAATGGGTCGGACATTGTCGCGACCTTATTTGGATTCTCGCGTCCCCGTGAACCAAGAACGGCTGGAGGGGAGTTTTCGAGAGCTACACGACCGGTCCTGAACGAACTCTACCGGGCTTCCTGTCCGATTTCAATTTCGGATCGGCTAACAGGTTAAGACGCATCTGCTCCAGATCGGCGAGGCGCTTTTGCTCGGTGAGCCTGCGCGCTTCTTCCAATATCTCCCCAATCACCTGCGCATTCGCGCTCGGGACCTTCCGCTTCGCTTTTATGACCGCGCTGAAACCGTACTCATGACCGAGGGCGCGCAGTTCGGGGTCCAGATCGTCGAAAATCTTGAAGACCGCCGCGTCTTCTGCCGGATCGCGGCCGAGCTTGCGCGGCGGCTCCTTCGCCCTGATCTCCCGCTCTTGCTCACGCAGGCGGGCGCGACGTCGGCGCTCGCGAAGAGGAAGGCTCAAAGTTTGATTACCTGTTCTGAGCCAGTTGCATCGGAAGGATGATGGGCCAACCGAGCGAGAAGATCAGCGCTGCGAAGAAGCCGGGAAAGCGGAAGACGACACGCCCATCTTGGATGTATCGCGCCGACGCCGTGAAGTTTCCCCTGCACAGATGGATAAGCATCAGCACCGAGAAGCCGGTCCAGTAGACCCATTCGAGGACGGTCCACATCAGAGTTGCGCGTCCACGCGCGGGCGGATGTCCGTCGTCAGGTGATGGGCGTTGATAACCGAGCCGTTCAGATAACGCGGCACCAGCAGATCGTTCGAGAACTCCTGTCCGGCGACACGAGTGTGCGTCACGATATTGCCGAATTCCTGTGTCACGGCGAAGCGACCCTTCTTTGACGCCTTACCCGGGTCGGTGATCGGGTCCTTGAAGACTTCGATGTGCGAACCGTCCTCCATTTCGTAATCGCTGGCTTTCATCGCCCATCTATCGCTATCGCGATTCATATCTTTCGCGGCGATTCCGCCGCCGGAACCGGTGAACACGCTGTCCGCAGAGATGCCCATGTCATACGCGATCTGGAATGGCTCGGTGACGGTGATTTCGTCCATGCCGTCCGCCCACAGGGCTTTGAGGTTCAGGTTGATGACCTCGAAGCCTTTGCTGTTCCGGGTCGTGCCGACTGCCTGACACATCGTGCGCAGGATTTCCGGAAGAACCATGAAACGGTCGCCGCTATCGGGCCGGATGACGACGTTGAGCTTCTTGTTACGGATGATGTCGAGCCGGTCGGGCCGCATCAGTTTCTTGACGAACTCGAAGATGTTCCACGTATCGCCAACGAGCGAAAGGATCGAGCCCGGCTCCGCCATTGCGAGTTCGTGGTCGATGTAGCTGTCGTCATCGCGGACCCAGCCGGATGCGATGCTGTGCTCGGTCGCGGCGACCGAGAACGCCGCCATTGGGTCCTGATAGTAGTAATTGGTGAAGCGTACGCCCGGCAGGTTGTCGGAGCCCTTGAACATGAAGTTGAAGGCTGCACCGGCGAGACGCGAATGATCGTAGCCGAACACGCCGCGCGAACAGAAGTCGAGGATGGCGAACGGGTTGATGCCGTTGTCGCTAGTCTTGTCGAAGTACGGCTTGATGCGCTGTTTCATGCGGAAGACGCGGGTCGCGATGGATGCAGCAGGCCAGAAGTCACGCAACATGCGCGTCTCCTGATATGTCGTGAGCGGTGCAGTAATCGCAGAACCGGTATTCTCGACTGTGATCATCGGCGTGCGCTTGGGAACGATCAGCCCTTCCGGCAGCGCGCGGACTTCGAGCGGCAACATGCGGTCGTGCTTGTTAACGATCTCGTCCCACATCTTCTTGTTGAAGTAGGACGTGTAGCCAAAGTGCCTGCCGAAGGTGTCACCTGCTTCCTCGATCATCCAGTCTTCGACCGGCTGGGCCAACTTCTCGTAGAGGAACGGCTGGAAAGGACCCATCATGATGTCGGCGTGCTCGCCGCCGCGTGACTCGATAAAGCTGTGAACGCGCTTGATACCGGGGCGGTACAGCAGGTGCATCGGCACCTTGTAGCTGTCCACGTCGATAATCGGGTTGTACGGCTGCGGTCGCAGGTATGTCGGGAGATTCATGATCGTTCCTTGACTAGGCGGTGGCGGCCTTCCAAGGGCCGAGTTCGCGGTGAAGGCTGAAACGGAAGGGACCCAGTGCCCACACAGACTTGTTGCGAATGTCTTGGCGGCCTTTCGCCCAAGAGAAAGGCATCAGCGAAAGGCTGAAGCCGATATTGCGGAGGGTCATCTGGATTCCTGTGTGGTAGGGCAGTGTTGACGCAGTGTGTGCGGATCGGCGCAGACGCTTGCCTGTTCGACAATCACGCCGAGACCGAAGCCGAGAAAGGTGAGTAAAATTGCGATGATGATCGGCATGTCAGTCCTTCAACATCTCAGGCGATGACGAAACCGGGCCGCGTGTCGGCGAGGATTACTCTGCGAAGTTCGGCGGGGATGGGCGCATAGCGTTTGATGTAATCCTCGCCTTCCGCCTTCGTGAGCGCGAGCGAATCTTCTCCTGACGGGGAGGAGGCGTTGTAACTGCCATCATCCCTACGGGCGAGCATAACGTAAGCACCATTTTTAACGCGGTCGGCGATGTTCCAACTCATGTTCAGTCCTTGAACTGCGCGGAGACGACATCCACGGCGGTGAACTTGGCGAAGTAATCGGTTCCCTCGAAGATCAGGTTGTTCGTCCCTTCGCCTTCGAGGCAGTCGAGGAGGTTGGCGAGGCTGTCCGGCTCGTAGTCTTCGAGCGTGGAAAGTTCTTCGACCTCCATCGTGGCGTCGCGCGCAAATTGCTCGCGCTCTTTGTCGTCGAGGTCTTCGACGGTGATGTCGAGCGTTACCCTCAAAATTTTCTTCGCCATTATTTGCCCTCCGGCAGGTAGTGACAAACTTCGTACCAGTTGTCGTGATGGAGCATGATCGCCGCGCGTTCAGTCCAGATGCCGAGCGTCCAGCCAAGCACGATCAGTCCGAGTATCCCCGCGATGCGCATCACAGATACCGCCGCATCCGATCCACGATGAACCCGTGATCGTCAAACATGGCTTTCGGCGTTGCCTTCGATAGCGGAAGCCAGAACGCGCGCTTGGCGTCGTCGTGGCGCCCCGGCGGCAAGATCGGGAGTGGCCCGTCAGGCAGCTTGAACAGGAAGGCTTCAGTGATCACCCGGGCGCGAGGGCTCCGGAACGGATCGTCAAAGCGTTCGCGGCCTCGGAAGTGAGGCCACAGAAGGCGTGAGGAAGCCTCGTATTGATCCTTCCACAGGGTATCGAAGAGACAGGTCTCCTCGAAGCACTCTCGGACGGCACACCAATCCAGCGTCTCCCAGAGTTCGAGATGACCGCCGGGAAGAGCGATCTCGCCTTCGCCGATCTCACCGCCGCGCTCGACCGCGAGCACGTGACCTGACTGAATGACGACGGCGTCGGCGCACTGGAACGGCCCTTCGCCCCACTGCTTACGATACGCGCACTCGGCGAGATACTGCTTGGAGAGCCATGCGAACTCCGGCTTATTACTGAAGTCGCGCAGGAATTCGATGGTCGCGTCGGGGAGCTTCTCGGTTTCGCAGATGCCCTCGAAATAGGCTCTTCGAATAGCCGTGGCGTTGACACCGAGATCGCTGGCTTGGGGCGCATAAAGACCCCACTGTGGAAATTTGTTCAGGTAGAATGTCGAGGCGTCACGGTTGTGGCCCGTGATGGAGACTTTTCCGTGAGGCTCGGCTTTTCCGACGACAGCCTGCGTGTTCTCGATCCAGCGCTGCTGATCATAGGGATGATCGTCGAGATCGATAACATCGATACGACTAAGCATTCCTTCATCTTCCATCGCCCAGCTAATCGTCCGGGCGCGTTCTTCGGCGGTGAAAGGGTTGCGGGTGTCGCGGTGCCGGTTTGCCGATCCGACCAGAAAGATCAGCCGGTCAAACTTCTCTAGCGTGCGGAGCGCGACTTCGAGATGGTATTTGTGGAAGGGCTGAAAGCGACCGATGAAGACGGCCGTGGAGGAATGATTCAACAACCGAAGGGCTCCAAGCAAGGAGATTGTGTTCGCTTCTGACCGCGTGACTTCGCGCCCCACAGGTACAGATCGGATTTGTGAACATCGTACCGGGTGCCGAGAAAAGGCGCCTCGACCTCGACGACACCCATCCAAGCCTTGCGATGCCTAATGCGCTCCCGTGCTGCGTGGACGGCGTCATCGAGACTGGGGCAATCCTCGATCACCTCGCAACTATCCAGTGGGAGGCCTTTCAGGACCTTCGCTGGATCGAGATACGCGATGGTCGTCGCGCGGGAGTTGACGGAAGTCTGCAATGTCATGGTTCACGGCAGATAGATGGATATTCTTCTTTTGTCAACCCTCGAAATTGCCGATTGACTACACCTTCCTGTTGGCAACAATGAAGTCGCGAGCGCACAAGATCGCCTCTTTCTCGTCTTCGAGATGGTCGGCCGAATGGCCTTTATGGCGCTTCTTGGCAATCTCCAAGTCGAGAAAATTCGCGACACCGTCAAGTACGGAGATCACAACACTGTTTGGTATGGAAGCCCGGTTCATTGTAATTTTGTCAACCCTCTAAATCGTCGATTGGCCGCATCTCGGCCGCCATGCGATATGCCCGTGCCATCGAAGACCCCGGTGGGTGATATGCGCCATACTGATCGACGGCGCCGCCCTGTTCGTCCACGGCGTCCCGCAACGTGAGATCGTATTGCTCGTCCTCGGACCAGCCGCAGCCGGGGCAGCCCCACGGGCCGTAGATCACGCCAACGCCGACATCGACCTCATGGCGGTCGCACTCGGCGCCGCATTTCTCGCAGGCGTGCGTTTCGCTCACTTGTGATACTTGCTGCGCGGCCAAAAGAACCGATGGATACGCCTCAGGACCAGATGCTTGCGCTCCGGCGGGCAGCCCGGCGCCACAGCGTCGGACGCGGAGCAGTAGCATCCGTGCTGGACCATGCCGATGCAGTCCTCACAGTCGAACGTAGGCCACGCAGCGGCCTCTAGCTGGCGGCGCGTTTGGGTAATACGATAGGCCAACCACGTCCGGAACGGATGCTTGTGATAGTTCTCGACTATACTGTCGAGTCGGTCGATGACGGTCCGGTTGTGGTAGCAACTACCGCACAAGGGTGGCGAGCCCGGCTTGGCTGCGCACGTGGCACATTCGACGAATTGCATCATGGTGCTGCTTCGGTTTTTATTTTCCCGGTGCCGGTGCCGCGCAGTTCTTGGTCGCCACACTCCCAGCATTGACGGAATGGATTGTAGTGGTTGACACCGGTGCCGCCACATTTCGCACAATCGTCCGGCTCTCCGATATGTATGCGGTCGCCGAACCAATTGGGAAACATAAAATCCTTCTCGCCCTGATAGCAGGGTGGGAAAGGTTCGCCATTGTACTGGATGACGTAGCGTCCCTCTTCGAAGACGGCTTTGTGTCCGTACTTCCGCAGCCACGGGTGATTTCGGAGAAGATCGGCGTACATCGCCGCGTTCGCGTCGGCGGCTTCGTGCGTATGCTTGTACCAGCCAGCATGCGTGTGCTGGTGGACAACGAATGAAGGCATCAGAAGAAGTCCAGCAAACCGGTATGCCAGAGAAGAATGCCGACCACGGCTCCGATCAAGCCTACCGAAAGGCCGAGATCGAAGCCGTGCACCGTGAGGAACTGCTTAGCTGCCGCCACCTTGATCCGCCGTTGCGCTGTTGATCACGGGCTCGGCGGCCGTTGTGGGCGCGACCACGGTCGCGGGCGTGTCCGTGGCTGTCGTGACAGGCGCCACCACATCGGCGGCGCTCGGCGGCGCCGGGACTGGGGCAGGGCCGACCGGCTCCAGCGTGCCAGCGGCTTCCGCCAGCGGCGAGCCGACCTGCGCGGTCACGGTCACGACGTCGTCCGGGACGGGCATGTATTTCTCGTTGAACTTGTCGTTGCTGTAGACGTGGAGAACCATGCCGTCGAACACGAACCAGCTACCGCTTGTTGCAGTTGCAAAGCCACCGGTGCCGGGGACCTTCACATTGCCGACGAGATCGCGGTACGGGCTGATCGAGCCGCTGCCGGACGAATAGGCCTTGTAATTCTGGACGAAGGACGGAAGCTCTTTGATCTGTTGCCCGGTATACTGGACGGCTTCGACCGGCTGGCGAAGTTGAAACTTTGACACGCTACTTGGTGCTCCTTGGTTTGATGAGGTAAACGACGATGAGAAGTGCGGCGATCACAAAGATCGCGGTTGGTTTCAGCCCGAAGATCAGGCCTTTGACGAGAAGAAGGACGGCGATGACCAAAGCCGTCGCCAAAATGGTGTACTTGATCCTGTCCTTCACTCCGGTCCCTTCGCTGTCCACGCCGGGGTTCTAGCGAAAGAGGGCCGTTTTGTCAACGCTTTATTGACGCCGTTTCAGGCGCGGGCGAGTTCCTCCATACGGGCATACTGACGCTGAAGCTCGTCCCACATCGATTCCGGGATATGGCCCTTAACCATGGCCTCAAACTTCTCCCGCTCGTTCAGGTACATTAGCAAATGCTTGATCGAAGGTTCGCCGTTCTTACCGGGGTCGCAGATCGAGGTCTCGTGGTTGACGAGGCGGTCGGCGGTTTTGAGGATGCAAGCCGGAGGAAACAGCGCGCACTTGTCCGCGATGTTCTGGTTGCGCGTCTTGCGATTGTGTCCGATGCCGGTCACGCACCACACGAGAGCGCCAACGAAGTGACCGCAGCGCTCGACGAGTTCTTGCAGCGTGGTCTCGGTGTCCTCGATCAGGTCGTGTGTCCAGCCGCCTGCCTGATAATTGTAGTCGGTGAAACCGTGCATCGAGAGCTTCTGCGTCACACGTACGAGATGAAAATCGTAGTGGAGGTGTCCCGGAACGTATTCTTGGGTACCGTGGCGTTGTTTTGCGAACGCCGCCACGTCTTGGATCGGTGCAAATGTCATGTCATGAATAGACGCAGATCACGACTATCGTGTCAAGAATTGCGGCTCTCGTAATTGCCGTGAGTAGGATTCCAAAAGCTTGGCATGCGTACGGCCGAGGTCCGTTAGCGCCGCGATCAATTCATCGCGCGACAGGTCGGTGACTGGACGCCCTTCCCAGTAGGAGATCATCGGAGGATCAGGCGTGACCTGCTTGCGGGTACAGAACGGGCATTCCAGCGCTCCGACACCTTCGTAAGTTCGGGAACAGAAAACGCAGTAGATCGGTATTTGGAACCCCGCCATTTAGGCGCTCTTAACTGTGCACGTCGGACACTGACACTGCCCGGCGCCGCACCACGGACAGGCGTCGCCTTCGCGTCCCCAGCCTCTATACCCACACCGTGTGCAGGCGCGTTGGACCATCGTCTCGGCCGCGTAACGTAGTGCGATCCGCAAAGACTCCACGTACAGATCACGCATTCGGAAACCAACTATCGGCGCGGTACTTGGTGGGCACTCTCTCTAACGAGAGCTTCCAAAACGTTTTTCCGCCATCTGGTGTGTGGATGCTCCCCGGCAGGCGCATGAGCCGCTTGCTTTCGCCGTTCACGTACCAGCCGACGTGAGCGTGCGGGAGACCGCTGTCGAACCAGAGTTCCGCTTCTTCCTCACCACGATCAGCCTCGGCACCGGCTTGCTTGCCGCGTAGAAACGCGAGTTCGATGGCGCCGAGTACAGAGCGATCAAAGCGGCCGGAGTTGTTCCACGGCTGGCAGAGGTCGGCGATTTCCGGAGTGCTTTTGTGAACCATCAGGACGCCTTCAGTCTGTATTTGTCTCGGTACGCCTGACGCCTCGCATCCGCACCACAGTTGCAGATCGTGTTCCAGTAGCCTTCCAAGGAACATCCGCTGACATGCATTGTGTCGCATTTATCCTTGAGGCGCTGCATCCAATAGCGGAGGAATGCCTTGATTTCCGGAAGGCTTTTGTGAACCATCAGTGCCAATAGATCATCCGATAGATCGTCAATGGGCCGATCACGTAAGAGCGCGAACCGCCATCGAGAAAAACATCGCGTCGGAAGAACGACACACGCCAAAAGCGTTTGAACCAGCCCCAATCCCACTCCGGGTAGGTTTCGAAATGATGGTCGCGGTTCATGGCTCAGATTCCAGACCCAGCGCACGCTTGAAATTCGGTTCCTGCCAGCCCGGCGGCTTCAGAACCTTCCCGTCCGCACGCTTCAACACCTTGCCGGTCGCCGGGTCCTTCTTCGCCATGTTGGAGTCCTGAACTTCATCCCAGCAGTCGTCGCCCGGAATGCCCCAGTGCAGCATCGCGCCGACTGTGACGTACAGAATATCGGTGAGCGCGTCGGCGATCTTGCAGATGTCGCCAGCCTCCACCCAAAGCTTCAACTCGTCGAATTCTTCCGCGATCAAATCGATACGAAGATCGGACTCCGCTTTGTCGATCAGTTGTGGCGTGTAGCGCACCGGTTGATCCATCGCGATATGAAATGAGCCGACATCGTGAAGCAGTAGAGCGAGGCCGTTTGCGGCGGCGCGTTTATAGCGCCGGTGCAGGTCCCGCTTGGCGCGTTCCACGGCAAGAGTCTGCTTGAAGCCGGGATGCATGGCTTCAAGGTGTTCGATCAATTCGTCGATGCCGCAGGACTGTGCGTCTTCCGGGACATATGCTCCGCCGAGACGGCTGACTTGACCGTGTGCGCGATCTGGCGATTCGGCGACCGCAGGTGCGACGAGAGCCGGAGGCTGCTCGGAGGCTTCCTTCACGATTGGCGTGAAGGCTTCCTTGCCGTCCACGATGGTCATCGTATGCGTCGGCGGGTGTGCAGGGTTGTGTCGTGTATAGTACGGGCCGCCGTCGAGCCACGCTCCGTTCGGTGCGCCGACGTTGTTATGCACAGATCGCGAGCACAGGAACTTCCCCGGCGATTGCTCGATGGCAGGAAATTTCGCATCTCGAATCTTCTTTGCGTTGAAGATGCGGAGATCGTCGGTATTGATCGGATTGCGATAGAGTCCGAAATACTGATCGTAACCCAGCTTCTTCTCGCGTTCATTCAACTTCGGACGCCAGAACACGAGGTACGGGCCGTCGCCGATCCCGGGGATCGAGTAGTAGCCGACGTATTGCGCCTTGTAGTGCTTCTCGGCTTTTTTGACGTCGATGCCGCCGACGACAAAGGCTTCAGAGGTTTTCTTCGCCGTCTCGGGCTTCTTCGGAGAACTTTTTGTACGCGACTTGGATTTCGGTGCAGGCATGAAACTAGATGTTCTTTTCTTCAGCTTTTGATGGATTTGGGGCGTCGATGTCGTAGGGTACGAGGTGCCCTTCGGCATCTCGTGTCTCCATGATGTTGGTGCCACTGACCCTGAACGGAGCGATATTGTGCCCAGCGACATGGAGCCAGACGACGCCCGTTCTGGCGATCTCCACCCGTTCATCCTCGGTCAAGGTCCAGCAAGTGATGACGCCTTGATCGTAGATGTGAGCGGGGAGTTCGGGGACGATCTTCTCTAAGCCGCTCGGCGGTTTGAGAAGCGAATTCCTACCGTGAAAGTCCCGTGGTGTCGCCATTGTTCGGTGTGTTGATCTGCCGTGCGAGGTCGAGAAGACGCTGGGCAACTTCGGGGACGTACTTCTCGGAGCACGTTGCGGAGATCGTCAGGCCGGGGCGCAGAAGAGGCGCCCCGATGGCGACGACATGCGGGGTGTTGAGCGGTTTCATGACGCGCCTGCGAGGAAACGACGACGCATTTTGACCACATCGGTAGCGACGTTGTTGGCTGGCACATTGAACAGGTCTGCGACCATGCGGACTGTGAGGTAGCCGGTCAACGTTTCCACCGAATCAGTGGAATATGGAAGGACCTTCTGCGCAATCCATCGGACTGCTTTGCGGTAACGGGTCATGGGTGCGTTACTGCGTGACGAGACCGAGCCACAGCGCCCAGCCGTGGATAATCCCGACCGGCGGGATGACGCTGACCGCGAGCACGATCCATTCGTTCGGCTTGTCGTTGAGATGCTGGAACGAGAAGATCAGGCTGTGGACCCACGCGCAGAAATTGACGATGATCAGCGTGATCCAAGCAAGGGCGCCGAAGCAGCCGAAACGGACGAGAAGGCGAGACATATGGAGTTTGAGGTCCTCTGGTTGGTGATGTTGATCTAACGGGGTGATTTGCGAAACGCGAGGAGGCCAACGAGCTTCCCGAGTGCGGTCACCAGAATGACCAACAGGATTGCGGGCCAGACAATGACCTGAGTTCCGGCTTCAACGTCAGAGTCGGGATGTGTGATCTTGGTGGCGATACCAAGCCACACAACAACGCAGCCGATACCGAGCCAAAGGAGGATACCTGCAATCACAGCTAATCGAACCTTACTGTCGTAGCCTTGAACAGGAGCCCCGAACAAACCACGCCGGTAACCGTATCGCCTCTCATGTTCTTGGCTGTGAATTTGGTCGCGTACCAATCGTCCCCACACTTGAACCACGATGTGTCGCCGACTGTGATGGGCGTCAGGTTATCAGCGCGGAGTGCCCTTGTTGCTTCGGGAACGTTGGTCCAGCCGAAGATCAGCGATGCGAGCAGCCAGCCGCAGAAAACAACACCCAGACCGATCAAAGAGGTCGCGTAATCGTCGTCCATTCTAACCTTTCACACAGAGAACTTGGCGCAACGTGTGTCGAACCTTCACAAGATCAGCCTGTGCAGCCATGACCGCGTCGATGTCCTTGTAGGCGCCGGGCGTTTCGTCGATCACATCGGCGTCCTTGCGGCACTCGATGCCTTCGGTCGCCTTGATGTGATCTTCGAGCGTGAACCGGCGCTTGGCTTCCGTGCGCGACATGCGACGACCGGCGCCGTGCGAGCACGAACAGAACGAATCCCGGTTGCCCAGACCCTCGACGATGAACGACTTCGCTCCCATTGAGCCGGGGATGATGCCGAGTACGCCTTCGCGCGCGCAGACGGCGCCCTTGCGCGTAACCCAGACGTTCTTGCCGAAGTGCTGTTCGCGGGTCGCATAGTTGTGATGACAGTTGATCGACTCCTCGTCGCACGAAAAGGGAATCGAGATCGTGTTGCGCAGTGCGGTGAGAGCCGCCTGCATCATCACGGCGCGGCTTGTCAGCGCGAAGTCCTGCGCCCACGTCATCGCCTCGATATAGTCGTCGAAGTGCTTCGTGCCTTCCGGCAGGTACGCGAGGTCCTTGTCCGGCAGGTTGATGAACCACGTCTTCATGTCCTGCTGGGCAAGCTCGATGAAGTGCTGACCGATCTGGTTGCCGATCCCGCGAGAGCCGGAGTGCAGCATGACCCAGACGCGGTCGTCCTGATCGAGGCAGACCTCGACGAAGTGGTTGCCGGTGCCGAGCGTGCCCATGTGACGGACGCAGCGATCCGCATTGGAGCGGAGGCGCTTGGAATCTTGTTTGTCCACGATCTGACGCAACCGCCCTTGTAGGGACGGAGAGAAAGCGTGTCCGTTGTCTCCGCACTCGAAGGCCGCTGCTGCGACTTTCGGAATCTCACCCCACGCGCCTCGATCATTGTCGCCGCCGTTGTCGGTGCGGCCGTGGGGGATCGCGCGCTCGATTGCCGCGCGAATGTGTCCGAGAGAATCCGGGAGATCGTTCGCCGTCAGCGACGTGCGGACCGCGTTCATGCCGCAGCCGATGTCCACGCCGACCGCAGCCGGGATGATTGCGCCGAGCGTCGGGATTACGGTGCCAACCGTCGAACCCATGCCCTTATGGGCGTCGGGCATCACAGCGATATTCTTGAAGACGAACGGCATCGTCGAGAGATTGAGAAGCTGCTTCTGCGCTTCCGCCTCAAGCTCTACGCCATCGATCCATGCCTTGATCGGCACGTTCTTGCCTTCGAAAACCTGCATTGCCTCTAACCGAATGTCACGAACGGCGACACGTAGACCACGCTATGTCGTGGATGTCAACAATTCACGGATCGCCGCCGCCTGTATTTTTGCGGCGTCCGAACTGTTGCGGTCGCCGTAGCTGAGGCGGTCGAAGAGATCGGCTGTATCGTGTAGGAGAGCTTTCAAGGAATTGGCTGTACGTCTGTGCTTCGGAATTCGCTCTGCGTCGGAGGGTGCGCACGCAGGCCGGTGTCCCAATGACACCACGTTCGAAGACGTCACGCCGCTTTGTTGAGAGCTTTGGCGCTCATGTCGAGTTGTTGCGTGATCTGGGTGGTGGCATCGTTGCACGCCGCTTCGAGTTCGCGGAGCGCTTTGACGACTCCGTGAGGTAGGAGGGAGTGATCGAGGGCGAGGGTGCCATTGGCTTGGGCCGCCAGTCCGTGCGCCTGATCTGCGATGCGCGACGCCAAAAGACGCGCTTTGACCTGCGCCTCTCGCATGATGTCCGCAATTGCGCGGATTTCCAACTGCGCATTGGTGGGTGAAATAACGGGGTCGGGGGTCATCGGCTGCCTCTATGTGTCGTCAATCGCGACACTATGGCGGAGACTGTCGTAAGTCAAGACAGTCTCCCCAGTCAGCTTTCCTTCGCCCTCGGGAGTGCCTTTTCGGTCACGGCGTCCGCCAGATTGCGGCCGAAAGTTTTCGGATCGAAGCCTGCCTCCAATGCGGCGGTGAGCCGGTCGCCCAGAGCACGTTCGCCAAGCCGCGCCATCGCGTAATCGATGTGCGCATCGACTTCAGCCTTGGCGCTCTCCACGGCGATCTCGATGGCCTCTTCGGCTTTCTGAGCAACGAAGCTCGTGTTCTCGGCGATGTCCATGTTGGCGTGGTAGAGTAAGTCCTTGAGCTTCGACAGGTCGCCTTTCTTGACCGGGCCACCGGCGAGCAGTCGCTCGCATTCCGCCAGCGCCGTCTTGACCTTCGCCGCAGCTTCCTTGGCCTTGACGTCGATTTCGCCAGAGAATGTCTTGTGATCGGCGATGTGCTTCTCTGGAACCTTCGGATTCTGTTCGACGCCGGTGAGAGGATCGCGATAGTAGTCCAACGTGCAGGGGACGCCTTCGGTGTTTGGGGTCGAGATCAGCCGCGCGAACTGCACCTCGGACAGATGTATGGTAACGATTTCCCTGTCGGCGAATACCCAGTCGTTCGAAAGCTCGCGCCGGAGACCCGCCGTCGAGATTTTAAGCTCGATGAAGTGCTGCTGGGGGTAATCGACCATGAAAAGGTTGGACCGACCGCTGACATGAGCGATCCGGATTTTGCCGAACGCGGGATGCTTTGTGTTCTCTACGTCGTCTGTCACTCTTCTGTGTCCTTCCTTAGTGCTTGGACCAGCGCTTCCGCAAAGTCCTTGCAGTAAGCATCATAGGCCGCCCTCACAGACGGCAATGATGCATGTTGCCTGATTTTGTCGAACGTACTCCAGAGCGAACGCTCTATCTTATGAAAACTCTCGAAGACCGGAGCGGAAAGAATCTCTCGGGCGGCGTTCTCGCAGAAGCCGGTCGCCGAGACAAACTGATGCCATCCTTCTGCGTTCAATGCGCGCTTATCGCCTCCCAGTTTCTTGAATAGGCCTGTTGCTTCGCTATCCCAGCCCAGACGTTTCAGGTTTACGCTTGTGACGTGTCGGGACATTACGCTGCTGGTCCTGCACTCATTGCACCAAAAACTTCACGGAGCCCTCGGCGACATATCGCGCCACGTCTTCCTCGGTCAGGCGCTCGGCCGTCGCAGCAATATCACCATCGAAGCGTGACGCGACATCCAGAATTGCCCGGACCTTCCAGCGCTCCGCCGTCTTGACCGGCAAAAGATGCGCGACCGCCCAAGCATTCTCGGCTGTCTCCGAGCGCGCCAGTCCGCGACCGCCACCCGGCAGGTATACCAGATAGGGCACGCCGTGGAGGAGGTGGATCGGGCCTGCGAGTTGTCTCATCGTGGCGCCGTATAGCACCGGCAAATCGATTTGTCAACACTTGAGGTACAGAAACCACGACAACGAAGATTTCATCATTTATGATCTTGACGGAAATGTGTCAGGATGTCAGATATCCGGACAAGGGTGGGCAACGATGAGAGGACGCTGTCAGCATGGATCGTGATTGGTCCCAAGTGGAACTGGATACTCTGCGGTTGCATTGGAAAACGTCAGCGTCTAGCGCCGAAATAGGCGTCATGTGTGGAGGCCGAACTGCCTCTGCGGTCATTGCAAGAGCCGCCCGGCTCAAACTCGGCCCGAAAACAAAGGCGAAACGGGCGCCAAGTTTCATCCCAGCCATCACGCTTAGACCGGTGGTTCATATCCTGTCGCCCGAGATCGTGGAACTTCCCGTCAACCAGATCGGCGTCTCGCTGGAAGACCTCGAAGACAATATGTGCAACTGGCCCGTATCCCCGGAATATGCACGTGACGTCTCTTTCTGCGGCGAGAAGTGCGAAGGCCGTTACTGTGCGGAACACACCAAACTCGCCCATCAGCCGAAACGGCGCGCCGCCTAACGAAGTGTTGACATTCACGACATTCGATGATTGATTGTCGTAGAACACGACAATCACTCCTTGGATGGATATGACGCCCGACGAACTCAAAGGCCGCATCGCGCAGGTCCGTGCAGCACATCGAGAAGGCCTTCTGGCCTTGCGGCTTCCGGTAGAGGACCTGTGTTTCTTCGCAGACCTCGCCGACAAGAACTTCCCGGCCGCGCACGCCTTCACTGACAACGACAAGGCAATCTACGATCACACGAAATTGCCTGCGTTCGTTCGGTCCTTCCTCGCGATCAATAGCCTGAGCGCCGTCTGCACGGTGGCGATTCGCGAGGCCGGACATATGCCGAAGCTCTTTGCGCGGTATCACGGCACGCCTGTGCAAGTGACCTTGGTTTCCCGGCTGGGAGATGTCGGCATTACCACCGACCTGAGCCGAGAGCGCGGATATGACGAGCGCGTCTCGATCTTCGACCTCGACTGTTTCTCGCAGACGCCGCTCCAGCCGCACACCGAGGAGGACGGCGCATGAGCCCGTACATCACCAAATCGATGATATGGGCCGCAAGTGGCGGTGTGTTCGCACTGATCTTCCACATGTGCGGTTCTGATCCTCTCGCCTACACGGCAATCGCTTTCGGAGGTATTGGCGGGTTCGTCCAACTGATGCGCGAGATTTGGTAATGACCAACCCGATGAAATGGTTCTTCGGCGGCGTCTTGATCGTTTTCCTCGACGCCGCCTTCACCAAACGCGGAATCATCGACGATCCGCAATGTCAGTTCGGCGGTCTCGTTTTCATTCTCTGCTGCATCGTGGCGGTTTGCTCATTCATGGCCGACAACGCCCGACGCGATGAGGACGCACGCAGAGCCCGAAAGGACAAGAAGTGATGCCCACGACCGACGAAATCCTGCTCGAAGAAATCATCAGCACGCTTATCGCGATGGGATACTCGCGCGACGAGGCTGAAGAATACGCCCCCGACATGCTGGAGCCCGCTGGCACCCATGGATAACGTCGTGCGCATGCCGCAAGGCCCCAACGACTTCGCGTTCTACGTTGACGCGGACGGTGTGCTCGTCGATTACGATGCCGCGATCCGCGCGCTCGGTTTCGATATCGATCCGGCGTACAAGCTCAAGCTGAATCGCTCGGAGACCGACGATCCGTTCAAACGTACCATGTACGAGGCGATCAAGGGCACCGAGTTCTTCTTCGAGGCGCCGATCCTGAAAGGCGCAATCCGCCTCTGGAAACACATCGAATGGTCCAGACCCATCGTCCTCACGGCGGCGCCGAAGTTCGGCGCGTCGGAAGACGACTACCATCTCGATCCGCACTGGCTTGGTGCTGCCTACCACAAACGCCGTTTCTTCGAGGAGAAGTTCCTCCCGGAGGTGCGTGGACCGGTGCAGGTGCGTCTACCCACAGGGACGCACAACGCGATCCTCGCCCGCGTTCCGCTTGAAGACGACCGCTTCATCTGTGCGACCAGCGCATCGAAATGGCGCTTCATGCAACGCAAGCGCGCGCTGCACCAAATCCTGATCGACGACCGCCCAGCCAACTGCATCGCGTGGGCAAAAGCGGGCGGCTTTGCCATCGTTCATCGTGGTAACGCACAGGACGTTATGGATCGCATCGACTGGTATCGCCAGTCACACCACGATATCAAGGACATGATGCCCGATCCTGCGGTTGGAGGCGGTGCAGTCGCCGGGTTGCCGGAACACGATCTGATGATCTACCCAACAGCCGGATCGGTCGATCAGTGGAGCGCAGAATGAAGAGGCTTGAGGCAAATCCCGTTCAATTGGTTTTCTCATCCACGGCTGCGGGTCTCAGTTTCGCTGCCTACCGCGTCGCGGACGTGCTGGATGGGGTGCCATCCGACATCCAATTCCACCTGACGTACGACAACACCATCTACGCACTGGTGCCCGAACGGATCGCCGACAAGTTCTGCGATTTCTTAGACGAGGTTCTAGGGAACAATGACTTTGTCGAGAGTGTCACGCGTGTCTCGGCCGATTACAGTTTTCTCAGATACACGTTACCGAATGGGCAGATCGAATACCAAATTCGAGCGGGCGACATCGTGCTCGCCGTTATGCTGAGCGGCATGGCGCGCTTGTTCTACACCATGGTGCGAAAAGTGATCCCGAAGCCTATTCAAGCAGTTCCGCATCTCAAAGACTTCCCTCCACCCGCCGCCGCCGAACCGTCAGCGAAGAAGCGTCGCATCAAATGCCCGGCGCCGCAGAAGAAGACGAAATCGAAGAAACTAAAGCGGAAGAAGAAGTGATCGAAGCCGCCATCGTCACAAACTCCGCCACGCCGGTCGTCAAGCTCGCTCTTGGCGACGAGCGCTTCGTCGAGTTCAAAGACATCGACGAATTCGCCGACTGGCTCAACGCCTTGAATGTGCTCATGCAGGGTCACAAGGCTGACCTAGCCTTTGCCGCATTCGAGGGTTTGAAGCGTCACATCGCCGACAGGATGGTCGAATACCTGCGCGACGAACTCCGGGCCAAGGCCGGTGACCGCGCCGCTGATGCATTCCCCGACGACGCGATCTTTCGCGGGCAATGGCTCATTGACTTCCGCATGTCGCAAGACGATCCGAGCAAGCTCCAGTTCCTCCTCGAATCGCACGTCAAAGCGCTGATCGTGACGCTCTCCGGGTGCATTGCCGAAGGTCATGACGAGACAACATACTGATCGTCCCGGAAATCCTCAACCGTGCGGACTTCCCCGGGAAGCGTCTGCCTCCGAACACGATTCTGGTGGATCGCACCACGATCTTCGGCAATCCATTCTTCCGGGGAACGCGCAATCAGAATTGCGATGACTTCGAGGCGTGGGTCCTTGCGCAGGCCGATCCGGAGGCCCGTCTCATCATGGAAAATATCCATTTACTCACCGGGCGCCATCTCATGTGTCATTGCGCTCCCCTGCGGTGCCATGCTTTAACCCTAAGACGACTCGCAAACCCCGACGTGATCTAAAGTGTTGACAAAACGAGTTCCCTGAGATATGCGTCAGCACCAGTGACATGAGGGGAAAGCTCGGAAACGGCGCATGACAATCAAACGCGGGTCCATAACGGTATCAGGAAAGAAGGTCGAGGGATTCCAAATAGCCTGTTGCGAATGCCCGATGACCAGCTTCTTCATATCGGTCAAACATCTCCCGCCGGAAGTCGTCACACGAAAGTTCCAAGATCGCAGATGGGAAGTCGATAAGCACGGTAAAGACCTCTGCCCGAAATGCATCGACAGGCATCGCACAAAAGCCGCCCGCAAGATCGAACGTCGAAAAGCCAGAGCACTCGGCGACAAAGTCACCCCAGAGTTCGAGCAATACTCGATCAACGCAGCCACCGTCAGAAGGGTTGTCGCCGAAGCCGGGTTTGCCGGAATAGAGGTCGAGGAATTCGAAGGTCGAACGGACAAGTTCCTCGTCAAACTCGGTAGGGCCAGCGAAGTAAAGATCGGCCGGATCAATCACGCCGAACGTTTGATGGTCACACATTTCGACGCAGAACTGGATTCCTCCTACCTCAAACCTCATACGGATCACGTCAACGGCGGTACGACCGTCACCGTCACGGTCTCGATGCATTGGATCGTCGCGTTCAGTCCGCGTATCCACGAGCCCATCGCCACCGAACAGGAAATCCTTGCGACCATGCGTGCAACGCGAGAGCGCTCCGAGGTACTCGCTGCCCGGAAAGCGGCCCAATAATATCGTCCTACTACAGTTGACAAATCAATCGCGATCAGCTAGGGTGCAGCCGAAAATCGAGGAAGCATCCTTTGGGACGTAGATCGCGCAACACTCATTTCGATAGCGGTAAACGGGTTGAGAACCGGGGATTCGGGACTCCCGGCAAAGACGACCGTATCGCCTTGTGCGGTGAAGACTATTTCATGGCGAACTATTCGCCCAACTTCCATCAGGTGAATTGCGGGAAGTGCGCCTCGATCCTCACCCAACGCTGGATCGACGCGTGGAACGCCAATCCGGAAAACAAGAAGCTCGAACTGGAGCGCGTCGTCGATCCGAAAGCGCACAGCAAGGGCTCATACGCTGGTTACCGCTACGCCTACAAGGCGCTCTATGGCGGCGAGCATGTCGGCTACGTCGTTATGGACGGCGGTTACGGAAGCACCCATTGGCTCCTGCGCGCCATCGGGCTCACTGAAGAGACCGACGCCGAGAAGCCCGGTTCGATGATCTCCAATGCGGATATCAAAAAGCTGGCAGGCCAAAAACCCAGCAGTTACGAATACAATGCGCACGAATTCGACTGTAAGGAACGTGCGCTGCTGCGTGTTCCGGAACTCGTGAAGGTCAAGACGCTGCGCACCCACGCACAGACGATCCAAGACCGTGACGAGATGCACGAGCGCTACGACCGGCGTCAGGCTGAACAGGCTGCCGAGGATGCGGCCGAGGAAGCCGAGAGGCTGGCGGCTCTGGAGGGCCTGAAGGAAATCAGGGGTGTCAACTCGCTGTCCGACGAGGCTCGTAGCGGACTCGAATATGCGATCAAGTTGGTCGAGAAAAAGTCGGAGGACAGATGATAGCCCTTGGCGCGTTGGCGGCACTTCTCTGGGTTCTCGGAGGCATCCAAGCCTACGGAGCCATCAACGATCTGGGCATTGGACCATTTCCGGACCACGAGTTCGGCGCCGACGCGGTCGAGGCGGAGGCCCGTTTGAAGGCTGAGCTATCTCCAGCCGCCTTGGGGCACATCCGCTTTCTGATGAAATGGTTCCAGATCGTCTTCTGGCCCTTGGCTACCCTGATGGGTTTCTCGGCGCACGTTTTCAATCAGAACCGGATCGCAAAGGACAAGAAGCCGCAGTGAGCAGTTTCGACGGCCCGGACCGTGCCCATAACCCACGAAGCCTGTCACAAGCGCTCGGCGCCCGCGCGGCGGTCCGTCCCGGCGACCCGGCCGTGACCGCGTTCCTCGCCAAGGCTACTTTTGCCGAGCGCTTCGTTTTCATCGACGAATTCACGAAGTCGCAGATCACGACGTCAATGACGTAATTCTTGACACTCGCCCCGGTGCCATTATGGTGCCGGACCATGATTGCCAAAACTTCTCAGGCCGAGTGGGATGAATTCTGGCTCGGGCTCGCCGAGTACGTCTCCCGAAAATCCAAAGACCCATCCACCAAGGCAGGCGCCGTCATCGTGCGGCCCGATAACACGCTTGCTTCCACAGGGTGGAACGGCTTTCCGCGCAAGATGGTGGACCATCCACATCTGTACGCCGACCGGGCCGAGAAATACCCGCGCACGATCCATTGCGAAATGAACGCGCGTGACGTTCTCCACGAGCGTCCGGTGGGATTCACTCTCTACACGTGGCCCTTCCTGACGTGCGACCGCTGCGCCGTCCACATGGTGCAAGCCGGAATCACCCGCGTCGTCGCTCCAATCTGCCCGCCGGACCAAGCTTCACGCTGGGGAGAAACGTTCGTTCGCGCACGCCAGTACTACGATGACTGCGGTGTGAAGCACGAGGAGATCGAATTCCACGGCCTGATGGCGGCTTTGACCAAGGACCTCATGGCATGTCTGCCGAAGTAGCTCCGGCAAAGGGTTGCTTCGACGGTGAGTGTAATCGGACGGCCTGCAACGCGTCGGGCGCCCGATACTTCAATCGTTTCACCCACGGCTACTACTGCGGAGGGTGCGCTCGCAAAATCGACATCGACGATGTTACCGACCCGACGACGCCGAACGCATTCGACTATCCGCAAAGACCGGACACCGCCGACCGGCATCTCAACCGAAGCCAGCAGCGCTTCAAGAACGACCATCCCGACAGACAGTCATGAATTACGATCCCGATCTCTTGGGCCATACAACCGGCTATAGCCCCGTCGAACATCGTTTCAGCTTTCGGCGCATGCGCCGCAGGCCGGGACGCTATCGCTACTACCTCGGCATGAACGTAACGCACTTGCGCCATTTCGGTGTCAAACGCCTGCAACGCAAGCGGGTCTGGGAGTGGGTCTGATTTGATCATCATTCCGGGCATCGTAGGCTTCGGCCGCGTCGGTCATTACGAGCGTAAAGGCCTGTACGCCCCGGACGAAGTCTTTCCACACATCAGTGAAAGCTCCAGCGCGTTCGTAGATTTCGACGGCGATCCCATGCGCATGTCTTCGCCGCGCTACGTGCTCTTCAACAAAAGCATGATCTGCGTACGCTGCGAGATGGAAGGTATCTACTTCGCCAAAGAGCGGGCGATCTATCTCGACCGAAGCAGCGGCAAATACTGGCCGACAAGCCTGCACTACCACTTCAATCTCTATGGCAGAAACAAGCACGGTCACGAGACCATGTTGACGAAAGATCACATCCTGCCTCGCGCGCATGGCGGCAAGGACGATCAGTCGAATTACCAGACGATGTGTGCGCCCTGTAACGGACGCAAGCGTGACCGGCTGCCGGGAGAAACCGACGAGCAGTACCGTGACCGGCGCGCGGTTGTGAAAGACGTCGAGCGCAGACGCAATCTCCTCCACACGCGGGGGCACTACATTCCGATGGAGCGCAAGGTCGCAGAATGAACCCGATTGACCTAGATGATCTCAAGAGACGTCTCAGGAGCGCGCAGATCGCATCCTGTTCGTGTGGAACGAAGACGCCGGACATCGCATATCACGCCGCGACTTGTCGCTATCGGCTGTTCCGTGAGGCCGAACTTGTTGTCGCCAGATTGATCGCGCTTAAGGAATAAGTGGTCAGGCCGCGTTTCAGGGCCAGTGGACTCGTTTGCCGCCCGTCAGGATGCCATGGGTGAGTGTTGTTCCCAACAAAGGGGACCGTCACCCACAGACTGACACCTCGATAAAATTCCCGATCCCGATTCCCTTTTCGCTATCCTTCACGGGGAAGGGACCCTACTTGCGGCGCTGAGGCCTTCGGGTGCATCTCGCTACTTCGTTCATCCGCCGGGCTTCGCGTCGGCTTTCCCTCCGTTTCGCCTCTCGGGTCATACGACCTGACCGCCTCCTTCCTAACGCGGCGCTGGGCTAAAGTCAAGTTCCTGTCAGTAGTTTGTTGACAAAATAGTTCGCAGACTGCGACAGTGAAGCGTTGACAAAACGACCCGGGTGCGCTACGAGCGCGCCATGATCGACCGTATCCGCAGCATCAATCCGGACTTGGGTTTTCCAACCCCGGAACATTCTCTCGATGAGATCGTCCGACGCCATTACGCTGCACATTTTGCCGACGACGAGGCGCGACGGTTGACCGACGATTACTTCAACGCCCTCGAAAGGCGTCTCACCGGCGGCGATAAACCAAAGCTCAGCATGCGCCAGCAGCAGGTCTTCGATGTGCTGACAAACGCGTTCCAACGGCCGTGGGCGATTGCGCAGGCCGCCGGGATCACCACAACGTCGCCCGGCGAGACTGCCGCAAAGTTCTGCATTCAACTCGTAAAGCTCGGGCTCGCCGAGAAGGGCGGATCACCCATGTTCCCAGAGTGGCGCCGGGTGTCGGGCGCGTGATGGATCGCGAACGCGTGCTGGTAGCCGTACGTGCAGGTCAACACGCCTTTATGGGCGCTTGTGACGACGCTTACGCCCGCTTTGCACTCGCACGAGGTGAAGGCGCTCCGTACCTCAAAGCCTTGAAAATATATGAATCCGCGCTATCCAAAGCCCGCAAGAAATGGCGAGACGCGATAGTCGCTGCCGCGCAGGAACAAGCAGTATGAGCGAATTCGACGACGAATCGGAAGAGTGCGAGGCCTGTGATGGCTCTGGCGACTGCGGGGTCTGTGACGGGACGGGTCTGGAGAACGGCGAGATCGGCTCGCATATCAAATGTGAAGAGTGCGGTGGAAGCGGCGTCTGTGCGGAATGCAACGGAAGCGGCGAAATCGAGCTTTAACGGTTCATTACTGTAATCAAGGAGTCACGGTTCCTTGCACAAATCGTCAGTCAAGAGTTGACAACTTGACGGCGGCGTGTTAGACGGTCATCATCTTTGACGATTGAGGGGTCTGACGTACATGGAACAATGGACGGTTGAGACGTGGCTGATTTCGGGTCAGTACACCGGAGCCCGAGTCGTTCGATCCGTGGGTGGGGAAATCGAGGTCGCCTTTGCCGAGGTCGCCAAGGATGGCGCGCACTCCAGCGCGCTTGAGAGACAACGGGTCGAAGTCGCCGCAACTGCCGTCGCCAAGTTCCTCAACGAGGCGTCGTCCAACTTGGGCGCGGACTTCTTTGCCGAGCACAAAGTCGTCAAGGTCCTTTCGCAAACGTTCCGCCACTTCCAAGATGGAGAGCCGGTCACCGTGGAAGCTGTCCGGCAAATCGGCCGCGAATACAACGAGATGGAAATCGATCCCGGTCCACAAGAGATCGAGTTCAACGATCAGAACGGCGACCTTCGCAAGATCGTCTACGACAAAGGTGATCGCAGCGTTGGCATCAACGGCGGTTGGATCATCGCGGAAGACGCCGACTGGATCGTGGTCCCGGAAGCCGCATGAGCGCCCGTCGTATCAACATCATGTCGGAGAAGGAATGGCGTCAGCATGACGCCTATCCCGGCCCGGTACCGGAGCCGTCCGAGCGCCCGGCGCATCCTCACCGCTGGACGTGGTTCGGCGGATCGATGGAAAAGCCGCCCGCATGGATATGGATTGATCAAGATCAGGCGCGTGTTAGCATCGGACTCGAAACGCGTATAGCGGAGCTTTTGCTGGAATGGATGCCGACGAATTTAATCCCCGCGTAGGCGATCTCGTCGTCTATACCTGCCATTCCGCGATCAGCGGAATGTTGGTGAACAAGCGGCTGGAGCAGGTCACAAAGGTGACCGGGGCTGGCTTTTTGTACCTGAAGTCGAGCAGCCTCGACAAATACAAGCGGTGTGCGCCATATGCCTTTACCGATTATCGGCCTCGCCATCTGGGGCTCCGGAACTATAACATAACCGTGACAAAAGCGACCGATGCGGACCGCGTCACGCTCCCCTGTACCAGATTGGCAGGGAGCGATTATGCCCGGAAGCTCGCCAGACAAGAACAAAGAAATCTGGACGAGAAGGGCATCACTGACCGCGCCGTCCGGCGTCGCTGGCTGCTCAAGGTCGGCATCCCGTCATGTATGGCGTCATCTGAGGGTTGACAAAACCGGCTTCGGCTGCTAAAGGTGCCACAAGATGACCAAGGCGCCAAAATCCACACTACTGGGTATCAACAAACGGCTCGCCCCAATGGGCGTCGAGCTTGTGAAGGGCGAGGGCTATTTCTACTTCGTTGGCGCGCCCGTTGAGAAGCTCCCTTCGACCTCGATCATGGTCTTCCGGCTAAACCAGTTGACGTCCGATCAATGGGTCGAGACGGCCGAGAAGATGATCGCCAAACAAAAGGAACAAAGCTCGTGAGCACGACCGCCCGCTTTAAGTTCCGCGTCACCGGTTCGTGCGAATTTCCCATCAGCATGCTTCACTACGACCACTGCACCCCGGCGGACGCACGTGCTTCCCATCTGATCACGCAGTCGATCCGGCAGAACGTCGGTTTCGCCGTGGACCTCATCTCCGAGCGCGGTACGGAGCCGACCGCCGCGCTTTGGAGATCGGCAGGCTGGGAAGTGCATCCGTCGTTTCGGGAGCCCGCATGAAGACTGGTGACTTCTTCGTCGTCGCAGTCCGCAAAAACCCTGCGGTGGGTGATACTTCACGCTTCCACCTGCGCCTCAATAGCGAGGGCTCTCCGAAATGGGAATTCGGAAGCGCCGACGCAACACGCATGCCCTATCTGATGGCATGCGCGTTCAAGCAGATCATGATCATCGGCGATCAGGATGGATTTACCGGTCTTTACTGGATCAACGTGGTGCCAGTCGATGACGCAGGCTGAACTCGAAGCTCAAGCCGCCCGATACGACGTTCCGGTCCCCAAGCCATGTCCGTTCTGTGACGGCGTGCCGACGTTCCTTGAAGGTCACAACCACATCATCGACGTAATGATCCGCTGTACTGGGTGCGGCGCCGAAGGTCCGCTATGCGACGACGAGGAGGTCAGTAACGCAGCGTTCAACGCGGGCGCAGCCGTTGCGCACTGGAACATGAGGGCCGCGACATGCTCAAATGGTTGAACCGCTGTCTCACCAGCTATCGCTATCGTGTTAGCCGCAAAGGCTTGCCCGATTTCGAGATCACGATCTACGCCAGCGACGACCGTGGGGCCGAAATTCAAGCGGCTGACATCGGACTCAAACTCGGCCTTCTCCTCCTAGGACCTGTCTGACAGATGCGAGTCTTCCAGCGCAGCGCTTTCGAATGGGCACTCGACATCTTCGGCCCCGTCGTGCGCGGCGCCCGCTATCAGGCCTTCCGCCTGCTTGAGGAAGCTCTGGAACTGGGGCAGGCGTTAGGTCTCACCCGGGAAGACGCGCTCCGCACTGTCGATTGGGTCTTCGGACGGCCGCCGGGCTCCGTCTTGGTCGAGATCGGCGATGTGCGCCTCTCGCTCGATATCCTAGCCGAAACGCAAGGGATCGACTGTGCGCACGCCTATGGTGCCTGCTGTCTCCGGGTGTCCGAACTTGATCCCGTGAAGATGCGTGCGAAGGACCAAGAGAAGATCGCCGCTGGTTTGATCTGAACCGAAGGAACCTGATGATCAAAGACACTATCCAAATCGTTGCCGCCGTCTATCTCCTCTTCTGGGGGTTAAAGATGGAGACCGCGAATCTG